AGCCGCACCACAGTAAGAGCAGGTGTAGTTGGTTACCCACGCACCCATACTGTAGGAGTTCATTTCCCCATCGAGGATTTTCTGCGCGATAGTCGGATATTTCGTTCTATCAATCGCAAGTAGTTCGAGGAGTTTCCATACTTTGCCGTTGCCGAAATGATCCATCTTGCGAAGGAAAGCATCGGCGATGACTCCATAGGCTTTCGTATGGTCTTCATTGCAGTTATGCACTATTACCCCGCCCGCAATGTAAGTATGATCTTCCTCAACCTCAAGGTTGTAGACGGTAGTTTTCGACACATTCCACTCGATGGACTTAATCGGGACAAGCAGACAGTCCGGAAGCAGAATAACCTGCGACCTACGCGAGTCACCCGAGGTCTTTATCGGCTTAGTTACGAACAAATAATCTCGTAGGGCATAAGCCTCGGACATATTAAGGCCGAGACAATAAGTATCAGCCTTACGTCCATGCTCTCCAGTAACCCCGTCCATATTTAAAGTAGCAGATAGTCCAAGAGAAGCCATCATATGGAACAGGTCATAAGCAAGACGCTTGCTAGAGGTTCTAGCGCGCATACGCTTTCCTTTGCACGACCCGTCACCACTGATAAACGCACCTATAAAAATCTTGAGGCTCTCTTGGTCCCAGTCTCGTATTTCGCTATGCAATTTCTTCGATGCTGAGTATTCACCAACAAGCCTCTTCATTTGGACAGCGAACTTTGTGTCTCTTACGTGGACACTATAAGTTCCGCCGTTCTCGTTCAAGTGAACAGAATACGCAAGACCTAAGTTGTGTAGCGCGTCTTCCACTTTGTCCTGAAGTGTTTCCTCGTAGAAGGACAAAGTAAAAATTGCTGAAACTATCGCACCGGTCTTATCCTTGCGGAAGGAGCCCTCGGCTGCAAACAGACCTGTTAGGAAGGCATAGTCCGGGTTTATCGACTCTTTACCTGAACTAAAGGTCTTCGGTACGACTAAATAATCACCGCGCGATAGTTCTGACAGTGGCAGGTACTCAAACGAGTCTTTAGTCAGGTTTGAACGTACTTTGCGCCCGTCAAGAACCTCTTCCCGTTTTGCTACAAGGAAAGGATGGTTAGAGGTAGCCTTGATTGTGGGTAGGCCTAAAGCCTTTATCTTCGAGACTTTTTTGTCCTCGTTAATAAACACCTGAGTAACCTTCTGATAAATCCCTTTATCAGTCATTACTTGGTCATTTTGGCGTATTTTTCGTATCTTTTTCCAGCCCCTGTCTGTGAGAACAAGAGTTGAACCGTCAAAGCAATGCTCGTAATGAACCGGCTTGCCTTTGAAAGTTTTGTACGCTTGCATTCCATCCTCAACGCTGAACTCAACCAGCGATTTGAGCGGGAAAGCCACGCCGTTGCGATTAGGTAGGTCACTAGGTATAGTAATGACAGGAACGAAAAAGTAATCTCTAATGTCGTTGGAGAGGTCATATTGTTTCGCTGCGAAAGGAAGCCAGTTGGTAATGTCCAGTTTTTCGTTTACTTTGGTCTTGTCTGCATAGGCAGGCGACACCAGAAGTTGGTCTTTGGAAGCGTGGATGGTCTTACGCTTCAATTCACGGTGTACGTCAATAACACCGGGCGTAAAGCCTGCGGCGTCACAGTACACGGCGAAACGGTTTTCATTGATTCGTTGACGTGCCATAAATCACTCCAGTAATTAGTACACGTTGTTAGGTGTGCCGTTGCCTTGCGGAACTTCTGGCATGGTATCCATGATCTCTTGCCAGTAGTTGTAAGGAACAGTGCGGAATAGAGGCTCGTGGTAGAAGGCTGCATACGGATCGTTGTTCGTAGGCTTCTTCTGTGGGAAGTTCTTCACCACTTCATTCGGATTGTAGAACGCAGCACCTCCGTCTTTCATTCGGTCGTAGATAAGAGAAACAACAGGTGTGCTAATCTCATCGCCGAAGTCAACGTCGGTATCCGTGTCTTCGCCTTCTTTGGGTTCGGCAAACAACATGATTACCACGTCGCTATTCTTGCCGATAAAAGCCAGCGTGTTATCCACTTGGTAGTATTCGCCGTACTTGGCGTCAGAGTCCTTTTCAACTACCGTGATAATCTTCAGGCGCAAGGCTTTTAATGCCGTATGAAGGTACTTAGGAGTCCGAGAACCGTTCATTAAAACGACAATAGGCTTACTGTACTTATCACAGTAAGCCTTGATCTGCATTACCCTTTTTAGAAGGACGGTCGCGGCGTGTACGGGGTTAATGTCATTGGCAAACACGCCATCAACACCTACCACGTACACGGCTTCCGTCTTTCGGAACGTCGTGAGTTTTATCGGAACGGCTCGCATGATTACGTCCCCTGTGGATTGATTCGACCTTTCACGCTGCGAAGAACCGTGTCATAACGGTTAGGATCGCTAATGCTAGCCAAGCCCTTGGCAATATCAATGTTGGCTTTTTTGTGGGCAGCGCGCTGGTTGTGGATGTATTTCTTCTTGCCTGTTACAGTGCGACCAACAACTTCAAAGTCCTTCTCGAAGTTACGGGCCAGCAACGGAGTACGCTTAATACCACCTTTGAAACCAATCTTGTGGAGTTCAGCGCGCAAGGAGGCCTCAGCAGTTCCAGTGTCGTCAACAATGTCACCGCCCTCATCACCACCTTCAATTTCGCTAAAGTCGTAGTCGTTGCCTTCGCCATCACCTTGTTGCTGGCCACCAACGGCCTGCAGTTTCGCGTTGTACTCCATAAGGCGCTTACGGACAACTACGTCTTCATCCATTTCTTGCAGGATGTTGTCGAGTTGCAGACCGCCAGCAGCGGCAATCAGACGGATAGGAATCGGGATTCCTTTCTCGGCCATTGCGTCAAGCATTTCCATGGTATCACGGTCAGTGTGTGGCTCAAGCGACTTGTGCCAACGTACCGTAGGAATAATGTACTTGGAAGCATCGTTGACGCGGAAGTTCAGACCAGCATCGCTGGCATGCTCCTTCATCAACTTGTGTTGCTGATCCTTGGTGAAGCCGTTGACCGCAGCAATTACCGGGAACAGTTTGTTCGTGAACATTTTATGGGTGAAGTATTCACGATAGGCCTTCAGGTTCTCGATGAATACTGACAGAGAAACTTCTGCGGTGTTGTACGACTGGTCACCAGACAGGAAGGTCTCGCTAATACCCAACGCGCGCATTTTCAGGCCGTTGAGAACATCGACCATATCCGTCCACTTCCAGAAGTCACCACCTTGGCGAATCTCAGAAGCGGTAATGGCCTGGCGAGTTGCAATCGTAGCGCCCAGCGGATCAAGGTCGGCCTGCTGGAACAGTGCAACTAGCGCGGCGAGTTCTTCACCCGTTGGTTCCCAGTTGTCATCACCAGCCTGTACGTGCAGGGAAGAACGCTGACGCTTGGACGCTTCGGTGAGCGTTCCGCGAATCATTGTTTTCTCAAGCAGGTAAATAGGCAGAATGCGCTTGAAGTAAGATTGTGGTAGTGGATCGGTCAGGCTACGACGCGCCATGTACAGCGTCGTAAGCGGATCAAGCGTGTACGAGCCTTCCTTCATTGCAGCCAGCAGTTGCTGTGGAACCAACTTGTGCAGGCGAGTAATGGCCTCGTCACTGGAGTTCAGGAACTCCTCCATGTCTTTATTCATGTTCACGGTAATAACCGGGTCCATGCTATAGAAAGGCATGTACTGCATTTCGCAGGTGTCGAGTTTGTACGGCAGCAAGTCCGTGAAGCCTTTTACACGACGATCATAAACCGTAGTAGCCGCAAATTCACCATCGACCAAGTAGCAGGTACTGATCTCTGGGTTGATCGACTTAAAGTTCAGGCGATCAATGGCCGAGTTGTACGTATCCAACATTTTGTTGGGCGCACCACTCAAAGTGAAGTTGGAGAAAGGCAGCGTGGACATTAAGTCCACAGTCGAACCAGAAATGGCGTCGTAGTGATAAATGTCACGATAAAACTTCCGCATCTGCGGCAGTTGGGTGTCGTTGACAATACCAGTAAGAATTAAATCAAGTTGACCACGCTGTCCAGAGCCAATAGCACTCAAGGACAGGTTGTTCATTGAACTACCGCCACCAGGTGCATTAAGGTTGGCAGTCTCTGCCTGAGACAAGCCCATAGCCGCGCCACGCTTACGCTCTGGACCAGCGCCGCGCTGATGACTTAGCAGCCTCAATTTCTTTCCTTCATTTGTTACGGCAACACGGTTCTTTACGCGAAACATGGCTATTTACCTTTTAGGCGTCTTTGCAGGGAAGCGCAACTCGGTGCTCAAGGCAGACGAACGAAGGAATGCCGTTGCACTCAAGCAGACGCATTTGTTTATCGCACACCGGGCAGCAATCCACGTTGTTAATTGAATTGTTGTTGGCCGTGACCTGAGTTTTAACGCTTGCAACTTCAGGATTTAATGGGTCTAGGCGTTTGATTTTAGACATGAGTTATCCTCTTATCTCATGTGATTAAATTAGTGAATCAATTACGAGAAAACGTAGAACCTCCGCCACCTCCACCACCCATTACTGCGGCAATTCCCTGTCCACGGGCAGAAGATACCTGTGATCCAGAGAAGCCACCCCCAGCAACAATAGCAGCCAGGCCTCCACCTCCGCTGCGTTTCCTTGTCTGTAGGAAATTAAGTACGATCTCATTATCCAACAGAAAGGTCGAGGCCAATACCACAGCACGGAATAAATCATCCGTTCTATTTGTTCCCTTCACTACGCTGCGCTTGGAATCCTGTACGGTCAAGCATTGCATTAGCAAGTGGGCCGAAGGCTTGAAGTCGAAACTATTCGGATAGCCTTCACTGACTGGGCCAATGATTTGTTCCACCGGCATTTCCAGTTTCGGGAAGAATATACGCTCGCCTTCAAGGTAGGAACGGAACAAAAGGAAATCATCGTACTTGACGGAGTATTGTTCCGTGACCAAGTTCAATTTAACGTCCTTCTTTTTCTTACCGTGAATATCCGTTGTGTCGATGCCCTTGTTGAAGTCTTCTTCCAATTTATGCAACAGGAATAGGCTGTTCCAACGGTCGGCTACTAGATAACGGACGTTGAAGGCTTTAATCATTTCCTCAATACAGAACTTAACCACGGCACTATGGTTAATTACGTTCTCGCCTTTCTTGGGAATAATCTCCATAATGGCGCTGTAAACCACGTTCTTATCTTCGCGGTGACCGACAGCGATTGCGAAACTGTTGTCGGAGAATCCAGCGTCGATTGCCATGACGGACGCAGGCTGACTGGACATTGGGTAACACTTAACTTTGGCCGCCCGGAATATCTTTCCGTCCGCGTTACGTCTGTGGATATATTCATAGTCTACCTTGTTCTTAACTAGAGTGAAGGCCTTGTTGACAACTTCCTCGTTGCCAATGAAGGGTGCTGCGGTGAGCGGAGGTTCAGCGCCATAGTCACGCGCAGCCGTCAGCGGACTACTGCTAAAGGCATTGGCGATCTCAGGATGCTTACGTGGGAACTTCGGGTTGATTTCCCAAGTAGGTGCGTGAACCGCAAGGATGGTTTTGCTATGCCTGTTGTTAGTCACCAACTGCATGATTTTATCTTGCACGTCGGATGGACTGGATACGTTCAGGGCGTAGGCAGAAGGCAGGTTGTTGTAACCCTGTTTCATCAGGTCGTAAGACGCGCCGCGAACGGTTAGCAGTGAACGGTCTAACGCCGTGTAAATGCCGTCTGCCGAAATGGTGATCTTGCCTGAGGCGTTCGCACTGGCATCGAACCAACCAAGTTCGTCGATTGCGTAGATATAACGGGTACGACCACGCAGGGTACGTTGGTTAGGAACGGACGGATACAGCATCAGTTTCCGGTGACGGTAACTAATGTAGGTGTCCATCTGCTTGTACAGTTCCTCACCGTACTTGTTGTTGTAGTGCTTCATCAGTTTGTGGTATTCACAGTTATGAACCTGAATACCATTGGCATAATAATTATGGTGGTCCTTTACCTCTATGTCATAGACGTGCCTAGTACCTACGGGTTTTATGGAAGTCACCCTAGACACCCGTATAGGCTTACCGTCAATGATAACCTCTTGTACACTAGCATTCATTTAGGCGCTCTCCTTTTTCTCCCATAATAAGGAGAGTGAATTTGTAGCCTTGTTTTCTGCAGGCCTGACGTTTCGCTCCTAAGGATTTAGCAACACTTGCGGTATAGGAACTCTTAACTTCTATTATTCGATTTTGAGAAACTACAAATATGTCAGGATGATAAATACGATCCTTACCTTTCCAGGTATATTTAATCGTAGGCATGTCTGACTCAAATCCACAACGTATGTCCTTAGGCTTTACGCCTTTTGTTTTTATTATGTAGTCAAGAGCCTGCGGCTCATAGCCCTGTACTTGTACCTTTCTCTTTCCAAGATTATAGGCCTTAAAGGTGTAAGCACTTTTTAGGTTCTTCTCTAGGATCTCTTTATTCTGTAAGGCGTAGTCAACGCCGTAGCGTTCGCGCATAGTTGCTCGGCTTTTTGCCTTAACCTCAGGTCTTTGGTTGCTGTACTCTACTCCGTATTTACACATAGAGTTAAACCGCATTTTATCCGGAGCACACTTAGGACAGCCAGACTTTTTTAGTAGGTTTCCGGGCAAAACTTTCCAGGTATGACTACATACAAGGCATTTTGCCTTAGTGTATTTGTTCATGCCTGGGTAGCCACCAACAAGACAAATTTTCCTTTTCTTTAGTTTTGCCCTTCTATAAAAAATAGCCTCAGGCATTAGTCTAGCCTTAGATATCCTTTCACCCACAACGCACACGCAACTTATATTTCCGGTTATTAGTGCTTTTGGGCTAGCTCCTTTCTCCTTGCCACAGAGTAGGCAGGCTACACGAAAACGAGAGTCCGTTTTCTTAGATATAAGGCGAAAGTTTTTATTTTTCTTGAGTGCCTTAGTTACAGATACAAAGGTAGCGTTATGCCGCTCAATCCAGCCTTTACTCTGCGTAACCCTATAAACACCGGTGCATTTTAAGGAACAAGTCTCATTAAACGGACTGTCTGGATTGTCGCGTCTGTTAGTAGAAAGTTTCGTAACCTTTTTTCCGCATACTTTACACTCCGGATAGCCATTATCAACTATATAAGCAGCAGCCTTCAAAGGCAGAGTTTTACATAAACTTTCTAGGCGTTTGGCTACCTTCTCCTCAAGAAAAGGTCTTATGGCCTTGAGGCTTGGAGTACGTCCTGTAGTTGTACGCTGTTCTTCGAGTGCAGAGATAAGAGTCATATTGATACCTCACGTTGTTACACTTAAATTAGTGTAACAACGCAAAGTTTACAAGGTAACAACTAAGTCATCTTCCGTTAGTTCTGAGACTTTTTTCCAGATAACCGTAGTCCTATCCTCAGATAAACACCGAACTTTGTGTTCGTCTGTCGCCACTAGCACCTGACCCGAGTCTAAAACTATTTCTTTGCACTCCTGTACCCCATTATCGAACAGGTGCTCTACTTTATTTGAGCCTTCGAAGGTAGCAACGCGCATACCAGGCTTAATGTATTCAATCGCTAGGGTGGTACCATCTTCTATAGTTATCTGAGTTCCTTCTGCAATGCAATACCACGTACTGTCGGCAATAGCATCAACAATCGGTGTCCACAACAGTTCCACTGCACCAGCAAAGTTCAGCGAAACGAACGTAGCCGTCAAGGTCACGTTAGATAGGCCGGTGAACATTTCTGCTGGACGCTGTAGTTTGAGGTATCTGTGGTTGATGTAGGCAACCAAGAAAGAAGTGAACAAGGACTTACCAGAACGCTGACCCGCACAAAAGGCCAACTCGGAGTAAGGCTTGAGGAGTTTCTTTTTGACAAACTCGCGCTTGGTTCCTTTGCACTTAGGACATACTCCGTGTTCCATGAGTTGGACAACATCAGGGAAGTTCTTCGCCTGAAAGCCAACGGGAATGTTACGAATGTCCTTCATCACCTTGCCCTTAGTACAAACAGGGCAATACTCGCCAAATAGTTTCAGCGCAATCCACATCTGTCTAGCAAAGGGCTTAATACCAGTGAAGCCCCACGTCCGATCAAAGCAAAAAGCCCAAAAATTGGGCATAGTTGGGATATCTCTGTCGTCCACTTTCAAGTCTTTTGGAACCGGGGTCTCATCATCCAAGACCTCATCCAGCACCTTCTCTAGGTCTAGTTCCTTTCTCGCTAGTTCCTTGCTATCCTTCAAGGCGAAAGGTGAAGGTGCGTATCCTGTCGTAGAATCAATTTCTCCGCCATCCTTGAACGGAATACCGTTAGCATCCACGATTGAGATTTTGTGGGCACCCATAGGCGACCACTTTTCACACTTGTATTCGGCTCTTTTATTTGCGTAAGTACACTTCAGGAACTTACCACAAGATAGGCAACTGTCACTCATTATTTCCTCACATCAGGCTTGAAGTATTTTTCTATCAGTACCTGGCGCAAGGCTGGTGTTAATTGGAGTTTGGTGCATAGGAAGTCGAAGGTCTTCAACCGTATTGCATCCTGAAACATAGTCTGCATAAGGCTAAAGGACATTTCCTCGACCTCAGACTCTGTAATCAGTGCGACGGTTTGACGGGCACGTTCTACCGCGTCACCTAATGCTACCTCAATGGGTGCGACTTCTTTGATGAAGAATTGCTCGATGGAATCCATGTGACCCTTAAGGTCGCTGACAAACTCAGCACGAATACGCTTGTCCACTTTCACCACGTCCGAGACCAACGTGGCTACCTTCTCCTCTTCGGTTTTGAGCGCAGACTCCCAGTCCCTTCTCAAGGATTCAAGTGTGCGCTCTTCCTTTCGGATAAACTTGTTGCTGATATTACGCCGTACAAGTACGGGATTACTTACGTCTAAGACTTCTGCTTTCTTTACTGGCTTCTTAACCCGAAAGAAAGAAGGCTCGAAGTCCTCACCTACTCCATCGTACATGCGATCATCTACGGCAAACTTGCTGGACCTTTCATTACCTGTTATTGCTCCGAAAGGTAATGTCTTTTTGTCAACCATCGTCGTCTCCTACGTCTCCTAGGTATTCGCTATCGGCTTCTTCTTCCTCGTCAGGACGAACGTCCGTTACGTTTGGATTATCTAAGTCGAATACCGTGTAGAGATCATCGTCGTAGCCAAGTTGGAAGTTGAACAGCAACTGGTTACGTGCTTTCAGTTGTCGAATGTCCATTACCTTGTTGTCACGGGTTTCTTTCGTAGCAACCCAGAACCAAGCGTTGTTGGCATGTTCTTTGATAGCACCAGAATAGCGTACTTCACCTTCGGCATTCACCTGCGCCAGCAGTATCACAATGGTGTTGTTGTTCTTCGCCCAAACTTTGCAGGCACGAGCCACGTCACCAAGTTTCTGCCAAGCATCATCGCCACCTACGTTTTTCAGAAGGCTGATATAGTCGATGATGATTACCTTGAATCCATAGGGCTTGAGCATCAGCAAGGCTTCGTCGTAGGTAATGTCCTCGTACGGAGCAAAGATAGTCAGGCGAAGATCATCTTCTTTCAGGTCATCCATGAAAGCCTTGTAGGACTTGACAATCTTTTTCTTTTCTTCGTCGGTGCACTTCTTCTGTTTGATCTTGGACAAGGGCGTCTTACTTATGTTGGCAGTAAGCCGTTCCATTGTCTCGTCTTCATTCATTTCCAGCGGAACATAGGCGACGCTCTCACGTCCAAGTTTTGCCATGTTCTGAGCAATCTGGAGGGCCAACGAAGTCTTACCACCACCAGTGCTACCACCAAGTACGAACAGAGAACCGTATGCAATACCACCGTTCTTCTCATCAAAGGCCTTGAAGCCAGTGGGCACAAGGTTAGGCTTGTCGCCATTAAGGATACGCTTAACGATTCCAGCAGAGTTGTTGCCCTTACCGATGTGGAATATCTGTGTCTGGTGGTCGGCGCGTGTTCTTACTTTGGCAAGGCTATCAGCCGTTGTCTCAAGGAGTTTGTCAACGTCAACCTTGTCTTCCTGCAGGGACTTGTTGATGTTCTCACTGAGGAAGTACATATTACGCGCTTGGTAATACTTGTGCAGTACCTTCAAGGCCTTGCGTGACAGTTTCTCGTCCGCAATAGGAACAGCCTCAGACTTGCGGAGGAGTTTGCGATTCGTTTCGCTCAGTACAGGGTCGCTGCACACTTCGGCGTAAGTAGGAATCTCACCGTCACGGCGCACTATGGAGAAGATACGCTCGATGGCCTCACGTGTCGGATCATGGTGGAAGTGCTCTTTGGTTACTTGTGCCAGCAGTTTGTTCTGGTAACGCTTGTCCGATTCGCAAATGGACTTGACTACAAGCATTTCCAGTTTCGCGTCATACAAGCGCATTAACTTCTCCTATATCTGTACGTACAAGGATTCTAGGTATCAATATGGACACGTGGTAGAATCCTGTTGACATTGGACCAACAATTCCACCAGTCCATTCAGGATTATCCAGCGAGGGATCGCATACTATTTTGTCACCACAGCATACGACGTTGTGGTTCGTACCGTTCTTTGACTTACCACCAAGCAAGTAGTAGGTATCTTTGAAAGAGTACCCAAGCATAGTCAATAAGGGTTCGAGTTCCAAGTCATAAGCCATCTGGATTTCTTTTAGGCCTTGCGTTGCTAGCCACTCGTCCATAGCCTTGTTCCAGTCGTCATCGTTCTCGTAGTGAATACCAAAGTTTGGTACGCTGTCCCTGTCAAGGTCAAGAATATTGGCCAAACAGGTACGAGAGCAGTCTCCATATATACCTTCGTCCGGCTTATGACGAAACGCTTGTTTCTGAAATCTCATAACTCTACCGTTTTCTTTACTAGATTGGATGTAAGGAAAGCACAGGACGTCAGGCTCATGTGCATCTTGGTGTTGAAGAACGTAAGCGGATCAGTGCCAGCAACTACAACGATACGCGGAATGTTGGAGTGCACCTCAAGGATATCGCGCAACTTCTCCAATTTGGAAGCCGAAGACTCCATCGTTATGTTGGACAGGATCAGCATACTCGGATGGTCAATCTCGCCGCTGTGCTTGCCAATGATTGGATTATCAAAGCCACCGACAAGGGTGTGCCACAGAGGGAGGCCTCTGCCTTTGAGTGCCTTGCGCTGTTTCGCAGGTGCTTCTTTGTTACCGTGAGCCATCACAGCATTCATCATAATGTGTGCGGCAAACAACTTGGCCCGAAGGTCGTTGGGCTTACCTGCAATACAGCACAGGTACGGACCATAGAAAGGATTCTCCATGATCTTTGACACGCCTTCGTTTTGTTTCTGTTTACTCACACGTTTTGGCTTGAGACCCTGAACCTCACTGGTGAATGAGCACAGGGCTTCATCCAGAGCAAACGGATGAATGCTGAACACTTGCTTGGTCATTCCGCGCGTAACCATCTGCTTGATGGCGCCAGTGTTACGCTTGTCCAAAAGAATGCGAACACCCTTTTTCTTTTCGCTTTTTTCTACCATGATAGGTACTCCTGTGTCGCGTACTTTACAGTCTCTAGAATCTTCCTACACCAGAGTTTAGGGCTTGAAGTATGTATCAAAGTAAGGAAAGGGACCGTCTGTTTTAGGATCAATTTCCTTAAAGGTAAGGCCTTCACCATAATGAGTCAATTCATTATTCTTGGTTACTCTAATCTGAACTTCGTTTAGAGCATCCAACTTAATTACTAGACCACAGTTGTTACACACGTATAGGGTGTAGATAGCGTCTAACGATTCATCTTCCTTAAATCCGTTGTAATGTGCGACTAATTGTGCAGTATCGCGTATTCCTTTTTGAGCGCAAGTAGGACATTGTAGAACTCTACAGTTTTCTTGTACATCACTTTGGAGACTAAGTTTCTTTTTCATTAGAATCTTCCTACTTTCTTTCTAGGCTCGGCAGCACTAATGGTTCCGCCGGGCAAACGCTTGGAAATTTTCAGGACAGAACCTTTTTTGACGTACTTGTTTGCAACAGCCCAGTTCTCTTTTGATACACGGAACTTCATGCTGGCAATTCCTGGCTTTCCGAACAGACAGTTACGCAGGCAGCCTTTGCTGAATCCGAAATCGTCAAGGAAGAAACGAATAGTCGGCTCAGGTTTTCCTGGCACTGGCGTCAAGATACGCGCTGTTTCTTGACGAAAGTTTGGTGGATTGCTGATAGGCATTACCTCGTACAGCGTGTCCCAACGAGGCACGTTAATACCACGCTGGACCATCCGTCGAATACCAATGATTACCTTTGTCTTGTACTTACGAGCATCCATGATGACCTTCTTACGGTGATCTTTGGATTTCATAAGCGATGCAGTAAACCCTACGGCAATCTTCTTACCCGCACGGTCGTTAATCATCTTGGTGAGCAACTTGACGTGGTCAACTGTCATAACGGGAATGACAATGGATCTTCCCTGTTTCAGGTCGTGCATCACCCAATCTACGATAAGGTCGTTGCGCTTTTTCTCCTGTGCAAGGAAACGATAGGCATAGGCAAGTACCTTGTAGTCATAGGTCGTGCTCACTCCTGTCTCAATGAACTCCACGTTTGGCGTCAGCGACTCTACTTCCGCTTTAGCCGTAACTGGACCAATGATGTGCTCAAGGATGAAGTGCATGCCATCTTTACGCTCGGTCGTGCCTGTGCAACCTATGCGGTGCTTCGCATGAAACGCATTCACAACACGGCTGAAACAGGTAGCAGGCGTCTGATCAACCTCGTCGATAAGCAACAGGCCGAAGTTGCGTTTGATCTTGTCTAGCCGCTTCTTACCTTTCTTAGTGATGAATTGCTGGTACGTAGCCAGGGCAATGTCGTATCGGTCGAAGTCTTCCATCTTCTCCACGATACCACAAATCTTTTTGCCTTCAAACTCCTCAATGTCCCGTACATTGGTCAAAGCCTTCTGGCTATCAGAGCCACAAATCGTTTCGTAGAACTGGGTCAGATAGTCGTACTGGCTAGCCAGAATCAAAACCTTAAGGCCCATTTTGCAAAACAACTGCGTTAGCATTACGGTCTTGCCAGAGCGCGGTGGGGCATCCAAAATACCATAGCCCTTGGCGAGCAACGCATCGCAGGGCTTCTCTTGATAGTCGTGAAGTTTTCCAGTGAACTTGATCTTGTACCTGAACTTAGGTGCCGCCCGTTTGTCCTTGATCTTGAGTTTCTTTAGGCGTGGAACAACGGCCTTGATGTCCTTCCGATTACCAACGGAAAGACCGTAGTATTCGACGCCCTTGACCTCCTTCTCGTTGTACAACTTGAAGTTGCCAAGAAAGCCAGGGCAGGTGTCACACACTTCACTATGTCGATCAGGTCGATAAGGACATGGCGCACACTTTTCCTCAGCATATACGGCTTTCTGGAAGCGTGCCTTCAATTCGTATTCATCGACCTGACTAACTGGAATGTAAACGCGGTCAGTTATTACTATCGCGTTGCTCACTCGATTCTCCGAGGAAATCGTAATTGAAGGTTATGTCCAGTTTAATAGGGTCGTTCGCTGGAATGCTAGTAATTGCCATGGATCCCTGTAGTTTGTTGTACATTTCTGTCTGTAACTTTACAACGTCCTCTTCCGAGAGCGCATCGGACAATTCTTCAGGAGAACAGCAATCACGACCTTCACGCTTCAATCTTTCCAGCAGTTCCTGGTCAATCTTGATAAATACATCCTGGCAGCCTTGATACAACAGTTCTTCTTGAATATCACCTTGAGGCCGTTGACTTTGGGTCTTGGTCGTAGGTTCGCGTTGAAGTATCTTGGCCCAGCGCATTAGGGCCATCCTGATTGGACTTGTTACGTTCGACATTTTTATTTACCTCTCGGGTTCTTATGTTTGTTCGCCTAAGCCAGTCAGTCTGACCTCTGGTCAACACTTCTGGATTTACAGCATACATCAGACCACATTGACAACGGTCAACGCGAACCATCCAAGCATTCCTACGGCCTGTTGGCCCAACACCCATTCTTTGGTTTGCTTTCTTACCACACTCACATTCTACTGTCATAGGTTTTTACCGTTGCCTACAATGTTCTCACGCTGGTAGATCAAGGTCAGCGCGTCCAGGGTATGTTTTAGGTTCCACGCCGCTTGGTCTATATCATCTATCATTAACCTTGCCATCTCGATTATCCGTTCGTAGTCGGCAATCTTGTAGTGCGCCAACTGAAACAGGTTCTTGATGTAGGCCTTGCGATCACCAATGGAACGTCCAGGTATGTAGTCACGATAGGTTGTGCTGGTATGCGTTTCAATTCGATCAGTGGCCGCGTTCAAAAGGCGATTGGCTTTCTGAACCGTGACCATAATCTCCACGCAGCGTGAACGATAGGCCGAGCCTTGAAGACCTGCTGCAATGATCTTGTGAACGTCAGGTGTTTTCAAGTGCAAATCGCGTGTTTTCCGCGACTTGTGCATAATCTCTAGTTCGCTAACTAAATTGTCAAATTCGGCTAGGCCCTGGCAGTATTTCAGGATGTTTTTGAACTTGGCGTAAGCCTCATCCTTTCTTAGGAGAGCCTTTACCTCTTTACGAGACATTTAGAACTCCAGTTTCTCTTTGATGTTCTGGTTGTAGCCAACAGTAACCATGCTTCCATAAACGCCCATGTTGTAGAGCATAAGGTCGCGCAGTTTGTACTTTAGTTGAAGCGTACTCTGGGTTTCTCTCAGGTCCTTCAACTTCAAATCAGGCAACTTAGAGGAGTACACGCACAGGTAGTTGAAGGCCGATGAAAACTTCTGGCTCGCTGAATCTAACATATAGCCTACGGTTATTCCCTTAGGCGTCTGCCCTTTCAATTCGTACACGTCCAGCATAGGCAAGTCGATCTGGTCAATACGGACGGCGTATACTTCCGTGTAATGACTCAGTTCGTTCTCGGTGTATATCCAGTAGTGTGACTTGCCGCAGCGAACACCTTGAATTGTGCCTTTAACTACTCTGGATGGTATCGTTATCTTCTTGTTGTGAAATCGTTTCATCCTGCAAACTCCTCACAGAAGAATGCAGGAATAAATGTACTCGACACCATCGACCTTCGTTTCGATCATAAGGCACTTGTTAGGAACTACCATAATGGTTATGGTAGGACTCTTGGCTCGCAGCAGGATATCACCGAGCACTTGTGGATGTACGTTCACAGGTATCTTCATGTCCTTTGAGTCTTTGCCTTTGAGCGTGTCACTGACGGAGCCCGAGTTGGTCTTGGTACGAATACGCAGAGAGTCTTCCTTGATCAGGAACTCTACAGGTACGTTCTCCTCGTACACGGACATGAGGTTGTCCAATGTCTTCGCCAGTTCTGCCGTCTTGACAGTGATGCAGCCCGAAGACTTCTCACCCTTCAACTGCTTGATGAGGCCCTTGGCATCGTCCAGGGAGATTGCCTGATCGAACTGCTCAAGAGGAACGCGATACCTAAAGGACTCATTCGAGGCAAAGATCGAGGACTCCGTTACAGACAACTTGTACGCTTGGTTCTTGGCAATGGAGTTCATCATAGGAATAGTGCCTGCAGGCAGACACATAAGAGCGTCCGACTTGAACTTGGTCGCCGACATTCTGGCATAGGCCATGTGCGAGTCATTGGCGCAGGAGAACTCCGCACCCTTGCTGCTGAGTTTTATGAATACTGGAAGCGGATTCATCTTGCCTAGGTGCACGTCATTGATCGACACAGCAGGTACTATGGTGTTAAGAGTGGCAATGAACTCGTCCGTGAAGTTGAGGTTGGTTGCCTCAGTCTCCATGGAAATCTTTTCGTCAGGCAGCGTTACGAAATTGCCTGAGTAGGATTTGCTCGACGGAGCCTTGAAAGCCACGCAGGCATCCTTCAATTCCATTTCGAGTTCTTTACGATTCTTCAACAGACCAACAAGGACTTCCGGCTTTACCGTGAACAGGCCCTTTTCGGATATCTTGGCATCCTTAACACGGAGAGCAATTACCTTGCCAGCGTTCTGCGCTGTTACTACCAGACCTTTGCTGGCTTCAAAGGTGAGCGATTGAACCTGCTCGACACCTTTGGTAATGTCCTTGATTATGTCCGTCAGTTCCTTTGCGTTAACTACGATTTTCATATTCATTCCTACCTAAGAGGTTGTGCACTTTATTGGCAATGTCTAATACGGGCGTCTGCGAACTTGGCCGTTTTAATTATCTCAGAGTAGTAAAGCATATCCTGAGATTCTCCGAAGACTACTACATCTGGTTTTGAGTGTCCTCGCAGGGTGTAACGAGACCCCGAGTCAGAGCCGTCTATAAAAATACAGTGTACGGATACTGGGGCTGTTTGTCTATAAAGATCGAAGTTTGATTTACTGTTTGCTATAACGAAAACTATATTTGGGGGTACCTGATTTTTACCCCGTAGAGTTTCCAAGAGGCCCGAAGTTCCGAAACGAATCAGGATGTAGCCTACGAACAGTGCTGCTAACAAGACAGGTATAGCATAGTAGGTAGTAACCATAGTATCAAAATTCATCACACTTTCTCCTAGTAGTTTGTGTATCACTTTACAGTTTCACGCACGGTAATGCGGGACAAATATCCTTCAAGAATGGAGACAGCCATCAGGGGACCTGCATCACCTGTGTACTTCTGTTTCCACTTTCTCCACTTGGATACCAGATAGATCGGGTGCAAAATCAACGTACCGTCTACGTGCAATGGAGCCATGCTATAGACGAAGGCGCCAGAGTCCTTCACGTTGTCATACAGGGTCTCAGCGTCACTCCAGAAGAGGACGTAGTATTTGCCCTTGTAGGCCAAGTGAAAATAGATATCCTTGTTCTTTGAAGCCAGCACAATGCGGCTACGCGATGACATGGTTAGGTACGCGAGCATAAGGCTCCACGAACCTTCAAGTTTGTCGATAATCCTTTTCTTGACCAGTAGTGCGTAGTTAGCCTCAACGTCATTCAGGTCTGGGTGCTTGACACTATTCAACTTCACTAGGAGTTTGCTAGGTGCAAATCCTGGCGCGTCGATTTCCTTGTCATTCATCCCAGTAAATGCCGAGACCTCATCGTTGTTGGATATAGAGCCGTTAAGCCAGGTTACCGCAGTGCTTCCACGCGAAGGAACTGCTATGGAATACATTTCGTCGCTCTGGCTACTGGCCAAAAGGAAAACACCAGGACTCAAGTCGGTAATCTCACCGAGTTGTTCCGTTTTGACTAGACTCTTGTTAAGCGAGCAGTGGGTAATCCGCTTGTCGCCATAAACGCTCTCCAGCAGCGACCTTAGGTCGGTGAGGTCGTCTGGCTTACTGTGAAGAATGAGACAGCCTAACATAGATCACCTATGATTCGTAGTCGCTGAGGATTGGGTAATTTTCATCCAAATAGGTCTTCAACTTGGAGTTGTTCCAGTCACGATAGACCTGCTTGTACGCCGTGTCATAATCAATCTGCGGATACAGCGTACAGTGGTCCTTCAGTGTACGCTTAATGCACTCATCCAGACTGAATGCTTTACCCTTGAACGGACCCTTAGGCCCATGTATCTCCTCATCAAATCCTTTGAGCGACCAGTCCCATTTGTACGTCTTGTCCTGTGACGCACCAAACTCCATTTCAATCTCACACGGCACCGTGAACTTCAGGTCAAAGTGCTTGTCGTAGTAGCCCTGAACACCCATAGTTGCACACCACTGCAGAATCTGGGCAGTAGCCAGAGCCATATCAAAGGTGGCTGAGGTGAAGATGGAATCATGCACCATCACCTCAATACCAATAGGGCAGTGCGTGTCTTCGGTCGTTAGCCTTTTCAGTTTCAACAGGTACTCATAAATGTGCTGCTCAAACAGGCGAGCACCTGTATGACCAAAGTCTGCGCCCATGCCTTGAATCGGAGAGTTCTTGGCTCGACGATCCATTGCACCTGCGATACCTTTGTCACCAGTCAAGTGGCCGAACAAGTGACGACGACGGCCCAAGGCAGACTTGGCAAACAAGTGCTTACGGCCAAATTCGGCTGTCCAGTTCAACCAATCCGATGCTACACGGAATCGTTTGAAGAATCTGTCATACAGGTCTTTGGCAAAGTCGGCGGACTTCCTCAGGTCTTTGGCCAAAGTCTTATAGGACTTACCGTAAATTACACCGAACGCTACACCTTTTACTGCATCACGCATTTCGTCCGTGATCTGGGAGAAGTCCACACCAAAGAAGAAATTCACGTTTATACGGTGAATGTCACCCTTGTTACCCAGTTCTATTGCAAACTTTGCCAGGCCTGTCTTAGCCCACTTCTGACGGAGTTTACGACCAATAGCAAATACACCAGCGAGAACCGTGTCACCGCTGATGATGGACCATACACGAACTTCGTGTGCGCTATAGTCCATCTTAATGATAATGCACCCAGGCGGCGGTGCGAACGTGCGCTTAATGTGCTTCGCCATCTCACCGCGTTGAGGTACCTGCTGCAACGAGGGATCACTACTATTGGATCGTCCAGACAACACCTTAAAGAAGCCATAATTAGGACGCATACGACCGTCGATCTTACCGTCATCGGAGTCGATCTTCTTGGCGAAAGCATCCACGTACGAGGACTTGATCTTCTTGGCCTTCTCCAGCGTATTGAGTAGGGCTACTTCTGGAACTTCCTCGTACTTCTTCTTAAAGAACTTACCCAGACTTGGCTTCTTGGACTTCTTGCTTAGTTCAGGCTCAAGATCGAGCACGTCCACATACATAACAATCTTGTGCGCGGGCTTGCTTATATCGAAGATTCTAGGTGCCTTGTTGAACAATCCTTTTCCAACAGGTACGTTCATATCGGCCAGCAGGATTTTATTGGCTTTAGCCGCAGCGTCTGTTGAGTTAAGTTGGTTCGTTATATCCTGAATAGCCTTTGAGATTGGAGACTCGCGTGTCTTCAAATAGGATAGGTACTTGCGGTCCATTGCAACACCACGTTGTTCCATACTGGCGAATACATGGATGTTGTTGGACATTTGTCCAACGGAAACACGAATATGATCCTTAGAATAGGACTGGGTAACACCTTGATCACGGTATACCAGGTTCTTGGCACGCTCACGCTGCTTGTCATGTATCGCAAGAATTGCCTGCGTATCCATAGCACAGTTATGTACTAAAACGGGGTTCTCACTAATTTCAGTAGAGACAAAGAGGTTATGATTATCCTCTACTTCTATGTCACAGACCGTGGGTGTGTTCCCAAGGTTCGTGATACGTTTAATAACTACCGTTGCGGTGCCCATATGAAAATTACCTCAGAACAAAAGAAGTTCCTGTCTCAGTATCAGAATAAGTCGAAAATAAACTGGTACGAAATTAAGCGAGTGTACCCTGAAATACATGACACTTTACAAGACAAAGCCCAGAAGAAAAAAGTAAGGCCAAACAAATTACTGTATATTCTTGTATTTGGACACCCCAAATGTGCAGGTACTAACTGTGAAAGCACTAATTTAGGATTCAAGAACTTTAAGCGGGGTTTCGATAAGTTCTGCTCGAAGAAGTGCGCTAATAGTTCGCCTGAGTCTAATGCTAAGCGTGAGCAGACCTTCCTAAAAAACTACGGTGTTACTAACCCAGGTAAGTGCGAGAAAATCAAAAGGCAGCGTCGAAAAACTATGGTGAAAAGGTACGGTGTCGAATACACGGCTCAGTCCCCGAAACTGCGTAAGAAAATGGAAAACACCTGTTTAGAGAACTACGGCGTGACCTCTCCTATGCAGTCTAGCGTGGTTAGAAAACGCTGCGAGGCTACGTCAATAGAACGCTACGGAGTTGCAAGCCCAATGTCAGATCCAAGTGTCCAAGCAAAGTACAAAGAAACCTGCCGAAAAAAGTATGGAGTAGAACATCCGTTTCAGGATCGTGAGGTTTTTGAGAAGCAACAGAAGTCAGGTTTCAGCCTAAAGAAGATAACTATAGCAGGAAAGAAATACCAACTTAGAGGCTATGAGTCTGATGCCGTTATATATCTGCATAAGAATCTTAGAGTAAAGCCAGAGCATATACTAACTACATCGAAAGATGGGCTTCCAACGATACGATGGACAGACAAGAAGGGCAAAGGTCATGTGTATCATCCTGATCTTAAAGTTAAGGTTAAAGGAAAGTGGTTCTTGGTTGAGGTAAAGAGCGATTACACCTTAGGACTCCGCAGTGACGGTAGCAAGACCATGTTTTACGTTGCAAGACGCAAAGCCCAAGCGTGTATTGACGCTGGTTATAGGTTTAAGTTACTCCTAGTGCAGAAAGGAAAGGTCTCTGTTGTTTCTGACTTCCACGAAACTAAACGAAAGGACCTTATATCACGGTACTGTTAATACCTTAATTTTCTCTCCGTCAATCAGGTCCTTAACGCGGACGTATTCTTGTCGTGTCTCTGACCAAACTTTGTGGTCCTCTGTAAGACGTATCGTACCCCCCTCGTACTCGATCTCAAACATATCCTGAGTAGTCGTGTGTGTAGACACGTTTAGACAGTTTTTGTACTCGGTCTTGTTCGTTTCGTGGTTGAATGAAAGGACTTTGCCATAAGCATCTTTATCTAGAACAAAGTCTTTCAGTTTAACTTTTCCCGTCTCCGTTACGACGTAGGCTTCTGGATCTATGCAGTAGTCTTGGAAGTCCGGATCAAATAGATCAGTTGCTTCCATGTTGCCCCGATCCTTCTTGGAGAAGCCTGCGGTATAGTAAAAATCGTTACCGTAGGCACAGGTTACCTGTGCCAATCCACCCATAGGGTACTCAGTGTCTTCTAGGAACCGTAGGGTTTCATCGTGGGCATGCTCGCCTGCTTGAACGTCATACACTGGCCAGTACATGAACGGAATACCTAGAGCCTGTTTGACCTGTGTTATGTCAAACTTTGCGTTGAAGGCGATCAGGTATTTCTTGTAGTTCATATCCACCTTACGCATGAAGAACTCGCGTAGGCGTTTCTGTATGTATGCAATTTCCTTAGGCGAGAAAGGGGTATCCTTGTGTAGAATAGGAACCACAAAGCCCTTGTCCTTGTCAACAGAGAACTGGACGATCAGGAGTTTGTTTTTGATGCGGTTCAGGTTTGCTGTTTCTGTATCGAAGGCAATACGATCAGCGTTTTCGATAATCTCCATCATACGGTCGAACTTCTTGATGGTGTCGATCAGGTGTGCCTTAACCTGAACGTCAATCGCCCATGGAAGTTTGCCGTGGATGAGAGAGGAGATATTGCGAGAGAAATAGCCGAGAACGTAAGCGGCCTTGAGCACACTTTCGTTATCGTTGTCATCTTCCTCGTCAAGATTCTTAGGCGGTGTCAGGGAATCAGCGTAGTCGATTGTTGAACAGACCTTACGCTTCTTACCTCCTAATTCAACCTTGTGTACCCAGCCCATCTTGCAAATGGCATTCTCAACCTTGTGATTGAGTAGAAACTTGGTTGGATTATCGCCTACCAAGAGAATATGGGTTGGGTCATACTTCTCGATGAAGCCTCTTACACGCTTGGCTGCTGTGGAATGCGACTTCGCTCTGTCATCCGGGTCCAGATGGTAGTTCTTGAAGAAATTGAAGTTGACCGCTGCGAAGGCGACGTCCTTTTCCTCAAGACCATAGGGTTCGGCTATGGACTCTGCGTACTCATAGCAGTTCTGGAGTGCAGTAAGGGATACACCAGAGAGGAGAGCACCGTTTTTCAGGTCCTCAGTAGATACGTGTTCCAGTACGAACAGGACACGCTTTTTCGCCCGCTTCCAATTCTTCTCAATTGGAAGGGTAAGATTGAATGGCTTGCAGTCTTTGGAAAGACGAGCCCAGTAATCAGGAACCTCATTCTGAAATGAGATTCTTGCTATCGACTCAAACATATATGTGCTACCTTTAAGGTAAAAGTTCTATACAACGATCTGTATTTACAGTATCGAAGTAGGACGTCCTTGTCCCAAAAGTCCTTCAATTACTTTCGGTTCTTCGGGATGCGAATTGCAGTCTCCGCCTTCGGAGCAACTGGCTGTTGAGGCGCGCTTTCGTTCGACGCATCGACTTTCTCCGTTGCTGCTACAGGTTCAACTACTACACCATTTATCGCATCTTTCATTTCCTGACTTAGGGTATGAATACCTTCAGGCAGAAGATCGCAGTGCGGATACTGCACACCGTTGTGGAGCTGGTAGTGCTTGTAGCCGTTGCAGGCTTCTGCTGTCCAGTCCTCAGAAGGACCTGCGCCAATCAGAAAGCCCCGCTTTACTAGGACCTCCTGAATGACTTTTACTTGTGCTGGCGTTAGTGACATGGCACTCTCCTATTTCTTGCCTCTGGCTTTCATTACCTTTTTAAGCGTCGTCTTAGGCTTAACCTTTTCTCCCTTACGGGTAACCTTAGGCTTAATCTTCAACGTCGTCTTAGGTTTCGTTGTCTGACTATCCTTGCCAGAAGGCGTTTTGCCACGCGCAATAAGCGCATCCAAGTCCTCAAGGAATTCATCAGCATTCGTTACAGTCCAACCCGCGCGCTGCAAGGACTTGACCTTGCTCTTGACTTCCGCTTTGTTAGTGCAGAAGGCAATCATGTCAGGCTGCTCAGGCTTCCAAGCACCAAGACCAACCTTCGTTGCCATCATCTGAACCTTCTTCATAGCACTCGTGGACTGGCTATGCTTCAACAGGTCAAGACATATGTACAACTGATGGTTCTTGACAAGAGGCATCGGTCGTACCATACCAGACTGTACAGGACGGCGACGCTCCAGCAGGAAGTTCTTGATATTGCTGAAGGTGTTAGGCTTCACAATGAACTGCTTGTTGGTCTTGTATTCCTTGAGCACGTTCTCCCACATATCAATGTCTGATGGCTTGAACTCCACGCCAGAGTTAGAACGATTCTGCGCCTTAACCATTTCCTCAATGAAGCCGTTCAGTTGCTTCGGATTCTTCACCTGTACGAAGGAGTACAGAGGAGTAACCATGAAGCCGTCTTCCTTGAACTGCGATACATCGGCAGCAGCATCGTTAGACGGAATAACTACGGCCAGCATATCGTTTATGCGAGCAACACGGACCACGATTTCTTTGGCCGCACGATCTGCGGTATCCTGGAAGATTTCGTTCTGGTCTTCGGTAGCGTCGCGCACAACCTTGCGAGGATCGTCCTTGCGGGGGCCCTTGTCTTGGTCACGCTTTTCATCACGAATCTGCTTCAAGGTCTTGAGCGTAGGTTTCTCAACCGGGGCTGGACCCTCTTTCCAGTGGCGCAACTGTACGTCAACAATATCCAGACCAGTCTGACGGGCAATCTGATCCAGCAACTCCAACGTGGAAGTTGTTTTCTTGGTAATTACGAAAGTGGCACTCGGACGTACAACAATGTTGGACCCGTTGTCGAAGTCAACACGCAGAGAGCCAGTCTTTCTCACACCACCAATCTTGCCATCACCAAAGGCCGTGTGTACGCTTAGGCCAATTGGATCGAACTCCTCACCAGCCTCTTTCTGCTTCTTGGTGAACTTCTCCTCTTGCTCGCGCTTGTAGCCCGTGTAAGGACGCAGACCAAGTTTGTCAGCATTGAAGATACTCATACCAGCAACGTATGGAACACGCTTGAGACGCTTGGAACCTGGAATGATACCAGTATGTACAACCGGAATATCTTCCAAAGAACCCAGGGGCTGAGCGGCTTTCCACTCACGGGCAATGTCGCCTTCAACGGTACGCAGTTGCTGGTACGCATACCAGTACGGGTTCATTTCGCTCAGCGACAGGCCTTTACGCATGTTGGCGAACGAAATCTTCACCGGAGGAATCTGCTCACCATCAGAGTCCAGACCAATCTGTGCATACTTGTTCTCGTCCACAGTACCTGCTGCATAGAACTTGCTAACAGATACGGTTTTGCTGGTAAGGCGAGCCGTTTTCAGAACGTCAATCGTCCGATCAACCATCAGGTTGTAGACGTAAATCTTCTTACGGAAGTCGGTGCCCTTGAAGTTAGGACGGTTGATACGCGACATGCCCTGCTCGGAAGAACCTGGCGTCCACACGTTGTCAGCGCGGATAAGCGTATCAGCCATCTGAAGGTTCAAGCCTTCCTCAAGGGAGTTACGGATACCAACGAGTACACGAATCTTGTCATCGTTCTTGAACAGGTACTCGTGATCCGACTTCATTGCGGCTTCATAGCGTAGAACCGAATCACGGAACTTGCCACCATCAGCCGATTTGATAGCAGACACAATACCATTTACCGCAGCGTCCGTGTTGCAGAAGATCAGGATTTTGCCCGGGAATACAGGATCATCTTTGGCTTCCTGCGAATCGGGATTGTCCAAACGATAGATCATGCTCTGGGCATCTTCTAGGTCTTGCTGTGCAAACGCCCGGTCTTCCTCGTTGGCAAACGAACCACGACCAATTTGATTGGTGCGTTCCTTGATCGTGTTGTTGGCCCAAGCACGTGGAGTAAGGTGCTTACGCAGAATCTCTACGCAGGCCTTAGCCTTAGGTGAAATACGGTCATCGCCAGTAAGACGATCATTACCCTCAGCGACAGACACTGGGTTTGACAGGAAGCCTTCTACCGCAGCGAGGTTCTTGCCGAGGCCACCAGCACTGAACATGCGCTCAAGTGCTTCGTCGTCCTCGTTGTCTTCCATAACGTCTTCTACGTTGATAACCTCAGCGTCGTCGTCATCTTCTCCGTCTTCGGACACTTCCAGTTTGCCGCCGCGTACACGGGATTCCATTTCGTCAACAGCACGTTGAATCAGGATGTTGTAGATTTCCCATTGCGCTTCGGTCATATCCAGCGGAACAAGAATTTCGTTCAGGTCAGGCAGAGAAGCCTGCCATTCCTTACGCTGAATGTTGATGTAAGCGCACGAACGCTTAATGAAGTCACGGATTTCACGCTCGGCACCTGGCTTTGGAACCCATTTGCCCCCACGCTTACCTTTACCCTCAATATAGAGGAAGAAACGATCACGGAACTGTTCTTCGTTGCCAAGAATGTTCGGAGCCATCATGCCAACCTGCTCAACCAGGTCGTATAAGGTGTTCGGAACAATGGTACCCGTAAGGATACGCTTAATCGGAATCTCCGAGATAAGCGACTCAATAACCTGAGCCCGCTGGGAGTTCATGTTCTTGAGTTTGTGCGACTCGTCCATCCACACGCCGTCGAAGCCGAGGCTACGCAGAAACTCCAGTTTCTCCTGATAGTCTTCGGTAAGCGTACCGTACACGGTGGTCTGCGGCTTAACGCTCTTTACGTTGTCGTAGCCGATGATGTAGATGGTATTGATCGGTGCGTTGTCGCACAGTACCTTCAACTGGCCGAAGTCCGACTGACCCGACTGACGCTTACCGTCAACAGCCACACTGGAATACGCGCGGAAGATAGCCGTGTCGAACACGATGGTGTTCAATTTGCCGTGGCTTACATAGATGGCTTCACCTACATAGTCCTTAACAAGGTGTGCAGGACACAGGATAAGAGGCTTTTTAACGACTCCATGCTCAAGACAGTTCAATATGTCCTGGAGGCACAAAATCGTCTTACCCCCACCAGCCTGTACGGCAACAATAGCGAACTTCGGATGCTTAGCCAATACGCCGGCTACTTTACGCTGGTGTGGCTTGAGGCCTTCAAGACCTTCCGCGTTCTTCAACTTTGGAATGAACGACTCTATACCAACGTCCTGTGTTAGATAAGGCTTGTTGATGGCCTCATACTCACGCAGGATTTCTGGCATACGGGAGAACGATTGGATGATCTTGAACAGAGCAATCTGGCCAAGCGTTTCGTGTGCAGGTGCTTTGCACTCGTTGATAATGTTCAGCCAGTCCTCTTCATGCGGAACTGCCGTTGCAAGGGCCTCCATGTAGGCTTGAACAGGAGCAAACGGAGTCATCTGCTTGCTGAACAGGTCCTTCATCATCAGCGGGTAGCATCCGAGGAAGTCCAAATAGCCCTGATCAAGGTCCTGTGCAGTGTGACGCGCCATTTCTACGTTGGCCAGCGACAGGAACGTGCTAATACCTTTGATATAGTCGATAACACGGCAGTTGTCAATACGGAAAGCAGACGTACCAAACGACCGAGCATACGCAGCCGGGTTAATACGTTGCAGGAACGTAGCGATTAGGTTGTAGTAGCCTTCACCTAGCATGGGCTGAAAGTCAGCCGTTGTCTTGGGTATAGGGCGATCAAGGGCCGCAGAAATCTTCTCGCCAAGACGCTCCAGTGCGGGCAGATCATCAATCTGCTCTACAACAGAGGTCTGGTACCAACCCACGTAGGAAGACACAGGCATAACGTGGTTGGATTCAATATCCTCAACCTTGATCTGTGCGTAACTGCCCGTGAAGATCAGTTTCTGGTTAATCCAGTCAACATAGATCAACTTGTTAATGGGCATCTTGGTGAGCGAGGTATGCGCGAACGTAGCCTCACCTGTGGAATCCTTAGTCAGCAACTCGATCAGGTCGTTGTATTCCTTGATCAGGTTTACGTTGCTGGGAATATACATCAGGTGGTTGGTCTTCGTCAGCGCAAGACCTTCCTTATCTACACGCGGCTTAGGCGTGTAAGAGGCGTTCTTGGTGAGAATGGTATTCAGTGAGTGTATGAACGTCGGGAAGCCGTCGTTACCACGAACACCTTTGTTGTACCAGTTGGAGAAGAAAGTCAGCAGTGCCGCTGGGGTAATACGCTCGGCTGGGGTCTGAACGTAATACTCGGCCTCTTTTGCCGGCAGTTTCAGAACGGCACAGACTATGTAGTTACGACGGAAGGCAGCAGCCGCGTCAAGGTCTTCGGTGAGGTCTTCAGGCGGACGACTCGCAACGTCTACCTGCTTAATGTCATAGGCCGAATAGCCAACAACATACTTTGAGTAGAAGGCATTGACACGCGAATAACGGCCCGTCAGAGCGCGAGATACTTTGTCACGCGGAATCTCGAACATCCACTTGTTGGCGTCGATTGGGAAGCCGTGTTGCTTGAGTGACTTAACCAGACCCGGTACAGCCGCCTGTTTCTTCTCCTCATACGAATGGCCTGTGTAAGGAATGCCCTGGGTGCACTCGTCCAGAAGAGCCATTGGACTCAGGCGAGCAATAGGCAGAGTGACAATGAAGTCCGAGCCTACTTTCTTGACGCGAATGTAACTGTACATCAGGGTGAACATTCCACCAGACGCAAAGTAGGCATTAACCGCTTCGTCCTTGACCTCAGGAACCTTGCTCACGCGGAAGTCAGAAGGCAGCGACTGATACACAGCGGCCAGCATCTTATTCTGTACTTCGGTGTGCAGTGCCTTGAAGGTGAATGAATAACGCGGATCACCACCACCTACACGCGTGGCTTTCTCTTTGGCATTTTCATCGCCACCACCAAGCAGGTCACCTGTAGACTGACGTGCTTTCTTCTCAGCCTCTTTGCGGGCCTTGATGTAGGCACGCTCTTCCTCTTTGGAGTAGTCCGGGCTTATAAGGTCGTAGAACGTACCAGGAACCGCAGGGGCGATGATCTTCTTTTCATCATCCGTGCCTACAGCAGCAATATCAATGCCAAATACAGGACGTGTGTTTACTGTGGCAGCAAGTTCTTCCTCTCGAATCCTTATCGTAGTTGTCTTTACGTTGTCGTTGAACGGATAGTTAGGCATGGTATCATTCCTCGATGAAGTTCTTTAGCAGGCCACTAACGTCAAAGGACTGCTCGCTAATTGCCTTTAGCATTTGGTTGTTGTACGACGGCACCCGAAGTTTCATGTAGGTGTACAGCGCATTGGCCAAGGCAACCTTGTACTCAACGTCTGGCTCCGTCCTGAAGTAGTTCGGATTGTAGAACGAATCAACAGCGGCCTGTAGTTGGGTCGGGCTGCTGATCTGGTCCAACTCTTTCAGCGTTGTCTTAATGTCCGCCTTACGTTCGCTTTCTGAACGAATCAGGAGTGAACGCAACACGCCACGAAAGAACTCTATTTTGGCTGTAAGGTACTGGACCTCGTTTTGGTCAGCAGATGCCGTATCAGCCAAAGCCAGAGTAACCTCGCGCTTATCTGGGGTATTCAGACTACGCATGATGTAGAGCCTCCTAATTTACAGAATAGATCAATGCTTATTCGTAGCATTAAATTAGTGAATATGGTCGTGGCGTTTCGCGTGACACCGGACACATAGCGTGATTAAGTTACGTGGCGTATTGGCCCCACCCTTGGATAAAGGGATAATGTGATGGACCTGTAACTTGAATTTGTCTGTGCATCCACAACCTTTGCCTTGACAGGTATAACGATCACGTTCCTTTACTGTCTTGGCTAACTTCTTCCATTCTTCACGCGATCCGTAGTCCTGTTTTCCAGGATGACGCGGGCGACCTGCTTTAGGTGCGCGCTTGGCTCTGGGTACTCTAATGGCGGGCATAGGCTTAACTCTCGTTCATAGCCTTGGTAACACGGTCCTTAAGATCGTTGAACATGGCATTGATATAGGTAGCCGAACTTCTAGACGTGGTGTCGATGGCCTTGTTCACTTCTTTCTGCCGAGCAGGGTCGATGTACTCATGCAGGTCGCGCTTCATTTGATAGTTGCTATCAATGAGGAACTGACCTAGCGTCATCATGGTTGGCTGGAGAATGTCGTAGATGATTCGGTCCGTGACAATAGAACGATCATTGGCGGCTTGGATATCCGCGATCAGTTCACGAGCCTTGTCTACTAGGGCTGCAAAGGCATAAGCAGCGCGTTCGTTCTTCCACTCACGGTATTGGGACTCCGCGATAGGTAGAATATCGAACATGGATTTGAGCATGGCCTTCTGGGCCAGTGCAATAGCGTTGTCGTTCTCTTTAACGTCCAGCAGTTCCTGAATTTTCAGGTTGTCTTGGCCGAACATGGATACGACACTATTGACGCCGTTAAGGCTACGCTTTAGACGCTTTGCGTCACCCTTGGAAATGACCGCAGGCAGAAACTCTGCCTTGGACTCTTTCTGACGTTTGACTTTCTTAGACTTCATAAGGCGCACGTCCTCTACCACTTCCTTGTGGGAGGACTTCTTTTTCTTGCCGTTAATTACAATGGCCATTGGCCTATTACCTCAAGGGTAGATGAAACGGATTACGACATTATTTTAACGGTTACGACGCCAGAAGTCATGTCTATGCCAATAGTAGCACGGGACATATCCGATACTCGTGAGTCGATACGGTTAAATCCAATTCGAGTCTTTCCTTCGGAACTTGCCGCAGACGAGGATACAAAGGATTTTGTATCACTCTCGTAGCCTGCGTTATTCAAGTTCGAGGCTAGAGCAAGCACTTTGCCTTGCGTAGGGCGTTGAACAGAAAAGCCTGCGTACAGGTCTGGAAGGCTCTTACGCAATTTAACTCCAAGTACTCGGGTAACAAGTGCTAGTAGATCAGCTTCCTCGTTAGCAGCCGTTTCAAAATGCGAGAACTCGTTACTTTTCTTCGGCTTTTGAAGCCGTTCTATTTCTTTCATAACAGCACTTGCCTTTTTCTTATCCTTAATGGCGTGCTTTAAGGTAAGTTCTAGCGTTTCCCACCCATCTTGGTCAGCAATACCTAAATACTTTTTTGCTAGCCGGTTAATCTCTGCAGGTACGCCTGTAGCAGCAGTTTCTTTGTTTGCTCTTACTAACTTAGCCATTTCGTTCTCCTGAATTTGGAAGCAAAACGGGGCCCGGAGACCCCGTCCTGATTGCTCACTTTACAGCGTTACACGGAGTGATTACACCACCGAATGGCTGTCGATGATCTTCTCCAACTCCTTGTAATACTCAGGCGCGTAACTGAACACGGTTTTATAGTAGGCCTTCATTTCCGCAGGGTTCCACGAATCCGGGTTGTACGTTACAGCAATCTGCTTGCTGCGAATGTACTCCAGGTCCGAACCGTTGAGGAAAGCGGATTCAACAACCAGCTCCGGGTTCAGGTCAACGCGGTCTTGCGACTCCACGTCAACTACCTGCATGGTGTCTTCGCTTTCTTCGTCGCTGGCGCTGTCGGTAGCCAGTACATAGCCGTGCGACAGTTCCAGTTTCTGCGGGTGAACGAAGGCCACGTACTCGTTGTTCTGTGCATCAGCCAGCGCCATGCGAGCCAGAGCAGGAACGTCGTGTCTGTGATGCTCATTCTTCAACGAGGCCAGAGCAACCAGTTCACTCAGCGATTCCTCACTGTGACGAGCCAGGTACTTGTCTTCACCTGCAGTGTGGACTTCCCACAGACTGTTGTCCGTTTCATCCATAAGCAGGTTGGAAGCCATAGCCTTGAAAGAAGCGGCAGCAGCGGCAACGTAAGGCTTGATTTCCACGTTGCGGGCAATGAAGCCAACAGCAGCAGGAACAGCGGCGTTCGGAATCCAGCGGAACGAGCCTTCTACCGGACGAGCGTGACCGTGGAACAGACTGGCCAGTGCATTGAAGCGCTGGTTGTTGTCAGCATCAGCCGTGTTGAAGGCAACGATTACCTTGCACAGGTTGGGGCTGATTTCCTTGTAGTCCTGGATGGAAGCAACGACCAGAGAGGTCGCGGCCTGCATACGAGCAACTACGCGGTCCATATTGAGTTTCTTACCAGATTGCATTTTAGAACTCCTAGGGTAGGTTTACCCATTTTGATTGTCCCTTTCGGAACGGCGTGTGTTTACCTCAGAGGGTACGCTTTGGAACATTTACAGGTGGAACAAAAATCATTTAGCCTACTAACTCGCGGTAAGCCTTATAGACCGCATCTGTAGTGAGTCCATGCTCACGAATAGTGCGACCGTAATCGCCTAGTAGATCCTGAATATCACTAATTTCTCCTTCAGCGCGCATAGCACGTTGTGACGTTAAGATGTCTTTGGCAATGTCCTTGGCAGTCCGCTTTTTAACTGGGGTCTTCTTGGCTGCTGGTTTGCTAGCAGGCTTCTTGGTAGACCGCTGAATATAGTAGCCGCGTTTTTCCACAGCATCTAGGTCGTTTTCGTCCTCGACAGCAGGGTTCGTTGCCTTCTTCAATTTCGGACCAGAAAGTTTCTTTGGTACTACGGCAGGCTTGGCCTTGGTCTTCGGCGCTTCTGGAGCCTTATCTTTCTTCTTACCGTACTTGGAGTTCGGGTGAAGTTTCAGGTACTGGTCCTGTTGCTTCTTATCGAGCGACTTCCACCATTTGTCGCCAGCATCAGCAGCCGTTTCTACTGAGGACTGAGTCTTTTTTGCTTTGTTACGTTCCTTAGCCCGGGCTTCTGCTTGGGCCTTGGAGGAATAGGACTCGTAGGCCTTTCCAGTGTTATCACCAAATACACACCAGTCGCCGGTGTCTTCGTCTTTCTCAGCATAAAACTCAGTGTCTTTTCCATTGCTTCTAGCCGCAGTTTCTACTCTTGCGCGAACCAATTTATAACGACTCATTTCTTTTCTCCAAGGCGATGTTGTACGGACGAAATTAAATTAGCGAACTCAGCACCTGCACCGTTGTCATCCGTTTCTCCTTTACCCTCTTCTTCCATGACAGTCAAACGACTGTAATTAAGCGGCGCGATTCTTTTCATAAACACGAATCCTTTTGTATAATTGCTTCTTGGTCATTACAACAGTCCAACGTTTTTCTAGGTTGTCTTCCCAAGAAACAAGTTGAAGATTTGCAGGATGTGCAATAACTTCGGGTGGAATTTTATGCTCAAAGCCTTCTTTTATGCCAAATACATGATCTATTTGTAGTGCGCCTTTAACTCCACACTTACCACGTTTTGAGAGTAGTTTCTTTGGCAAATCGTTTTTACCAAATCTGCTTGTTAATGAATGAACTTTGTTCCTGTATTTGGAAAAGGCCTTTTGATCTTTTACTTGATAGCCCATCTTAACTCTAGCGGCTCGACCTTTTCTAATAATTTCTGCTCTTACTTTGTCTAGGTGCATTATGTGTTCGACGCCATACTTCGCTAAGAAAGTTGCTTTAGTTTTAGCCCTGGATTTAGCCTTGAACTCTTTTGATCTTGACTCGCGTTTTAGCCTGCGCTTTTCATGTACCTCATCTAGGTATGAGGGATTGGATACTCCATACCTCTTTTTCATTCCCTTGATACGGGCCTTAGTTAGTTTTTCTTGGTAGTTTGGACCTAACCTTCTTTCCAAGGTTCTTCTTTGGCCGTCTTTTATTTTCTTTATCTCGGACTTTGATTTTGAAGACCAAGCCTCTCTTACTTTTTCTCGCCAAACATCTTTTACTTTTGAGTTAAGTGTACCACAAGTTCTAGAGCAGTGTTTAATGAAGCCTCGTTCTAGCCCAAGGAAGTGTGTTTCATTACTACAGCCTTTCCTTGCACACATACCTTCAGTGTCTTTTGCTCTGTATTTTATGTAGTAGTCTCTTACTTTTAGATTGTGTTCTTTTGATATGTGTATTCCCAATCCATTATAGGTTCTTGACTTGTATCCACAAACCTTGCAGGTACGAATAATAACTATCATAACCGAGTCCCCTCAGTCTATCCAATGTATTTACGTTACACCAAGTGACTGGATGGGTCACGTTTCGGTAGCAAGCCTAGGTGTAACGTAGTCTCTATCGGAGCAAGCGGGCTTCAATTTGAGCCGCAAACTCCGAAAAATTTCCGTCCGTGTTTTCAACCTCTCCTTTCATTTCCTTTTCCATCTGTAGCAAGCGCGAGTAGTAATTTCCAGCACCTGATTCCATGAGGTGGTCTTTGGCAATAATCTTGGCCACGTCTTCATTGTCCGTGTGCTCGACTTCTACCTTGATACCCATCTCCAATTCTTTCGGGTCGAAGGCTTCATCTGGTACGTTGGCGTGTTTGCCTACGCCTTTAAGCAGCGAAGACAGCAGGTGATAAATCTCACCTTCAAGGGACTCAGGTGAAAGCCCGAGATCACGCGCCCACTTGTGGACTTCATGGTCCCGAGCGTTCTGGTTCTTGAGGAAGTAGTCAATGATAGCCGACTGGTGCCTAACTACCCTTGCTTCCTGCTTGTACCGTTTCAACTTAGGCATAAATCACCTCAGAGTAGAGAGGAACTTTGATATGTCACTTTTAGACTTGTAAGTCATAAAATCGCTCGGATAATCAGCGCGCATATCCACAATCTGGAACAAGTCATCTTTGTTGAAAGATATTTCAGATAACGGAACTAACACTTCTCCCTCTGTTACCATGTTAGTGTAGGTATCTTCCTTGTAGTGTGCTTGTCTGTGTTCTTTGTAAACGTATTCAGACAAACCCGGTGCTGGAAGGATTTTATACTTCTTAATAGACTCTAGCCTGTCGTCTAATGCTTCCAGTAAAGTTAAGGCACTAAGTACCGGAAATCCAGCGTAGGACTTCTTAACCGTTAATTGAATCTTTCCTATTGAAATTCCTGAGTCGGTAGTTACTACGGTACTGCGTGTAAAGGAATGCCATTTCCATAAATGTTCCTTCGTCCTAAACTTTATGGTCTTTCCTTCAGATAACGAAGCCAGAATCGGTGAGTCACTACTTAGGGTTATGGTGCGGTATAGGTCTTGGCTGCTCGTAGATTTCTTTTTTATGAAGGCTGAGATCTTTTTCTCTAGGGTTTTTCCCACGGGACTGGCGAAAAAGGCGACCTTTTTGGAAACAGGCTCACTAGAGCAATACTTAAAAATCCCACAGGCTACTGCTTGGTCGTTAGGAACCAGGCTTAGACTTATAGCGTGTTCTATCAGGGTCTGCCTATTAGGAAGTCCCCTAGGAAAACTAGAAGACTTCAGGAATTTCTCAGGGTCTGCTGAGAAATAAGGCTTCCACCAGTTAGGATTAGCCTTTACTAACTTAGGCATATCCAGCCTCACTTAAATCTGATTCGGTTGGCACGGTAGAAGTCATAGTCTACCTTGTCTAGCGCATGAATGCCTCTCGGATTGCTTTTAAGTATCTTGGCAATACGATTGACTTGGTTGTTCTGGACCTGCTTCTCCTGAAACGGACGCTTATCCGATGCAACAGGTGCAGGCTTATTCAGCCGTTTCAGGACGTGTTTCTCAAGCCTTTCAATGCGCCGAATCAACCGCTGATATTCATTGATAGTCAGGTCGATTGATTGTGATGCTGAGGCTCTAACCAGTGTTGCCATAAGTCACCTCAGAAGATGTTCCGTTGACCGCCGAGCCACGTATTTTGGTTCCAGGGCCGTATGTTGGCAACAGGAGAAAGCGTAACACCAACAGTACCAATAGCACCATACTGGAGTTTGTTCGGATTCACGTTGCCATCACCGCCCGTATTACCACGCTTGGCAAGGAGACCTTTGAACTGGCGGCCAGGATCATTCAGAGAACTCTCCAGAGCAGACGCCATACCTTCGTAATACTGAGTGCGGTCAATGTTTAGCGAAATGGCTTGCCCACCAAAGTCGAAGGCTGATTCTCCTTCGAACAAATACTGAGAGCGTAGCGCAGAAACTTTCGACCACCCGAGCCAATAAGCGCGCACACCACCTGTAGCATTGGTGAACGTAAACGTAGTAGGTTGAGCGAAGGCATTCCATAGGTCACCACCCAAGCGCAAATGGGTGAAAGCATCCAACACAGAGAAGGTTGGACGATCACCCAGGCTAGAACGTGCTTTGTTAATCTCGGCAAGCAGGTCTTTCATGGCTTGCATCATGCTTGGCGTAACGCAATATACCGCAGCGTTCTCCACACCTGTTGACGTGCCTGGGCCGTTGTTGTACGACCATAGCAGGTGATACGGAGCCAGAGTTGCTGGAACAATGGTTGGATCGAGCGTCAGTTGTAACGTGTACAGGTAGCCATCGGCAGTAGCGGTAGGACCACTAACAGTAGGTGGCAACGGATTTATCTTGGTATTCTGGAAGTAGAAATCTGCCGTTACGTTGGAGAAAATAGCAGGCAGAACCAAGTTCATTTGAACCGTGTTGCCACTCAATTCAATTACGTCTTCCGCACCTTGGTACGTGAGACCAAGTGGCTGTACTACTATGTTGGAGTAGGCTTGGAACGTGGTATCTGCCGTTGTAAGCGTGAAACGAACTTGATAAGACTCACCAATTATGTTGGTGGGAATGTTGCTAGGAACAGCGACAATAACCGTAGCCTGAGCCGACACGCCGTTAAGCGTGTTAGCAAATGAATAACCTGTGCTACCACCAGACGCATAGACTTGGCCTACAGCGTCAAGTAGTTCATAGGTAATTGTACCACTGGAAGCATCCGTGCCCACAGGCAGCGTGAACTGCGCCACAGTGGTTGCGCTATTGCCCGCTACTACAGGTTCGAAGGCGTTTACAAAAGGCACTGGTCACCTCCTATTAAGATACTTTCAGCGGAACGCCATCACCAATCTTGACCACGTACTTACTTGTGCTTGCACCTGGCTTCAAGTTCTCGAAGATAATCGTTACGAGTTCAGGCTCTACACGTACCGTTTGAACCTTGAGACCTGTACCTTTTACTCGCGGAGCAAGTGCAGCAAGGAACCTTTCTTTGGTTACGTTCGGTACAGCAGTAGGCGTTACAACCTTTTCTACGCCCATCAACTTGTACGTTATGCCAACAGAGGTCAGCACCGAAGTAACAATGTCCTTGATCTTCGTTACCATATCCGTAGGTACAGGCTCTGACTTGGTACCAGGAGGTGTAGCAACTGGCTTGGGTGCAGTCTTGGTCTGAGGTGCACTGTTGTCATCGTTCGCAAGGTCTTCGTCAACCATCTTGTTGAACTGACGAACAAACTGCGTGGCCTGATTCGGTGTCCAATCGAACTCCTGAGCAAAACGATCAACCATAGCCTGGTCAATACGAATGTCCTTCAGGTGCTGACGCGACGGCTTAACCACAACAAAGTCGATAACCCAGTTTGGACCAGCCTTGTAAACAGGACGACGCTTAACGGTACCAGCCTTAGGAGGCAGAACCTTAAGGATCAAGGTCTTGTTGATAACGTCTGCAATCGTCTCGGCGTCCTTCTTGTCCTTCACCTTCTTGCCATTAATTGCAAAGGACATGACGTTTTCTTCTACGCTCATGTCTACAATCATTTCGGCAGGAATACCCCAGCGAGTTTTCTTCAACTGGGTCTTGGTTACTTCAAGCGGAACGCGCTCAATGAAGGTAGAGAAGTTCTCAGACTCCAGAGCGATAAGCAGGTCGTGCCAACCAGTTGCTTCCTTGGTGAACTGCACCTCAGGTACGAAACGACCCGGAGGTGCATAATGAGTCAGCGTGGTGAAGTGCATCGTCATTTGGTTGGATGGCGTTTTTACCACACCAGTGAAGATGATGTAGTATTTGGAGAAGATGGTCTCGGAGTCATTCTTGAAGTTGGTCAGTTCAAGGTAGTGGTTGTACTCAAAGGAGAACTGACCCTTGTTGTCAACCTTCGGGGTAACGTAAACGTATTCCGAATAGTCCTCGAACGAGTCCTTGAAGGTCTCTACCGTCTTCGCAACCAGATGCTTGCACATCAACTTGAATTGCTTAGGCTCGGTCTTCTTGGCCGTTGTCTGCATAAACTTGTAGGCATCTTCAAGCGCGGTCTGGAGAACCTTACGCTTGGCCTTGAGTTCCTTGGTGAACTTACCTGTCATTGCAGGTTCGTCCGAGAAATCATCCGCTACTTTATAAATGAAGGCGTCAAGCGTTTCAATCTTGGCGTGCAGACGATTTAATGCCGCGTACTTCTTGACCATCTGTTGGCCAGGAGGTGCGGTGAACTCAACAGGAATTGCCTGACCTTCTTTTACTTTCGGCTTAGGAGACTTGGCCGTAGGTTCAGGAGCCTTGAAATCCTGGCCGCCATGCTTAATTACACGCATGGATTTAATACCAGAGGCCACAGCCTTCAGACGCATTAAAGCGCGGACATTGGCAGGTTCAAACATGGATTTAAACCGTTTGATCTCGGCAATATCTTCCATAGCCGACCGCATCAATTCGTCAGCATAGGCTTCCGCTTCCTTCAAGGAACGGAAATTGTAAGTGGTAACATCCGTAACGTCCGATTGTGCCAGAGACTGGAAACGGCGAATGGTACGCAGGTTAGTAATTGACATTTACGGTGTCTCCATTTGATCTATTGCGTACAATGAAATTAGCGTGTAGGTGTTATTTCTAACTCAATTACCCCTTTGCTAATTAGTCCATTAACCATAGCAAATGAATTGTGACCATATCTATTTTCCTTAATGTATTTACCTATTGCAATACGCTTGGCCTTTTCTTTTGTTGGCACATCGGTAATTATGTAGTTGTATTTATTCGGGCCGTGAAGAAATACTACAACATAGTCCTTGTTGTTACTTTCAGGCTTACCGTGACGTGCATCCATTTCTTTCAGCATGTCACGGCGTATGCTTGAGTTAGGAGGACCACCAAAAAGAATTTTGTGGATTTCCGAAGGTTTAAGGTGAGAAGGATAATCACCGTCAACACGACCTTTGGCCTTCTTATAGGCCCAAGCAGGCCTTAGTGTTACGTTCTCGAACTCATCGTAGTCTTGTTTTGTGAAGGCCATTATTGTTTACCTACGCTTTTGATTTTAGAGAAGGTCTTATGCCAAATCCTTACGAAATAATAGTAAGGCAAAGCAAAAGCAAAACGATTTTCCCTTAGCAGATAAAGAAATACCAAGTCTACGTCTCTAAGAGACAACGGGTGCTGTGGAAAGAACTGGCACATAACATCATGCACCATGGAAGCGTAGTAGGTCTGAGGATAATGAGTTTTGGCATCGTACAGACCATCCCATACACCTAGAATAAAGTCGTCTACCTTCCACTTAGGGGAGCATCCATCCCAAGAATAACCTTCACGCACTATCACAGTTAAGCAGGTTGGCTTAATAACAATAGTGGCCCAGTCTGTATATATTACCAGATTGAGTCGGGAATACCTTTCAAGTATTTCAGGATCGAATATCTTGATCGTTACGCTTTTTTCCAGGCGATATTTCCAAATGGCCATGAGACACCCCGTTAATGAGGTAACCACTGTATATAGTACAGGACTAATTACACGAAAGTGAAGGCCTCTATTCTACCAGTGTCAATCTCATAGCCAGCTGGCGAGGACAAATCGAATCCGGTGAGTGTTCCAGCTCCAGTTAGTATGTCATAGGGTAGGTCTACAAAGGTTTCAGATGTAAATGGAGAACCTCCGGAAGTAGGACAACCTTTTAGTCTCAACAGGTAACGCCAAGTGCCTGCTGTTCCTGAGGTTATATAGTTGTACACAAGGACTACGGTAAATTCAAGAGAGTAAGCATAGTTTACAACCCCCACAGTCTCTATTTTTGAAGGAAGAAGGCCGATTGATATATTTGGAGAATACAACGTAGTAGACAAAGGCCCAGAATAAGCCAGCCGTAAAAAGAACGAGGTCGTGTTTGCCGCATTCCTACTCTTTATACCAGTACAGGCTACCTTGAAAGATAAAGCCCTGGGATATCCACCAAAGAAACCAGTAAAGCAGTTATTTATTTCAGAGGTTAACCCACCAGCAGCATAGAAGCCTGTTCCATACCGTAGGTATATTCTTTTCCAGTCCGGAATATTTGGTGTCTGCCAGCTATAGGCATAGTCAGAGCCGGACGTTTTAGTGAGAACTTGGCTAGTAGAGCCACCGACTGGGGCTGCACCCGGAACTGCACCCCAACTATAGTCGTAGTTGCTACCAGAGTTCTTTTTGAGAACTTGGTTAGCGGTGCCACCTGATGGTGCTCCACCTCCAGCAGGACCTAGAATTTGCCAAGTATAGGAGCCGCCGTTTGCAACAAGCGCCTTGTTATTATCACCAGGACTCGCCGGCGTAGGTACACCTGCTCCAGAACCCCAGGCGTAGTTATAGTCTGTTCCGTCTAGTTTAACTAAAGCTTGACCTGCTGTTCCACCAGCAGGAACGCCACCGGCTATATCAGGTACTTTCTCTGTCATGGTCCTTTACTCCTACTAGAAAAGATTAAGTGTAACGCTGACCCATTTCTTTTGTGTACATAGAAAACTGGTCAACGTATAGTGCTCTCGTTGCAATAGCACCTGTTTCCCTAACACGGCATATGGGCTGAATAAGATTACCTTCCGTGGCTACTGGTATTAAAATAGGGGTCCAAGTTCCGTTGTTTACACGGAAAAAAGCTTGGTAGTTATCACCACCAGATGGGCTGTACTCTATTCTAGCCTCTAGCACATACCAGTCAAAGGCAACTACGTCTGGGGATGCTCCATCAACCCCAATTCCAATGTAAGGAGAGCCCGCACCATCCATTACTACGAATCGCCATTTAGCGTGATCTGTTGGATTAAAAATAAAGGCTATTCCGTTATCACCAAGACGATCACCGAGTACGTTATTAGTACCACCGCCGTCACCAAGACCTACGCCGTAGGCTACGTTAGCAATACTGTTGACGGATACTATCCAGCGGAAATACCTAGTGTTTATCCTAGTAAACTGCTCTCGTTCGTACTGGTTGGTGTCATTCCCAAGATGTAGCGCAGTGTAATTTGAGGCGTCGCATTGAATCCTAATTATTCCTGGGTGATCTACTAGGGGTAAAGAAGCGTCTAACACACCTATTCTAGAAATGTTACCTCCAGATGAAGCAGTAGCAGACCAGCTTAATTCACCATAGGAGAGAGAACCGGGTGCTCCCGATTCTATTCTGCCAAGAAATTCATCTGACCAATAAGAAACATTTGGATGAGCCAGCGTTCTTTGGAAGCCATCAAATTGTGCGTAAGCGGGGATAGCAATACCAGATACACCACTAAAACCTTCATACACCTCAAAAGTAGTGTTGTACCTCATCCCGTAATACACTAAGGAGTCATCACGCTGGGCCGTGGTACCACCTGGCATAGAGAAACCTTTATTACCTGGAAGAGTCGTATCGTCTTTGATACGTAACTGGCCAGCAGAAAGCAGAAGTGAACTGGTTCCTATGGAGATTTCTTCTACCGCGCCAGAACCGGCAGTTGTTCTACCTGCGATACGCGCTGTATTTATAGTAAGACCTGAAGTCGTTATAGAGCCAGAATACAGGCTAACGTTGGTCCAAGAATAGTCTCCATTTGTTCCGCTATTCTTTATAAGAGCCTGACCGGCAGTACCACCAGGAATAACCGTTGAATAGTCTAGTGTACGCGCAATGAAGTGTACGTTTATACCTGCGGGAAGGCCGGGATCAGGACTCAATGTAATCTCAAATACATCAGACACTATGTATGAAGAAGGGGGCTGAAAGGCACTTCCAAAAAACATGATGGCCTGTTCAGCAACAACCGGGAAGGTATTGAACACGGTTTGACCTAGCGTAGATACTACGGTAGCAAACACGTTATCACCGCCAGCTGAACCGCTACCACCCCAGTTTACGTTGGCTATGTAAACCTTAAACGTGGTCCCTGCCGGTGGGGCCGTCATAGGGCTAAACCAGTCTAGTGTATCAGTACCAGCAGCCGTGACCATCCGGACTACACCCTCATAGCCGTTATTCGTGAATACAAGGATATACATACCCAGTGCAAAGCCAGACACTAGGGTGTTGTTAAGAGACAAATCGGTAAGTTGGGTTGTTGTTGAACTATCTACGAGGCCTGTCGAATAAATCTCATGGAGGTGAGTCGAAAAGGTCCAGTAAGTGTTGTCGTTCTTGTAAGCAAAAATCGAGTTGCCGTCTGTGTCCAAACCATAGGGAGAGCCTGTTCCGTTAATAACGTAGGCATTCACCGGGGCTAGGGCCGGTGTTGGTAACACGTCAGGTGAGTTTATTACCTGAATGTTAGCATTTACCACAGACACAGGCAAGATAGAAATTGAGAGGGTAGCAATATTGGTTAAGGATAGAGTTGCGGTAACCTCAATTACGTTGCCAGCGTCTATCATTGTTAGGATTTGTTTTTTGATACGGCTTGGGAAAGCGTAAACAGCAACGCACACATAAGTAAGCGGTGCTGTCTCCTGATACAAAGCCATACTTCCGAAGTCGAAAGTACCAATAGACTGATCCATTCTCAGTGTATAGGCCACCTCTGAATCGCTAAGGATTTGGTAGTTCACAATAGGCAGGTATCCGTTAGTGGGTAACCCATAGCCTGAAGTAAAGGGTGTTGGAATGTCAATATCGCCAACGGAAGGAGTGTATCCCTCGGCTACGCTATCAGGACCAACACGGAAACGTGTAATATCAACTTTAGGTCCCATGCCACCTGCGGCTGTATATGCACCGAGACCTACAGTTGTAATTAGAAAACCAGGCATTGTATTTCTCCTTATCTGTTACAGATAGTGAATTGTTACGAGTGTGGGGGCTCCACCAAAATACATCGGTCCCATATCGACGGCCGCTTCAAGAATTACAAAGGCCACTACAAGGTTGATAGGAGATATGTAAACGAAGAAGTCTTTTACGGCTTGTTCGTTCAGGGAATTTCCAAACTTAGCCAAGTCGTAATACAGGTTAACGTGTGACGTTGGGTACCAAGTACCTCCGTTCCATACGGGTGTTCCGATGCCCGCGTTGCCTGCAGGAAGCAGCACAGGATATTCGTCGTTACCGTTCTCATACGACCACAGTTGTTCTACGCGGAAGATCGCCTTAAAACAGTAGCCGAAGAAGTCGGCAAAGTTTTTGGTGCCTTTAGTGTGAATGTAGTATCCACCTAGCGTGTCCGAGAGAATCTGAATAGCATCCGAGTTGTCATACTCGGTAGGCAGAGACAGGAAGTCAATGTCATTGTACACGAAACCAAGTTGGTTAAGTTTACGCGCCAGTTCAACGGAGTGTGGCTTCTCCACAATCTTTACGGCTGTACCAGCAACTTGACCACTTAGAAAGGTAATCTCATTCTGACCTGATACGTAATAGGCCGATTGTGGAACGAAAGCATACTGACTATCAGGAGAAGCCATCGTAGGTTTCGTATACACCAGCAGTCTATTCTTTGTTGGATAGCCTGTGTCGATAGTGCCCGTGCTGAAAATCGTTTGTAGAGCCGTGGCTTCCTGTGGACCATAAGAGTTCGTAGGACCATGAAAGTTATGAAGGTCAGCAATATCAAAGGCACCAGACGGAATGTTCTCGCGTCTAGCGATTTTAATTGTCTGACCTACAGCAACAGGCGTGATGAACTCTACGACCTTGTCAGAGGTGCCGTTGTAGTCATACTTGGAGATCAAGGCATACTCGGAGTCTGGGTCCGTAGTGGCCTTCTGGTATATCTGAATCTTGCTTGTGCCCGGATAGCCAGTGACTATGTTAGACAAGCCAAACACTGATCTTGGCGAATCTACAACGTCAAACACTTCAGGCGTGCTCTCCGTGCGCGTTACCCACTCCGTTGGGCCGAAGGCAAACGTATCACGCAGCAGGCGGAATACCAACTGTGGATCGTCAATAGAGTCCTTGAATACCTCGTCGATTGCCTCTGCGAACTCTTTCCACACAGGCAATTCAGCAAGGTTTGGTGAGAGTAACTTTATTCTGTTGCCCATTATGTCCTCAGGGAGTAAGACATAGTTATTTTTGTGGCCACATTCACAGTCCATCCGTTATCAGGAGATAGTGACGTGGTACCAGGTAGCAGTATGATATTAATTCCAGACGTGTCCGAGTCAGGAAGACCAGACGTTGCGAGTGCTGATCCTAGATCAACGTATGTCGTTACCCCAGGGGCCAGCGCAACACCCATCAATTTACCAGGTGCTACCAAATCTCTGCCATAAAGGAAAAGACCTGTGTACTGTCCTGGATACGTAGCAGTAGGTTCCGTCCACGTTATTGTTACGCCGTTATCTCCTGGGCCAAGCGTTACAGGGAAAGGTCCAAGCGCAATCGTTTCACCGAGAGCATTTATCAGGCTTATCCAGTAGCGGTACGTTGTGCTGGGCAAAAGCGTACCTCCCAGGTTACCGGGAACAAGCGTTAATTGTGGACGAAGGTCCATCAACTGAGCGATAACATCTACCGAGGGCGTATCCAGCAAAACGTAGTCAATAGAAGGATGCGAGTTCTTAATGGCGTCGATCAAGTCACTACGGTAAAGGTTGCGACTGATCTGACCAATGTTTGCGCCTTCCTTAAGTGGGCCGGCTGTAGATATGGCTTCATCCAGAATGCTTTTGATTGCAGGCAGAATATAGTTCTGGCGAACGTCATTCAGGTCAGCCAAGTTGTTGCAGAACACCCGGGCCTGAACATCAACCAGAATGTCGTTTAGAACAGCACCGTAATCCACGTCGGTAGACGTGGGCCAGAAGCGCATGGAATACATGGTCTTAGCCGTCATGAACTCGATAAAGTCGTCATTCGCAACAGCCTGTGACGGGCCTGAGAACATTGGATACGTGATAACCTTAATCGTATTCATGAAGGAAGGACGATTCGGATGCGTGTCCCTCTGGCCAAGTAAGCGGGCGTCCACTATGCCTGGGTAGTTAAGGGCAAGTACGTTGTAGTCCTGTTCAACTACGCCACGCTCACCTTGATCGGCTGCATAGATACGTGCGCCGAGTTTCTGATAGTCAACAGCCGAGCGCTGGTTTGCTCCGTCTACTAGGCCATTGGTCAGCGAAGTATACGTGGTATCAATCAAGCCAGAATACGTGGTGCAGTTCAGGCTAGAGTTGCTGAACGTGGAGTTACCAGCAGCACCTTTAGTCGTTACATAGGTAAGACGAATTGAGTCCAGCGAAGTCGGAACAGTGCCGAAGCCTGCGGACAAAGAGCCACCAGTAACCTTTGTGCCAAACAGGACGTGTAACTGACCACGCGAAGTAGTCATGTCTTGCCAACCCGGAGCCGCGTTCCTGTTGTTCCACAGGCCTTGCGTCTGTCTAGGTACCACAATGTTGTTCACTGTAACTACAACGTCGCTATCACAAATAACGAAGTTTTCTTCTGTGGAGATAATCGAAAAGAAGTCAGCACCAGTACCACGATAGTTTCTGGTGTTTATGGTTCCTTCATACAGAGCCACGTTCTGCAATTTAAGGCCTGTAGCCGAGTCAATCTGGTAGCCGTACTCAATCCCCGCGTCAAAGATAATGGCCTCACGGTTGAACAGGAGACCACTGCTGCTGCTAAACTGGGTATAGGCAGGAATCGTGTAGGCATTAGACAATGGATAAGACAGGCTATCCAGACGTTTGATACCTGGATTTGGTGTTAGGTTTACAGGAAAGCCACTTGGGTCTGCTACAGGTATATAGCAATCCATTGGAACCGAAGCAGGAGTTCTACGCGACAGACGCACACCAAGCATCTTGGTGATGCCCATTACGGTGCTATCAATACGCGCGGTCTCCGAGAACATTTCTTGGAACAGGCGCTGAATTGAATATTGGTCAAGTTCACCAACGGCCGCTACGAACTCCGTGAAAGTCTGACCTGTAGCAGTAGGAAGCAAGTCCTTCCACGCATTCTTTCCAGCCAGAACGTTCTGGAATTGGATAACAAGCGCGTCGAAGTCCGGATGAATTGTTGATAGTGACTGTGACATTTGATTACCTGCTTACTACCAAGCCCAAACCACTAATCGTGTTCAGTTTGGGTATTGTGAAAGTGATTTGTATATCGAATCCGCCTGTAGGCAAGGGCGTCACTCTGGTCTGGTCTCTAATCAACTGTACTCTGGGCTCCCAGCGTTCGATTGACTGTACCAGATAGGTCTCTAGCTGAAAAGCCGTAGTGTCGTCACTAGGCTCTTGTATAAACTGCCAGAGCCTTGAGCCGTAATCAGGCCTGCGATAACGACTGCCTAACGGAGTAGTCAGGATGTTGTATATGGAGTTCTTAATCGCCTTTTCGTTATCGACTAACTCAGAATCCGCCGTCTGTCCAACCAGCGTATTCACGTCGCGGTAAATCACATACGCTGCCATGGGTCACCTTATGGAAGTGGGAACGGAGGTATAGAAATTCCCGAAGTTGTTACTGCTGTGCCTATTCCTAGATAGTGGAGCGTGTCATATATGTAGGTTTGCTGTGACGCCTTAGATATTGCAACTCCTGTTGGCGTGTAGTCCGTAAACATTGAGCCCATGCCGAAGTCACTTATAAGTAGGCGCGCCGTGTTCAGTGCAATGTTGTACTGGGTTTCTTCTACGTTAGAGGTTACGGAAGTTGTTACTGTTGCAATAGACGCTACCATCTTGGCTGATGTATACGGAGGAGGTCCACCGACTACAATCATGTCGTCGTACCAGTCGACAGGATTGGATATTGTAGAAGCGGTAAAGCCGTCCATGTCGTATATGACGTAGGCATCCATCAGACCAATGGAACCAAAACTCGTACCGTAGGCTACGTTAAGTGCGATGTATCCGTAGAGGGCTTGGATTAAATCCCGCCCTTTCTCTAGGGACCGCGGTACTTTGGTTGCGTTCTTCCACGCGTTCATCTGTGTCATTAAATTAGTGAAGTAAACGTGCCATGCGGCTAATGCCGATGCATCAGCAATATAGTTTGTGTAGGTCCAATCCTCCTGATCAGTCAGTGCAACATAGAAGGCTGGGTAGTAGTCATTAACCCAAGTTTCGATTTCGGTTCCGGCATTAACTGGCATGTTAGAGTCCTGCTAGAACATTGGGTGCGCCCACAATCATGTTGTACGAACCTCCAGGCGGAAGTCCCATATCACCAAGTCTGTGAACACCTAAGCCTACAGCAATTACAGTGGCGGCGCCTGTTAGGGCCACACTCACATGGCCACAACTGCACATTCCAATACTTCCAATCTGTGCAATCGGCGGACCTACAGCAAGGGTTGTTGGAGCCCCTGTGAGAATAGTTACGTTTATAGGCACTGGAATTATGTGTGCAGTACAAGTACCTACACCTATGTCTCCAATACGGCAGACTGGAACGCCCATTGTGTCACCTCAGTTAAGCGTAATGAGTCCACTATTCACGGCTATTGTTGCAGGTGTTACGCTTATGGAAGAAGCACCTACGGTAACGGTAGCCGAAGCTGAGGCTGTAACCGTTACGCTAGTGGCGTTTACCGTAGAGGTCGTGGCATTAACCGTTACGTTATCCGAATTGACCGTCGTGTCTGTTGCGTTGACTATAACCGTAGGTGAATTAACTGTGGTAGTTCCTGTTACATTCACGTTTAGGTCTTTAACCGAAGTTACCGTGATAGTTCCATCGGGTGCAATGTTTATCAAGGAGTTGACAGCATTCTGAATCAGAATATCGCCAGTAGCACGATTGATCTTTAGATAGTTGGAACCGTCACTAAAGCCCCAGGCATTCGGGTATTCCGCGCCGAAGACGGTACTAGCAAAGAACTGGGTGTTCAGAATGTCCGTGCTATAGATGGGAGAGTGTATGTTGCCTAGTTGGAAGAAAACGTAGACCTTGCTTCCTGCCAGGGGAATCATGCACGAAGCAGAACCACCTACGTTTCCTGCTGGGCCTGCCATACGATCAGGAATAGCCCAAGGCAAATCACCGTCGGCTACGTTGTCAAAGATATGTGGAACACGCACGGTTACACGACCCATTTTCTGTGGGTCGTTTCCGTTGACTACGGTTCCTACGTAGATAACGTCCTTGACATTCTGATTGCGTAGGTTTAATGGATTCTGCATGGCTTAGTCCTTACTGTGCCGCCGAATTTTGCGCGGTCATTTGGTTACTTAGTACCGTAGTGAAGTTGTAGCCCTGACGCGCCAGTTCAAACTTTTCGTAATACTTACCAGACTTAGTTGCGAAAATGGTTTTGGCAATGATGATATATCCACCGCTTACTGCCTCATCCACTTTAACTTCGGATGTGGCGTTGTCATATACGATGTACTTTACAGGGTCGAACAAATCTAGGCCAGTAACCTGATCGGTAACTACCTGCATTCCCATGGCATATGTTGCTTTAATTCTGGTGTTCTGGTGCTCAGCCTTGTAGTAATTCGGATGGGTATTTCCCGAATCAATTGGCGTCATCACAACGCGCGAACCTTCCAGACGGTCATTCAGAACTTTGTTTATCTGAAGGGTAGGCGAGGAATTCATCACGAACTTTACGCTGTTGTGATTCGTAACATCCGAAGGCGTTTGCTCAACGGTTTCCATCTTGTAGCCAACTAGGTTGTTAAAGAAACCAGCCTTGCTGACCTCTTTTCTACCCAGGATACGAAAGGAGTTCTTGGCATCACCTGAGCCTTGAACAAATACGTTCTTGGTAGTAGTTACGTTAATACCCGCTAGGTCCTTATAGCGCATTTGTCCAAGCAGCGTCATGCCCAACACCATACAACTCTGATCGGTTGCATAGCCATGCAGAGCCACGTCTTTGGCAAACTCACAACGCTTCTGTCCCGCAGACAGCCAAGTCTGAGCGTCCGAGGTCTGATCTCCAGCAAAGTTCACGCCAATAAGAGTGGATATTTGTTGGAGTACCTGAGTCGAGGAACCCGTTATGGAACCACGGGAGTTCTCGTTGAAGTAGCGCGGGCAGTTGAACGTGAGGAATATATCAAAGTTGTTTATCTTGCCATTCTTGTACTTACGGAACTTAAACACCCGGAATCTGTACAAGTAAGCCTCTGACTTGGAATCAGAGCGGCCTACGTATATATCAACCTTGGAGCCGTCGGCCAACGGATTTTTCTCGAAGTATCCGTAGATATCCGCAAGCATAATGCGGGCCATAGGTTGGGCGAACATCACGTTACTGTGCATCTGCAACGGATCAAAGCCCATCCTTTCTACAGGAATCTCGGCTCCGTCTATCAGAATCATTAGGAAGAAGGTGTCGCCCAACTTAATCATTAGCGCAACTCCGCCGTGATCGCACCCGAGAACGATGCGTTAGGGAACGCGGTATTGGACGTATCATTCGCCTTGTTCTGCAGGACGAACTCCACGTCGGCACGTGAAGGAATACGTAGGAAGTTTCCCGTTACAAGTTCCCACAGTGGGTTCAGGATGCCGTTGTAGACACCAATCACCCACCACAGGTCAGGTGTACCGTAGACCTTGTTACTGATAATGTCCAGTCTGTACTCGTTGTCATCCGTAACTTGGAAAGCCGTGAAGTTACTTATGTTTCTTAGGGCTTCGCTGTATCTAGCCGAGTACAAGTCAAGGGCCTTTATCCTACCTGCGTCTGTGGTTATAAACAGGACCGGTAGGTAAGTTCCTCTATCGTATATAGAACCAGCCATGTCTTAATCCTCTTAGGCCTGACTATTGTTCGCCGCGGTCTGTGTGGAACTAGGAATCTTGTAGATAGCGTTGAGGTCTTGAACGGTAACGTCGAACAGAGTCGTAAACTGGACGTTCACGGTTGCACGAATCGGACGACCGTTTGCATCAAGGCGCATGTCGTATGCGGTACTCACGCTATCAATGACCACTTCCTTGAAGTACAGGAAGTTTCCAATATACACCGACGTCCAAGTAAGGAGTTCTAGTTCATTGTCGATGATAGACTGGAGTTTCTGAGCCACGCTATTAATGGTGTCAGCAATAGCAGTTCCGTTTGCTATAGATTGTACGGGACCCGAGTTAGCAACAGAAGTGGCAGCACCAGATACTCCACTTATAACGCTGTTATAAAGTTGCATAAAACTATTGTCGCCATCCGTGTTCTCGGTTTGCGCTGTGTCCACGTTGTTCTGCGGAGTTACCAAGGCGTTGTTGGCACTGTCACCCGTCTGCGTTGCTGTAGACGTTGATTCGGCATCGGTCTTCTTGAACCTGTAAGTAGCGCCTGGTGGTGACAGGAACAGGTTCTTCTTACCGTTTGCGGCTGAGGTCTGTGACGGAGCCACGAGTTTCTGCAACTTGAGAATAGCCGCGTGAATATCACGGTCACTATCACCTGGCGGGCGAGTATCATCAAGGGCGAAGATAATAGGAACCTGCATCGTTATGCCTTGAGTAGATTCCCACACCTTGAACGACATTTCTCTGGAAACACCAGAGAAGCCAAAGGCCTTTATCGAGTTGTTCACGAACCCGCCACCAGACAGCAGGCCCTCACCGAAGGCTCGCTGATATGTAGCGGATATGTCTAGGCTAACCTGCTCAGGAAGCCAGGCAGATACCCACACAGGATCCGATTCCCGAAAGTTATTCACGATGAAGATTTTGTGCTTGTACGCACCATCTTTCTCAAGTGCGGCCTGAATACCAAGAGGAACACCTCCTATGTAGTTCAGGCCCTGCGAGTTTGCTACATCTTGTCCGGCAACTCCTTTTCCTAGTTCCCGGGCAGCCTCAAGGCCCAGGCCCAGTTTTAATGTTGCTCCAGCAACCCTGCCTAGAGGACTATTTAGGGCTGAGGACACTGAGGCTGAGGCTAAGCCGAATGCGGCTACTGTTCTAACAGCAACGGACTTAGCCGCATTCAGTCCATTATTCACTACTTGCGTTGCACCAGCCATGTTTATACCAACCCTCCAATGGAGATAAGCATTAGACCAGTGTCATCGACAAACATAGGTATGCTGTCAATGGACACTGGATTTTCTGCATTCTGGCCGACAGGACTTGCAGGTGGAGACGCAGGCGCTTGTTGTACTGGAGCAGGTGCAGGACCTATAGGAGCAGCGCGTGTTACCGAGGCACCTGAGTTAGCCTTACCTGACGTGTCTATTCTGTCAACTCTGAAAGTCTTGTCACCGAACTGTCCTTGACCTCTTTCCTCAGCACTGTTTACGCGAAGCACCTCTGCTGTTTGCATGGCAGTAGCCTTACCGCGCTCAACCTTATCGTAGAAAATCGCCAAGGCCTCACGGTTGGTCCTTCTTTTAGTTTTCTTATTACCGTCTTTATAGAAGATATCCGGATTTGAAGTTTCCGTAGAGGGTGCGTCTGGGTTTGTTTTAACAGCCTTCAGGAACCGTTTTGCGCCAGTGACGCCCAATACGTAGGCTATATAGGTGTTTTCGTCTGTTGCCACTACAGGGTCTTTACCCGACTCAAGTTGCCGCTGTTGGTCACCCAGGTATAGATCGGCCGCACGTATGGACGATCTAGGATCCATGGCGTCTGCTTTAAGACCTGGATTTTTCTTATTTACTTCATCAAGGGTGGACTGCTCAAACTGGGCGATACCCTGAGCACCAACTAACTTTCCTTTATCATTCCGACGTGCCTTTTGTGCTTTTTCGTCTAGGCCTAGAGTAGACTCACTCGCTAGTACGGTGGCGAGCAGTCCAGAACTCACGCCCTTAGCACCATTTTTCTCCCTGGCATCACGAATAAGATCAGCAACCGTGGCCTCACCTCTATTGTACTTTTGGGTTAGATCGTAGTTTCCTGTGGCTTCCATGCCAAAGTTCGTGAGTTCTCTAACGGCCGCAGTATCAGAGACATTTGTTCCTAGGTAGTTAAGAGCATCACCAGGACCGTGAACATCTTTCCACTCGTGTATTCTTTTGCCTTCTAGGAGACCCTTTAAGCCATCGTAAACTGTATATGCAAGGGCTGCAGCTGCGGCAAAGCGGGCTACGGCTGCAGCAAGTGTTTTCAGCGAGGTACCCAGAGGTAGAAGATCAGCACCTGACCCACCACCGTTTATAGCGTTCTCAACTACCTGAGTTGCTTCCAGAATCTGCGAGGAAGTGGCTGTAGCATTCAGGTCTTCCAGCAGCGACTTGATTTCCTTAGTGGTCTTGAGTAGAACCTTGTCGTGCTCAAGTGTCTCTTCCTGAAACATTCTTTCGCTGTTTTCTTTGGCCTCTCCTTGGTTCTCGAAACGCGCGGCCTGCGTCTCACGCTCACGCCTAACAATCTGGGACTCTTTTAGGGAGTTGGACCAGTATTCCTTTACGGCATTGTAGAACGACTTATCCTCACCCAGCATTTCCTTTAGTGTATGCACTGTGGGCGAAGTATTACCCAAGAAAGGCGTTAGCAGTTCCTTGGATATTGCATCCTTACGCGAGCCTACTGACTGTTGCAGTTTGAGAGCCTGCGACATGAAAGTGTGCCAGTCCTTTCTGGCCAGTTCGGTGTTCTTCTTGTAAATCTTGGCTAGGCCGTCAACGTCCGTCTTCTTGCCTGCACCACTAGCCATCATAGCCGCATGTAGATCAGCCGTGCCCAACTGACCCATCTTGATGGCCGAAATGCTCTCGGCCAGTTTCTTCATCAGAGGACTAAGCGTCGCAAGGGATTCGTCTGATACTGCTTGACGCTTGGACAACTTGTTGATTACGGTCAGGACCTCTTTGAGTTCCTGACGCATTTCCTTCAGTTCTTTCAGGTCTTTCGGCTTACCGTCTTTACCGGTGTTAGCCTTCTGAGCCTTAGATAGTTCCGCAAGCACGGCCTCGTAGTCAGCGCCTGCACTGACGATATTACGCATGGCTTTTTCAAGAGCCTTGCGAGCCTTGTCCATCTCGGCCTTATCTCTTGGATCGACTTGCATCAAGTAAGCCAAGTCTTTCGCATAGTCTGGAGGCATTCGCTTGTTAGTGCGGTTGCCTAGACCGAGATAGGCCTGTCCAGCGGACACGCGCGGGATAGCGCGGCCGCCGGCAGTACGGTTTTGTGGCATAACACATTACCTCGCCTTGTTAATAAGGTCCTGCTGCATCTTGGCGTTGTGCGCGTCGCGCAGGTCCTTATCGAGCATGTCAGTCAAGTAAACAAACTCACGGAAATCAATATCATTTGGGAGATTGATGTGCATACGGGCGTGGTAGGAGTACACGCGATCCAGGATATTACGCTCGCTGAATCGCGGGAAAAAACGTGAGTGCATTGATGGACAATTTAATGTCCATCTTTGCACCACACTCCTTGCAGGCCACATTGACCCGCTCTTGTACGCCGTATTTAGAAATCTGAATGAAAAAGTCCAATTCACCAAGCAATTCAGGTCCGCAGTCTAGGCTATCAAAGAAAGCCATACGTTCCTGGAGTGTGCGCCCGTGGGTAAACGGGGAAAGCACAGAGGCATACTTGGCGGTCCAAAGGACGTCATCAGATGCAGGGAGGGGATCGCCGTCGGCATCCAGCAAAGGATTACCAGCAGCGTCAAGAGACTTTAATTCGGTTACGTCAACCACGTCAGCCATAAGGACAGGATACAGGTCGATGCCGTACTCTGCCTTAACAATGTTGATTTGGTCGTCAATCTTCTGCAGGTCAGGAAACACAATGTCCAACTCACTAGTATTGTGGATCGTAACCTTGTTGTACAACGACGGCTTGTCGATCTTCTTGTTTACTACGCGCTCAATGTGCTCCATGCTGGTACAGGAGAAGCCTACTTCATACGGGCTTTTCTTGTACGAGTTCATACGCAGCCAGTACAAACAAAAATCGAAGTCTGGCCGAGTAAGTTGGAATGCACTCCGATCAGGCTGCAAGCACGACGAAATTGCATCGCACATAATACGCAGGCTGTTTCTGGAATGAGCAACGTGTAACTTCTTTGCTTCCTGCAACTTCAATGGACGGAGAGCGAATCCATTGTACGGATAGAACGCAAGACGGCTAGGCATGTCATGCGATACTTCCGTAAAATCCATGTTGCGTTCAGCGTAGGACACTTCGGTGATGGAATCAACCAGTTGCTGCTGCGGCGCAATAGTAGGCTGTTGACCTACCGTATGACTACCAACTACCTCGGAGCCAGACTGCTTCATTTTGTCTGCAAGGCCTGGATTACCACGCGTTACATCACTTGCTTTCACAACAGGAATTTGTCTCCCATTTTCGCCTTTTAACACGGTCTTCATTTCTCATACCTCAAGGGCTTAGTTGAAACTTATCTCGGTCCACCAGTCATCAAGCCACCTATTTTGGTAGAGGCAAACTTGTTGGCAACACCGTTCAATTTGTCGTTGATACCTGCTTTCTCAATCATCATGTTGAGCAGCGGGTTCTGTGTCTTCAAGTGGAAGAATCCGTTTCCATTATTGTCTTGGAGACTTTGTTTAAGACCGCGACTTGGATCCATTGAAGTACCCGTTTGTCCGCTCCAGTCCTCCATCAAATAAACACCGTCGGTTGCAAAGTCAACTGTCAACTTTACAGTATCCGACGTGGCAGATTGAAGGGCAATTGGCTGGCGGGCGGTGGGCCAACAATTTACTGCACGGAAATGTCCAGCAATTTCACTGGTCGCATCATAGCAGTAAATGTCAATATCGCGCTTGAATTTGCTTGGCGGATTATACAGACCATCCGCAGTTCGGACTTGGTTGTGCCAGAAGTTGGCAAACTTGGACGCATACATCCTGTTGTCTTCATAGAACGTCAGTGATAGGCTACCAACGTCAATGAATCCCGGATAATAAACCTGAGAACCTTGTCGATACGTGGCCTCGGAGTTTATCGTTTGCAATCCTATGTTTGCGTCTTCCACGTAGAAATTGATCAGGTCATCGTTCGTAAACCCGTAGGTATTCACGAAGGCCATCATTATGTCGTAGGGAAGACCAATGCCCCAGTCAAACCCCATAAGCGGATCGCCTCGTTGGCGCATTTTCGCTATATTGGAATCTGTTCTAAGTGCCTTACCTATAGGAATAATCTTTGGTTCCGTAGGCGCATTCAGAATGTCTACTAGGTCCTTGTTGGCAAATAGGTCATAGATGCCAGTAAGGTTCTTGCCTGTCAACTTATCCAGAAGACCTAGTCCAAGACCTATCTGTGCAGACTTACTCTTTCCGCCGGATACAACGAGGTCCTTGATATTACGCTGCGTTTTATCGCCAGCACCAAGACTTCCTGCTACTGCACCTACACCAAAGTCGATTGCTTTCGATTTGATCAGGCTAGCAGGCTTGCTCTTGGTATTAGCGCCAGCAGCCGCCAAAGCAACAGCGGCCCCGAGCACAAGACCTGCTGCGCCGGAGCCCGTTTGCGAATCTGCTTTAGCACCCGTTGAGGGTGCTCCGTTGGAAGTAGGTGACGACGCCGTAATGCTCGTAGTCGGCGCCGCCACACTCTTGTCGCCCCGAGGGCTTGGTAATGACATGACTTACGGCCCTCCCTGTTGATATGGGTTAACTAGATAAGCCATTGAGTTCATTGAAGGCTACCTTGAACTTTGTCCATGATAGTTCTGTCCAATTCTTGGGAATTTTGTAGCATTCCGTGCAGGTTCTAGTTTTCCTAGTGGAAATTTTTGGCATTAACAAGCAGAAGTCGTAGCCAAGTTCACTGCACCTAATAGCCTTACGCCGGTTTGTATAGTACGTTGACTTAACCTTGAACAGCGTATACGTGGACTTTACTTCTACGATCCGATTAAGGTCTTTTATATAGAGGTCAGGATAATATCTTTTCCAGTGGCCTTTATAGAGGTATCTTATGGTTGGAATATGCTTGGATAGACCGGCTTCGATTCTATCAGGATTTACCTTTTTTATCTTGGTCAAATACCTTAGGGCTGCATCCTCATAACCTTGAACGAAAAATTTCTTTCCACCGAGTTTGATGCGTCTCCTCTCAAAAAAGTTACCTTTTGACCTGTCTGTATTGGAACAGAGCCTATCAAACAGGTCGCTCTGATGCTTACTAAGGCTATCTTTTTTGCACTCGGGACACCTGTTGTATCCAGCCTTAGAGGTACAAACGTCAGAAGGTTTCACATCCCAGGAACATGAACACTTCAGGCAAGTGTGTAGAGAGGCTATTAGCATACCTTTGTAAGGCTCTGCTAATGCAACTTTTTTCCTTTTGCATATTACCGCATACTTGGCCTGCGCTTGAATCGACCTAACAGACTCAGGCCCGACATGGGAGCAAGACCTGCATCCACTTCCAGTACGGGTTATGAACGAGGGTTTAGTCTCCCAAGTACGCTCGCAAGTAAGACACTTATGACTACTTGCAACCTTCCAGCCCTCATATTTAATACACCTGATTCCTTTCTTGGCTATGAGGGCCTTGTATTCCTTTTCTCTTTCTGAGCGATCATACCTTAGATCGTAATTCGCCATTTGATACCTCGTCTTTTAGGACTCAGTATCAAATTAGTGAAAAGTGTCGCTTTATTCAGAATGAAAATCGTAGTTGAACGTAACCGTATAGAGAACCGGTTGCGAACCCGAACCGTCGAGGGATGGCTCGTCCAACGTCTGCGGGAATACCCCGTAGATATTGATAGTACGGACTGCGTTGCCTTTGTCATCATACAGAGCCAACTGGGCAGTGGCTTCGTAGTTGACCTTGAACTGCCCCGTGTTAGCGGCTACGTTCCGGGCGTATTCAATCCAACTACGAATCGCATCCCGTGTCGTCATGTCACGGGTTTCGAGGAACGTAGCAGTGAACTGGTTGGTATACATTTCGCGACCAGCATACTTCACGGTTGCTCCGTGAAGAGTGATGGGCACGTCCTCTACCGCTACGCCCGGCAGAATTACGTTTTGACACTTAATCGTAAGCGGCCGGAAGTCCGCTCCCGACGGTACAAGCGGGATAAACAAATCCCAGTTGTACGACAGAAGCGGGTCTGGCAGACTACGGATGTCGGAAAGAGAAGTACGTGCCATTTTCGTTGTCTCCTATTAGACGTTGCCGCCAGAGGCGATCAGTTCCTGGAACGAAACACCCTGTTTGGTAATAATCATCTGCAACTGGATCACCCTTGCCGGAAGGATCGGTTGAATGTAAACATCTACGTTCAACTGGCCGATATTTGCAATCTGTGGCGGGTTGTTCGACGAATCACTGATTACGGCGTAGTCAGCAATACCGCGACCGTTCTTGATTACCTCAAGGAACTGTGCGATAAGCGTAACAATCTGCCGCTTCAGGAAGTCATCGTTCGGCTCGAAGTTGCTAAACAACAGCGCCTGCGATACCGATACCTCGATGATATCCAGCATACGACGCACGTTCACGAAGGACAGTGCGGACGTTTTGGATTGCAGCGTGGTTTGTTCCCATACTGCGATACCGAGACCCGGGAAGTTGCGGACGTAGTTGATCTGCGACGGAGCCAGCAAATCACGCTCGGCTTGGTTGTACTTGTAGCGAACACCAAGCACGTTCAGCGTACCACGATTCAAACCAGCAGGTGCGTACCACACTTGCGACGTGAAGTCGGTGAAGGCGTACACGGCACCAACGTAGCCAGAAGGCGGAACGTAGATAACCAGGTCGTTGTAAGGATCGTTGATACGCAGGTCCGGCGTGTACAGCGTCGCACGGTTGCTGTTGATATTCAGAACGTCACGACGATACACGACTGCCTGAGTCGCGTCCTGATAGGAGGTCGGTACGTCAAGAATCGCAATACAGTCCTTACGAGCCAGACACACGGAGTTCATCTTCAACTGGATAGCGGCTTGTTGCGTACCACCCTCCATGAGGATACGAACCGTGATCTTTTCCGGGTCAATAAACTGATCCCAGCCAGTAACGAAGGCACTCGCGCTAATGCTGCTATAGGCATCACCGTCAGCACCGCCAGCGAACGGGGTATCGACAACACTGAGAACTCCGTACTGGCCGTTGGTATCAGTGTAGGTGGTATTCTTGACGGCGCGAACTACCTTCGAGAAGGTATTTACGCGGGTCTCGATATCCATCTGCTGGCCAAAGCCATCAAGTTTCTCGATCAGGGAAATGTCATATTCCTCGATCGGTTGGCTGCTGCTGATGCTGGTGTCAAAGATAGACAGGCGGAGCTCGTTGCTCAGCGTGAAGTTGGCACTCGGAATCGTTGCCGTAGTTCCGACAACAGTACCGCCATCAGTGAACGAAGCGTTACCCGAACTCGGCTGATTCACGGAGCCAAGATACAGGTACGTGCCGTTAACAGTAGCAGGACGACCGTATATCTTGTAGTACGCTGCACCTTCGACACGGGTAATTGTCAGGACAGGCGACCCACCAAGAAGGCCCACGATAGCAGACACACCGGTTAGTGCATCCGTTTCTTGACCCAGCGAGTTAACCGCAGTTGCCTTGTAGTAGTACGTGGCAGCAGCCAGCGTACCAGTTCCAGTGGGCGGAGTCTGCGTGCCCGTACCAACTACTGCGCCAAGATCAGCATAGGCCACAGTAGGTGCAGTCAGCGTGGTAATCAGGCGGCTAGCAACAACAGTAGGTGCCGTTTGGGCACGATATACCTTGTAGTAAGCGGCGCCAGGAACTGGCGTAATCGTTACTGTCGGGAAATCCGTCAGCGAGGCGATTACCGCAGAAGTAGCAGCCAGAGCACTTGTCTCATTACCAAGCGCATCTACTGCGGTTACTTGATAGGTGTAAGTACCTGCGGTCAGCGTACCTGCACCAGCAAGCGTAATCGGCGCCGTAATCGCAGGCGCATAGATCGTGCTTACCGTAGGTGCATACAGGTTCGTTGAGATAATGGAAGCCTTCAACGTGTCTGCATATACACCAGGGCCAATGGCATACAGGAAGAAAGCATCTTCGCTGATTGTGGGACCAACGGGAGGACTCTGGGTATCAGCGCCGAGAATAGCACCATCGTCAACATACACAGCATCACCCGTGGTGGGCTGAGCAACTGAGGTGATGTAGCGTTGAGCAACAGCGGTTACGTTGGTCTTCTCACGATAGACCTTGTAAGAAACGGCGCCAGCAACACGGGTGATGGTAACAGTTACCTTCTGGCCAAGCGTCAGACCAGCAACAGCGGTCGCTACAAGCGCAGCAGTCTCTTGGCCGTAGGCGTTTACTGCGGTGACTTGGTAGGCGTAGTCACCAGCGATCAACGTACCGCCAGTGCCACCCGCAACTGCGGAAGCCAAAGTCGGAGTAGTAACTGTAGCAAACTCCACGCTATCAGGCGTAGTGCCGCCAGTGACACCGCCAAGTACGGTAGTCGTAGGACGGGTTACGTTGACACCATTTTCTGATGCTGTCGTGATGTTCACGCCACACTTGATACCCGAGTATGCGTAAGCGCCTTCAACTACGCGGACAACGTAGAGTTGGCTCGAACGCTCAAGGAAAGCAAGAGCAGCATAGGCACCGTATCCATTGGTCGGATGCGGATTGCCGAAGGTGTTGATGTACTCTTGAGTGTTGGTAACCAGAACTGGTGAGTTAATCTTGCCACGCTTGGCATGAAGAACGATTGCACCAACAGAGGTTGAAGTGGTCGGAACGACTTGGCTCAAGTCCTTCTCGACAACGTACACTCCAGCGGATTGATAAACAGGCATGATTACTTACCTCCCCTAGTCAGGGTCTTGTCTGTTGGCTTCACTACCATTTCGGGTTGTTGAACTGCGACCGTCTTTCTTTCCTCTACGTCAGGCACTGCTTGTACCTCTTTCGGTTTCTCTATTACCGCAGGAATTACTTCCTTAGGTTTATCTTCCTTGATAATGAGTTGTGGAAATCTACCTTTTGTTTGCTCCGAAATAAAATAACCCTCGGGAACATTAAAGGTCTGCCTTGAAAGCAAGGTCGTACTGCGTTCATCACGTCCATTGCTAACCATAATTGGAATAGCGATGTTTGTTGGATTTCGTACTGTCGTTGGCATGTATGCCTCCTTTCTGTCACAAGATTAAATTAGTGAGATTGTCGCTCAGCACTTACTTCTATTTATGGTGTAGCCGAGATATCACCTGTGACTGACCAAGTTCCACCAATAAATGTCACCATGGCCCAGCCCCATTGTGGTATATATACGACAGGTAAACTGCCGAGGGGGGTATTTATATTGGTCTCATCCTCTCGCGCAATACTTACCAGTGCTGCCGTATCTTTGTACACGCGGAAAGTAAAGCCCTCAGGTGCGTCATAGGTAAGTGTCATAGGAAGAATTACTTGTGACGCGGTCGTTACCCGAACAGGAAAATTAAGCCATGCAGCCGAGGCAATAGTCGTTACAGCAATTTCAATTGGTGAATAAAGAGTCGAGGACACCAACGGAAGCCATTCTGTGGCCAACGGACCTGTCTTAATAAAGAGATTGATAAAGGTTTGATTGGCTCCAGGTGTTGCAACCTGAACATAAATAGCCGGAACACTTCCAGCCACGCCAAGACCAGTTCTCGGGTCCGCTGTTCCCGTAAAAGTTGTCAACTTGAAAGGAAAGTTTGCCTGAACATAAGCCTTGAAAGCATTTAAGCCTTCGTACATGGAATTGATGGTAATATCTGTCATTTTCGTTCTCCTTGATTAACTACGGACCATACCACTTGTATTTAGTTAGGTAACTAGTGCTGGTATCCAGCATAGCGATTTCGTTGTCAATAATCCGTGTCAGGCTTCCCAGTGAGGTATATGAAGGAATTAGTAGTCCTGTACCATGTGCAGCCCAAATTGAACCATTCCAATCGTATACCTGTAGTGTCTGGGCATTTCCGTCAATGTAGGCAACCGACGTTGTTGTTAAATTGCACTGTATAGGGTTAAGCGTTGCTGGTATTGATAGCGGAGTACCTAGTAGTGTCCAAACGCCACCAGAGTATTGATACGCTCTTAACTGGTCGTTTTGATTATCATTTAGGCAGTACAGGCCTGTGTCCATTCTTGAAAGAATGGGAATCGTCACGCTAACTCCAAGAGAAGTTCCCGCCAGGGCCCACACGCTTCCGTTCCAATTATAGGTACGTAGTTGGTCTCCGGTACTATCAATGAAAGCAACATTAGAAGAATCTATTGGTGCCATAGAGCCAGAAGATTGCGAAATAGATAAAGACGAACCAACTTGGGCCCAGTCTGTTCCATCCCAAGAATAGGTCCTCAAGGTGTTAGTAACCGCAGAAGCGACCGCAACAGTTGTGGCATCTAGGTTTGTTATGGAGAAGTAGTTAGTCCAAGCACTAATTGTCAGTTCATTGCCAACAAGAGCAAAAGTCGAGCCTGACCACTGATACGTGGCCAACTTAATGTCTGTACCGTTAGAATAGATAACAGCAAATAGGTCTGACCCTAAATAAACCAGACCTGATGCTACTGCGTCTGTTAAGGTAGGAGTTCCTTCTACACGCCAACCCGTAAGAGGTCCTGACGACTGGTTATAAATGCCAAGCATACTCATTGTCAAAACTCCTTGGGTTTTTATTCTTGGTAATACCTCAAAGAGACATCCGTGTCCCTATAGGTATATTTACGGAACCATGTCACCAACAGTTACCCAGGTGCTACCAGTCCCTAGGAAAATGCGGTTCTCCAGATAACAAGAGGCTACTTTGTTGGCGTTTACAGTCGTGGCACCTGCACCTTGCAGTATGTCTGCAAATCCGGTAGCGACGGTAATCTGAGCGGTGCCTTTGTTCCGGAAATTGAATGTGAAGCCAGAGGGCAAAGCCAAACCAAGCTGGTTAGGAATTCTGATAGTGATCGGAGTATTCTCGTTGAAGACTAGCGTAGCACCATTGTCTGAGGCTGTAACTGTGTAGGTACCAGCCGAAGTAGAAACTGGAAGGCTACGTTGCAACATCGAACCAATCGGATACCAAGTACCGTCTGTGATCGACTTAATCCAAAACAATCCGTTAGCGTAATCCTGAGTAACCTGACCAGGTAGAGCCGCAGCAGAAGCTGGCGTCGGATTTATGTTGGGGTCACCCGCGTAGGAATCGGCAAATGGAACGTACTGCTGAGGCTTTACATAATTAGCCGAGACTGTTTTTTCTACTTCATTCTGTTTTGTGTATATCGGGATGCTTGCACCATCAACAAAGTATGCGTCAGACTGCTGGGCTATGACCAATACAACACCAGCGTCCAGTTCATAGTATGCTAGGAACTGAGCGATGTTAATTATTTTGGAAGTTTCTCCAACTATGAAAGTATCGCTTATGGTTGCTATGGTTACAGCTGGGTCACCTGGGGTAGTCTGAGACTGCTGGATTAAAATGTTGAATGGTAGATTTTCCGTTCTGGTGAAGTTGGATTCAGTCAGGGTTATTGTCATATCTCCCGTCAATAAATCCGTACTGGTAGATAAGGTAGCCACCGGTGTATTAGGAGTGTAAACGAAAGATACTGTCGTTGACCAGGCTGATACGAGACCAATCTCGTTTATCGCACGACACCTTACGTAGTAGGTTCCACCTGGAAAGGCACCAAGTATGTTGAAGTCGGCTACGTTAGCCATCCGCAAAGAATCACTGTTGCCAACAGGAGACGACGCCGTATAAACTCCTAGCAGAGAGGAGGTGTTAAATAGGTTGTCAGTGGCCAGCTCCCAGTAGAAAGCCTTAATGGGCGAAGGGAAATCACCTACTAAAGGTGCAGGAGCAGAACTAATGAAAACACCCAAGTTAATGTCGCCCGCGACTGAGGAAATTACGGGCGCTGTAGGAGTATAAACGTAATCGTAAGGTCCAGGTAGAGTTAGAGCAGAGTCAGGACGAGTGTACGCACGTACCTCCGATATGTAGGTAGAGCCTGCAAAGTTATTTGTGAACAATAGGGTGGTCTTTACCGCTCCGTCCGACAGTTGTGCATTTTCAATGTCAGTAGGGGTTACTACATGGTAGATGTACTCAGCCTCGTATTCTCCAGGAGAAACTTGTCTCACGGACACAGGAGCAATGGTTGTAGTATTGTAGATTGTTGGATCGTATTGATTCGTTACTTGTACATAGATACCAAGCCCCTGAACCGCAAGCACGGAGACAGCCTGACACTTAACCACTACGTGGATAAAATCCGCAGTAGTTGTTGACTGTTGCATTGCATCAATTATCAGGTACTGACCTTGAGTCAGTAGATAACTGGTGTTAGAGGCCGTGCCATTGCCGTATCCAATATTACCAACCGTTGAGATTGGAGGAGGCGTACCCAGCCACTCTGCTACAATCATTGTGGGCTGAATCATTGCAAAAATAATGAAGGCACTGGAGTTTATGCCAGCGTCAAACACATAGAACTCACCTACCTTATAAGAAGCGGTGCTTGCTACGGCCAGGGCGGTTATATTGCCTCCAAAAGAAGGGCCAACTGTGCCAGGATCGGCCATAGTTGACTGAGGAAGTGGATCAGTTATCGAAGTAGACGCCGCCACCATTGTTGAAGACGCTGCTTGCAGGGCGTTCAACAGCAGGTTAGGAGACTGCTGTAATGCAGAAAGTTTCATGTCAGTTCTCCTTAGATGGCCACGTTGTCATTGGTGCCGTCATAGGCCAGCGACAAGTTAGCGTAGTTCACATCGACAATCAGCGGGTTCGTATCGTTGGCAATCGTATACGTGGCAGCAATACCTTTCTGTATAGTCAGGTTGTTGGTAGCGAACGTACCGTTTGCGTCCTTAATAGGAACGTAGAAGGTATTAGACAGAGTTACTGGCAAGGTCGCAGTTATCGGACCAGCAGCAGTATCTACTATGTAACCTTGGCCGGCAACGATGGTGAAGTTCGTGCTGACTACGTTCCAGACAACAGCACCACCGCCACCGCCAGCAAACACAAGGGTCCACGTTGTGGCACCAGTTTTCAGGTATATTTCAGGCGTGTCAGTGCGCAGGTAGAAGTCGTTTACAAGGCCAAGAGTGTTCCCGTTGGGAACGCCTGTGCCACTGTACCAGTTGGTGCCAAGAGTCTTCTGAACCCAAGCTCCAGAAGACTTTGTGTAGACGCCACGGGTTGAGGCGGACTGATCGAAGTACCAGTCACCATCTGCGCCGATTGCTGGGTTAGCGAGGCCTGTGCCAATATACCATGTAGTAGCCACTGTTGGTGCTCCTGAGCCGAAGATTTGCCAATCTATGTTGGCGGGTCCTACTTTGATGTAGGTGTTGAGTAGAACGCTTACGCTGTCATCCAGTGTGTCCACCTGCATATACAATGAGGGGATATTACCTGGATGCCCATCCGCAGATGGGTCAATCAGTCCTTTGTAGCAAGTCAACTTGTATGGCAGGTTGGCCTGTACAAAATCCTTGAACTGATTTAAACCGGCGTAAACGTCGTTGACCGTCATATCTGTCATACGAGTCTCCAGCAGGCTAGAAGGTTGATACCTCGATGGGTATTATGAAACAAAGATTGTTCGAGCAAGTGTACCTTCATCCCATCCAAAAGTAACGGTAGCCGAAGCTCCAGAGACAAGTGAAAAGGCTACAGAAAGAAGTTCAGCAGGCAAACTGAAAGTTCCGTCTATAGTATAGGCCGAAGTGTTGGTAAAACGTATTGAGTCTCCAGGCCTAAGGCCAGCACTAAACGGTATGTCGGCACCAGTTACAGCACCCGACGCTCGAAAGTTCACTTGACTCACTGGAACAGAAATTGCTGTGTTGGATCCTGGGACAGGCGAATAACTCATGGACTCCGACCAGCCATTTTCTACGGTAAAGTCTACAGGATTCCAGGTCATGGTAGACGTTAGATAGCACAAGTTTGATGGATATCCAAGAAGCCAACTATCAATATCTACAACGGCTCCTGAACCCGACTTCTGAACTAACGTCTTGCCCAAAGGAAAGCCTCCAACGTTTATTACTAAGTAGCTCGGTGCAGTGTAAAATATGTTTGAGTCCGTATATATTTGGATTAGACCACTACCAAGAGCGTCTTGTGGACGTGTGGTTAGATCGCCTACAGTTACGCCTGCCAGTATCTCGGCTGATTCAATCTGTATTGGAAGACCGTAACTCTCCTGACAATTTTCGTCATACTCCGAGACTACGATTCTGGAACCGTAAGAGTTAAGGTAACTCAAAACCGAGAGTTCGTTGTTCTGTAGTTTTGTGGAATAGTTCTGTACAGCACTAGCGGTGGAAAACCTAGACAAGCAGCGACCTCCATTATTCCCGAGTGCTATCTTGTTTTGGTTAGCGCCTCCACCACTTACGGTTACTACTAGGTCATCTGGATACATGATTTCACAATCATTTGTTCCATAAAACAGAGGTGTAAGTCCACCGAGGCCAAGAGACGCATCAAAGAGGAGTTCTAGATTTTGAGTTATACCTAAGCCACTATAGTTTTGGAAAAGTAGTTTTGCGCCAGTCTGAACCCGGCCCAGTATAACGTCACTAGAAAAGTGTGTTGACAAGTTGGACTTTATTAGCAGTCCGTGCTCTATGATTAAGGTACCTGAACGTACATTATAGGCCTCGTTAGTGCAGGTGACGGAGCAGTTATCCAAATTGCCACCAGAACCGGATATTACATACATTGCAACGTCGATGCGGTTACCTGAGGATGTAATAAAGTTTGGAGTCTGTATGTCAAAAGGAACAGTACCCGTGTATAGGGTTATGTCTGAGTTGATACCTGATATCTGCAGGAAGGACTGCATGTTTGTCAGTACGGAAACTACTCCATAAGGTTCTATTACCAACGACGTTGATATAGAACTTATAGCAAAGTAGGACCCAAAGGATATAGGCATAGCAGCGGCTGTTGGACACGTAACCCGAATGTTGCCCTGTACCGCTAGGCTACACTGGATAAACGCACCCTGCTCAAATCCAACTAGAGTCAATGGTTTGGCGGTTCCACCTAAGCCTGGAATAGCGGATAAACCTAGCGCTACGTTACTGTCTAAGAATAGGAAACAGAAGGTTGCTGACTGAGAGCCTGACTTCTGAAAAGTCCCGTAGATTGCTTTAAGGCCATACTGTGGTAGCGTGGCTCCCGAATACACATACTCAATAGCACGGTTGTAGATGAAGAACGGAAGTGCATACAGGTAATACTTGTACTGAACCGTTATCGGAGTCGTAGCCACACCGCTGCTAAAAAATTGCAGCGTACCATACTGCAGGTCAATCTGTACCTCAGTCGCACTGGCTGGCGCAGTAGTCACAACCGTAAAGCCCGGAACAACAACTGTTCCAGGAACGATAGGATTAGTTCCAGCGGCTGTAAGTGTTACCAGAAGACCATTAGACGGGGTTACACCCTGGTTAGTAACGCCAGACTGTGCCGAAGGAAACACCACGTATTTCGGCAGGGCGTCCGAGTTCACAAAACAAGTGCCGCCAGTTGCTACCCGAATCGTTAGATACGGATAGTATCCTTCAAGTTTAATTGGCTTAGACAGCACAGTGCCATTGGGTATTTCCAGAATAACGTCAGCAGACGAGGAGAAGGAGTTCTGATCTAGCCAAGTCAGAAATTCTTCTACGGTAGTTGCTGGATACCCAGAGCCCAAAATAAAAGTCATTGTGCCGCGCTTGGTATAGGGCGCGACCACAGAATAAAGTGCCATGATTAAGCCCTCTGTTGAATCCAGAGTTGCAGGGTGCCAGTGAAGTTACGCATTTCCATATCTCCTATTTTGTGCTTTTCTCATGTTATTTTTCCAAGAGTCGGAGAATACCGGACGACTCTTTCCAGTCTTGGAAGCAGAAATAGCAGCACAGTGTTCTGACGAATAAGGTCCTCTCTTTATGCCCTTCTTGGCTAAACTTAGTTTTCTCTTATGCTCCTCAGAGAGTTTCTTACCTGAGTGTGCTTTCCTTAGTTTATTTTTAGTCTTGTCAGAACAGGTTCGACCTATATTTGACTCCGATATTTTAGTTCTATGCTCAGCGGAAAGTTTTTTGCCTCTTTTCGACTCGGAAATTTTGTCTTTAATTTCCTGAGACATAGGTGCGCGTTCTTTCGCTTTCTGACTTAGTTTTCTACGATGCTCGGAACTGAAGGTGTGACCCGTTAAACCGCCACCACCTTCTACCTTATTAAGTAACGGACCTGTACCTGATACTTTCTTTCCAATACAGGCTACAAGTTTTCTTTCTAGGCTCAAGGCTTCACGATCAGTAAGATCGCTTTGGATTATCTTGTATACTGGTGTTAGCCCTGCAGACTGTATTTTAGTTAGGAGTTTATTCAGTGGATAGTTTTCTTTCCTAGATTCATGGTGTTGCAGCCTATTTCCAGAACCTTTACCAATATAGATAGGTTTATTTGGAAATATCCAAGTTACGTTGTCTGTATCCTTATATAGGAATGGACCTATTTTTCTCGGGTCCTGTACTATGTAGGTATAGAAGTGAGTCAACGGATACTTCTTATGCTTTATGGTTTCTAGTCTGGACGCTAGATCATCCGCGTTGTCTTCTGAGAGTAGTCCTTTAATGACTCGTATACCCAAATTTTGGTAGCCAACTTGGATGAACCTGTTCTTGGATTTTCTTACGTCCTTTAGTTTTCCAGAGAAAAACCTAAGAGGCTTGTGCTTAAGAAGGTGCTCGTCAACAGCGTATTTGCCAGGATTAGACAGGTCAACTACGCACCAAACAATTAGGCTCTTTGTGCTATCCATAACTGCAAAGTTCCTGTAAAATTTTGGGAGGTAACAACGTCATTCAGGTACATGATGTACGCGCCGTTCGGATTAGGCGTACCTGCTACATCGCATATACGGAACTTCTGGCCAGCAGCATTACTCGGCGCGGTGACTTGGTCGTTGGTCAGTGCAAACAGAGCAACGTCCTCTACCTGTACTTTGGCCAGATCAGTGACCGTGTAGCCAATAGGTGCGATGCGCGATAGCATCGGGAACGTGACCAAGTGGCGTGGAATAGTGTAGTCCAAGGCATCCCCCGAGTTCGCAAGTCTGATGATTGTTACTGTGGAAGTTTTCGTTCCAGGATTATACAGAGTGAGTGATCCAACCTGTGTCGTGGTAACGAACATAGTCTGGTTGGTCATTGTCACAGGCGCGTTGGCTTCTATCTGCGTTGTAATCGTGATTGGGTATTTGCTATATAGAGCCACACCTACTGTACCAACGATTTCGGAAACAATCATCGTGGAGTCAGGTGGAACGGAAAGAGTACGCTCGGCAATCATGCCAAGGTCTTCGGTAATGGCTGAACGAACTGCGAGCAAGTTCCTGCGTAGTTTTTCGTCCGCAGAGTATATACGCAGGTCAAGTGCCAGTGTCTTGGCGTTGGTAGTCATCTTCTATTCCTCTTCGGCGGAATCATCAAGGGTTTTTATCTCAAGGATAATTTTTTCCGTCTTAGTAGTCAAGTACGGATCGTCGTTTGGAATCTCAACGTAATTCGGTTCACGGCCAAGTTCCTGTTGTCTACTTATAGTCTCTCCAATGGTTTCACCCGGAGAAACAAGCACAGGACCAATTACGATGTTGCGGAAGATCGGATATTTTTCAACGTCTACTATGGCTTTGTTCTCGGAGAAGTAACCTTTAATCTTGATGGTGCCTAGCATTTCGTAGTTGTTCGGAATATCTATCGTGTTGTCCTTTTCAGGTGTTGCCAGACTGGTATCTAGTTCAACCTGAATGGAAATAGCCACACCATCATACTTGACGTTGAAGTTCATATTCTTTCTTACTGCGGCAAACATCCAAGCATTAACGAAAGACATGGATTGCCAGAAATCGTTTGTGAGGAAAGACACCTCACACATCATGTTCACAGGAATAATTATGTGGCGATTATACGTGGTGAGGCTGTCGTTTGCCGATCCGTAAGTTCCCATACGCAGCATTGACTTGGCATTATATGAATCATTGCCCTGTGGTATTTCTACGCTGGTCATCCTCAGAAACAAATATGGGTACTGAAAAGTACCTGATTGTTCCTGAATCTGTTTCAGGATATGCCATTTGTCTGAGGTAGAAATGAACTTAGGTGTTATTGCGGAATTTGTACTTCCAGCATCCGTTGCCTCGGTATCAACCGTGGAACTAAATGCTTTGGCCAAATACTGTAATGCGCCTTGGAGAATTATTCTTTCGAGCGTCAAGTTCACGGTTCACACCTCGTTTATATCAGTGCTGAAATGAAATTAGTGTGACCAGCGAGCCGACGACCAAAAAAAGGCCCGCAAGCAATTAAGCCTACGGGCCTCAAAGTCCCACTCCAGGTGGGCGCGGTATTACTTCTTACCTTTCGGTTTTCCTTTCGACTTATCCTTCGAAGGCTTGGCGGCAGGTTTTGCTGCTTTGCCTTTTGCGGCAGTCTCAGTCTTACCGGAAAGGATACGAAGATTTGCTTGAGCACGAATCTTGCGGCGAGCAATCAGCGAAGCCTCTTCATCGGCTTTCTTGAAGTCTTCGGCATCAATATCACCGTCGCCATCAACATCACCTTCAAATTCGTCTTCGTCCGATGCAGATTGAGCAGCAACGGCCGCTCTGCGCTGCGCGCGTTTCGTGGCAGACGCAAGCGCCTTGGCCATTACTTCGCCGTCGTCCTCTTCAACTTCCTCGTCATCAACCGTCATTTCGAGGTCTTCCTCGTCGATTTCGTCTGTTGCTTCCTCTTCTTCGAGGTCTGCATCCAGGTCGTCATCGTCAAGTTCGTCCGCGTCGGCTTCCTCAACTTCCTCATCTTCGTCTTCCTCTTCCCAGCCTTCTGCGTTGGCTGCGTTGAGAGTTTCGATGGTGTCGTCAAAGTCGTCCTGTTCGGACGCCAGTTGCATGTGTTTGGCTGCTTCCTTGAACTTGATCGTGGCCTCTTCTGGCTTTTTCGACTGTACGAGAGCAGAACCCTCTTTGTGTCGTAGGGAAGCCATCAGAAGGTGGTCAAGCGCACGGAGAGTTACTTTAGTTCCCATGGCTTAGCCCTCTGGTAGTTTTGGTTAGCAAAGTGGAGAGTGCCTTTGATATTATCGCCAGCACTCACACTTTACAATACGCCGTATTAGATACGACGCGCCTTGGCTACCGAGCGGGAGTTGGCAATGACCATCGAGATCAGCTCGGTCATCCACCAGCCCTTACCAGGAACCTGTTCAATCGAACCATCAATCGGGGTGCTGGAAACGCCACCACGATCAGTGTAGATACCGTGGTTAACGGAATCCGAGATGATGAACATTTCGCCCTGGTTCAGGACTTTGTGCTGCGGGTGACGGAACGCGTCGGTGTAAACGGTCATGCCCAGGATCGTACCCAGTTGACCAGTCAGCAACAGTTCGTGCTTGCTAACCGGGTCGATGATGGCAGCGAACTGCGCGTCACCAACAATGTCGCCCCAGATATCGGTAGCGATCAGGTAAGACGAGGCAGCCAGGTTCCAGCGGGTTACCAGAGTCTTGAGCGCAACAAGTGCGGACGGGTTCATCGTGCCCACGATAGTCGTGAACTCGTTGGACACGCCAACAGTGTTGGTAGCAAGACGGTACCACAGACGGTCTTCTGCAACCATCACACCTTCTTGGGCTTCTACGAACTTCTCTTCCAGAACATCACCAACAGACTGCTGGATTTCACGCTCCTCGATGAACGGACGAGCGTTGATGTAAAACTCCGGCGGGAAGTACATATTGTCACGGACGATCTGCGAGAACGTCTTGGTCGGTGCACCAGCAACGGTTGCAACACCGTTCTTGAGGCGCATCTTGACGTACGGACGCTGACCTTGCGACAGTTCCTGGCGAGCCAGGAAGCGACGCATGAAACCTTCACGGTTCGCAGCGATGTACAGTTCGTCGGCCAGGGTAGCACCGAGTTCCTTGTGGGCATCGCCGCTGTTGAAGGCAGCAGTCAGCATTTGCTGGTGAACCTTAGCCTTCTCTTGACGACGCTCGGCTTCGGTTTCGGTGATGACGGACGAGGTCTCAGCGGCAGCCAGCAAACGAGTGATCTGGCCAAGCAGATCCTTGTTGCTGTTCGCGTTGACTTCGCCATTGCGACCAATGGCGCGGGATTCACCCTTGCCTAGGCGCAGTTCAGTTGCAACTACCGGCTGTTTGAACGAAACGCCAGTCATGTTCGGCTTTTTCATGGTTTAGACTCCTGTTATCTCAGCCGGGTTAGATATCAAACACGAGGGCAGGAGTGGTCGTGCTCACGCCCGGTACTTCGATGATAACTGCGTTAGGAACCGCAGTTGCACCGCCGATCGTGTACAGACCATTCGCAGTCACCGTAAGAGCACCACCAGCCGACCAGTCTACACTGGTATCGAACTCAGTGGTAGCAATGCGGCCCTTACGGATGACACCCATGGTGCCAAGCGTCAGGTTCGCAGCGCCGCCCGGCGGAATGTCACCTTGTACCGACAGAGCCTCGACCGTGGTCGGGCTGTAGCGATACGAAAGTGCCAGGGTCTTGCCTGCGCCGTGATGAGCGTAAGCAAGCGTCAGGACGTTGCCAGTCAGGTTGTACTCGTTGGCTGCGGCCGGAACCGGAACCGAAACGGTGATGGCCTGAGCCGTGGTGTTGTCGTAGAAACGGATGTTGCCAGTCGGGGTACGAGCCAGCGTGATGCTGAACGTAGCCGGTGCCGGAGCAATGGTCGGCGAAACAACGCTTTCCATCATCGGCAGGTACAGCAGGGTCAGTTGCTGAGCCATCGAAGCACCGTAGTACTGGCCAGCACCAACAAGGCTCGGCTTAACGCCGAAAACGCCACCGGTGTAGTCAGAAACAAGGGCTTGACCTTCAGCAGTTACCGTGAAGCCGATTTGCACCGGAACTTCAACGGACTCAACGATACGAGTCTTATCGAATAGCAGCATGATTGCTTCTCCTATTAAAAGATGCGGCCGCCGTTGCGACTACGAAGGTCGACAACGGTAGAACGGATGTCCGAAACTGCCAGGCTGGAAGTCTCTTGGGTTTTGCCACCACGACGAAGGCCTGCACCTTCGAGGCGAGCCTCGGTAGGTACGGTCTCGTCCATGTCCACTTCGTCACCAGCATCTACTACGGTGGTCGGCTGGTAGTTCATGTCGCCAATCGAAGTCGCAAGTTCATTGCGGAATTCAACGGATTTCGACAGAAGTTCCTGAGCCTTCTCGAACAGAGACTTGTGATACGGGTCATTGTACTGGGCAAAGACCTTGTCAACTACACGGGAGGCACCTTTGAAACCAGATGCAGCCAGTTCGTTTTTGAAGGCTTCTTTCAGCACATGTGGTGAACCCTTGAACCATCCTTTGTTCAAACCAGCAGCAACGATGCCAACTGCTTGGCGGAAGTCGTCGCTTACATCCTTAATCTTGGATGCAATTTCACGCTGCGCTTTTTCGACGCCAGCAGTAACACGCTCATTGACCAACTCCGGAACAGGGAACTTTACAGCAGCCAGTTGGAAATTGTAGTGAGCAAGTGCCTTTTCTGCGCCTACTTTACGAACAGTGTGCTTGATGGCGTTTGCAAACGCGGTGGTTGCGAATACGCCTTCATTTTGACCCGCATTAGCGCGAGTCAGGTGACCTACCGGAATGCCGCCTACGAAGGCAACAATACGATCACCATAGCGTTCAATCGACAGGTCACCCTGAACGATTGCCGCAAGACAGGACTCCTCGAAGTCCACTTCTTCATCTTCACCGACCGCGTCATCTGCATCGTCTTCCGCGCTTTCTGCGGATTCGTCTGCATCTTCACTGTCATCGGCCGTGGCCAGCATGATTGGTTCAGTAGCCGGCTTCGGCTCCTCAACTGCTACAACAGGTGCATCAGCAGGCTTGACGTTATCGACAGGTGCAGCCGGTGCCTTAACATCGGTTTCTGCAGCCTTAGGAGCAGCGTCGGTCGCAGCGGCTGCGGCCTCAACTTCTTCCGTTTCGTCTTCTTCGTCATTGATGGTCAGATCAACGTCGTCCATTTCCTCGTCAGTCAGATCGTCGCCATCGGCAGACAATTCAACATCTTCAAGGTTTTCTTCAACGTCTTCGCCCTCAGTCGGGGGCATGTATTCGATTTCTGTGCCACAGGTGACACAGTGCATCTTTGTACCCAAGGCAGAGGCAGTTTCGAGAGTTACGATGTTGTGCGTTCCGCAAGAGGAACACTCCACATTCGCAAGATTCTCGTCGTCACCAATGTCCTCAGGAGAAAGAGCACCTTCACCGTCTTCAACGTCAACCTCATCCGAGCCACAAGTGACGCAGAACGGTTGGCTACCTGCAAGGGCAGAGAATTGCGTAGTGCAACCCTCACACTTAAATGCAGACAGGACCGTATCTTTGTTCACTTCTGGTGCGGCAGCGGCAATAACGTAGAAGCCGGCGCCTTTCTCGTCAGAAGCGGCGTTAAGAACGCTCGCCTTGACTAGATGTGCCTTCTTCGCCTTCGCCATTTGCGTCTCCGAAGTCCCAAGTTGTGAAATGTACGCCCTCAGCGACTTTCGCCGTTGTGTGCGTGCAAACTAAAATTAGTATGCACAAGATTAAATTACATTCGAGTGCCTACACAGACCTACCGCCGGCCTATAGGACACTATTAAATGGATACCACTAGGATTAAGCCTGAGGCAGTGCGTTAGTCTCTACTTGAACTACAAAGTATCTACTTCCATACTCTAAGTTATTGATTTAGATACAATTATCACTCGCCAGGCTATTTAATACCTAAATATGTAAATAGCAGCACTGGGAAGAGTAATGATATGTTCCAGACGGTAGTCCTGAAAGGGTACTGCATACCAGTGCCACATTAGACTATTGGCTATACGGACACACGGAGTAACAGATGGAAGTATTGAAGTTCATTGGATTGGTACTAGCCACTTGTCTGCTCTGGCTATGTATACTGGCTGTCAGTATTGGAGTGCCTATGGGTATTGTATATGTGGGCTATATACTGTTTATTGGTACTGACTCTGTTTGGGTTAAGATGGCTATTGTTGCCGGGTGTACCTTTCCATTAGTAGAGATTGTTCCTTTCATTACCTCGATCTTGTTCAAGAAGGCCTGATTACACGGTATGAAAAAGGTTAAGATTAAGTACCTAGAAAATGACAGCGGTGAAAAGAAGAAGATGACCATGACTGTACACACGGTAGTGCGGTCTGAATACTCTGCAGGTAAGGGCCGGGTGTTTAAGGTTAATGACAAGATAAAGATGCGTGATGTGGCATGTGTCAGTAGTGGACGTAGGTTCATTAAACAAGGATGTGCTTTGCTGGCCGAGACTGGGAGTCAGGTTTGGTACACCACGTTTACTTACGCTAAGAAGGTTAATAGTGGACGTGTGGCCTGTGAGGACTTGAAGTGGCTTAAGGAACAAGCCTGTGTGGATAAGGGTGACAGGTTCATTGGAGTAATTGAACTAAGTGAGGATGGCGATCTGCACCTGCATTGTCTGAGCAGCAAGGAGATTGGTACTGAGGCTATTTGGAATAAAGGACTCGTGCACAGCCGGGTTCGGTACTACAACGCCGAGCGGGCTGGCAAGTACATGGCCAAGCAGTATGGCAATGGTAAGGAGTACACGGTCAGTTATAGGGGTGTGACCAAGACCTTCAAGGGAATGGAAGGGTTCAGAAAGTTGTGGAAGAATCTGCCATTTGCTATTATGGACAGCGTGACCAATTCCTTGGTTAAGGATACAAGTAAGACCCAGAAGGCTGAGATAACCGAAGAGCAAGTAGAGATTGGTGAGGGAGAGTTGTTCGCTGTGATAAAGGCTGATCTGGCCTGTTTGGGTAAGTATGAACTTGAGGCTCTGGACGTTAAAGGGTTCAGGCTACGTTTGAATAACCTGCAACTCAATCGTGGGCGTAACGGTACGCTCTACGCCAACAACAACGCTGCCAAGAGCAGCCCGCTGGTACAGTGGATGATCCAGAACAAGAAAGACGTTCTGGTGGCCACTTTTCTTAAGGCCAAGGAGAGGCTTCTGCTCGATTACGAAAACAACCTGAATACGAAGAACAAAGTGCTCTAATGGGCTGGAAATCGTGCAGTCCTAGGCGAGTTTTAGGGCTGTCGGTGTCTCTATCACATAGACGCTCTAAAAACCCTGTTTTCCTGCATGGTTTGTCTATGTAGGTGTGGGTCGTATATAGCATCAAAAGTTTGCTATAAAGGCTAGTTTGTGAGGTGGCGTGTTTTACGACGTATTCTGAGGGTCGTGAAAATAGGCGTTTTCTCATGTAAAAACGCGCCTTGTGAGGGTCGTTAGAATGTGCTATAATAGCAGCGTAAGTGGGCCATGCTAGAACAGCGATCAAAAGTTTGCGTAAAGGAGCAAGATATGACGACCACGCGAGTAGACTTCTTGGTGAACACGGTAAGCCTTGAAGGAAAAGGGACCTCAGTGTCAGGCATGCAGGGCAACGCGGAAGTGGCGCTTGAACTGTGCGCCAAGATGCAGGAGATAATGGCCAACGATGCCTTCATCGGGTTCAGTGACGAACAACTCGCCAGTCACGTTCGCCACTTGTTCAAGTACGGCCAGCACATGAATGAGCACGAGGGCCCGGTCCGCGACATTCAAGGTGAACTGGCAATTCATCACTGGTCACGCAAGTCGTAATACCAAACCAAACATTAGGCAAGGAGTAATATACATGCAAACTACCTGGACTAACGGCCGAGTGGCACTAGCGAAAGACCTGATCTTCGGTCTTTGTGTGTTCACCGAAAACGACAAGGGTGAGACGGAGTGGATTCCCGTTGACGCGCTGGAACTTGATGAAGTGGAACTGATCCATCGGATGGTTGACTACAACCCCGGCTGTATCTACCAGAACGATCTGAACGCAATCCTCGAAGCCAAGAAAAAGGAGAAGCAAGATGCGACCAATGACAAAGCGGGTTAAGGTCCTGTGCTTCATTGCACAGTTCCTTCCGTTCAATGTGATGCACGTTGAAGCCGTGCGTATCGGCAACCGAGTTACTGACGGCCTGTTTCTTTTCGGCAAGCACGTGTGGACGGAAACGAAGACAGATGAATCACAAGTTTACATCCACGACTATTCAGAAAGTGAATTGACGTGGTGGGCATCGGAAGCAGGTGCCTTCAAGGCTGCCAACAGTGTTCACGCGATTGAAGTGCTTAACGGGTATGGTGTACGACCTTATGCAATGGGCCCGTATGATACTCTGGAAAAGGCGGATCACTTTTCAAAGAGTCTCGGAGGTCAGAATGCTTAACATGAAGTTCTACCAACTCTCGGAAAAGATTCCTACATCAGGCACCGATATCATATGGTTCGATAACCCACCTAACTCGGCAGAATTGCTGATGGACCTGAAACAAGGCATCGTCACTGATGGTGAGGGCTTTGATGACTGGGATGACAATCTCATTGAAGAAGGTGATACACCAGAAGTTGTACGGAAACAAAACCACATTGTAATTGAAGGAGACTCCCAAGCAACCACCATCAAGAAAGACTGCGCTCATTTCTTTTGGTGCGACGCGAAACAAACTTTTGACCAACTCGAAAAACTTCTCGGAGGCTGACATGAAAAACAATCAACCGCTCAACGCGCAAGCCGTGAAAGACACTCGCTTTATTGATCGCGGCCTTCCACTCTGTGATACCCGTTGGCACGACAAAGATGGTCGTGTTACCCGCAAGGGTTTTCTCGACGGCTGCATCGAACGCTTCGACGTGAAAGGACGTGACGGCGTTACCGTAACAATTCGGTTGGTGCGTGACCAATTCGACAACGCAGCCAAGTATTTTTACACGGTTGAGTGTAGCGACAACTACACCCTGATGACGGGACTGTCCGTCAACGAGGTTGACTTCAATATGGACATAGGTCTGCACGTGACCTCGTCGCTCAAGGAAGCGCGCAAAGCCTGTACCTACTTCCGCAGCGGTAAGTTGAAGAAGAACGGCAAGTTCCAATAACCACTGGTTGTCAAGAGGACTCCAATGTACAAGTTCTATTCCGCACTGCTGGACGTAAACCTGAAGAGCATGAGACTGGTTGACAAGTCTCTTGGCAAGTGGGACCATGTGAAGGCCGCTCAGGCCTTCTTTGGTCAATTTCCGCACATGACCAACACACTGGACTTCCTCATTATGGCCGACGAGTGCGGCTATATCGAGGAAGATTTGGCCGTTTCCTACTTCGTCAAGGACGCCACATCACTTGAGGCAATCAACAGCCTGAAGATCGACAAGGTGGATTTTTCTCTCCTGCTTCAGGCAAGTGAGTTGTTTACGGTTGCCTTTCCATACCACTCGGACGTGTCACCTGTTCTGGTGATGATCTCCGACCTTGACGACTTCCAACGTCGTATCAAACGTGTGCATCCCAGCACCTCTGGCCTCAAGGGTCAGGGTGTTGAGGACAAGTACAGTTTCCACATGGTCATGAAGTTTCCAGCCACACCAACTGTGCCTGAGTCCTACTCGCGCCTGTCTCTGCCTCTTGGCATCATCGGCAAAGCAATCCAGTGCAAAGACAATCAAGAGTTTGCTGCCTTGATTCCGCTGGACGAGCGCGTAGCCGTTGAGGGCCTCACCTTAGAAGAAACGGCGATGCAGTTCCGTGCTCTGCAATTCGTGGCCAAGTTCCTCGTGTATCGTGCAGGTGCACCTGATCGTTTTGCAGACGGCTGCCCGTCGAACGAAAAGAGTAGCAAGTTCGTTTCGGCTGCTGGCCATCGCAAGACGTTCTCGGTGCCAGCGTTGTCTGCGGCAACCGAGCACTACCGCTGTGCCCACTTCCGCCAACTTCGTGCCGAACGCTACTACACCAAAGAGCACAAAGACAAGGCTGTTGGCAGTCGCATTGTGTTTGTCCATGATTCCGTGGTGAATGCCAAAGTAGATGACATAAAAACCGTAGAGGAGAAAACGTAATGACCAAGAAGAAATGTGACTGTGGTCCCAACGAGGGCTGCTCCCTGTGTTGCAAGGCTCCAATGATGATATTGAAAGACCTCAAGCCTACAAAGAAGGTGAAAACCGTGAAAAAGAAAACTGATATAATCTCCGCAAAAGAGTTCGTCGCTGGTATAACGGCTCCGTTCCCCTACAAGCGTTCCGATCTGGACGTGATCGTTACGCTGGGTGTTGGCAAGTCCAAGATGGTGCCGAGGGTAACGGTGCGTCTGATAAAGAAGAACGACTACAAGAAGTGCCTCTGGGAGGGCAATTCCACTGTTGCCGAAGTCGAATCATTCAATGACGACGAAGCCTTGATGGCCTTTGTCAAAGCCAAAGTCGGCGTGGTCGTTCCGGTTGAGATTTCCTACGACTTCAAAGAGGTCAATAGCGGCCTGATAGGCCTGAACAACAAACTGAACCTTACTCTCGACACGGAAGAAAGTTACTTCACGCTTCGGATGTTCTCCAAGACAGGCAACAAGGTTGTCTGGAAGGAAAGGTTGTGTGCTGATGGCTACGACGGTAGTGATACCGACATTAAAGACCTTGTTGAAAGACTCTGGTCTGATCCAAGCGACGGAGTTGCTAAGGCCTTCTTACGCGCGGCCTTTGACTGTGAAGAAAATGAGATACTTGCCTCAAAAGGAGGTATGGCCTCTTTGTTCAAAGCCTTGAAGAAATTCTCGGTCAAGAACAAGGACTCGGCACTTTCAGCCGTCGTATCGGAAACTGATCCCTTGGTGATGCGCTATATTGCAGGTCGCATTATGGACCTGACTGACGGTATGGGTGACCAAATTACACTCGCCCGTACGCCACTAAGTATTGCTGTGGTTCCGTTCTTCCTCATGACCGACCTGAGTATGAGAAAGTGGCTGAATCGCGACTCTATTGTTGACCTCATACAGGTAGTCATCATGGCCTTTGGTGATCCCGCCTACACCAAGGTCGAAGTGAAGAAAAATCAGGATATCCTCGCGTTGGTTAGCAAGAAAGAGGCCGCCAATGTGTTCTTCGCGGTTGACGACCTAATCGTCATACGGGAAGTGAGTGAGGACAACCAAGTCCTCACCATGGACAGCGTGATTGAACGTGTGAATAACGGCCGCTTCTAAATACTCACAATTCTGTAAAGTAGTATTGTGGGAGTGACGCTAGGGGGGCTAATCAAAAGTTTGCACATATCAGGTGTTCAAGCCAATGATTATCTTCAATGCGAAACTGTAAAGTAATTCGCTAATTTCAAGTCCCGCTAGAAATCGTGCAAACGAGGCCTAGCAACAGTATTCCAGGCAGGTTGACCCCGTTGCTGTCAGGAGTGCATCAAAAATCAATGGGACCCTTCTAGAAGAGGTAGGTAACATGGCGCGTGTAACGAAGAAAGCAACAAAGGCCGACAAAGCAGATGCGAAGGCGAAGAAACTCGCTCTGCGTGAGAAGATGAAGGCCAAGAAGATGAAAGAGAAAGCCAAAGCGAAGAAAGGCGCGAAGGCTGAGAAGGCTCCGAAGGCCAAGCGCGGTCGTCCAGTGGGTTCGGGCAAAGCAGCCAAAGCCGAGAAAGCCCCGAAGGCAGCGAAAGTCCGTAAGGGCTCCGCAATCGAAATGGGCTTCGCAATGAACGGCAGCATTGCTGGCGTAGTTGGTGTTGCTCAAGAAGGCAGCGACATTATCCTGACGCTGGAAGACGGCGCCGTCAAGAAACTGGCCAACGCCACTTTCACGCTGAACATCCAGGCTTCTACGGAAGCACGTTGGGAAGATGTTGGTGGCGACGCTGACGACGAGGAAGAAGACGACGAAGCCGCTGATTCCGACGAAGACGGTGATGACGACGAGGAAGAAGCCCCTGCCAAGAAAGCAAAGAAAGGCAAGAAGGCTGCTGACTCAGACGACGACGCCGATTCCGATGATGATGGCGACGACGAAGACGGCGATGATGAAGACGACGACGCCGATTCCGATGAGGAAGAAGCCCCCAAAGGCAAGAAAGCCAAAAAGGGCAAGAAGGCAGCCAAGTCTGACTCCGACGAGGATGATGATGAGGAAGAAGCCGACGACTCTGACGAAGATGGCGACGACGACGACGAAGATGAGGAAGAAGATGAAGGTGGCGACGACGAGTGGAACTAATCCACTTTAAGTCGTAACCAAGAATCAAGGGGCGTGTGCTACTCTGCACGTCCCTATTCTTCCTAACCATTTGAGGTAATGAGTCATGGCTAAAGACGGCGAAGTCGAAATCGACACCGATGAACTGGAACAGGCTGTAGCAACGGAACTTGAGGGCGTCGATACGGCTGCCAACGAGATTCTGGAAGATCAGCAACGTGGTGAAGAGCCTGAAGGAAAGAAGGATGTGATCCTGCTGTACAAGCCAAAGTGCTTGGAATGCACACACCTCTTCCCTGAGGGAGGCAAGAAGGTCTACAACGGCTGCCACTTCAAGGCTGGAAACGATGAGTGTCCTGCCAAAGGTTTGAAGATTGTTATTGCTGTACCAGCAGAGCGCGTAAGCGACCTCATGCTTGACGCAATGCTCTCCAATGACGTGGTGCGGTTGTCGGAACTTACGGCAAAACTCAACCGAAAGGACCCGGCCGAGATCGAGCGGGTTATGAAACGCTTTCGTGAGAAGGTTGCTGCGCACGAAACTGGCGCGTAAAAGGTCGAGGACTCAAGGGAAGCCTAAACGCAACCCGCGAGTCCTCTTCGTGTTTAATCTGGCTGAAACGGGAAGACCAAAATGGGTGTCAAAGTAAACAAGAAAGATAAGGTCGAGGCCAAACAAAAACAAGGTCTAGCATACGGCGCAGAACATATACAGTGGCAGAAAGGCCTTCAAGGTATTCGTAAACGCCCGGAAATGTACATCCACTCGGTTGACTCCGATGGTGTATGGACTCTAACGCGAGAAGCAGGCGACAACGCCGCCGACGAAAACGGTGCTGGTCGTAACTCCTTTGTACACATTTGCCAAGACACCGATGATTCCATCTGGGTGATCGACCACGGGCAAGGCATTCCAGTAGCACCTTATATTGATCCAGAGACAAAGAAGAAAGACGGTCGGACCACATTAGAGATTATCCTCAGCGAAACACACGCTGGCGGCAAATTCGGATCGGGTGCTTACAAGGGCTCCCGAGGTACACACGGTGTAGGCGTAAAAGCCACGAACGCACTCTCCAGCCTGTTTCAGGTATGGACCTGCTTCAAAGGCCAGTGGTGGAACATCGAGTTCTCACGGGGCAAACTCAAGAAAGCACCAACAAAGGTGTCCAAGCCGCCGAAACTCCCACACGGCGCTGCGACATTGAAGAAGGGCACGGTTGTCCGCTTCATTCCTGACGACCAAATCTTCCACAAGGGTTCCAAGTTCGAGCCTGCACGTGCGGCAGAGTGGTGCGAACTGACTGCTTACATGCAAGCCGGCTTCGTTGTCAAACTCACCGACAAGAAGGGCAAGACCAAAGAGTGGTGCTTCAAGAACGGTTCCAAGGAATATCTGGATCGTAAGATCAAGAAACTGGAAGCCAACCAACTAGGCAAAGACTGTCTGATTCAGGAAGGCTGCTACAACATCGCGGTTGCCTTCACAGATTACGACGGCATTGCTCTCGCTGGTTTCACCAACGGCCTGAGCAACCCTGACGGCGGTACACACATTGACACCTTCTATAAGGCTCTCGCCAAGTCTTTGGAAGCGTACAAAGGCAAATCCAAGTACAACCCCTCGGACCTTCGTGAAGGCATAATTGGATTCATCAACGTGCGCCTTGACGAACCTAAGTTTGGTTCGCAGACCAAAGAGAAACTGGTAGACGAAACACCCACGAAGCAATATGCCGAAGTGCTCAAGGGTCTTACCAAGTTCTTCGACAACAACAAAGGCCTTGCCAAGAAACTGACGCAACGTGCTGCCGAACTCAAAGGTCTCAAGGACCAGTTCGCCGATAACAAGAAGGTACTCAAGGAACTCAGCGGTGCTGCGCGTAAAGGCAAGTCCTTCGCATCGAAGCATGCCCGTTGTGACTGTGCACCTGAACTGCGCGAACTGTTCCTTGTTGAGGGTGAGTCTGCATCTGGTACCGCGAAGCAAGGTCGCAATCCTGCGTATCAGGAGATTCTTCCACTCAAGGGTAAGATTCTGAACGTAATGAAGGGCGGTGCCAACAAGAAGGATAAGGCGTTCGATTCCGAAGAGGTCATGAACATCCTCATTGGTATCGGATACGATCCGTCCTCGAAAGCACCTCTGGACAATCTACGTGTGGGCAAACTGATCCTGCTTGCTGACCCAGACCCAGACGGCAGACACATCAACACGCTGGAACTGACGCTGTTTGCCAAGTACCTTGCGGGCATCTACCAGAAAGGCACGGTGTACATCATCAACCTGCCTGAGTACGTGATGGAACACGGCGGCAAAAACTACTTCGGCGATAGTCCGAAAGACGTAGAGAAGTCATTGCCGAAAGGTGTAAAGTTGAAGAACGTGCAGCACCTTAAGGGTCTTGGCGAAATGACCGCCTTGCAGTTGAGGGAACTTGCGTTCAACCCTGATACACGCAAACTATTGAAAGTCGCTGCACCAAGTAAAGAGGATATGAAGGAGTTCAGCCTCCTCATGTCGGACAACACTGACTACCGTAGAAAGTTGCTCGGAGTATAACAATGAAACGCTCCAAGAAATCAAGGAACAAGGTAATCGTCCGAGAAGACCAGAACGTAAAAAGCATAGGCATGCTTGAGTATGGTCGCTATGCAATGAAGTTGTACGGCGCTGAGGTAATCGAGGAACGTGCGCTTCCTGACTTCCGTGATGGCCTCAAGCCCGTGCAGCGCCGCATCTTGTGGTCGATGTTCAAGCAAGGCCTGAAACCTAGCACGTCGCATGAGAAGTCGGCACGTACTGTTGGCGATGTGCTTGCCAAGTATCACCCTCACGGTGACGTGTCCGTTTACGGCACGATGGTAACGATGGCGAATGCGCCAATGCCGATGGTTGATGGTAAAGGCAACTGGGGTGGTCCGTTCGATCCGGCTGCTGCTTATCGTTATACCAACGCTCGCCTGTCACGCTACAGTTGGGAGGTGTTCTTCAACTCGCACTTCACCAACATCACAACTCTGGTCCCGAACTTCGATGACAAGGAGGTAGAGCCTCTTATCCTCAATTCCCTGCTGCCGAACATACTCGTTAACGGTTCGTTTGGTATTGGTGTAGCGGTTACTGCGAGCATTCCGTCGTACAAAGTAGAAGGCCTTGCGAAGGTAGTAGCGAAGGTACTCTCGGGTACTCCTTGTAACCCCAAGATGTGCGTGAAGAACCTTGAGTTCAACTCGCCCTTCGGTGGTGAAGCGCAGACCGACGAGAAGGACCTCATCGACTTCTACAAGACTGGTCAAGGCTCGGTGTCATTCGTATCGGACATGACGTTCAATGAGGAAACCAGAGAGATTACCTTGAAGGGCATGGCTCCTGGGGTCAACGTACCCAAAGGTCTGGAGAAACTGCGTGATAACAAATCGGTAGACCGGGTACTTGATGACACATCCATTGAGAACGGTTATCGCTGGCGCATTAAATTGGCCAAGTCTATACCACGCGTTTCGCTGAAAGAGGAAGTAGAGAAAATATGTAAAGTATTCGACAGTACGCTCAACTTCAAGATCAACATTACCGAGCGGCTGCTGAATGCGAAGGGCGATCCTGACGTTAAGTTCCGTAACACCAACGTACCTGAACTAATCAATGATTGGGTCAAGTGGCGCGTAGAGACCGAACTGAAATCGCTCCAGTACCAACGTGACCAGACGGCCAAGGAGATAGCGTACACACGGTTGCTCATCCTCGCAGCGGCAAGTCGCAAGGTTGTTATCGCAGCACTGGAGAAGGATGACCCCGCGAAATACTTGATGAAGGCGTTGAAGATTTCCGAGCAGGACGCTAATGTCATTCTGGACCTGAAAGTCAGGATGCTGTCGAAACTCGACCAATCCAAGATGCAGGACAAACTCAAAAGTTTGCTTGCTCACGACAAAACGCTATCTGCCCACATGAAGAATCCGCAAGCCAAGATCACAACCGACTTGCAGGAAATGATTCGGGTAATCACGAAAGGAGACAAGAAATGACCACGATATCGGATAAGACACTGGACGAAAACGTAGCGGCTGTAGATCGCGGTCTGCGCCGTGTTACCGCTTCCCTGATTATCGACCGCGATGATGCTGCCATGACCCGCGTACTCTCGATTAGGGAAACGCTGGCTACGCTGGTAGATCAGGTCAAGGCTGAACTGCCGCGCAATGCCGAGCGCAAGAATTTGCTGCTCGGTCTGTCCATCATGCACAACAACACGGCCTCAATTATCGACTTGGCAACGGAAAAAGAACTCACGACTGAGGCTGCCAACGAGTTTGTTGCCAAGAATCAAAAGCGCATTCTGAAAGTCAGTACGCTAATTTCATCACTACGAGAAGTAGCAGCCAAGAAGTCGCGGGCTTCCGAAGAAACCGAGATTGACAGTGATGGTCACACGCTTCACGAACTGGTTGTTATGCAGGATAACGCTATCCGCAAATACCAGCCTTACCGTGAGTTGCTGCCGAAGACCAACCGTGAGGTGAACAAGCCGTTCATTATTCAGCGTGTGCCGATTCAGGCAAAGACCAAGCCGTTCATTTCGCCTGCTGACTTCCAGAGGGCTGGCTTCAACTCCACACCGATTGATGAAGTCTACGCTGTGATCGAGAACCAGATGGTGCTTGGTCTCAACGTAAGGAAACTCCGCGAGGAGAAGAAAGACGTAAAGGAATATCGTAAGGCAATCATCAAGATCATTTCCGCAAAACACCACACGAAGTTCATCGAACTGTCTGAAATGCGGCCCGGCCTGGGTAACACGGGCTTCGTCTACTCCTGGATAATGGAGGAGAAGGAATACGACCGCATTCTCAAGGCCACGCATAAGCGTCTGAACATCGTCGAGTGGGGCTTTGCGTTTCGCGCATAACCACATCGGAGAAAACCATGTCCCTGACAACGATACCTAACAACCACGTTGCCGTTAAGCCTCTAGACTCTGAGGTACGGATGCTGATCGAGCCATACATTCGTCAGTGTCCTTTTAGGGCCGAACGTCCTGAAGACCTCCACTGTTCAGTCGCTTACGCTCAGTCCTCGATTCCAACCTCGATGATTGATCCTAACGCTGTGTACACGGGTGTCATCATTGGAGCCCAGATTTGGTTTGACCAGTACCTGGGCATCAAGGACATGGTCATCCTGCTTGATAGTAAAGACTTGGTAGACAGGCACAACAAACTTTTGAGTGATGCGGGCGTGGCCAGCGTTTACGACGACTACGTACCTCACATTACAATCGCCTACGACATACCAAACAGCAGTTCGCGGTATCGTTGGTGGATCAACGACGTTATTGAGAGGTTCGCTACCCGTTACAAGGGTACGGTAATTCGATTCAGCGGGGAGTACATCGAGGACTCGGCCGGCAACGTAGCCGTTCGTGGCCAAGAGTTACTCCCCGTAAAACCCGTGCTGTAACGCTGATTCTGTCGGTGTTGCGCCACCAAGTGTTGTAAAAGTGCTTGCAAATCAGTGATTTACGACGCTATTTACACGCTTGAGGGTCTTCTGCTATACTGTCTGTGCTGAAAGCACGATATATCAGCGGTCGACTTCCCACTAAAACTTCCTACAAGGGAAACGAGAAATGAAAGCCAAGAAAACCAAGGCAGACAAGGCTGAGAAGAAAGTCAAGAAGCCGAAGGCTCTGAAAGCGGTCAAGACCGTCAAAGAGAAGAAAGTCAAAAAGGTCAAGGCTGACAAACCGGCCAAGACCACCAAAGTCAAGAAGGCCAAGAAGGAAACCAAACTGAAAGAGACCAGCGTAGGCGGTATGCGCGCTGTTGTCATCAGCGGTTCCAAGAAAGCCCCGAAGGCGGACAAGTCTGACGACAAGGCTGCCAAGAAAGCCGCAAAGGCTGAGAAGGCCGCCGCGAAAGAAGCCAAAGCAGCGAAGAAAGCCGCTAAGGCCGAGAAGAAGGCCGCTAAAGCAGCCAAAGCCGAAAAGAAAGCAGCCAAAGCCGCTAAGGGCGAAAAAGCTGCCAAGAAATCGGCCAAGCCTGCCAAAGCCGCCAAGCCGGCCAAGAAAGTGAAGAAGGCCAAAAAAGCCAAGAAGTCCAAGGAGTAACAGCCATGGTCAAGGCCATTATGTCCTCTATTGTCCTTGACCGCTGTTGGCTATGTGATGCTCCTAAGTCTGATACAAAGACCGAGGAGCATCACCTGGTTCCTCGTTGCTACGGAGGTCAAAACGGACCCACTGTTACTCTTTGCAGCAGTTGCCATACGCGGGTACACGAAGCCGCTGATGGACTGTACAAAGGCAATCCCATCGTTCCTTACGCCTCGCAAGCCGAAAGAGAACGCTGCCTATATCTGGCTACGGTAATCGTCAATTCACGGATCGCTATAGAAAGGGCAAATGACCCAAACAAGCGTACGGTATTCACGATGTGGCTGGACGGGGATTCACACGACACGTTAGTTCGCTTAACCAAACACCTAAACATTAGTCAAAAGAAGGTCATCCTTTTCGCGCTTAAAGAACTCGCCAAGAAACATCTCTGATCCAAGGTGAACGTCGTTCCAATAACTCTACAGGAACAAAACAATGTTGAAGAAGACCTCAACGGACAAGGTCAGCCTGGGAATGCGCTGCGGGGACTGTATCCACTTCCAACGTGGTCCCGCCAAGTTTGAGAAAACGTGCAACAAAATGGGGGTAGATGGTAAGTCCAAAGCCCCTGACTGCTTTTCACCTGATGTTTTTCGGCTCAACTCTGGAACCAGTCCTGAACTTCTAGGCCAGATTGGCCGGTTGATCAAAGACTTGGCGCCAGCCCAAAGTCGTATCTTGTCCCACATCCTTGCCAAGAATGGAAACTCCATACACAAGCACGGCTTCAAGTTCGGCCAGCCGGTGTACTTCACTCTCGGCGATGAGTTCCTGTCCCACTACTTCAAAGGCTACGTTATCGGTGCTTGCGACGACTACGTTTACGTTGCGTCCAAACTGAACAAGGCCAGAAGCAATACCTCTGTTACGTTTATGCCGCAGTCACTTCTTTCCTACAAGCAGTACAAGGAGAAGGAAAAGCGGTTGTTGAAGTCCAAGAAAATCTTTATGTCCGAGCGTGACAAAGCCCTTGTCAAGAAACTGCCCCTGGCAGAGCACATCGACAAGCATGGCTGCGTGAAACTCCCAGAACAGGTTGAATTGGAATACGAGCCGCCTACGCTCGATACGGCACCTGCTGCATGGTTCAATATCTACGAGAGCACGATGCAGACCAAACTCCGCAAGAAAAAGCCTAAGGGCAAGAAGGCGAAGTTGGGCGACATTAAGTTCAAGGGAGACGATACCTATACCAGCGTTGGAGGCCTTAAGTCCCGTGTAATCCGTGCGAAGAAGTCCTGAGGCTCGCGCATGATAACCGGAGACTTCGGTAACTCCATCGAACGGCACATAGCCAAGCACTACAAGAATTTTCGTAGACTTCCCAAGACGAAGCGCAGGATTCTTGTCGATGCTACAATACGTTATGCTTTTCGCACCATAAACGCAAAGGACTACGAGGCCACTTTTCGCGCAGTAACGGAACACAAGATCAGGCTCATCGAACTCCGACGGTCCCTTTTGTCGGATGGGTACGTGATGAAGAACCTCAAGATGTATCTGTACTACGCACACACCAACAGGCGCACGGACCTGAAAGATGTGGAGAAGGCTTTTCGAGTTAAACTGCGTGATCGCCACTTGTACAAGACCCTGCTTCCTGAAACTCGCCGTCAACTGGACGAGTTCAAGCGTAAGGGTTTCAAGGCAATGACCTTGTATGGCTTTGATGAATCCTGTGTACTTGCGTTGAAGAAAGTGAAAAACTTTACCCGGAAGTTCGTCAACCGGAAGATGAAGTTCATCATGACCTCCGACTCACAAGAGACCCACGACATTGCGGCCCATCTGGAAATGAATGGCTTGCAGGCCCTGATGCTTTACTATCCGGCCTTCGAGACAATGGAACACCTCATCAACATAATGAAGCGTACCATCCACAACACCGGCATCAACTACATCGAAAAGCACACGTCGGCTAAACGGGGTAAATTGAGTCGGGACTCGGCTGGTGTTTTTACTGCGAAGGTTGTTCCGCTTCACAGTGTTGCAGTAGAGAAGGAATTGTCCACGATAGAAAATGGTACGCTAATAGATGGAAGCCGAGAGGACACCTTCTCATTGCGTATTACGGTAGAGAAACTGCTTGCGAAGTTTAGCGACAAACGACAGCAGTTCCTTCAACTGATGATGGGACATTACAGCGAGGAATTTAGCCGCTACCTTAGAGAGGCGGGTCTGTCCACCTTGGACAACGACCTCCTTTGGGAACGTGCTCAAGACCTTGAAGACTATATCCAACACACCCTGGACTTTCTTGGGGTCAGTTATTCTACAGGCGATAAGTTCGTTAGTCACCTGCGTAAGGTATTGGCTGATTTCCACGAGGTAGCATGAGGTAGTTATGGCTACAAAACTTTTCCTGTTTGCAGAGACACAAAAGCAAGCCTTAGACTATGCGAGGAAGAACAAGTTTGGTATGGGGACTTTCGATGTGCTTTCACGGGTCGATGGACTCTTGGCATACGAGCCACCTATCAACGTGTTGCTTATTGGCAGGGTCGAGAAGAGGGCAGACTATGAAGACCTGCAGGCGATCTTACTGGAGGTGAAAGCCACAGTGAATCGCATATCAGTGTCAGTCTAGAATCAAAAGTTTGCTGCGGAAATGAGAAAGGGGCCCTTGCAGGCCCCTTTTTTATTGCTCAAAAAACGTCTTAAAAGCCTTCTACTGCGTCCTTGTGCTCGTCACAAAAGTACGCGGTGTTACCCATTACACCGAGCAGAATCAACTTTGACATTGACGGCTTATTGTTGCAACCGTCAATAGCACAGACTTTTGGATTACTCATCCTAAGTCTAGTCTCTTCCAATACAGGCACATGGAACTGTGGCTTGTTGTCTTCACCCTCAGATAGGGCAATACCAACGAATGCCTCAGGTTCGTCATCTTCCAAAGCCTCGGCCTGAATCTCAACTCGATCATCCTCCTTAAATTCAAGAGTATTGACTACGACCTTATCTGTTACGTCAACCTTAACGCCGTCTCTTGTTACAACAATGGCGCCGAGTGGATCGTTTTTGGCTGTCTGAAAAAGGGTTACCAACTGCTGTAACTCATCGGGCGACGGCGTCCAATCAGGCGATCCTGCTTGAATGTGCAGAACCTTTCTGGTACCTACGTCTGCAAGTGTCTTCATTTAGTTCGCGCTCCCAACCTTGCCAGTGATACGCTGGATGTTGCGGCTGCAGAAACTACGCAACTGGGTGAACTCCTTGGGAGAGTTACGCAGCACATAACGATAGTCCTCTTCGGTCAGTTCACCGAGAGTACGCAGCGTATTGATCGCAGCCATTTCTTCCTTGTCTTCTTCCAGCGAGGAAACTACCTGGAGAACGGCCGGAGTGATGCGAACATCTTCCTCGTTCATATCACCGCTTGCAACCTCAGAACGACCCGCCTGATTGCGTTGCAGTGAGGCCAGAGCAGGATCGACCACGTTGTCCTGGTTGCCATCCATGATATTGTCCAGCGACTGGACCGTATTCATGTAGGCCTGCTGTACGTTGTACAGCCGGTCGTTTTCTTCCTTGGCACCCTCTTGTCCCATCAGGCGAGAGTATTCCTCTTCCGAGATAATCTCCACGCGGCGCGAGTTTACGCACTTGCGGAACTCACTCGATTCCAGCAACTGCTTACGGCTCACTTGCTCGGTCAGGTCAATCGGAATGAATGTGCCTGGAATAATCACGGCGTCAGAACCCATGCCGTTTGCTTTTGGCACTGGAAACACGATACGGCCTTTCTCGATGCCTACCGTTTTGTTCAGTACGAAAATGCCACCTTTGTCACTTTTCTCAAGATCACGAATGGTAAGAGCCATTGGTTAGTACCTCTTTGGCGTTTGATTTATGACTACCGCTATGGGTTTTTTCTTGCGGTTGAACGACTTGTTGCGATTAGACACCTTCTTGAGTACAGCCTCCCTCAAACCTAAAATACTGGACAACTTGAATTTGCCTACTGCCTTGTTCTCTTTAACGAAGGCCTTGTAGTTCTTCTTACGGCAGAGTTCCACAAATAGTGTCAGACTCATGCCGAACAAATCATTCCACGCGAAGCCTACGTCTCTTAGTGACTTAAGGAAGGGATCGGCTTCCACTTCCTCATGCAACTTCCTGCCCCTCTTCGCCTTTACGAACTCGACATAACGGTCGAGGATCAGTATCTTCTGTATGGCCGACTTTGATCTGCGTACTTCCAACGCGGCGGCCTCCAAACTCATACCTCGTCTAACTGCTACATCCGTGTCGTCTGCCTTATCGCTGTAGGAACAATTACCTGATGCCTTAGTACAATGCCACATACACATGGTGTTAGGGCATTCGTGCATCTTTATTTCCGAGAGCGGGCACGTGACCGTTTTAATCCTTTCTTGGCTTTTACCTTTGGCTTTGTTATTCTCTTGCGCTTGGGTTTTTTGAGCGGGCTTAACGTGCATTCCTCGATCCTCTCCTTCAAGCGTCTTAGTTCTTTTGGTTTTGCAAAGCGATCCAGAATGTCCACATTCCAAATCTTCTCTGCGGTGTAGAACGCCATAAACGTCGCGTCCACCTCGTGAGCCTCTACTCTTATCTCCTTGTAGAATTCCTTAAGGTCGAAAAACTTGTTTGCTCTATTCTTCCAAACCGCCGCAGGCATTATCTGAATTGGCTGCTTATATGTAACGTGCATGCCACCAAGCATCATGTTCACCGATTCTACAAGCGGTCCTTTTATTCCGCGAGTCATATAACGCTCGGCTACAACGTGCGTAATCTTGTGTCCTTTAGTGTGGCGCTTTAATTCCTTTAAATACAAACCCAGTTCCTTCTGCATTGCTTTATTCTTTATGTCTGCCGTGCTGACTAATTTACCTGTCTTGTGCAGACAGTATTTAATCTTGGTACCTTCCTTTTTTAATGACATTACGGCAAAACCGTAATTTTTGGTCCCAGGATCATTGGCCAGCACAGTTATCACTATTGACCTCGGCTCACTAATTTAATTCATGCTCGATATAATGCGCTACAGAATTAAATTAGAATCTGCGTATGCGGGTTTGCATTCATTCTTTTCCGATTTTTCCTTCGGTAAAGTCCTGGTTACAATGGCACTTTACAGAATTAGGAGGTAGGCCGTGCCGGTCAACTATTCATCCAACCGAACTCTACATGCCCGAAATACCAAATCGGTACCCGTGGCGCAGAAAAGACTTGATCAGGTTGCCGACCTAGCCCAGGAACAATACAATAATGCCTTGTCCGTAAATGGATATGATGCGTTGGTGTATGGAAGATTAACTACAGGCCGTCGTTGCACTTGCAGCACTGTATTTAATCACAACACAGAACAAATCCTGGACGAAAAAGGAAATGCAACTGAGGAACATATTCAGTCTCTCCTCACTGGCAGTGATTTCTCCATTGAGGATTATGCCACAACTGGAAACACGTCCAGTCCGGGTTCCGTAATTAAGGGCATGCGTGTAATTACTCCTACAGGTTCTGTGGAGAAGAAAGCACCTTACAAGCCTTCGATTTCGGAAGACGATCCGTTTGCTACCGACATGAACTCTGTGCAGACCATTGATGACGCCTTTGCTGAGGTTAATCTTGGATCGGTCTCGGCCAACAAGTGCTCACTCTGCTACGGCAGTGGTTATGTTGGTGGATACTCGCTGCATAATGGAAACCGTTTTGTTCTGGACTCCACGTACGCGGATAAAGTCTGCTACGGCTATGCAATCATGCAGGAGCAATACCCTAACCTGTTTGATATGGCCGATGCTTCTGGCGAGGTTCGTTTCACAGTAACCTTGCCTATTGGCATATTGTCTGTGGATCGGATACAGGTTTGGAATAACAATGTCCCGGTTAAGGGTGCTGTCGTAAGAATCGGTACCAGTCTCGCTAATTTGATTCCGCTAGATGATGCGACTTTACTGACCTACGCAACTGGTACTCCATGCTTGATTGTGGTATCGGAAGCGGATAAGTTTTCGCATCTGGAATTGCAGTTCAATTTGTCCTCGATCCATACCTACATTGAATATCCGAGACTCACCAAAACAGGTGACCTCAGTGTTCTGGAGGCGATAGACGCGGTACAAATAATCGTGAGTCCTCTTGTCCTGAACGTGCAGCCTTGGGACATCGTTGTTGACAACGTGTTCAAGAAATCTTGGCGTGTTACCTCAAGCAATTGGTTTAACGATAGAAAAATGAACATACACGGATGGGATTGCCAAGCCCGCTTGGTTCAGCCTTACGAGGTGTTCGTAAATATGGCAGGCAGATTCAACAATGGTACGCAGTATGTATCAACTAGATTGCCGCGCTTTTAAATAAAATAAACTCGGAGAAAACCATGGCTGATGATATTCCGAGTGGTGAGATAGGGACGTTGGTGGACCACTTGTTTACGGGCGGAGCGTCCGATGCAGTAATAGCGATCCTCATGCTTGTTGTTGTGGCTCTTGGATTTTCAATAGTGCAACTGTACAAACGGTTGCTAGAAGCCGAGAAGGAAAGAGTTGCACAGAATGTGCAGCATCAGGATGACCTGAGGTCTCTGAATAAGGAATACCAGCAAGTAGTAAAAGACATTACCACTGAGTACAAGGATACGCTCAAACAACTGAACGCAGACAACCAAGCATTTGTAAAAGGCGTTATAAACGAGAACAATGAAAGTGCCGATGAGATTGCCCGGGCACTACAGTCAGTTCAAGTTACGATTGCCGAAATGAAAGCGGTTGTTTCTTTCACCAGCGCTCGAGGACAGAAACATGGCACGCCTTAAAGTCAGTGACCTTATCAAGTCGGAGAAAGCACCGACTGATAAAACTGGTATGTATATGTCACTCTCTTTGCCATCAAGAGTCAACCTCAAGAACGTAGCCCGTTCCTTACAGGTTGACGCTGAGGAAATGCGTGAAACCATTAACACCTGGAAACAGGACTCAGCCGTCCTTAACCAGTTGTGTGAGGTTCTTTCCGACGCCGTTATTCGAGTCGATGGCAATGGCCTAATATTTGAGTTCAACGAAGCGGCATGCGCGTTGTTTCATTCCACTCCAGCCTATATGCTTGGAAAGAATATCTCGGTCATTCTATATACGGACTGGACATCTTTCCTAGATAACTTCGACGATCACCAATCGTTCGAGCACATGATTACAAGGTTAGACGGTTCTTCGCTGCTGGTTTCTACAGCCTTAACCCGTGTTGGTAGTAATGACGGAGAATACATACTGGTTATTCGTGACATTACCCAGCGTGTTAAATCCGAGCAGGATATTCTGATACTGTCGGCCGCATTAAATCAGGCTTCCGACGTTATCATCATTACCAATAGCCTTAACAAAATAATCTTCGTCAACAATGCCTTTGTAAAGCACACGGGCTATACAGAACAAGAGGCTATAGGTCAAGACCCAAAGTTCCTGAAGTCAGGTGAGACCCCACGCATTACTTATGATGCCATGTGGGGTCTTTTGCGTGAGAAGCGCACTTGGGAAGGTGTAGTGATAAACAAGTGCAAGGACGGTAGGTTAGTTGAGGACTACATGATTGTGACTCCTGTCATGAACGGTGATCCAGTAAGACCAGCCTTCTACATTTCCGTTAAGCGGACAGAGTGGTGCAAACCGTATGAAACAGATCAAAGTAACCTCAAGGGTTGAGGAAGGCGTTGACACAGACGCCTTGCAAAAGCGTTTGCAGTCTGCTTTCAACAGGTACCGCGCTACGATAACCGTTAAGGATACACGTTCAGGTATAAACGTGCGTGTTGGCCTTGTACCTAATACTCGCCTTGAACTGTCGCAGATAAAGGAAATGTACACCAAAGTAGATAGAATCATCGACGGCACATATTCGGATATTTTCGAGGCGCGTGCCAGCTGGATAGAAACAAATGCTACTAAGGGCCTTGACCTCGTAGTCGATTATGTATTCGAGGGAGAAGGCTAATGAAGCGCATTGAACAACAGGTCTTGGCCAGACTAGAAACGGCCGGAGGCTTTAGGTCCCCAGCACAAATGCGTGATCTCAAAATCATCCGCAAGAAGTTTGGCGTAGTCTATTTCGTCGATCCAAAAGATGCAATGGTATTCGCCAAAGGTAAGGGCTTCAAGGTAATAAACCACGGTGGTGCCGACGCCGAGAATGGCCAAGATGAAAGTGACATGGAGTTCCTCTATGAGGTCACTGATAAGTCCGGCAACACAGTAGGTCTTATCAGCGGCACAGGCCACGAAGGTGAAGGATATATCTGTCCTTCAGCCCAGCATTACAAGAAGTGGGAAGCCTACCAACATTCACAACCGCAACGCTCTTAATTCAACGGAGAAAAGCCATGAAAGAGATAACCTTGTCTTACCTGATGAAAATGCTTGCTGTAGCCAAGGCTACAGCGCAGCGCGAAGCCAAGCGTTTGCTTCCTCTTATTGCCCTTTTGGGCATTTTCCTTTATGTGGACTACGATGGCACCTATGCCATTATCTACATGCTTGGCCTGATGACGTTGATTGCCCTGTTCAGCCACGTTGCACGTCGCCTCATGTTTCCTTATCTGGACATGAAGGTAATTGCAGATAAGGCCGATGAATCACCTATGAGTTCGGCGATTGTATTTGCCTCTATCGCATTTATCATCGGCTGTTTGATTCTGACTGTGGGCGGCATGCTGAAAGGCGGAGGCTGATATGAAGGCTTTGGCTAGAAAGAAAGCCACAACAGAAGTAGCCTCTGACGGATATAAACCGTGTCCTGAATGCGGCTCTACTTCCGTAATGCGTGAGCGTTGTCGTGGTTGCAATACTCATTGCAGAGACTGTGGCTATACCTGTTCCAGTGCTCAATGGGATGATATTAAAGCCTCAGTTGAGGTTGCTTTCCAGATTCCAGATTGGTTCAAAGAGTTACCCAAAGCAGGTCAGGACAAGTACCTTGAGGAGCATCCGAATTCCAAGTTGGCCAAGACGTTCAAGGCGAAGCAGAACAAGCCTGCTGATACCTCGAAGTCGCCCACCAACTTCAAAGGTCCAGCAAACAAGAAGACCGCAATGGGTGATGATCCACGTAAGGAACGCAACATCGTTTCTATGATGGACAAACTCGCCAAGATGGCTGCTGATGCAAAGGCTCAAGGTACTGCTGCACCGAACTACGACCTGTGCAAGATTTCTATTCCTGGTACCAACCTGTTCTGCCAAAGCAACAAGGGCATTCCACGCAAGGATATGCCGCAGTTGAAAGGCAAGCCTACGGCGGGCTCCTGGGCTGATAAGAACCTTGAGAAGGATAAGAACGGTGAAGTAGATGGGGAAGACGCTTTCAAGGCCTTCCTTAAGCAGTCGAACGTGAAACTTGACAACAAGCGAATTGACGTTGCCAAGTTGAAGGCCACGCAGACTGAACTGGTTGGTCCTAAAGTTGCTGGCATGCTACAGGCCTTGAAAAAGGACCCTAAGCATCCAGGTATCACTGCACCGATATTCGTCAGCAAAGACGGCTACATCCTTGATGGTCATCACCGCTGGGCTGCTATGGTTGGCCTGAACATGGCCGACGGTAAAGTTGATCCAGTAGAAATGGACATCATTGAAGTTGACATGGGCATTGAAGACCTGGTGAAACAGACCAACGACTTTGCCAGCAAGATAGGCGTAGCACAGAAGGCTGCCAAGACTACGAAAGAAGGCGCGAGTGCGAGATTCTCCTCCGGAGACAAGGTTTACATTTACTGGTTAGCCACGGACAAGTGGGAAGCGGTCAACTACCGAGGCCCTCTAGGGAGTGATAAGGCTGTAGTAGTGAAAGATGGTATGCAGTTTACTGTAAACGCCGCTGATCTTCGGGATAAACCTGAGAAGGCTTACACTGGTTGCTGCGGCTGAGGTGATTATGAAACGATTAGTAGTCCTCGCTTTCACGGAAAAGGATTTCCTGATGTGGGATAAAGCAACCCAACGTCAGTGGATGAAGGATCATCCTGATTCCAAGTTCGGTGAAGCCCTAAAGAAGGCTAAGGGTAAAGGTGCTACTCTCGTTCCAAAGAAGCCTGAGAAGACTCCAAAACTCAGTCCTGAAGAAAAGAAGGCTGCAGCCGACCGTAAGTTTGCAGAGGACATGAAGTCCAAAGCACCGGAAGATCGCAAGCACTTTGAAGCGGCTTTGAAGGATAACATCCGTATTCCACCCGCTTGGAACGGTGTTACCTATTTCGGTGCTAGTCCCGAAGACGGTATTATTGCTAAAGGCACAGACGAAAAGGGTCGTAGCCAGAGACTGGAACTCGCAGAATACCGTGAGAAAAAGATCGCCGAGAAGCACAAGCGTATTCAGGACGACCTTGAACCTAAGTTTGATGACGCTGTAAATAGCCTAAGAGAAAAAGCGGCAAAGGGTTCACCAGAAGCACAGGTCCTGTACGTTATCACACAACTAGGTTTCCGTATTGGTGGCAGAGGCGACGGTCGAGCCAAGACTAAGGCCTACGGTGCAAGTAACCTAGAAGCACGCCACGTTAAAGTGAAAGGCGATAACGTAGCATTCGATTTCATTGGCAAAGAGGGTCGTAGGCAGCAACACGCTATCGAAGACCCCGTTATGGCCAAGTTCATTAGGTCCCGCCTGCGTGGTAAGACTAATACGGACAAACTCTTTCCTACGGACGAGGAAAAGATTCGCAAGGTATGGAAGCCTGTTGGTAGTGAGAAGGTCCATGATATCCGTTCTGTCTTGGCCACACGTATTGCCAAGAAGATAGTGGATTCCGCTGACGTACCGAAGACCAAGAAAGAACTGCACACGCTTATGACTACCTGTGCTAAGGCTGCCTCTGAACGTCTTGGCAATAACCCGTCAGAAGCATTGAACACCTATATTGACGCTCGCGTCTTTCCAGGAGTAGGCGAATGAAAGCCCTAGTGACTCAATTCGACCGCGATGCAAAAGAATACGTTGAGGTTCTGCCTAAGGACGAAGGCAAGGCCATGAACTACGTCCTCAACAAACTCACAGGTAAAAAGGAGACGGCCAAAGTATCCAGGACCTTGATGACAGTCGCTAAGGCAGAGTCCTTATTCGATGACGAGTACCCGAAAAAGAAAAAGGGTAAAGGTCTGAAAGGCAGCAACACGCCGGAAGAATCACAAGACTTTGTACAGGGTCTAGGGATAGATAGCGGTCCTGATGGAGGCAACATACCTTCAGGTGGTGGATACGGTGAAGGTGCAAGCATTAAAAGGCTTGAGGCGAGTATATCAAAAAGGCTGCGTAAGTCTAAAGGTGGCGTATGAAAAAGATTGAGACCAAAAAGGTCCGCGTTAAGAAGTCACTGGAAGTAAAGGCTGCGTCAAGGATAACCAAGGTATCCAAGACCTTAGCGGCTCCAGCCACAGATAAGCAGCGCAAACTACTCCAACTTCGGAAGAAGAAAGAACAGTTGCGCGAAAAGAAGAATGACATGGCCACACGTATGGCTCATGAGTTGCATGGCATTAATGGCGAGATTCTCAAGATTAAGCACGGCAATAAGCCTAAGCCTAAAAAGAGAAAGCCTGCAAAGGACAAGCCAAAGTCCTATATAGGAGCAAAATAACATGAAACACATTGAGACCGCTGTCACGAAACGCCTGTCTAGCGCCAAGAAAAAGGAACTAGAAACCCTGAACGAACAGCTGGACACGCTGATGGAGGCGTCTCGGCGTGTTACTTCAATGCCGAAGAAAGCCGAGATGAAGGCCCAAATCCAGAGCCTTAAGGATCGAATGCGGCACCTGAAAGAGCAGTCTGCCGTAGGTCCAGCTAAGTTTTACCCAAGTCCGAGTAAAAAAATGTCTGATAGGCTAAACGCTCTATTAGGAGAACTCAAGGAATTAGAGTCGAAGAAATCCCTCCTCAATAAGGCCAGGGCCAAAGCCAAAAGTAAGTCTGACAAGAAGTCTCTATTAGAAGAAAGCGATGACCTATACGACAAGATTCTCTTAAAAAAGAACGAAATAAATAAACTGAATAGGAAACTTTCAGGTGAGGAGGTATTTCGGGGTGGACAGCTCCACGTACAAATAAAGGAACTGAGGCGTGGTGCTAAGGCTTCCGTACAGACAGCCGGCGCTTGGCCGAAGGATTTCTTCACGGCTCTGTGCAAAGCCTCCAAGACCGCTGAGGATGATGACGGCTCATTCACTGAAAAGAAAGCCTCAGCATCAACGCGTGGCCACTATGATGGTGCGGCTGTAGATCAGGGTACGTTTGCCACTCGTTGGCTTCCTATACTCAAGACAAATCGTAACCTGATTAAGCACGATATATCGGTTGAGGTTCTTCACCCAACAAAGCCAGACAAATCGTTTGGTGACATTGATCGCCAGACCGAGCACGTACACCTGATTCACGGTTTCTGCCTCAAGGCTTGCAAGCCGTTAAAGATCAAGGTAGCGAAGACCTCAAAGGAATTTCTTGCACTAGCAAAGCAACAAAAGCCTGTAATAATTGTCATTCCTCATCCGCACCACGGATTCGAGATTCTAATGTCGCAAGAGGCTGACAAACAAGCATGGACTAAATAGAAAGTCCATTGCGAAATCTACTAAGGAGAACGCCATGGTCAGGAAGAAAATTGAGCCCGACATAGAAAGGAGACCAGTATCCTCTGTCAAAGATAAACTGATAGAGGCCTTTCTTCTGGTTACCTTTATTGGGCTAATAGTAACTGTGATACTGTTCCTTACGGTGTCTAACGTCCGTGCCTCAGAATTACCTTTCATTCCAGATAGAGCCAAGCAGTACCTGCCGAGCGTCATTAAGGCTATTGACGTAATGAAGTTCCCTAAGGAATATCACGAATCAATAGCAGGTCAGATAGAACAGGAAACCTGCTACAGTCTCAAGCATAAGAAGTGCTGGAATCCCAACACGGAGTTGAAGACCTCACGTGAATATGGCTTCGGTCTTGGTCAGTTAACCATTACGTCCAAGTTCAATGGCTTTCAGGAAGTAACCCAGTACAAAGAACTAAAAGAATGGAAGTGGGAAGATCGCTATAATCCTGAATTGCAGATACGTGCCATTCTTCTTAAGGACCGTATTGCCTACAACGCAATTAAATGGCCTGTAGTAAACGAGTACGAAAAACTAGCCATGGCCTATGCAGCCTATAATGGTGGCGTTGGTGGACTGCTTTCGGATCGTAAACTTACCCAGTTGAACAACGGCGACACAAGTAAATGGTTTGGCGGTATCGAGTTGTACAGCAAGAAGTCCAAGGTACCTCATCCTGAGTATAAGGTATCCTTCTTCGACATTAACCGTTCCTATCCAAAGAACATCCTAACGGTCAGGATGATGAAGTACAAGCCTTGGATGGAGAAAATTCGTGAAACACATTGAGCAGGCGGCCTTATCCAGAATAGCCGCAAAGAAACTCGTAGATCGCCTCAATAATCTGGCTGCAGCCGCACGTAAAAAGAAAGGTAAGCGTATCCTTTCCTACGGCGACTGTGGCCAGTTTGCGTATGCGCTGTGCAAATATCTCAAGGACCCGAAAGCCAAACTGGGTCTTATTTGCAGCATAACGGACGCTGAGGATATTCGGGAACTAGACGACTACGAGCCGTCAGTGTATCACATCTACGTTGAATATGAGGGCATGCTGTTTGATGGCAACGGCCTCACCGACATGGATGAGATATATGGCTTAATGGAAGGATCAGGTGTCGAGGACGACATTCAGGAATGGGAAGATATTGAAGTAGATGAGAAGGCCCGTCAACTTATATCTGGTTCAACCAATTGGAAAAACGAATGGACTGTTTACTACAAAATCTTCGAGGCTGCAGAAAAGGTAAAGAAGAAATGAAGAACCTAACTTCTACTAAAATGGTTCACCCTGCAGACCACATGGAAATGCAGCAACTTCTAGGTAAGGTGTTACACGGAGTTGACGCGGAAACGGAAGTATTGCGCGATATTCTAGTTGCGCTTAGTAGAACACCTCCAAAGGTAGATATTGCAAAATCGCTGATTGACCAGTCCATCAGTTCCCTAACGGGTCTAACGTACAAGGCTAAAATAGCGAAGAAACAAATCGAATCTCGCTAATTTAATCTCGTGCAGGGCCCTGCACATAATCAGGAGAAATACCATGTCGTTCACTGTAAGAAACCTCACTGCAAATGCTGTTGCTGTTGGCAAATTGACCATTCCGGGTAACCAGTCTGCAACCGTTGATTTCATCGACGCTGCAATCGTTGCTGGTGTTAGTGGTGGCTACCTGTCGGTTACTGGTCAAAGTGCCACTTCGCTGGCTGGTACCAACGTCGCACTCGTTGACAGCACCACAGGTGTAGCCTCTGTTACGAACACTCTGGTTGACGTTACGGTTGCTCCCACACAGGCTACCATCAACGCTAACTTTGCTACGCTGGCTGCGCTGATTAACCAACTTAGCGTTCAGGTAAACAACAGCAATGCTCTTGTTGCTGCACTGAATGCCCGCATCAACGAGTAATTAACCAGTGACTGGGGATTAAGGATGATCCCTTTTCACCTAACAGGAGAATCAAAATGTCTAGGTATGTTGTATTCAACAACACGCGCGAAGTATTTATATCCGATAATTTTCGTATTCCTCCGGGTAACTACCTAACCTTTGAGGTTCTACCTGCTTCTATAGAAAGAACCAATCTTCTTTCGGTGACTCATTTAGTCACCAATCCAATTCTGTCCGCTATACTGGCAGCAGATGGCGTTACTCTAACGATAACTTTTCAGCGTCCTATTACTTCTGTGGTCGATGCTGCCAGCGGATTCTCATATTCAGGCGGAACTATAGCCAGCGGAGTTCTGGATACTGGGACCATAGTGCTTACAGTACCTCTTACTTACGAAAATATTCCAGTAAGCATTGAATACAGTGGCGATACCGGAAGTTTGTATTCGAGCCTCGGTGCAGTAGACAGCACAGGCTATTTTGTCATTGACAACCAGTCCGCAGTACCTGCTCCTCCAGTACTGGTATCTGCAATTATTCCTGTTGATGGCGATACCTTAGAGTTAACCTTCACAGAGGATCTAACTGGTACCGCTGATCTTGGATTCGTTACCGACGTAGTGAACATAACTGGCGGTTCCATACTTAACAATGTTCTAACCCTAACTATAGATACGGTATATCAAGATGATGCTGTTGGGGTCATTTCTTATGACTCCATCGTGGGCGATCTAACCGGCCTTGGTGGCGTAGTAGAATCTTTCTCGGACATTGCAATTTCTAACCAATCAACACGCGGTCCTGGCGTGTTCGCGGTATGGAATGTCCTAGACTCCAACGATGGCATAGATGTCTCTGGTGGTGGTCTTACCGCATCTTTCAATAGAGTAGCCGGATGGGCAGCAATTCGGGCTAATGGCAGTGTAGCACCTACAGAGAAGAAATACTACAACGTCATTACAAGTCATGCATCGGGTACCATTGTTGGTATCGGTACAGCCGCGGCCTCTATTGCGTACAACGGATTTGTAGGATCAGACACAGAGGGATTCGGTTGGTTTATAGCGGCTCCTTCTACTATATACACTGGTGGGGGTGGTTCAGCCTACGGGATTGCGGTAACTCCAGGACAGACGATCGGCGTGGCTATAAATAAAGTCGATGATGAACTTGAATTTTTCATCGACGGAGTAGGTCAAGGTACTATTGATATTTCAAGTCTTACCGCTGATAACATTTTCCCAATGATTTCACTTGAGGGAACAGGCCGAACACTAACGGCCAACTTTGGTGGCTCTGCTTGGGGTACTTATCCTCCGCCCGTTGGCTTTACTGGAGTAACTGAAAATGCCTAAGGTAACCATGAAGTTTAATGTTTTAGGTCCCACTGTAACTCAATCCGTAAAGTCAGGTGACGTTGTTACCTATGAACTTACTGAAGGTGTGCTCCTTAAAAAGGCTACCCTCAACGGAAGTCCGGTAACTGTTAATACGGCCTCGCCTATAACGCACTCAGGTGCAGTATGTAGGTACTGGCTTGAGAGAGTTGCTGAAGGCCCAGGCGAGTCTTGGTTTTCCGTGTAGTTAGACTAAGGACACTAGGTATGAAAGAGTGGGCGATCAAAAATGCTATTCCTATTGCCTGTGTCCTTGTGCTACTACTTGCAGGATATTGGGCAATAGGAAAAGTCGATTCCATGCTGGAAACCCGTAACTCCGAATTACGGGGTCAGCTCAAGGCTGATATGGGCGAAGCGCAGGAAGCACTTAAAACAGCCGTAGCGGATGCTGAGAAACATATCAAGGAAGCGAAAGCCGCAGAGAACAACGCGAACACTAATGCCGCGAACGGCAAGGGTAAGACTGATGCCGCAGCGAAAAAGAAACTGGCCGATATGGTCAACGAATGGAACACAGGAGCGACACCATGAAACACATTGAAACGGCAATAGCAAAGCGTTTGGAAAAGGCAACCCCAAAGAGGTCACGAGTACAAGTAATACTTACCAACGGCGTGTCCTTTGAGAACGCGGTTGAAAAAGCTTTATCCTCTGTTCTTATTAGTAAGAACTACGAAAAGATTATGGGGCATCGGGTCGTTACTTATTACTTGGACAAGACGCTTTCTGAAAAGAAACTAGAAACTCTAGCCTCGAAAATATCCTCCAAGATAGGGGCAAACCACAAGAGCCAACATAGTCTTACAGCCGAGACCGCTGATCGTGTAGTTTTCAATTCGGCCTCGTTGTAATTAAACAAGGTCCCAAGTAAGCAGAGGTTATCCATGAGGTATTTACTGCTAGCCTCACTCGTTCTCCTGACAGGCTGCTCTACGTTCCAGTTTCCTAAGTTAGCCGATCCGAGTTTCGATACGTCGGACTTACTTGCCAAGCAGCAGCCGTTAGAAGCGTACACCGTACCTGAGCCTGCTACGTTGTCTTCCTATCCAAAGGTCAAGGTAATAGAGGGCCAGACGAAAGTGTACGCCTGCTTCGAGGAGGAAGGCTTCCGTGACATTGTACGCATTCGTGGCTACAACGAAACGAACGTGCAGGAGGTGAAAGACCTGCAGGCTGTAATTGACGCGCGTACAAACGTCGCCAATGACTGGCTCAAAGCAGCCCAAGCCTCCGAGAGAGAGGCGAACGGTTTGAAGCAACTGAAGGCCGTAGACGCCTCGGATGCAGCAAGAGAAAAACGCGAACTGACCAAAACATTGTGGCGTGATCGCATCATAGGTGCGGCCGCTATTGTCCTACTGATTCTGGCCCCGTAAGGAGATAGTCATGTCCAAGGTACTTACCCGCACATCACTCGGTTTTACCCATAACTATGCACTGGACATCGTGAACGCTGTTCCTGAGTATTTCACGGGCAACTTCGATGGCGTCGCTTATACGACAGGTATCACGGGTCAAATTGATGGCACGATTCCGACTGCTGTTGTGAACGGAGCCTACTACATTTGCACCCGCGCAGGCTCTACGCCTTTGGTTAGCCCAGTTGTATTCCAACTCGGCCATATCTACAAGGGCAATGGAGGTGAATGGGTAGATCAAGGTATTGCCGATCAAACCCGCATGGTTCCTACGCTAGCACTTACTGGCAAAGACATTGCCTTTGAAAGTGGCATCGAATACACCTATACGAAAGAAGCGGGTGACAAGTTCCACACGATGCAAAACGTCGTGTATAACTACGGCAAAGGTACTTGGAGAATTTCTGGCTCAAGCACTGCTGCTACGCCGACCTCTTACCAAGAGGCCTCAAGTTCTCCAATGCGCTACGGCGTAGGCACGTACAACGCACAGGCCACACGCGCTGCCGGCACCATCACACTGTCTTACACGGTTGACAGCGTAGAGCAATTCCGTCAGGACCCAAGAACAGTTACTTGGAAGGCCCTCACTGCACTTAACGGTGGTGATGTTGCTACTCTTTCTTCGCCTGTTACAGCATTCCGAACCGTATTTAGTGACACTACTCCCGGTCTTCTCGCAATCGTATTGAACTGAGGTTGCCAATGAAGCACATTGAGACTGCGGTGCTTGCGAGGCTTGAAGTCGCGTTTGCACCCGCAAAGAAAGCGGATAAGCCAAAGCCTAAGTATGGCTCAGATAAGTGGTGGAAGTCTCTGAGCAAGAATGAACAGAAGCAGTATCTCAAGGAGCACCCGAAGTCAAAGTATAACCCAGCCAATAAGTTGAAGAAATCCAAGAACAAACTGGTTAAGAAGAAAAAGCCTCTTATTCCAGGTGTTGTTCCAGGTAAAGGCAAGCCACACACTGAGCATCAAATCCGAATGGATGAAAAGCGGAAGATGCGTCAGGCCCAATTACGCAAGGACAAAGAGCGTAAGAAGAAAGAAGCGAAGAAGAAAGACGAACTCCGCAAGAAGGCTGAGAAACGTGCTCAGGATGAGAAGAAGGCAAAGAAGAAAGAGAAACAGCCTAAGTTGACTGAGGCCCAGAAGAAGGCTAAACAGGAAGAAGAACGCTTGGCTGAGCAGTACAAGAATACCAAGAAGCCTGAGGACTTTGAGGCCCTTGAGGAACATAAGACAGCCTCACGTACTGCCAAGTTTATTGATTGGTATGAGGAAACCGTCAACAAGGCTGTTGACAAGATAAAGCGTGGTACCCTTGAACGCATCGGCAACGTGATTGGCGCTGACCTGGAAGACATGCTGGTGGCCAAAGATAGTCATAGGCCTCCCTCCGTTAGGCTGTACGAAGCCCTTAATAAGGCAATCGAGCGTAACGAAGCTGAACTCGACCAGATCAATGAGAAAATTGCTAAGGCTAAGGATCAACTCAAAATTGCTAAGGGCAAGAAGGATAAGGCAAAGAATCCAGATAGCATAGATGGATGGAATCAGAAGATTGTAAGCACCAAAGAACTTCTTGGCCGCTTGGGTGTGCAGCGTAAGATATTGATGAAAAAAGTAGAGGAGGGTCACAAGCAGCGCGATCCACTTAAGGCACGTGCTGATCGTTACCACATCAAGGAAGGTGAGGAAAGAGAGAAGGTTCGTGATCTTAGGTCACTTGGTATAAAGACAGGCCGGGCCAAGAAGGGTGGGAAAACAAAACCCACCAAGCCTAAGTTGCACAAACTGAAACGCGCTAAACGCTAAAACGATTTGGCTAGTTCTTTAAGGATGTGAGAAGGGCAGTTTCCTGGGTCGAGATTCTCGTCCAGGGGACCGCCCTTTTTCTTTTCCATCTGACGTTGGATTTCAAGCAACTTAACCAGTTGCCTAGTGATGCGACCTTTAAGGTCCTTCATGATCTTGTTACTTGCACTAATACCTGCTTTATCCGCATCCATCATAACGACTACCTTGTCCACAGGCAGAGACAGAACGAGGTTGCGCTTGTTTACACTCCAGTTACCTGTACCAAGAATGGCTAACGCTGGGATTCCCTTGCGTATCAGACGCAGTGCGTCACGCTGTCCCTCAACAAGGACAACGTACTTCAAGCCTCTACGGCGTATCATACGCTCAACGAGGTCATACGGAAACAAACCCTTTTCCTTGATCCATTCACCTTTAAGGTTAGTGTATGACAGAACCTTCTTGGACGTTGGCTTTGTCCACGTGGCCTTAACTGCACCGACAATCTCATGCTCTACGATGATCGGGATAATCAGGCACTTGTTGTCGAAACGGTCTACGGCAACAGTGCATCCAATCTTGCGTAACAGTTTGCCTGGCACACTACGCCACGTTTCGTCCTCATCAATCGGCAGAGAGAGCAGAACGTCAAACTCCCGCTCAATATCTTCCATGCTTATAGAGCCTGTTCCCAACAACTGGGTTTTCAGTTGCTTGTTCAACGGGTACATGCGCTCTTGCACAGCCGTACCATCAGTAGCGCGCACGGCTATCTTGCCGAGGCCTAGTTTCTCGGCAATCTCATTCCAACTGGCATTCTTCTTGGGACACGTTTCACTAAAGCAGTGACCGAACCCAATCGGAACGCGCCGATTAGTCTCGTCGATGTTGACGTAGAAACTCGGCGATTTCTCTTGGTGGAAAGGACAGCAAATTGCAATGCTGCTGGCCATGACCCTTTTTAATGACAGCCTCATCAATTCGGCTACAACAAAATCTTTGGTGCTGCTCATACGATAAATCTCCGCTGTACCCTCTATTTACAGAATCACAAATCAATTCTGTAAAGTGACTCGTTACCACAAAGGTGCACAAATGGCAACGTCCAGCAAAACAAAAACCGTGACTAAATCATCCAAGTCCAAGGCAGCGCATTCTTTCAAGGCGAAGGGAAAGGCTAAACATGCCGAGCGCATGGCCAAGTCTGATCCTATGGACTTCATTATCTCGGACCTGCGGTATTACATCGACCAGCAGACCAAGATCATCTACACGGACAAAGACCCAAACGAGAAGCCTTCGACACGGGAATCCGAACTGCACCCATCCTCATATCCGTACTGCGGACTACGGCATGCCTATCGCCTTCTGTCTGGCATAAAGAAAGAGCCGTTAGACTTCTACGGTGAATACTACACCAGCCTCGGTACCATGAAGCATGAACTCATGCAGAAGTATCTAGGCCGAGGTAAGAAGATTCTAGGTGACTGGAAGTGCCTTGATTGTTCGCATCGCCTCAAACTCACGACGTATAAGAAGTGCCCCAAGTGCCACTCCGTACGGGTCATGTACGAGGAAATTGGTATCAAGTTTGGTAAGTACACACACGGCCATATTGACGGTGTTGTGCAGATCAATGGCAAGTGGTATGTCATTGACTACAAGACCACGTCCTCCAAGAAGAATGACCTGCACCGTAAGACAGGCAATGTGTACCCATACGGATACAACGTCGCTCAGATTTCCAGTTACGTGCCTTACCTCGAGGAATGCTACGACATAGAAATTGCAGGCTGGATTCTTATATACGTTACCCGTGACAGTTCCTTCCGTGACTACGTTATGGTCGGTGCTGAGATGGATAAGAAAGCCAAGAAAGCCAAACTGGAACAACTGATTCGCTATGATGAGCACTTTGGCAAGGTGATGAAACTGAAGGCCGATCTGCAACTCAAGTATTTCAAGCGTCTTGTACTGGAAAAGCCGTGCGAGTCCTTGGCACAGTACAAGAAGGAAATGCACAATTACGACTGGTGCGAGTTGGCTAAATCTGGTGCCTGCTTCGACGAAAGCAAGTTACGCATCGTTTTGGGCAATCTTGTAAATAAGGCGACAGGGAAACCTACCCTAATTGCCGAACTCTAAAAGGAGAAAACCATGAGTGTTACCTTTCAAGTAGAAGATTACATCCTGATTCAACAGGATAACAAGAAGCACCTAATACAAGTGGATAAGTCCACAGGCAAAACGGGTCGTGGTATCAAGCAAGACAAGTTCCCGTACGAGGAGAACGAAATCAAGTTTGAGGCCGATGAAGTAGTAGCCAACTATGGCAAGTATCCGAAGTCCTTTATTCACGAGGCCTTCTATAAGGACTTCACTCATCCTGCTTTCGGCTCGGTCAACTTCTTTATGAAGGTGAACAAAGAGGCCAAAGAGGAGATCGAAAAGAAACTCACCAAGTGCGCCAAGAAACTCAAGGAACACAACCTTGACGGCTTCCTTCCTGTAAACGTCGAGATACGTCCGTCGAAAGGAAAGATGCTTGGCCACTACAAAACCTTCAAGCAAGAAGGTGAACTTGACGTTATGGCATTGCGTCCTTCAACAGACCATCCGCTTGAAGAAACTATCTATCACGAATGTGGTCACGGCATCTGGAAGCGACTGATTCACCACCGCAAGGCCAAAGCCGCGTGGATTCGTGAGTACAGTCACCATCTGGAAGTGCAACACCTCACCAGCAAGGACCTCAAGTCGCTGTTGAACGAATTGCTCTCGGCATCACAGACAGTATCAGACTTCAAGAAAGGCCTGAGCGAAAACGACCAGATGATCCTCAGGGAAATCCTGTCCTATATCAAGAAGTTCCATCGCCTCACAGTGATCGACCTCAACATGCTGCTGGAAAGCGGTGATGAGGATACAGTCACAGAGGTTTGGCCGTGTGATACAATCGCACTGTCGAAGATCAAGGCAAACAACATTTCCAACTACAGCCTCAAGAGTGTAGAGGAATACTTCTCCGAGTGCTTGGCGTTCTACCTCAACGGTGGTAAACTGCCCAAGCATACCGCGAAACTGATGACTAAAACAATCGAATCTCTTTGAGGTGAAACATGGCTAAGGAACTTGAAGTAAAAGACCTTAAGGAAGCCGATTACAATCCACGATGGATCAACGACAAACGGTTGAAGGCCCTGCAGAAGTCCATTGAGACCTTTGGTGATCTGTCGGGTGTTGTGTTTAACAGACGTACCAAGCGCCTTGTTTCTGGTCACCAGCGACTCAAGACGGTACGTGACAAGAAGACTCGCATCGTTACCAAGCCATATAGCGACAAGTACGGTACCGTTGCTATTGGTCACATCGAGGTCAAGGATAAGAAAGGCGTCATCCAGATTCCATACCGTGAAGTAGACTGGGACGACAAGAAGATGGAGATGGCTGCCAACATTGCAGCCAATGCTCAAGGTGGTCAGTTTGACAACAAGAAACTCGGCAAGGTTCTCGCCAAGTTGTCCAACGCTACCTTCGATGTTGAACTCGTAGGCCTTGATGACGTTACTGTCAAGACCCTTGTAAACGACTTTGAGAAGGCCTCAGGTGTTGTAGACGCAAAGGGTAAGCCAGTTGCTTCTGGCAAAGACAAGGGTAAGAGCAGCAAGTCCGAAGGCTTCCAGAAGATCAGTCCTGAGGACATGGAAGAAGACTTCGAGCACGAATGCCCGAAATGTAATTACAAGTGGTAGGTAACCGTATGAAGTTTACTATGGCGAATGTCAACGCCAAGAAAAAGAAGTACACAGCCGTATCTACTTTCAGTGGCTGCGGTGGTTCGTCGCTTGGCTACAAGATGGCTGGCTTCAAGATGCTGTGGGCTAACGAGTTCATTCCAGCAGCACAGGATACCTATGAAGCCAATCACATAGGTACCTATCTGGACAAGCGCGACATTCGCAAAGTAAAGCCAGAAGAAATCCTCAAGAAAATCGGCCTAAAGAAAGGCGAACTCGACCTGTTCGACGGTTCCCCACCATGCTCGGCCTTCAGTACAGCAGGTGCGCGTGACAAAGGCTGGGGTACTGTAAAGAAGTATTCAGACTCCAAGCAGCGTGTGGATGACTTGTTCTATGAGTACATCCGCATTCTCAAGGGTCTACAGCCCAAAGTATTCGTAGCCGAGAACGTACCAGGTCTTGCGTCTGGTAAAGCCAAGGGGTATTTCGTAGAGATATTCCGTCTTCTCCAGGGTGCAGGTTACGTTGTAGAGGCCCGCATTCTGGATGCGTCACAACTGGGTGTACCGCAGGCGCGTAAGCGTCTGATCTTCGTTGGGGTACGCAAAGACCTGAAAATGAAGCCAGTGTTTCCGCAGCCCTTGTCCCGAGTAATTTCGGTCAATGACGTATGCCCAAACATCGCCTACATTAAGACCAAGAAAGACGGTCAGATGAAGTACGTGCCTGCGAACATTCCTTCCCCTACCATTACGGCGAGCGATAGCACCAACTCGGAGACAGCCCAGTTCTCCTGCGGTGGCTTTATCGAAACCCAAGATGGAGAGCAGCGCAAGTACAAGATCAGCGAACTCAAGAAGATTTTTACCTTCCCACCTGACTTTGAACTCACTGGTAAGTTTGAGCAGAAGTGGGAACGTCTAGGTAGATCAGTTCCGCCCATGTTCATGTATCATGTGGCCAAGACAATCGGCAAAGAAATTCTGGATAAACTATAAGGAGAACTCCATGAACATTAAGCGTCCGTTCCTCATGTACGTCGGCAACACCTCAGTTCTAGTAGAAATCAAAACGGCTGCTGGTGTTATTGAGTGGTGTCCAGAAGACGTTGTTGGTGTGTACACAACAGGTCCTGACGCGCTTACGTTTGGTAAGCCTGTTATCAATGACTTCAATGCCGCAGTGGCTGCTGGCGCCAAGACCTTTGTGGTTGGCTCTTCACCTACGAGTGGTATGATCGACGACTCGTGGATTCAGATGTTCTTCAATGCAATGGACGCTGGTCTGGACATTGCCTGTGGTCTACATGAAAAACTCAACGACATTTCCTTCTTGGTAGACTATGCTAGAAAGGCAGGCGTAGTTATGCACGACTTCCGTCACCGTGAGGACGTGTACCCGAAAGGCACAGGCATGAAGCGCCCTGGTATGCGTCTACTCACGGTAGGTACGGACTGTGCTTGCGGTAAGAAGTTCACTGCCATATCCATTGCGCGTGAGTGCAAGAAGCGTGGGCTTGCAGCCGACTTCCGTAGTACAGGACAAACTGGCTACCTGATTTCGTCTAGCGGCATTAACAACGACACGATTCCTGCTGACTTCCTTTCGGGTGCTGCTGAGTGGCTGTCGCCTGCGAACGCACCTGATCACTGGGATGTTATCGAGGGGCAAGGCGCTCTTTTTCATCCAGCCTATGCTGGAGGCAGTCTGTCCCTGCTTATGGGCAGTCAGCCCGACCTCATCGTTCTCTGCCATGATCCTGCGCGTGAGAAAGTACGTGGCCCAAAAGGCATGGACTTCAAGTTGATGTCCCTGGAAGAGGAGATCGAAGGCAATCTCCTCATGGGTAGTCGCACTAATCCAAAGATTCGACTTGGTGCTATCTCCATAAACGGTCGCTACGCTTTTCCTGAGGGCAATACGACTGCTTATCTGGATTACAAGAATGGGTTGATGGAACGCTTCGGCGTTCCTGTGTTTGACCCCCTTGTAGATGGCGTGTCATCCATAGTTGACGTTATGGAATGTAAGAGCATGACGGTAAACAATGAAAAAGCCTAAGAACGTACCCAAACCACCAGCGAACGTACACGATGCCTTGCTGGATGAGTTGCGCTTTGTGCGTGACTCTGGTAAGCGCGCGGCTGTATTCCTCAGCGGTGGCGTAGATAGCCACTCGGTCTTGTTTGCACTGATAGAACTGGGCGTTCCTGTTACCGCGTATTCATTTACGCTGGACACCCACGAGAGTCGTGACTTCAAGATTGCCAAGAAGACCTGTGAGACAATGCACGTTCCATTTGTGCCAATAGTCCTTTCGACCGACGTAGCCAAGTTGAAGAAGTACGTTATCTACGTCGTGAAGAAACTGGGTGCGTACAAGAAGGTGGACATTGAATGCCTGTGGCCTATGCTGTCTACGTTGAAGCAGGTCGAGGAGGAATTTGTCATTACGGCTACCAGTGCTGACAGTCACTTTGCTTTGTCCAAGAAAGCCTGTATGCACTACAAGGACAAGGTGGACTACTACAGGACAATCGTTTTCAAGAAGGCGAATACGGGACAGCGCCTTCATATGAAAAGTGAGTGTGCGAAACTGGGTAAGACCTATTTCACGCCTTACGATACCACCCGCATGTGCTCGGAGTTGTACGGATATACATGGGACGAATTAAATAAGCCCAAGCAGAAGAATCCTATTCGCATTGCCTTTCCTGATCAGTTTGAACGCTGTAAAGTGACTCAGCACACCAACCTGCAATTAGGCGATAGCGGCATTGCCAAACACTTCGAGAAGTTGCTTGAAACCGACTTAAACACCCGGAAATATAAGTCGGTTATCGGCGTTTATAACGAGTTGGCGCGCAAGTATCTTAAAGTGACAGAAACAGAGGAAAACGACGATGACTGACGACAAAGATAGTGTTGTACCAGGAAATAAGTGGGAATTTGATGCAAGCGTTGCGGCCTGTTTCGATGACATGCTTTCACGCAGCATTCCTTCATACAAGATGATGCGTCAGACCACATATGCCCTTGGTACCAACATCATCGGAAATATGACGGCCCCTAAAGTTGTTGACTTGGGTGCTTCGCGTGGTGAGGCTATTTGGGAGTTCGCCGCACGTTATCCGAGAGGTGATTTCTATGCCCTGGAGATTTCCGATCCAATGCTGGACGTAATGCGAAATCGCTTTCAAGGTCAGACCAACCTGCATGTATGGCGTGAAGACCTTCGCGTCTGCAACGTCCTGCGTGAGATCAAAAACACCACGGTCGTTCTGTCGATTCTGACTCTCCAGTTTATTCCTATCGAGTACCGTCAGGCCCTTGTGCAGACCGTATTCGACAACTTGGACAAGGGCGGCGCCTTCATCCTTGTAGAGAAGGTTCTTGGCAATACGCCTTCAATCAACTCCAAGTTCGTAGAGGAATACTACGAGTTCAAGCGTTCCAATGGATATTCCTACGAGGATATCGAGCGCAAGAAGGCTTCTCTGGAAGGCGTGTTGGTTCCGATCACTGCGAAGTGGAACGAGGACATGCTTTACTCAGTGGGCTTCCGTCAAATTGACTGTTTCTATCGCCACCTGAACTTTGCTGGCTGGATCGCAATCAAATGATGAATCCATACAAACACCTCCTTACCAAGATGAAGTATCTGGTAAATGAGGACAAACGAGTAGACGACGCCGAGAAGGCAGACTTTCAATGGAGTATGGTCTTCACCAGAGGACCAGTGAAGTTCATGATAGGCAAAGGTGGTGTCAATACCATCTTCTACATCATGGGAGACAAGCGTGAGGTTTGCTTCCCTGATGATGCCTTGAAACTCCTTGAAAAGAAGTCGCTCGACAAGTACATTGCCTATGCGATCTATTCCAAGAAAAAGGAATTGGTTGCTGGGCCTTTCTTGTTTCACGATGATGCGATGGCACTACGCGCAGGTAAAGGCCAGTTCTTTATTGGCATTAAGGCAAGTGGGAAACTTGTTCCACTCTATGCTGCGAAGCCTAACCTGTTCGACAAACTATCTTGGTCTCCTGTAGTAGAAAAGAAATAACGAGGTGAAACATGCCTGCTCAACGCATTACATACCTAACAAGCAAACCGTTTACGCTTAGCCAACTGATGGCCAAGACTCCGCGTAACATCCAGTACAACGCGGATGACACTCGCATTAAGCAGGCACGCAAGATCATTGACAAGGATACCAACCAGCCAGCAGTAGTAGCCGTTGTTTACTCGACGCACGATGCTGATGGTAATCCAACACGCAATCCAATTATGCACAAGTGCTACATCCTGAGCCTTGATGCAAACAGGAAGCCGATTAACCAGTGCCACGTTCACCTTTCCTGCGACTGCTTTACGGGAGACACGCGGGTTCTTACGCCGTCTGGTTGGAAAACTATATACGAACTAGCCGAACCCCTAGAACTAGGTAAGTTCGAGACTGACTATATCGTCAACGGAAAAGTAGTAAAAGGTTCTGCACCCTTTTATAAGGGTAAGTCAAAGGTATGGGAAATAGCCTTAGATACAGGATTAAAGATTAAGGCCACGAAAAATCAGAAATTCCTAGTAACACGAAAAGATGGAATTCGTAAATGGAGAACTGTTAAGAATCTTTCTGTTGGTGACTGGCTTGTTCCTAATTCAACAGAAAACATACCAGAAGTAGATGTAACCAGTAAAGTCTATCAGGATGCACACCTAATAGGCGTGATAATGGGCGACGGAACTGTTTTCTCTAGTGGCTCTCCTGATTTACAACTGTATGGAGATAAACAAACTGAAATTTGGAGTCTCATACAAAAACATCCAGCCGTTAAGGGTAAAAAGGTTGTCCAGCGAGACGGAATACGGGTAGAATTTAATCATACTGGTATGGAGCTTTTCAGTAAATTTAAGTACGAAAACAAGAAGAATGTACTGTTGTCTTCTCCAGAGTCTATCTTTGGATTCTTGTCAGGTCTAACTAACGCAGATGGAAACTGCGGACGGAATGGTATTGTAATTGACGGAGATCTATCTTACCTTAAAATTCTGTTAGACGAACTACTTGCTCTTGGGCTTGTTGGTCCTAAACTGTCCTTATCCGATACAAATCGTAAGGGCACTCTGACAAATTACGGTGAGAGAACAAAGGATATGTATACACTTGTTATACCTGTTCCGACTATAAGACTAATAAAAAAGAACTTGCTACTGACAGAAAAACACCAGAAGAACCTAGAAAAACAAGAAAAAAAGAGGCCACAAAATCGCGTGCCTAAGACTAAAATTACAGGTATTACTTGTGTAGGTAAAAAGCATGTGTATGATATAACTGTACCTGAAGGCACCAGATTTGTGGCTGAGGGAGTTATAGTCCATAATTGCGCCTACTTCATGTACACGCTGGAGTATGCTCTTAACAAACGTGGCAATGCAGACATTATCTTCTCCAACGGAAAGCCTGCTGTGGTTCGTAATCCAAGCAACAAAGGCTTTCTGTGCAAGCACCTCTACCATCTGGCTGAATCGCTTGTCTCCAGAGGTATGTGACGAATCATGGCGCGCATTTATCGCCACTCACACCTAATGGCCAAACTGAAGGCCATCGACGAACAGATACAGGACAACTATTCAAGCGCGCAGTATGTGGAAGTCTGGGATACCCTACTCTACAATGCGCTTGAACCAATAGTGACCTGTACCAAAGTAGCCGATCTAATTCTCGCGGACGTTCTCCACTTCTACGTGGAGAATCATCGCCGCAAACTTTCCTCGCTTCCAAAAGACCTAGTAATGTCTTCTTTGGTTCGCTTTCTCATAGCAGAACCCAAGGACAGACTTAAACGCCTGCGTAAGTGCAGGCTGGAGCGCAATGTACTACGCCTAATCATTACAACCTTTCTGGATTCGTCTGAGGAGTATCGAGCACTCACCCTAAAGAAGATTCACACTAAAGAGGGCACAGCCCATCAAGCCCACATAGATCATAGTCTGTCACACATAGAGACACGCCTAGGATACAATGGACGCTTGGACTTGTTCTCCGCTATGAGCACGGTAGTGTTCTGGCACGATCAGGCCAATAAGTTCAAGAATATGCTCATGGAAAAGTACCTGCGCCTTATCGTGACTCAGGCTCAGATGTACTACAAGTCCAACAACTCAAACATGGACTTGGACGATATTATCCAAAACCTAATCGTATTCACCTCGAAGGCTTTGGATAAGTACGACGTTCGCAAGGGAACGATAGTCAGTTACATACAGACTTGGTTGCAACACGCCAAGAATGTAACCGTAGTTCAGGAGGATGGAATAGCATTCCTGCTACCAGTTGCCAAGCGCAGCGAAGTGGCGAATATGTCAGTAGCGATTGATAATGAGGAGGTACTGGAAGTAGAGTATGAGTGCGGAGAAAACGTGGAACTAGAGTCCACGCGACGCCGTGTTCAATTACTCGCCAAGTTGGTAGACCCTACAGGACTTGGTCGTTTGTCGTTAGGAATTTCGGAGGTATTAAGTCGGGAAGAATTGGCATTACAGCGCAGACACGCCGTAGGTTGATTCTGTAAATTGAGTTCGCTTCACTTCACACCCATCTGGGAGATTGTTATGACACGCGCAAAGTTCAATACGAAAAAGACGTTTCAAGATTCCAAACCGCGCACAGGCGGTGATGACAACAAGAAACTGGAAGATTTGGTAGACACTATCAAAATGCCAGAGAAGGAATACGTTTCGATGCGCCTTATTGGCCCAGCGATTCCGTATGCACAACACTGGATCGAGTTCCACTCGTCCAAAGGCAAGGACGTAAACATCCCGAAAATCTGTCTTGCGTTCGATCCTGATACGGAAGACTTTGATTCGTCCAAGAAGTGCCCGTATTGCGACAACGGCAACAAGGCTAGCGTAGCCTACCTGACCAACGCAATCATTCGTGATATTCAGGAGAATGAGCCTGCTAAGAAAGGCAAGATGACTGACAGTGAGAAGAAGACTGGCTTCAAGGAGAAATCCTCGAAGACTTGGACCCCTGTCAAAGTCGTGCGTATCACTTCGACGGTTGCGAGCAAGTTCCAGAACCTGTCCAACGCCAACAAGGTCAAGGACAAGAAGTCTGGCGAGACTGTTGCCAAGCCTCTCTCGGACGAGAAGTACGGTCGTGATATCCAGATGCTGTACGATTCCAAGGCAGCAGGCTCGGCCAAGTACGACGTACAGAAGGGCGATGAGCGTACTCCTCTGACCGAAGAGGAGAGTGAATACCTTGTATGGAATATCGAAGGTCTGTTCGAGCCAGAAGACCTGTCGCGCGCCAAGCAAGAGGCTGCCAAGTTCTTCGGCAAAGGCGGCAAGAAAGGCGAAGACGCTGACTACGACGAAGAAGATGACACGCCAAAAGGCAAGAAAGGCAAGAAGGCGAAAGATGAGTACCTAGATAGCGATGAGGACGACGAGCCGAAAGCCAAGAAGGGCAAAAAGAGTAAGAAGCCTGTCGATAGCGACGAGGACGATGCGGACTCGGACGATGACGCGGCTGATTCTGACGACGATGCAGATTCGGATGAAGACGAACCGAAGTCCAAGAAGAAGCCTGCGAAGAAAGGTAAGCCCGGCCTGAGCGCGAAAGATTCGGACGACGACGGTTTCAGCGATGAAGACGACGCTGATGACGAAGACGAAGACTCGGACGAAGACGAACCGAAGAGCAAGAAAGGCAAGAAGCCTGCAGCCAAGAAGGGTAAGAAAGCAGCAGACTCGGACGAAGACGAAGACGAAGACTCCGATGAAGACGCTGATGATTCGGATGAGGATGAAGACTCTGATGAAGATGAGCCGAAGTCCAAGAAGAAACCTGCGAAGAAAGGCAAGAAGGCCGCTGACTCTGACGAAGATGAAGATGAAGACTCCGATGAGGATGATCCCAGGGCAAAGAAAGGCAAGAAGCCAGCAAAGAAGGGTAAAAAGGCCGCTGACTCTGATGAGGACGACGTAGACCTCGACGATCTCGATGAAGACGAAGAAGAGGACGAGCCGAAGTTCAAGAAAGGCAAGAAGGACAAGAAAGCCAAAGGTAAAAAGTCCAAGAAGGACGAAGACTCGGACGACGATGTGCCTTTTTGATAATCCTTAAGGGTAAAGAAAAGTGGCGTAAAGTTCCATCTATGCCTAATTTGGAAGCCTCTAATTACGGTAGGATTCGTGTTATTCCCTACCAGAAACAGATGCCGAATGGTGGCCTTAGGTGGTACGGAGGATTTCCTACTAAAGGACAGTGGGGAGGCTCTCGGTATATTTACGTCATAAAGCAGCACACCTACAAAGTAGCGCGCTTAGTGTGCGAAGCCTTCAATGGAAAGAGTCCGAAAGGCTATGTGTGTATGCACTTGGACGAGAACGTGAGAAACAATAAGCCTAGTAACCTGCGCTGGGGAACTCAAAAAGAGAACCTCAATGCTCCTGGGTTTATTGCGTATTGCAAGTCTCGAACAGGCGAGAATAGCCCTCTTATAAAGGGAATGCGAAAGCGTAATAAGTAGTTTCTCCCGTGCGCGTATTTGGAGAGTGGCCTGAACACCCACTCTCCTTCTTTTCACGAGGTACACATGGCAATTAAGAAAGGTAAGGACGTAAAAGAGAAGAAGGTCAAGAAGACCAAGGAAAAGCCAGAGAAGAAAGGCAAGAAGGCGAAAGCCGAGAAAGAACCCAAGGTCAAGAAAGGCAAGAAAGGCCGAGTGATTGATGGTGACACTGGCGAGGTCCTGGATGACGATGACGGCATTGCGCTTCGTGCTCACGCTGCGTCCGAAGACATGGATGCGATGCTTGACGCAATCGAGAAGGACGTTGGTATTGTTGCCGTTACCGCAGGTAGTCGTAACACAACCAGCACTGGCCTGCTTTCGCTTGACCTGATGCTTTGTGGTGGCCTTGTCTCTGGTGGCTGGTATACCTTCTTCGGCGGTGAGCAATCGTCTAAGTCCACGCTGGCGATGACACAGATCGCACGTGCGGCTATGCAAGGCAAGATTCCGATCCTGTTGTACTTCGACTTCGAGGGTTCACTCTCCGAGTCGCTGGACTACATGCTGAGTATTGCACGGGCACAAGGTTTCAAGGGTAACTTGCAAGACCTCTTTGGCATTCAAGACCCGAAGACGGGCAAGTACGTCAAGAAGCCGTTGATTCGTCGGTATCAGGAAAGCGTTGCCGAGCGTTTCTTCGACCTCGTTGCCAAGCTGGAGCGTAGTCTGCCGGACAAACTCTATCGCAACGAAAAGTGGTGGTACGTTTACGAACATACCAAGGTCAATATCTCCAAGTACAGCGCCATCTCGGATAAGCAGTTGTACAAGCAGACTGGCAAACTCTGGGTTGAGACTGACAACGGCCACCCACAGGCTATGATAGTGGTTGACTCCTATCCGGCAATGCTTCCAGAGCGTCTGGATGAGGATGATGCTGGTGCGGGTATGGCTGCACAGGCCCGTATGTTCTCGGACAACATTAAGCGCGTCAAAGGCAAAATGTCGTCCAAGCGCATTGTAATCATGGGCGTGAACCAGTTGCGTAAAGCACCTATGGTTAAGTACGGCTGTCTACACGGAGATACCCAGATTCCGTTCGTAGATGGTACGTCGCACAGCATTAAGTCTATCGTGGAGCAAAAGATTGAAGGTGAGGTCTGGTCTCTAAACGAGGACACGGACAAGATAGAGCCTGCAAAGATTACAGGCTGGTTTAACAACGGAGAGGTAGACAAAAAATCGGACTGGATTACGATTACTACCACTAACGTAGTAGAGACACCCAATGGTGTTGCCTCTGTTACGGTTACGCCTGACCACAAAATCCTTACCCGACGTGGATGGAAAGCCGCGCGTAAGTTGAAAGTTGGCGATAAAGTCCTGAGTAAGTACGCATCTATCTACGAGGGAGAAATGCGCTCGGTGCTTGCTGGTGTCCTAGCTGGGGACTCTTGTATTGTTGGTGATTGCAGGAATAGTCACCTTAGACTTCAAGACTCGCAGAATGCCGAGTACGTTGCTTGGAAGCGCGACCTGTTGAAGGACGTTCTATCCTTCAACTTGCGCGGAACTAAGAAGCAAACTTGGATTTCCAACAGGTATTACCAGTTGTCCAAGTTGAAAGAAAAACTCGGAGAGCGTGACCCAACTAAGTTCGCTAACGTGTTTGATGCCCGCAGCCTTGCTATTTTCTACATGGATGACGGTCATTTCAGGTCTGAGAGGAACACAAGTAGTATTTGTATCGGTCGTTTTAAAGGTAAAGAAAAACTTGAGCAGGTAGCAGAAATGTTGTCTGAAAAGTTCTGTGTGTCTCCAGTAGTTCGCGGCAAAAACCTTATGTTTTCTGCCGAGGATACGCGAGTTATGCACAGTCTAATTGCCAAGTATGTGCCAGAGCCTATGCAGTACAAACTTCTTCCTGAGTACAGGGGCAAGTATAAGGCGCATAAACTCAAGGCAAAAATCTCTACCAAGAACATCTGGTGTGAGATAAGTTCCATAGACAAAGGCTCAGACAGGAAGTTCAGGTCTAGGACGAAATACGACATTGAAGTGGCTAGCCATAGTAACTATATGGCGGGTAACGTAGCCAACGGATTCATTGTCCATAATTCGCCGGAATATGAGCCCGGAGGGGAGGCTGTCAAGTTCTTCTCGGACGTTCGTATCCGTATGGCCTCGCGTTCAGTTCTGGGTGGCACAGGTCAGATCGAGGAAGAACCGTCAGTAGAGAAACCGGGTGGCAAGGACGTGTACCGTTACGTCAACATGCGCGCAGCCAAGAACAAGTTGTCTGTACCGAACCTTGAAGGCTGGGCCCGTATCTGGGTGCGTGATGCCTACGGTAAAGCGCGTGGCTACGATCCGGTGTTCGATACCTTCACCTTCCTCAAGGAACTGAAACTGATTTCGGGTACCAAGAAAAACCTCGTTATCAAGTTGAAGGAGTTTGAAGGCAGCAAAGGCCTGACGTGGGCACAGTTCAAGATGCTGTGCATTGGCGAAAAGAAAATGGTGTTGCAGGTATTCAAGGACGCCAAGATCAAAGCCAAGCCGTTCAAACTGCGTGAGCGCCTGTTCAAGATGGTGTCTACGGGTAAGGCGACTGAGACCTACTTTGCTGCGCTTGCTGATGGCAGTGGCAAAGACAAGGACGATGAGGCACCGAGCGATGAATGACCTACCGGGAAACACCTACGCAGGTGTGATTGAGCCATTTACGCCTGCGGTTTTTGAGCACTTTCGTACTGAGCATTTCCTCAAGCACAACCTTGCTGTCGATAGGATTACGGTGTCTCCCAATGTAGTCGTCTACCTTAAGACAAGCCACCACTGGCCCACGCTCATCGACTTTGCCAACAACTTGAGAGAGATTGAGCGTGGTCAAAAGGGCCGTCTTCTTGGAATGGAACTCTATGAGGACACGGAACTAAAGACCATAGAAGGCCTTGGTATCCTGAAGATGCAAAACTGGCGCATGGACAGAACGCTGACAATAGCAATCATGCAAGGAGTAGAACGCAATGACTGATCCCATAAGTTCATTGTTGCAGAAGCAGCGGAAGTTGGAACACTACCAAGTTTCAACTCACCTCCATATGATGTGGGCCATCGTAGCACAGGATACGTTAGCGGAGCCTTCGGATTCCACAACCCGTACTCTGCACGTTGCCCGCTTCAATGAAATCCTTACGGGCTACAAGATGGCTCGCGCTTTGGGGGACTTCAAGGTTGTTTGCGACGATTCCAACAACACACCTGAGTACATTGACTCCAAGAACTACTGTAAAGTGGATATATGGATTCAGTGGGACAAGTCGTCGGCGAACATGGAACACTTTGAGTTTCCGCCTGAAGGGTTTAGATAACAGGAGTAGGTAATGGCCCTCGATTTTCTCGCGGTTGGAGACCTACACACAGACAAACTATCCAACTTGTTCCCCGAAAATCACTTGCAACTGCAGGCGTTTGAATGGGACAAGGTTTGTCAGTATGCCATTAGGGAGAGCATCACAACGCTCATTTTCCTTGGTGACATATGCGAGAATGCAAGAATGACCAGCGACGCCGAAGAGGTGTTCGCTCGGTTTCTGGCTAAGTGGGACGGCAAGTTGAACCTGTACTTCATATTGGGTAATCACGATTGGGACGAGGTTGGTGTTCACAGCCTTCGTCCCTTCGTGACCAACTATGAACTGGGCTACTACAAAACCGTTCACATCATTGCAAAACCTGAGGTAAGGAAGATCGACGGCGTGAAGGTAAACTTCCAGCCGTACCCGGGTACAACTTCATACCGCGACCATGTCAACATAGGTCACTTCCAAGTGAGTGGCTCTACGAATGACAATGGTCGTAAGGTAAAGAAAGCACATGAGGTTGTCAAGGGGCACCTATGGATTATGGGTCATCTGCACACGCCACACAGCGTCGGCGACGTGCATTATCCAGGTACGTTATATCAGTTGAACTTCGGCGAATCCTTGCCGAAAGGATTTATGCGCGTCCAAGCAAAAATGAAAGATGGACGTTTGAGGTACAAGACGGATCGTCTAAAGAACGAGCCGAGATTCAAGTTGTTCAACCTGAAGGTCGAGTCCAAGAGAGACCTGAAGGCGATTGATCCGAACCCTCTGTACAAGTACAAGGTGTTCCTCCAGTCAGACTACGCGCCTCCAGAAGATATGCTGGAGCGTTGGCCAAACATAGTAAAAGTTGAAGGCTTCAAGACTACGGAGGAATATGAGGCTGCTGTCCAAGAGGCCTTCATCGAGATAAGCAAGCAGACGTTACAACTGCCACCAATGGAAAAGATGCTGACCAAGTTTCTTAGGCGCAGAGGTTTCACGCCGGAACAGGTCAAGCGTGGAAGGCAACTACTAGAAAAGGTTACGCCAAGAGCCAAATGAATAGCCAAGTATTAGGGCACCGGGTGTATGCCGCAGAAGCCCGGGCTCATTTAACAACCGAGACAGAAAAGAAGTTGCTGACTGTGATTGACGCAGTAACCGCGTCCAAGCAGGCTCTGTGTGATTACTTACGCGCTAATCCAGAAGCAACGATGCGCGCGGCCAATGCCTTTATTTCAGGTGAGTGCTCGGCTATCTCCGCCGTGAACGACCACTTCGTTATTGGCATTCCGATGAACTCATTTAGATTCACACTTCGGGCTGCCGCCTATCACTACTTCAACACGATTGTTCCTGAGGTAGCGCACGTACCTTTTAGATGCGGAGCGTTCCAAAGATTCATTAGAGAGCACGAGGAAGTTTTGCTAGTGTTCCCTGAGGTTAACGGTCTGGACCTAACTGTAGGCGACCTGAAGTTTTCTGTAAATAGACTGAATGCGACGCCAACTTTCGTCCAGTTTGTTCTAAAGGACCTGAGTAGCGTCCGTCTATTTTATACGCTGGAAAAGTCCAGCATAGCCCGTCTATCGGAGTATGTATCATGACGATCCACACCTCACTCGCCGTCAAGTATCGCCCGCACAAGTGGGAGGACGTTGTTGGTCACAGTGCTGCCGTATCTCGCCTACGAGGCATTGTCAAGACAGGCAAAGTACCACAAGCCATCATGTTCTCAGGTCCGTCAGGCACTGGTAAGACAACGCTCGGCCGTATGCTTGCGCTGTACCTCAACTGCGACAAGAAAACGGCTTGTGGCGAATGTAACAACTGCAAACTTGGCGACAAGCATCCTGACGTTAAGGAGATCAACGCAGCCGAAGCGCGTGGTATCGACGACGTTCGGAAGATCATTAGCGAAGCCCGTTACAAGCCGCAGTTTGGCAAGTACCGTTTCGTTATCGTAGACGAAGCCCAACAGTTGACTCCACAAGCAGCCCAAGCCCTGCTCAAGCCGCTCGAGGAGCCACCCGCGAATACCATCTATCTGATTTGTACGATGGAGCCGGACAAGATTCTGCCTGCGATTCGCGGTCGCTGCAACAAGTTCGAGTTGAACCGAATCGGCAAAGACGACATTACTTCGCGTCTCCAAGTGATCGCCAAGAAAGAGAAGGCTTCCTTCATTAGCGAGAAGGCTGCCGGCCTAATCGCAGAGGCTTCTGGTGGTCAGGTGCGCGATGCCGTTACGATTCTGGAAAGCGTGATCCAGTTCGTTGAAGGCCAAGACGTTAAGGTAGACAAACTCTCCGACGAGAAACTGGAGAAGTTGCTGTCGAAGGCAATGTCCTCGCTGCTGGAAGTAACGGACGACATGGTAGCAGCCAAAGTCTTGCTGTCTGTATACAAGGGCTCGGTGAAGTCTTTGCATGCCGCGATTCTAGATGCGAATGATTACAACTCGTTAATTTCAAAGATGGCGTATTTGAGCCTATACCTTTTGGACGCTAGGAACGCACCCGACAACAAAGGTGTCTGGCACACGGCCAACAATCGCAAGTTCCTGGCGATCTGCAAAGAGAAGGTCGAAGGCTTCGATGATTCCTCGTTCGACACGCTACTGCTTTCCGTGCTAGACCGCTTGAACGAAATCAAGGTAACGATGGGCACGTTCCTCGCGAACGACCGCGCTATCTTCACAGCAAAATTCGGCCTGCTTGCAACGCAGGTAAAAGCCAAACAGAAAAAGGAGAAGTGATATGGAAATGCAACCGCCAGATGTTCCAGTTCAGGAAGAGCCTGTAGACTCAGGTAACGACACAGCTCTTAACGAGCACCTGCACAAAATGGAAATTGCCCATAGTGGCATGATGATCGGGTGCGATAAAGCAGACAATCCACCTTATCAGCAAGGTTATGTAAAAGGCTACGGCGATGCCCTGAAAAGCATGAAGGAGTTCTCTGATAACTGTGGAACTACGCCCGCGTCCGAGGCTGTCCACATTCTTATCGCAGCCCTGAGAGCAGACCCGGACTGGGCCTGGTCTTACCACTGCAACATTGCAATGGCGTTCCAAGATGAGGGTGGCGACTACAAAACTGCCAACCGTGCCGCAGCCCGCTTTATGAAAAACTGGGCCGATGTAGATACAACGAAGTCTCCGCACTACTTTGAGTAAGCCATGAAAGAAGCCCTGGACATAACACTACATAACATCGTCCTCGTAAAGGATGCTGTTCTTCCGCTAGACCGAAAGGGCGTCACGGTTATCCATGGGCACAACAAGGATGCCTCAGTTGGTAGTGCGCGTGACGTAAACGCCGCAGGCAAGACCTTGATGGTTAAGGGATTTCCTGAACTTGTATTCGCCACTAACCCACTGACGCACGGAACGAAGACCAAGTCCAAGAAGGACCTGTTCACCAAGAAGGACTCCTCTATTTCCATGCGCTTCCGTGAGCGCAACCACATCTATCGTTTCGAGAAGAAGGCCAAAGGTAAGTCCTTTGAGTACAAGATAGAAAAGGACGAAGTAGACATCGGTGTCAGAACCATCAAGTATCCAGACCAAAAAATCCGTTCGTTCTTCGGCATGTCGGAGGACGAGTTCTTTACTCTGTACTACATTGATAGCGGAAAGCCTTCTGCTCTCCAGTTTGGTTCTCCCACGAAGCGTTTGGAGTTCTTTACCAACCTGTTTCGTCTCAATAACTACGACGCTGTTCGGAAGTTGTTCAATGGACTGATGCGTGAGGCCAAGGACAGCAATGTGGCTCTCAAGGAAATCATGTCGCAGTTGGATATGATTCAGCGCGACTTGCCCAAGGAATCCGTTGAGGACCTAGACACTCAAATAGAGAGCCTGACGTGCAAAGCGGACAAGTATTCGCGTGAGTACGGAGAACTCCAGAACAAGGAGGCTCGCCTTCTGTTCGTAGTAGAGAACCAAGAAAACTACCAGCGTCTAATGAAGATCGTCAGCGATCTGGAGTTGGAAGTAGAAAACGGTGCTGACCTCGCGCACACGATCAAATGGGCCAAAGCAAAACTTACACGCTACAAGGGCTCCGAGAAGGCAGCAGCGCAGCACAACGCATACAAAGCCGAACTGGAACGCTATGAGTCCAAGCGCATAAAAATCATAGACGACCTGCGCGCTGCAGGTTGGAGCATAAAGCCACAGGCCACTATTGCCTATGCTGACTCTTTGAGCAAGTATCGGAAGCGGGGCCAGGAACTTCAGGCCAGACTGGAGGAGTTGACTGAACAAGTCAAGGACCTGCCGAAGAAGCCTAAGATAGATGACTACCTGTACACACAGGGTCAGGTTATTCTCAAGCGTCTCAAACTGAATCCAGAAGACGCCATTGAAAAACTGGCCTCCGAGAAGTCCAAGATCGTAACCAAGCGGGAAGAACTGGATGAGCAGATCAATGTCCTTAAGAAACTGAAGGACTGCGCTGAATGTCCTACGTGCCGTCAGGGCCTCAGTAAGAAGGCTACAAAGGCTTTGATAGAAGAACTGGCTGCTACCTACGATACCCTTGGTCAGCACATTGACAAGGCTACCCATGAACTGAAGGCAGCAAAGTATTACTCCAACAACGAGCCTGACGTTACAGCCTATGGTCAGACAGTAGACAAGGACTACAAACTCGGCAACAAGATAGCCCAAGTTCATGGAGACATACGCGACCACGAAGGCCGTGCCGAGAAGTACAAAAAGATAGAAGCCTTCTTAAACAAGTTCAACCTGCTTACCACAATGGAGCGTCCTGAAAAGCCGGACGTTGAGATTGGTGACTATGATCCAGATCGCGTTGAGAAACTGACGCAGTTCATTTCCGTAGCGGAGATCATGTCGTCAGGCTTTGACCGTATCCATGAGGTAGATTTTAAGGCAGCCAAGGTGGAATTGAAAGAGGTAAGACGTACCCGTGAGGAGTACGTTTCCAAGATCAACAAGTACACGACCAAGATTCCGTCGCTGGTAGCCAAGAGAGAACTTGCAACGAAACTAACTCAGCAGCGTAAGCACCTGCTGGAGAAGCATAAGAACCTCAAGGAAACGGTAGACGACATTCCGATCATCGAAATGTTGATCGAGGCCTACTCCAACAAGGGAATCAAACTGCTCCTGATCAAACAGATTGCGGCTATCATCGAGCGCAACATGAACCAGTATGTTCCGTTGCTCTACACGGAGCCTACCAAGTTTTACTTCGAGGTAATTGATGAACGGAACTTCAACATCCTCATCGAACGCAAGCAGCAAGGTCAAAAAACTGTTGCGGACGTTAGGACGTTATCAGGTGCAGAGCGCAGGGCGTTTACGTTCCTACTTCCTCTGGCTGTGATGCCTTTGATACCACACGAACGTCGCTTGAACGTGATGATACTGGACGAGCCAACGGTTAACATGGGCAAGAATCGTGTTGACCTGTTTACACGCAGTTTCATTCCGAAGTTGAACACTGTGATACCGCACATTGTGATCGTTACGCCGCAGATGGAGCACTATGCGAATGCGGTTACTTACCTAGTAACCAAGCACAAAGGAGTGGCGACACTAACCAAGACAGGAGAACACTAATGCGGGCCCTGTATGGACTCGGTAATCACAGCATTTTCCACGTCCAGAGAACATTGAAAGCCCATAGTAAGGAACTGCGTTTGCAGACGTTGGGAATCAGCGCAAGCGTAAAACCTAACGCGGAAGTGATCCTGGTTCCTACTGTGAGTAATTTCATTCGCAAGCGTAAGGACCTGTTGTCTTCTGACGCTATTGTGATCGTGTTTGATACACCCGTGCTCATGGCCACTCTGGAGCCACTTGAGATACTGGATGCAAAGAAACTAGGACCTTTAAGGTACTCATTCACTACCCTGTCAAAGGAGACTTTGCTCGCAAAAATACAAACAACAGGTAGCGTAGATGTGGTTAGATCAGAGGTGGACGTTATCTCAAGCCTTCTGGATTCGACCGCGCCTTCGATTATGAAACCGATACTGTCGTTTCTATATTCAATACCAAACGCTGAGAAGCGAATTGACTATAGATTTCAACTACTTAGGTACTTGACCAATCCGAAACTTTCACGCAAGGACCTAAGAAAGAGTCTAATTGCATTATCACGCCAGAAGGGCTCGTCCTCCAGCGTGGACGACCTCCTAGAGTTTTTTGCTACCGATCAGGTAATCAATACTCGCACAGTTCTAGGCCTTATTCGTAAGGCTAAGAAATCGGGTAAAGCGCCAAAAGTGGACCGACTGTGTGAGAAGCAAAAGGTCAGTGCTTTCGATGTTAAGTACATCCAGAAGGCATATGCCAGTGATAAAAAACACGTCGTTGTATGTGAGGAAGAACGCTCTACCGAACGGACGAAAAAGTCACGTTCCTAATTCGGCCTAACAGGCAGTAATACAACCAACAGAGAGAGAAGTAAAATGTCACTTGACCAGTATCAGAGTTACATTCATATTTCCCGTTATGCCAGATGGGACGAAGACAAAGGCCGCCGTGAAACTTGGGGCGAGACCGTTGACCGTTGGTGCACGTTCTTCGACAACCGCTTTGAGAAGGCGCATTCCGATTACATCTGGAACGTGATCCGTCCAGCAATCTTCAATCTTGAAGTGATGCCGTCGATGCGAGCCTTGATGACAGCAGGTCCTGCGCTGGAGCGTGAGAACCTTGCTGGTTACAACTGCGCCTACTTGGCCGTTAACAACAAGCGTTCGTTCAGCGAAACCTTGTATGTACTCATGTGTGGCACAGGTGTAGGCTTCTCCTGTGAGCGTCAGGAAGTGAACAAACTGCCTGAAGTCCCTGAGAAGTTCTCGCCAAGCGATGACACCATCGTGGTAGAAGACTCGAAAGAAGGTTGGGCTAAAGCCTACCGCAAATTAGTATCGTCTTTGTACGAAGGCGATATTCCTAACATCGACTACAGCAAGGTACGTCCTGCTGGTGCTCGCCTCAAAACCTTCGGTGGTCGTGCCTCTGGCCCGGAGCCGTTGAAGCGTCTGTTCACGTTCACGACCAATGTGTTCCGCAAGGCTGCTGGCCGTAAACTGCAATCCATCGAAGTGCATGACATTATGTGCATGATCGGTGACGTTGTTGTAGTTGGTGGTGTACGCCGCAGTGCTCTTATCTCCTTGTCCAACCTATCTGACATGCGTATGCGTGATGCCAAGTCGGGTGACTGGAGACAAGTAACACCGTGGCGCGAACTCTCCAACAACTCGGCTACGTACACGGAGAAGCCATCTGCGTCAGTGTTCCTTGAGGAGTGGGTATCGCTGATTAAGTCCTACTCTGGTGAACGTGGTATCTTCAACCGTGAAGCCGCGCAGAAGCAGGCATCACGTTGGGGTCGTCGTAGTGCAGACCTGTCATACGGCTGCAATCCCTGCTGCTTTACAGGGGAAACTAAGGTATCAGTACCAGGTGACGAACACGCTATTACAATTAAGGACTTGGCAGAATATAGCGGGGGCGTAAAAAAGTTCCTTGTTTATTCTGCTGCTTTTACAGAACAGGGTTATTGGACGCCTCAAGTAAAATCTGCTATTGCTAGAGATACTGGGGAAAAGCTCGTTCACGAGGTAGTTCTATCTGACGGTAGCACGTTTAGATCCACGGACGATCACTTACTTGCTAAAAAGGCTGGTGGTTACGTGATGGTTAAGGACTCTATTGGAGTTAGTCTTCAGGCTATTATGCCAGGTAGTGACGTAAGTGTTGTGTCTGTTACGGAACTTGGAATAGAAAAGATTTATGATCTACAGGTAGAGGATAACGAAAACTTCTACATTGTCACTAAGTCTTCTAAAGCCCCAAGAGAAACATCCCTTGGCATCCTCGTCCACAACAGCGAAATCATCCTGCGCGACAAGCAACTGTGCAACCTGTCTGAGGTAATCATCCGTCAGCACGATACGCTGGATGACCTGAAGCGCAAGATCGAAATTGCAACTGTGATCGGTACCTTCCAAGCAACGCTGACCAACTTCAAGTTCGTTAGTGATTCGTGGAAGAAGAACACCGAAGAAGAGCGTCTGCTTGGCGTTTCGCTGACCGGCATCTTCGACAACCGCCTTACGTCCGGCCTTGAAGGTGTAACCGTACTGCGTAACGCACTCAAGGAACTGCGTGACCATGCTCGCGTTGTAAACAAGGAGTGGGCTGACAAACTGGACATACCTGAGTCGGCTGCTATCACCTGTGTTAAGCCAAGTGGTACTGTTTCGCAACTGTGTGACACGGCCTCTGGCATTCACCCACGCTGGAGTCGTTTCTACATTCGCACGTGCCGTCTGGACAAGAAGGACCCTGTCTATCGACTCATGAAGGATCGTGGCTTCTACATGGAAGACGCCATGATGAAAGAGGAGACGACAGCAGTAGGTTACTTCCCGACTGAGGCTCCTGCGTTTGGCGTCACCCGTGAGAAACTGACGGCTCTTGAGCACTTGAAGATGTGGCTTATCTACCAGCAAGACTGGTGTGAGCACAAGCCATCAGTTACCATCAACGTGAAGGAGAGTGAGTGGCCTGAAGTTGCTGGCTGGGTGTACAACCACTTCGATGAGATCAGCGGCATTGCGTTCCTGCCGTATGACGATCATGTGTATCCGCAGGCTCCGTACAACGAAGTAACGGAAGAGGAATACATGAAGTGGATTGAGGCACACCCGACTCCTTCTGTTGACTGGCTCGATCTGGCCAAGTATGAGCAAGAGGACAACACGGTGAGTATGCAAACGCTGGCCTGTGTCGGCAACAACTGTGACTGGCAGCCACCAACTGCCTAACCGGAGATAGGAACATGGCCGAATCTCGTGATACAGTAAAACTTCTGGACGCTAAGTCTATTCTCAAATTGGAGACCGAGAATTACAAAGGCTTTCAGAATAAGGCTTGCGAGTTTTGGCCATGTCACCCAGAAGAGGAAATGCAGGGGATGGGGTGTTTGTCCTGCTACTGTCCCCTGTACTTTCTTGCCTGTCCTGGCAACTACACGCGCCTAGCAGATGGTCGTAAGGATTGCTCGCAGTGTACCATTGTCCACTCTAAGGGTGGATGGGAAATCGTCCAGCAGTATATGTTCGCCAAGGAGGCTCCACAGCCGGACAAGTTCATCCAGGTGAAGAACATATGAGCCAGCCTCAGTTTGACACCTACCTGCTGCACCTGCCTCCTATCAACCTGAATAACATTAGCCTTCTGTATAGGTATAATGGCGAGTTTCACGCAAATCAGAAGGAAAAGGACGTAGGGTTCACTATGTCAAGCAAAGCACCTAAAACCCGTGAAATCTCTCGTGTTTTGGACGGCCTTTTACGCAACCGATAGACTGATACTGGCCTCGCGTCTTTCTAGGCACGAGGCCATTTTTATGCTCAAAATCCACCACTGTACGTCTGTACAGTACCCTATTCTGCAAACTTTTGATATGAGGGCTGCCACACGTGGTTCTGTAAAATAGCAGTAAATACACGCCTCAGAGGGCTTGTTCTGAGGCCGTCTATCGTGCTATACTGTCGATGCTAGACCTCTATAGCAGACGACTATCAAAAGTTTGCAGAGCCTGAATCTAGCAAGACCACACACTACGGAGAACGACATGGCCAAGGCCAAAGCGAAAGAAAAGAAAGCACCGAAGTCTGCGGGTACTGCGGCCTTCATCGAGGACTACAAAGGCAAGCCAACCTTCGGTATATGGAACGTCGATGCTGACGGCGACAAGGTAGGTGACTACCCGTTGATAGCCTTCGGCATGAAGAAGGCCGAGGCCCTCATGGAACACATTGACGATCTTGAGGAGTACATCGAAAAAGGCGGTGAGGCCGCCCTGGAAGAAAATCCGAAGCGCAAGGTCAAGAAAGAAGAACCCAAGAAGAAAAAGAAGCCCAAGGTCGTTCGCCGTTCGGACTCGGACAGCGACGAAGACTGATTCACCTGTTCCACGCGTTTCACCTGATCCACAAATTTCAATCCCACGTTAGAGGTAATCACCATGAGTTCTGCTCCAGCAAAGAAAGTTGCAATCTTGAACACCGGCCTGACCCTGAGCCAGGATGAAGTGGCCAAACTCAAGCCCAAGGTTCTGCGTGAACACCTCAAGAAGTCGTTGAACGTCCTGAGCGAGGACTGGCATCTTCACCTGATCGTGGAAGTGCTGGCTGATGTTCACGGCTGCGATCTCCGTGCTCTTACTCAGGGCGTTCGCGTCACCAAGGGTGCTGGCGATACGACCGAGTACTCTTTCCGCAAGGGCTCAGGCACGGACAAGGCAACCAAGCGCGTCGCCAAGTTCTTCTTCCACAACGAGGCACTGCTTCGCAATTACGTGACGGCTATCGACCTGGCCATCGGCTCTGCCGGCAAGAAGCCGCTTGTTCTCTCTGCGGCTTATGGCTACGACGGAGAGGAAAACAACGGCGAGGTAATACAGGACCGGTACCTGCGCTTTATGAAAAAGAATGATCAGGTGTACGTCACGGAGTTCGACCACGAGTATGTGGTGCTCGCTGACGCTTTTGGTCATCAAGGTCCCATGATCGACAGCCTGGCCATTCGCCTGCTCAAGCGCGTCGCCGCGCGCTACAACCAGACCGTGTACACATCGGACACGACCACTGTAGTGGATGGCAAGGGCAACGAGGTGTTCCTCGTTTCCTTCGCGATCATGGAGTAAGGCGCAAATCACAAGTTTGCGCTGAACAGAATACGGAAGCGTTACGGGCACGGATGCCCAGTGTGTTGCAACCACAAGCAAGTAAATGTTTTACCAATCAAAAACCTCTGAGGTAAGTCAAATGAAAGTGATTAAAGTTTCCGGCGTCAGCAAGGCAGCAAAAGAACTGGTAACGACCATCGGTGACGATATGTTGGCTCGCGCCTTCCGTAGCGGTCCCAAGGTCGGTCGCGTTGCTGAGAAACGCTTCGACGCCACGGTCAAGGAACTCAAGAACGGCGACATTGTTTGCGTCAATGCCAAGGGCGCAACCATCGGCTACTTCTGGGACGAGCACAACTACGGTGTGATCTTCAAGAAGGCAACCGACTTCACCAAGTTCGTGAAACTGGCCGAGGAAGAAGACGAGGAAGAAGCACCGAAGGCCAAGAAAGCGCCGGCCAAGAAGCTCGCTGCGAAAGCCAAGAAGCCCGTGAAGAAAGGCAAGAAAGCAGCCGCGTCGGATGACGACGATGACGAGGAAGAAGCCGCACCGAAAGCCAAGAAGGGTGCCAAGAAGCCGAAGCCGGCTCCGAAGAAAGGCAAGAAGGCCGCTGACTCGGACGAGGACGACGACAACGCCTGGGCGGGTGAAGACGAGGAAGACGACGAAGAAGAAACTACTTCCAAGGGCAAGAAGGCGAAGGCCGGCAAGCCTGCGAAGAAAGGCAAGAAGGCAGCCGAGTCCTCTGACGACGGCGACGATGACGGCGAGGAGCCGGATATCGAACTCGACGTTGACGACGACAACTCCCCGCAGGACAACATGCGGGCTGTCCTCAAGGCGCTCAAGAAAGAACTCAAGCGCCTGAAGGTCAAGTCGGGTAACGTCAACGACCTGCTCGAACTCCTCGACGGCTACATCGACGACACCGAAGGTGATGGCGACGACGAAGAGGAAGAGGAAACCGATTCCGATGAGGAAGAGGAAGACGACGAGTAATCCCAGGTAAGTAACTGAGCGAAGCGGGGCCTTCTGGGCTCCGCTTTTTCTCGTTTGTTCAACGTGCAAACTTTTGAGATTTGGAGACACCATGACTGAGACAATCGAAAACGAGGTGCATGACGCTGTGGTGAAAGCCGTGGACGAAATGCTGCTTTCCAACTACAAGGTTCGCCTGAACCTTATTCTGCGCCTGCAGACCGAGGAACTGGAAGAGCCTACGCTGTATCAGGCACCCTCGGGTGACGTGTTCTCGTTGGCCTTCCCGTTCACAGGCGTACAGGTTCGTCTGAACCCGAACGACAAGGAGCCGACGAAAGCGAAAGGCTTCCTGTCCTCGCACCTGATCAAGGTGATGCAGGCGATTGAGAACATGCGGAACACGCCGGTTCTTCGTCTGGGTAAGGCTGAGGACGCTGAGGCCTTCTACAATGGCCTGGGTACGCACTTCCACCGTCTTGCGTTGGAAACGATGACGGATGAAGTTCCGCAAATGCAGTCCGTTGCGGAGCTTTCCAAGCCTGAGGAAGAGGAAGACCTTACGCAGAACTATACCATCGACATTTACTACTGCTTCACGGTAAGTGGCGAGGCTGGTTTTGCGAACCTCGAAAAATGGACCAGCAAGGTTCTGGAGAAGTCGGACAAGTTCGTTGTACCGTTCCGCTTCACAGTTGCCGTTCCGTTTGATGATCTCCAGCAAGTGATGGGTGATGCGGCAAGCGGACTTGCTCGCATGGGCTTTGAGTATTCGCACACCTCTGGCGTCAACCCACCTACTCCGCTGTTTCGTTCCAACGCAATGGTTCTGCTCGGCAAGATGGGCGACGGTCCTGTACCTCACGCCTTGTTCACCAAGTCGCTCGGTTAATACAAACCCAGGCTGGGACAGGGAAGTCCCATTACGTTAGGAGAAACAACATGGCTTCATTCGTAACCAGACTCGAAGGTCACAAAACACTGTCGTCCCAGTCGGTTCGAGTCCTTTACCGCGGCTACGGTAAAGAGGTAGAGATAACGGGAGTGTTCTTTCTTGACCATAATCAAACTCACTTTGACCAAGATCTGAAAACAGAACATCCTGAATGCTGGGACCACTTGTGGCAGCAGGCCATGCAGGACAGCATCGAGAATGCAGGTGAAACGGTACAGACATGACAATCGAAACAATCAAAAATTGCCTCGATGAGGTTCTGCCTGAATGGCGGAAGTTTTCCACAATCGAACTTCACGCTATGCAAATAGCAATCCGCGCTTTGGCCGCGCGCGCAGGTACGTACAAGCCTGGCTTCAAGAATCGAAAGTTTGTACCCGGTACTCGCGTTTGCGTAAAGCAGACGGCCGTAGTATATGCTGGACGAAAAGGGATTGTTCAGTCCATAGAGGTTGATGCCTCGAACCAGTCCAAAGTTTGGGTTCTGCTTGACGGTACCAGTCATGCTTTGTTTTTCATGCCTCGTGAACTCAAATTCGACGAGGAAGTGTCACCTGATCACCAGTGCATTACTCTGGAGAACGGTGACTGCATCAATCCGTACTGCGATTTACACGCACCATCCTCAACCTAGAAACGCGGGGTACTGTAAAGTGAGTGTGAAAATCAAAACCGATATACGCAACATACCCAACATCTGGTACATGGAATGTCCTGATGAATCCGAACTCCTGTTGTCCGCAGCATACGACCTCAGTGAAAAAAGGCTGTTCCTGCTTTACGCTCCGAAGGCCGAGAAAGAAGAACAGTGGTTCCTGTACGAGGAAGTTCCGTCCAAGTGGTGGCGCGATTTTACGCTGGCCTCTGATAAAGACGCCTTCGTGAAAGAGACAAGAAAAAAGGATTTGGTGAACAAACATCGCGTCCACTTGCTAATTTAATAACAGGAGGTAATTCGCCCGTGTACAAACATAATAAAGAAGTGCTCTTTATTGAGCGTGAAGAAATGGTGAAGCATTCCTTCTTCGATCCGTTCTTTCGGGATAATCCCATGAGTCTTCCCGAAGACGTGGTGCGTATCGAAAAGGTCAAGCCGCAAACCATACCAACGAAGTACATGATCCAACTCGGTGGCGTAGCGGCTTCCATGAGCAAGGTCATTTATCTGGTTGAGTTCAAGTGTAAGAAAGCCAGAGACTCACGTTTCTAACTCCAACGTAAGGTGATTACCATGGCCATTGTATTTCGCAAGGCTGAAAAGAGACCAAGCATGACCGAGCGCTTGGCTCTTGTTGACATGATTAAGCAACTCCTCAAGGCTGACAAGGCCTATTACAACGGCGACAAGCCAATCATGTCGGACGCGGCCTATGATGCACTACGCGAGCGTGCCTACAAAGCACACAAAGACACCAACAACCGCAAGGAAATGCACAAGGGCAAGATTGACGCCAACGCCTACTTCAAACGGGTTGGTGCTCCTGTTCGTGCTTCCAAGCGTAGTGCGAAACTGCCTGTGCAACTCGGTTCGCTCAAGAAGGTCAAGTCGGATGACGCCAAGGCCTTGAACCGTTTCTTTGCGAATGCAAGCGCGGCTGCGATTGATCATGGACGTTACTGTGCCTCTTTGGGCAAAGATTATGCTGGCGTTGCCTCAATCTGGCTACGTGGAGGTGTTACGGTTCTCACGTCGCCGAAACTTGACGGCCTGACCTTGCTGTTGCATTACCACAAAGGCACGTTGACCAACGCTTTCACTCGTGGCGACGGCGAGAACGCCCAGTCGAAGATGGAACACGCATTGGCCCTAGTGGCCCTTGGTCGTATTCCGATGACGCTGCCCAAGTCTGCGTTTCACAAGTTTGCTAAGGCTGACTTGTATACGAAAGGTGAGGTCGTCTGTCGTTTGAAGGCCTTCAAGGCAAAGTGGCAGGGCAAAGGCTATACCAATGCGCGTAACGCGGCAGCGGGCTGGTTGAACAGCGACAAAGCCAAGCATCCGATTCACAACGCAATCGACTTCATTGCCTACGACGTATTCACCACTACAGGTGAACTGGGTATTGAAGATGAGCCGCCCTCCACCAACGCAGGTCCTGCAGCGGACAAGCATCACACGCTGACCTGCCTTAAGAAGGCTGGCTTCAAGACTTACCTGAGCAGCGGTTTCTTTTCTGTCGACCACTTTCCTAGTGGTGCGCCTAGTGCTAATTGGAAGGCTATTTTGGAGGAGAAACTTCTTCACCTTAACGACTCACCTTACCAACTTGACGGTCTGGTCATTGAGGTAAACAACAATTACATTCGGGGCAAGATGGGATCGAAAGACGGTCGCCCGAAGTTTGCTATCGCCTACAAGACCAGTGCAGACGATCTGGAGAACAACGAAGGCGCTGACTCCGAGATCACCAAGATCGAATACAACACCAGCAAGGTTGGTGCGCTCAAGCCGATGATTCATTACAAGCCTGTGCGTGTGATGGACTCCACTCTGGCTAAGGCGACAGGCAACAACGTGTCGTACTTGATCCGTGAAGGTCTGGGCGTAGGCGCAAAAGTTCGTGTAGTGAAAGCCGGTGGCATCATTCCCAAGGTCCACTTGATCGGCCCGAAGATGAAAGCCGACAAGATCGTTCCTACGCACTGTGAGTGTGGTGCACCTGCTGTGCCTGTAAAGAAAGGCAGCAAGATGATGCCCGACTACTACTGCTCGAAACCGAGTAAATGTAAAGTGATTCAGCGCGAACTGTTAGGCGCGTCGATCAAGCAACTGGGTATCGTCGGCCTCGCGGGAAAGACCATCGACAAGTTGTTTGACGCCGGCTTCACCAGTCTCACAAGTTTGCTGTCGGCTGACGCCAAGAAGATTGCGAAGATTCCAGGCTTCGGTCAAGCAATGGTTACCGCAATCAAGGTTGCGCTGCCTGCTGCCTTAAAGAAGTGCTCTACTTACGAGGTAATGGATATGTCTGGCGTGTTCATGCAGCCTGGCCTGTCCCTGGGGACTTCGTCCTTGGTGAAGTTGGAGAAGGTCATTGGAAAGAACATGACCATTACTCCAAAGGATAAGAAACGAATAGTTAAAGCAATTGGTCCTGCTAAGGGCCAGTTGTTCATTGACAAGTACCCAGAGTGGTGTGAGTACAAGTCCAAACTGATTAGCAAAATACCTTTAAGGTAGTGTAAAGTACCGCGAACAGGACCAACCACATGCAGTACCTGAGGCGGAGTGTAGCATTCTTCTTTGCGCTACAACAACTAAAACTGGACTTAGCCTCGATCTCGGTCGAACAGTACCAGGAGATTTTCAGTAGCCTGTTGTCCAATGATCCAGGTCTACAGGTCTTACTTACCAAGACGGTAAAGGCCAAGAACATGCTGATGCCATTCTTACGCTATAGAGAGACCAGCGTAAGGATGGTATCGGACACGGACAACGTCCTGCTAAAGCATCCTCTATACAAGTGGACGCTGACGCAAAGCATGTTGGTCTACATTCAGGACATAATGAAGATCACCGATGGCTATGCACGCCAAGAGTGGACTCAGGAAATGCGTGAGGATGAAATCCATTTCATGTTCTCACTCCTATCACTCGTTAATTTCTACAGGGAGAGTCTAGCCAATAAAAAATGTTTCGATCACTTTAGTTCCAACTCGATAGAGGACGAAGCGTTCCTTATATTGAGGGAATACGGAGACGACTTCGGTATGGACTCCGTGTATTACTTCTACCAACTTGCGTTCTCACCTTTGCCTGAGAAAACCAATAAAAAAGTAAAGAGGCCAAAAAAATGATGATCTTCCTCGCAATAGTTGCAGTTGTTTTCGCAGTTACCTCGGCCGTTCTCGCTTACCGTCTAGGCAAGTCGGAATCGAGGCTCAAGACAAAGACTGAGTATGCTGGAGAACTTGAGGAGAAAGTTGCAGACCGCGACGAAAAACTCAAGGAATCTCAGTTCCGCGAGTCTATTCTCGTGGCGAAGTTGGAACAGATAGACAAGGTACTCACGGCTACTGGTGCCTCGTTTATCCGTAAGCAAGTTGAACCCTTCCTTTTGCGCGTTGTTGGAGAGAAAAATGGCTCGCGGTAAGTTCATCGTAATTGAAGGATGTGATGGCAGTGGCAAGTCAACCCTAGCAAGGGCTCTTGTGGAAGAACTGAATAACCAACAGCGTGGTACGATGTTACTGCGTGAACCTGGTGGCTGTCACCGTAGCGAGTCTATTCGTAACCTCGCATTATCGAACGACATGATGGGCGCAAACGCCAATGCCCGTATGCTCCTGATGTTTGCTGCGCGCATTCAACTGTGCAAGGAAACCATCGAGCCTGCCCTGGAACAAGGCCTCAACGTGGTATGCGACCGTTACTACATCAGCACTGGTGTGTATCAGGTAATCGGTGAAGGTGCCAGTAGCGATCTGTTTGAGTCTCTGATTCAGCACGTTACAGTACCCGACCAGATTTACCTGCTCAAGGCTACGTTCGAGACCTCGTACACGCGAACTCTTGATCGTGACCAGAAGGACCGCAACGGCTATGACGACATTTCGCTTGGCCGTAAAAAGAAACTTTGGTCTGCATACGATGACATGGATAAGTTCGACCTGGAATACAACTCCATGGGCGGAACCACTGGCATCCTGCTGGATTCTGAAACGAAAGGCTCATCCGCACTCGTAGCGGAAATACTTACTACCCTCTGAGGTAATTAAAGGACTTGAACGATGACAACAAACACAATGACCCGCAATTACGATCCAATCGAAAGACCGAAAGACCCCGTTGACCTTAGCAAGGAACACGTTGAGCGTGAAGTCCACGATCAGATACAACGTATTCAGGCTCAGGCCAAGAAGGTAGATGCAACCGCAAAAGGTGAGTGCCTTAACTGCGGAAAGGTATTCAAGGAGGAAGACAGACGCCGTTGGTGCAACAATGTCTGTCGTGATGAATGGCAAGAAGTCATGGACCACAGTAAGAAAAACGCAGGAAAGACGAGGCGTAGGTAACGCATGAAGACCCGCGAAATTTCACCGGCCCGAAAGGGCGGCCTTATGTATCTGGACATATACTTCGTTGAGGAACTTCTAAGGTCCCTTAACAAGACTATTCCAGAGTCGGTCCTGAAAAGGGAAAAGAAACTCGCGGGTCTCATCGAAAGTTTGCAGATTTGTGTGAACACTCACCGAGAAGACATACGCACAGGTCGCGGTATTGTTATCGGCAGAGACATACAGGAAGTAAGATACATAAGAGACCCAGCACAGAATCAACCTACCAAGCCTATCAAACCTACAAAGAAGGCTAAGGCCAAGACAAAATCTAAAAGAAGGTAACCATGAAAATTTTCATCGCGGTTCCTTACACAGGAACAAAAGAACAGCAGGAAGAACGCTTCAACTTGGTGAGGACTCATGCACTTACGCTTGCACGTATGGGCCACTATCCTGTTTCACCTGTTTTTACTTTTCATCCTCTGGTAGACGAACTACCTGAGGTACCGTATGAGTTCTGGATTGAACTCAGCAAGGAATATCTCGATGGATGCAATACTATCCACGTGATAAAGGCTGAGGGCTGGAAGAAGTCAACAGGTGTTCATCACGAACTGGTCAGGTCGTTGACACTTGACATACCTGTGTTCCTTGTTCCAGAAGACCACGTTGACAAGCCTGTTCTTGCCAGAGACTATACCCAGCCGCTTGACGTGCGGGCTTTTCTGGCTGACTCGCTGGAATAATTTTCAGGGCCTGTAGTTCAGTTGGTTAGAACAGCGGACTCATAATCCGTTGGTCCTCGGTTCAAGTCCGAGCAGGCCCACCATTTCAACCACACCAAAGGATGAGTATCGTGCTTATAGGTAGTATCGTGTTCTGGCTGTTTGCCTACGCCTTCACAGGCGGCTGTATGTACTCGATATACGCAAGGCTGGAACATGAGAACATTAAGCACCCTGTGTGGATTGTGTTTCTCGGTTTGTTTCTTGGCCCAGCGATTCTGCTTGGCCTCGCTCTGATAAGTATCTTCGCTATAGGCATGGGTATCTGTCAGACTATCATTGATGCGCTCTTTCCAGTGAAATCTGTAAAGTAGTGTATACAGGTTTGGGTGTTGTGTGGTCCATGAGTAGGCCTAGTGAGTTCCCAAAGACTCAAGGTACAATGCGAAGGGTGTGCCTGCCTACGAATAACTGTCGCGCCACGGGATGGTGATCCTTCGGTTCGCCCCGACTAGGCCCGTGAAGGAAGAAGTTTACTTGTGCTAGAAGCCTCGCGTGGGTGCGATGCTCGCCTGTACGGCCTTAGGGCTATTGGCGGAGGTCCGCGAAATAGGGTCATGTACCCGTGCATGAGTTAGCCTAAGCCTTTTGCTGACAGCCTGGAAAGACAGGCACCTAATTCATCAGGAGTGAAAGAATGTCGGCCATTTCCAAAAGTCCTATCTTTGCGCCTAACGTGACCCATGAAATCTGCATTGATATGGATGGTCCGACAGTGGACCTCGATGGGTACTTCGAGCGCCTGTTCGGCACGTCACTCTGGAACATGACAGTTGAGGAAAAGCATCGTCATTGGGACGAAATGTTTGAGCCGGAATGGTTCCTTGAAGCCCCAATGAAGCACGACTTTCCTGTACTGATAAAGTTCATCCTTGACAACTTTACGCACGTCCGTTTCCTTACTGCTCTGCCTCACCGTCGAAAGGATAAGGCTTGGCAAAGCATGGTAACCAAGATTGCGTGGATACACAGACACGTTGGTCACCGTATACCCGTGACGTTCGGTCCGTATGCTGAGGACAAGCAGAAACATTGCGGTGGTCCTACGTTTGTACTGATTGACGACAGAAAGATGAACATTGAACAATGGGGTGCTGCTGGCGGTATTGCTATCTACCACACTAGCGCACTTGAAACCATTGAGGCCTTAGCTCAGTATCTGAAAGTAATTGCAGAGCGTCAGCCTTTTGGTAGACGCTAAAGTTTCGCTGGCATAACTCAGTCGGTAGAGTAACTGCCTTGTAAGCAGTAAGTCGCGGGTTCGATCCCTGCTGCCAGCACCAAATTCTCAGGAGAAATTTTCCGTGGAAAAAGAACTCGCTATGCCAATGTTGATACCGGACGTAGAGCATGTTACGCCCGAGAAGACAGACAAGTTTTTTCTTCCAAAGATCAAGTCAAAACAGGCTAGGCAAAACGAAAAGCAATTACGTCCGGAAGTGAACACTCTCTTTAGTTACGGGGATGATCGCAACGGTGGCTACTTCATAACGCCGAAAGACGAATCCTATGTTGCTTACTTTGTCCAGTACAAACCTATCACCTATTCTAAACTCGGACTTAAAGCCTTAAGACAGGCCCTAGTCTGGCGGAAGACAAAGGGAGATATAGTAGCAACCTCCATGCCACTGAGAGTTTTCTTTGAGATTCTGTTGCCGAAGTTTGGTCAAATTATTTCAGACTACGAACAGACAGAATTTGGTAGAGACTTCTGGCTACGCGCCGTAGACATGGCTTTCGAGAAAAACCTGTTCGTTTACGTTGTGAATCGAATCGGAAAAGACGGAGACAAACTTATACGTCTAGACTCTTTCTCTGACTTAGTAGATTTGAAAGACTTTCTGTGGGCACCGATAGAAAGAAACAAACGTGTCCTTTTGTTGATATCCAACAAGGAACTAAAAGAGGTTAAGTAAATGAAAACTCATAGTGAGGTAATTGCCATGATATAAACTGTCACTCTTCGGAGGCTTTTATGTCACGCACGATTCGCAGGAAAGGTTTTAACTACAAAGGCAACCGTAATTCGTTCGACCACGAGGCTGAAAAGGACCTTAAGCGTAGCGCACGGTGGGCCGAGTTTTGGGAGCAGCAAACTGGTCGTACTGTTGTCAAGTCTAATCGTCGTTGGGACAATCCCAACTGGTGTGAGTGGCGTTACCATGCTGACCGTGGCAAGTATCGTTCCATTCCTCACTGGTTCTGTGTTCTGCGGTACTACGCTCCTGAACGTGCTGCAATGCGCGCTGTCCTTCAAGGATTCAAGCGTTGCGAGGATTGGGAAGACGTAGACGTTCACACGGATATTCACACCGACCTCTGGAACGACTGGTGCTGATAAGGAGGTGCCAATGAAACTTAGGAAACTTATCAAGATCAAGCGGCTACAGAAGCAGTACGTCGAAAGGAAGAAGAAGGAAACCCAGCAAGAGTTTGGCCCGGAAACACTGGAAGGGTACGGAGGCTGGCCTTACCCTTGGTAAACACACGTGCCCCGATAGCCCAACTGGTCGAGGCAAGGGACTTAAACTCCCTCAAGTGCGGGTTCGAGTCCCGCTCGGGGTACCACTACGTGGAGTTAAACATGAACATGAAAATGCTAGTCTATATCCGATGATAGCCGCATTCCTTTTAGAGCGTGAAAAACTTCACGCGGGAATGTGGCAGGAATGTGATATAGGGCTAAGTCTGCAAAACGCCGTCACCACATTGAACGGCTGAAAAAGAAGCGCAAGCACTACTGGGGCCGCGACTATCCACGTTCCACTATGGAGCCGTTGACGCCTAAGCAACTGAATCAGGTAGTAAGTTACCCGAAGTTGTGTGGGTGCTGGATGTGCAGTCGTAACAAGAAGAAAGTTTTTGGCGGTACGTTTTACCAGTATAAGCAGGATGCTATCTGCCGATTCGAGACAAGCACTGATAACACTACGTTAGGAGAATAAGGATGAATTTTTTCTCAGCCGAAAGGAAAGAGGCTGCTTGTTCCTGCTCGATCTGTGAACAATATCCTCAGTATCCTGCACAGGAACCTATACACGTTAAAGCCAAAGACCCAAGCGGTCAAGAGGTTATGGTCGAACTGAAAGGTAAGACCGCTGAAAGATTTCGTGCCTTCATGGACGAACTCAATCAGGAAAGCACAAGTTAAGTTTCGCGCCCGTGGCGGATCGGTAGACGCGCTGGGTTTAGGTCCCAGTGCCGCAAGGCGTGGGGGTTCGATTCCCTCCGGGCGCACCATTTCTTACGTTAGGTAATCAGCCATGACGTTTCCTATTCCCGATGACCAACTTGAAGCCGAGGCGCGCAAACTGTTCAACCCTGAACTGATCTACGCTGTCACAGGTGCCCAAGGCAAGCAACTTGGCCTTGTGATAAAGGCTTTCACCAAGGCTTGGTTCACGCCTGAACACTTCAACCACTGGTGTGTTACAGTGGGTGAGGAACTGGTACATAGCACCTTCAAGGAGTGGTGGGCTAAGGAGTCGAAAGACCCGAACAGCGAACTTATGATCGGATTCAACATTCACGCCGAGAACATGCGAAAAGGAACTACGAAACATGACAATTAAAACGACCTTTCAAGGACACGAGGTTCCTGTCTTTGCTTGGACGGAGGATATTGAATACTCCGCGATAGAACAGTTGCTGAACCTTAGCCGACTTCCTATCATGTTCAAGCACGTTGCTGCAATGCCTGACGTACACATGGGCGTAGGGGCCTCAGTAGGAACCGTCATTGCAACCAAAGGCGCTATCATTCCCTCGGCTGTTGGCGTAGACATTGGCTGTGGTATGATTGCAGCCAAGACAAACCTCAACGCGAGTGACTTACCTGACAATCTACACGCGCTGCGCCATAGCATTGAGCGTTCCATTCCACTAGGTGCAGGTGGTGCGAACTCTAAGGAGTCCGAAGACATTCGCAAGCCTTGGATGGCAAGCCTTGATGCCGACCACGAAATACTTATCGCTTTGCATCCTGAGTTGAAAACGAAGTACAATCCAAGACAGCAGTTGGGAACGCTGGGCTCAGGCAACCACTTCATAGAGGTCTGCCTTGATACCAATGACTCCGTCTGGATAATGCTTCACTCAGGTTCGCGAGGTATCGGCAATCTTATTGGCCGCGCTTTCATATCCAAAGCCAAGAAGTATGCTGAGGAGTTTGAGATTCACTTGCCTGATCGTGACCTTGCGTATCTGAATGACGGAACAAAGGAGTTCGCCGAGTATGTCTTTGCCTTGAACTTTGCTCAAAGGTTCGCAGAGATAAACCGTGAGGTGATGTTTAGTCGTGTTATAAAAGACCTTACTCACTTTATGAAGCGTCCTGTAGAAATACTTGGGCACACGGTCAACTGCCATCACAACTACTCCACCATTGAGAATCACTTTGGTGAGGACGTATGGATCACCCGTAAGGGTGCGGTGAATGCAGCTAAAGGAACTTGGGGTATTATTCCTGGGTCTATGGGCACTAAGTCCTATATCGTTGAAGGCAAGGGTGAAGAAAACTCCTTCTGCTCTTGTTCGCATGGTGCAGGACGTAGAATGTCCAGAGGAGACGCAAAGCGCAAGTTTACCTTGCAGGATTTGATTGACCAGACCTCAGGTGTTGAATGCCGAAAGGACGCTAATGTGATTGACGAAATCCCAGGTGCGTATAAAGACATTGACGTGGTAATGGAAAACCAATCTGACTTGGTAGACGTGCGCGCTGTTTTGCGTCAAGTCCTTTGTGTGAAAGGGTGAAGCATGAATAAGCCGAAGGAGTATGAACGGACCGTTATCCGAATTAAGGGTCCCTTCCGAATCCTAAACTACGAACTGAACCCTCGACCCATCTTTTTGGCTCATGGTTTGTTCAAGCGCATGATGACCAATGCTGGCGGTCGTCTTCCTCTTGCTGGTGTACCTGCAGGGGTAGACATTGATCTGGAAGTCAAACTGGATGCTGAGTTACGCTGGCGAGACAAGAAGGCCGTGAGCAAACTTGCTGACCTTGCTTCGTATCCAGTCAAGGGTCTTGCACCGGGCACTGTATTCGTAGAGGAGGCACGCAGCAACTTCCTCTTTTACGGCAACTGTTGGTGGCACCTAGACCAGACTGTGCGTAACACCGAATCTCCAACAGAGGATGAGGAGGGGCAGCAACGCTTTACCAAATCCATTGAGAAGATGGAGAAAGAGCAAAGCAGGATCGCTGGGACGAGCATTGTGCGAGAGTCCAGTGGAACATTAACCATGCGCGATAGACCCTACTATCGCAAAAACGGAGAGTAATATGGACTTTGATACTTGGATGAAAGAGTGCCGGCGCTTGGCCCTTGAGAAGGGTCTGCGTATTCCTGATGACCTGGACGAGGAACAGGCCTTCTTCTGGAAGAACCAGCATGACAACGCTATGATGGCCACAGAGGCCGTGTTCTACTACCAACAGACGCTGAACGAAGGAGGCTAATGGGCAATTCTGTAAAGTAAGTGTGCAAGAAGCGTAACCACGGGGATTAGCACAGCCTGGTAGTGCGTCTGCTTTGGGAGCAGAAGGTCGCAGGTTCAAATCCGTCATCACCGGCCAGTTCAATGGGGTTGGCGAGGACGTATCTTCGCTTTGCAATGGAGAAGGACTGGACGAAATTCTCCTGAGGTGCAGCAATAGGTGTGAAAGCCTGTTGCGCGGGTTCGACTCCCGCAACCCCACCATTTTGCGCCCGTGGCTCAGATGGATAGAGCAACGACTATTTATAGGCTATCTATGTGGAAGATTGAGAAAATCGTCAGCAAGGGTGCCTATAACTATGCTGTAGTTAGAGATCATCCAAATGCAATCAAATACGGATACGTGTTACACCATAGGATAGTTGTAGAAAATCACCTTAAAAGACTTCTGAAAAGAAATGAAGTAGTACATCACATAAACGGAAAAAAGAAAGACAATCGCCTTAAAAACCTGAAGGTTGAGGATGCTATAACACATGGCAGACTACACGGAATTGAGCAGGGTCGCTTATGGGTAAGTCTTAGATGTCCTTGGTGCGCCTGCACTTTTCAGCGACCTAGAAACACAACTCACTTGCAGAAGCCCTCAAATCTGAAGGTAACGTGTTGTGGTCCGTCGTGTAGAGGAAATTTTTCTAGGTACGTTCAGTTGCACGGCAAAACCTTGAGGCTAAAATTAGCAGTTGATGCTAATGTTCAGAAAATATATCGAATATATCAAAAATTATAGGGCTGTATCGGAACGGCCTTCTAAGCCGTAGTACCGTAACTGGATCAATGCGAGTTCGAGTCTCGCCAGTCCTACCAAGAATTTGCGCTAGGTCGCTGGTTCGAGTCCAGCCGGGCGCACCACCGAGTTCGATTGTACAGTCGGACAAATGTCAACCACAGAGGTAAGTACCCATGGGTATCAAAACGAAAGACAAGAAGTCCACCAAGTCGAAAGGCAAGGAAGAGATCGTGAAGAAAAAGAAGAAGTCGAAGGAAGGCGAGAAAGTAGAACGCTCGTCCAAGAAAAAGAAGGGCGAGAAGAAAGCGCGCAAAGTAAAAGCCGTGATCGAAGTCAAGCCGATCAAGGAAAAACTGAGCCGCATGGGCCTTATCAATCACCTGGTTGATGAGACCGCTGTCGAAGCCAAGTCTGTCAAGAAAGTCCTGGCTGCCCTGGAAGCCACGATCAAGGGTTCGATTATGAAGAAAGGTCTGGGCGAGTTCACCTTCCCAGGTCTGTTCAAAGTCAAAACCAAGTTCAAGCCGAAGCAGAAAGGCGGCGAGAAGAAGAAGAACCCGTTCAAGCCGGGCGAGTTCATCATCACCAAGCCGAAGCCCGCTTCGATCAAGGTCAAAATCCTGGCAATGAAGCGTTTAAAGGATGCGGCTGCCCTGCCGCCGAAAGAGTAAGCACGGTTCAGAGAGTCAGGTGCTGCCTTCACGCGGGCACCTTATCCTCTGCATAGCAGTTCTGTAAAGTAAACGCACAACAGGAGAAGCAAACTTGTGATTTAGACTGTCCGCGCTATACCCTAACCCATGAGACACAGGAGGTACTCGTATGTCACAAATCCGTTAGACCCGAGCCTAATACCAATAGCCTCGGGTCTTTTTGTTTCCTAAACCCATTTCCAAGCGCGGAGAAGAACAATGACTGACGTTGCACCGACCAAAGAAAATACGCTGCACATGAAGAACAATAGAAAGCCGAAAGGACACGCCGCGGATAAGCCGTTAGAAGTTCCCAGACATGAGAAGGCCGACATTGCTGATCGTCGTCCTCAGAAGAAGCCCAAAGACTACAAGTTGCAATATAAGGGTAAAGAAGGTACTCCAATGGAGACCTCACACAAAGAGTGGCGTCACCTAGATGCCTATTCAAGTATAGAAACGGCGCGACAAAGTGCCCACACTCGAATGACTGGTAATGCCCTAACCAAGATGTTTGACTACCGCATTCTCGACAAAGATGGCAAGGAATGTCCACTCAAAAAAGACGGTAAGGAGAGACTACTCAAATGAAAAATCCAATCGTAATGGATGAAGGTGATCTAGCCTACAGTCGGTGGACTATACGCATACTGGCTGGCTTATGCGTTATGCTCGGCATCGTGGCCGGCGTAAGCATACTGCAGGTTGATCGTGTGACACAGAAGGTTAAAGACCTTCAACAGGAGAACGAGGATCTTAAAGCCAAGTTGTCTTTGCATGAGATCAATCTCGGTGACACACAGAGAACGATTGATGCTGTGACAAACATGATTGTGAAACTAGGTAAGAAAACTCCGCAGGAAGCCGAGAGACTGGCTATACTTGAAGTTGTTTCTGCCGAGAAACACGGTGTTGATCTACCAACAGGCTTGGCTGTATCCTTTGAAGAATCTAAGTGGAAGACAGCCGTAGTGTCATCCAACGGTTCCTCTATTGGAATTAAACAAATCAACTTGTCTGCTTGGCGGGATCGCTTCAAGGATATGACTGTGAAACGTCTGACCAATCCTGCATACAACATCGACATTGGATACACGTTGCTGGCTGAGCACATAAAGGAATATGGCACGATCAATCGAGCCCTGCAGAGGTATAGAGGATCGAAAGACGCGGGCATAAACGAACGGTACGCAGACGGTGTTCAGAAAACGGCGCAAGCAATACGGAAACACCTATCGTTCTCTCAGACCTAAGTCCTGGGTTAGGTAAAGACCCGCATCAGGACCAACAACCTAAAAGGTAAAGCACATGGCTTCTCCAACTGTTGTACGTTTCAACTCTGCCCGCAGTCAAATGGCTAACGGTGATTCTCGCAAGCAACTCCGTGTCATGGCTGCGGAAGTAGCCTTGAACAAGATGTTCTCTGGTAGGCATTTTGATATTTGCGCTGTTCGCGAGGCTTGCGAGGTAATGGGTGCAACGCTTACGCCTGACGCCGAAGCAATTCTTCGGCCATTGCACTGTGTGAACTGGGACCAGATTCCACCTGCGATCAAAGACGAAATCCCTCACCTGCTTAAGGAGTCTTTCCAACGTAGTCAGATTGTTCGTGGGATGGTGCAGGACATTATTCTCGGCGACTTCGTTGAGAAAGAACCAGAAGTAGAAATCCTATTCGAGCAGGCGAAAGAATCTAAGCAGGAACTCCTCACGCAAGACGTTAGAGAGCGCGCGAGTGAAATCAAAAAGAAAACCTGGAAGTGGTGGTGACATGAACATATGGGACTTTGCTGACAAGAATCCTTGGTTTACCTTCTTCTTGGGCTTTTGGGCCTTGATTATGGTTGCATTCGTTGCCGTAGCCTTCAGGACTATCTTTACTACCTTGAACGTACTGGTTCGAGGCTGGCCTCCGCCGCATCTGGATGCAAACGGTGAGTTCAAGAAAGAACCTGAGGAGAAAAAGGAAGATAAGAAAGAAGAACCAACGGACACTCGGATTGTAGGTGCTATGCCACACGGTGCTCCGTATGCCGGCCATAACAAGGACAAACTTCCAACGGGAATGTTTAGGTGACTTATGACTTCACGACGTATTGGTTCTTTCACAGTAAAAAATCGGTTCTTCCTGAATCTTGAAGGTGGCGCAGGCACTAACCTGTTTCATGGAATGGTTGTTCTACGCGCTGAGCCTGACTGGTCAATGGATAACACTCGCTATATGGCACATCATCAGGATTTTGACTTGGTTCACAGTGGCGAAATGATTCCTGAATATGAACCTGTATTCGCAGAAGAACCTGACGGATATGGATACGCTTATGGCGTTCCAAAGTGGGTACGCAAAAATGAGAAAGGTTGAAGTTACATGCGACAACTGCCAACGTCAGTTGTCTGATACGGGCTCAATGCCTGCGTTCCGTGTAGTTCTGAAGTCAGAGCAAATTCCAAGCAGTAGTCCTTACCGTAACGCAGTACACATTGAGCCTCAGGTACGTGATGAACAGCATTTCTGCGGTATAGACTGCCTGTACTCTTGGCTGGATAAAACTTACCCAAGACTCCACGTAACATGAAAACTAAGGAGAAGGACTATGTCAGAACTTGATTTCGAGAAAGAACGAGCCAATTCCGTTCCAGGCGATTGGGTTCCTATTGATGGCGTTATGGAAGTGATACAAAAGATGAGAGACAAGAAGTGGATTTGGCCTTTCAACTCTCATTGCAAGTACATAACTTTGCGTGTTGACATGCGTGATGGTCATTGCGTAATACGTAACCGTAATGGAAACATAATTTCACTTGACCAACTTAACCGACAGGCGAATCAAAATGACGGATAGAGTGAACTACCTAACTGTGGCCCTTGAGAAGGACATGCGTATTGAAGATGCTCAAGCCTTGGTCCAAGCAATACGTTGTATGCGTAATGTGCTGGACGTAAAAGAAAACGTAGCCGATCCACTGGGCTTCGTTGTTGAAGAACGTGTAAGACAGGAAATGTCACGAAAACTAATTGAAGTTGTTAGTAGGAGGTCATAGATGACTGACTACATTGGCCAGGCCAAAATAGCTCTGGAGATTTGGGAAGCAGGTGACACGCGCACGATAGAGTCCTGTATAGAACTGACGAAAGGCCTGCTAGGTCTGCTCACGTTAAAGCCGATTGAGACAGCGCCGAAGACTGGCGTTGATCTGCTTCTGGCTGTAGTTAAGGACGGACTCCTTATGACAGCAGTGGTTGGCTGCTGGGCGCACTCTGACGGTGAGGAAGAACCTCGCTGGCACTTCGTCAACGACGAAGACGGAATAAAGCCTACTCACTGGATGCTTCCTCCAAAGATTGAAGGAGAAGATTGATGAGCAACAGGAAGCAGCGCATAAAGAACCGTAACACTTATAACGCGCTTATGGGCAAACTTGAGGCACAAGGCAAACTGAATCGTCCACCTTGTTCCAACTGTGGTAAACCCGGTGCTCACTTTGTAATGGCTTGCTTTGGACAAGAGGGCTACTTTGCCTGCGCTAAAAAGGAGAAACAAGATGATAGTGTGTAAGTGCTGTGGCGAAGAAGCCCGCTGGTGTGGTCCAACGTGTGGAACAGAAGAATGCGACCAGATTACTTGCGATCACTGCGGTATGCAGTACGACTGCCAAAGTGAGGCAGCGCAAAACGCAGAGACCTTCGAAGAAGCCCGTGCTGCTATGCTGGCTTGCTACAACAAGTTGGAGCGTACACCACAGACGCTGAAACTTGTCCTGCAGAAACTCAAGGAAGCCCGTGACGTGCTGGCAGACGTTGCTGCTATCAGTGGCGACCTGAAGAACTTTGATTCTCTAAGCGAACGGGTGCAAAAGGTGTTGAAGTCTCAAACCTTGACCGAGCCACCTACAACGCTCCGAGAGTTAGAGCATGACAACGAGTCTGGCGGAGTAGTAACTAAACTTCCAGAAGGAATGTCCTGCGGAGGTCTGAGCAAGTGTGGTTTTGAGAACTGCCAGAACACTAAAGGAATAACGTCTCGCCTAGTCGGCTTTAACAACGGTCTGGGTGAAGGCGTTATCACTGTGTGGCTGTGCGAACTCCACAAAGACTACGTTGACCAGAGTTACCAACCCACCAACTATTCAATAGGCTGCAAACAAGAAGGAAAGAACGACAATGAAAACGACTAAGGTCCACTTCTTTCAGAAAGGCAATACACATAAATCAATCTGTGGTCAACCAGACTACATGGTCAATAAAATTGCCAAGACTCCTGAAGAGGTTACGTGTAGTAACTGTTTACGTTCAATGGAGACCGCCAAGAAACTGGATACCAACGCTGTCTTCCGCGACCTTGTTGGGATGAAAAAGCGTTTCGCTAGTAACCAGGATTGGAAGTCAGTGACTACGCTCCAGAACGCCATCAAGTACATGACCGAACTTGAAGGTCGTCTTGGTATCCAGAATCTGGCTGCACTGCAGGAACGCTTCATGCCTGTAGTGATCCCCAAGTCCTTCGACCGTGAACGCTGGTTGCGAGTCTGTAAAGTATTCGTAGATAATCTCGGTATCAAGCCGGAAGAATGCAAGCCTGATTCCGACATTATCGAAGACCTCGGCGCAGACAGCCTGGACACTGTGGAACTGGTGATGGGCCTTGAAGAGGAGTTTGAAATTCAGATTCCAGACGAAGACGCAGAGAAGGTAACCACGCTGGGCAAGGCCTATGAGGCTGTGACGAAATTACTCGCAGGGAGATAGTATGCAGTTACGCGGACTACATGAGAACAGGTGCAAGCATTGTAATCTATGGAAGGACCAGCATAACAGCTCCAATCTGGCTTGTCCTATTGGAAGTAAGCACCGCACGTTAGGCTACACGCAGTACAGTGAAACAACCAAGTACGAATCCAAACAACGCAAACAACGAGGCAAATGATATGAGCGAACTTGATCCGAAAGTAATTGAGCAGACCAGCAATCTTGCAGAGGGCGTTAGCCAACTGGCTGAGGGCTTCAAGCGAAAAGCCGAAGCAATGGATCGAATCAAGGCTATTCTCGCTGATCCTGACAAGTACACCGTGTACGATCTTCTTAATGCCTCAGTTGCAGGTGGCTACCAACTGAAACTGAACTTCCATGAGATCGGAGCAGAGGGCTGAGGTTACTTATGGGAAACAATAAGGAACGGCCCGAAGGCCGTTTCCACATTCACTTTGATGAAGACGGTAAAGCCGTCCGTTGCTACCACGATTGCAAGAACATCGTGCGTCAGCCTTCCTTCTGGGTCATTACTACGCTTTCGTTTCCAATAGAGCACGGAATCTGGACGCTTATCTATCGTCTCTTTGGGCTGGAGCACTGACATGAGCGGCAGGCCTACGAGAATGATTGATATGTGGGGACCCTGTCGTCGTTGTGGGAACGTAAAGGAAGACGAACTTAACTTCGAGGGACGTATCCATCACGGAACCAAGGTTTTGTGCTTCGACACTAAAGCCTGCGCTAAACGGGTCAAAAAGAGTAAAAAGAAATGAGGCGAATCGAGAGATACTGACATGACAGATGTATTGCAACCTGCATTTGACAAGTGCTTTGATGAAGGCTGGCACGGTCTCCACGATTGCCTGGTAGAGTTCGAGCCTAGAAATTACAGTAAGGAAGAAGTCCGAAAAATCTTTGACCTTCTGCCACGCAACATAAAGATTGAAGCCGTTGAATGGGGTCTTAATGACACCGTAGTAGGCGACTCTTGCTGCACTTATCTAAAGAATATAAACTGGAAGCCCGACTGAATGGGACACTACACAGGTTTCTGTTTCAATCTGCACCTTAAGCAGGAAACACCTCCAAGCGTTATCACGCTGTTGAATATGTTTGTTGGACCAGAAGAATCCAACAAGACTGATGAACTCGCCAAGGATATTCCAGGCTACGACAGATACTGGAGCATAATGTTCGCTGGTCAGTCTTATTACTTCGGTAAGTGGACGACTTCACGAGTTGATTCCTTACCTGACCAGACCACACACTTGTTATCTGCGGCCTCATGCAAATTTGGTGATAACTATATATACGACCTTCTCGAATGGCTAAAACCCTGGCTGGTTCCATCAGAAGACTTCGTTGCCTTCCATATATACGAAAGTTCCAATACCTTCTATGCCTATTACCTATCTGGTGACAAGATCATACAGAAGGCCATTCGATTCAAGTACAGCGACTACAGTGATGACATTCATCCTAAGGACGTAGACCTTGACGAAGCCATAAAAAACTGGCAGTACGGATCAATCATACACATTCCGATATGTGACCTTGCTTTACCAAATCCATCTGGATACAACGATAATGACCAAGACACCTAAGCAAAGAGTAGACGCTATACTGGAGGAGGCCGTAGGCAGTGACTTGAACTCCTGGGAGAAGCATGAGTTTCTTCCTAGCGTTAGTAAGCGTACACCCTACAACCTAACACAGGGTCAGAATCAGAAACTAAAGGAAATCGAACGCAAGATATTTGGAGATAAAAATGTTTAATTGGATTAAAGCCTTATTCAAGGAGCCCGAAGCCAACAAAAGCATTCTTCGTCAGGACTACGAATTTGTAGCGGTAGCCACTTCTGCTAATAACGAGGTTATCCTTTTAGTGAAAATACAGGAAGTAGAAGTTAGATTTGTAGGCAGTGGCTCTGTTTGGTATCGTTTGCCCGAGTTTCAGCGGTGCCCATCTTCGCAAGAAATGAAACTTGCTGATATTTGGAGCAAACTAAAGCACGAAAAGAGAATCTAAGGTATAGTCTCAGGGTCGAACTTTCTCAACAAGTATGCAACATGCTACTGGATTTCACCAAGTTCGAGCGTGAGACTACTCCTACCTGTGAGAACATAACAGGCGATACGTGGTCTGACTATGTGGATTGGAAAAGGATTCACGTTACTTACGGATACAAGTTGGGCCTTCTTGGAGATCAAATTTACGAAATCACCAAGCACGGACTAATCAATCCAAGACCATATGACCTCAGCCTAAAATATTTCGTTTCGGACTACACAGGAAGATAAGCCATGTGTTCTACAACTTGTTTAGATATGTACTCACTACCAGTGTGTAATGCCATTACCATTTTTGGTATCTTGATAGCGGCTGTAGGTATATTTGTGCTATGTATCGTAGGCTTCCGTAAATTTTCCAGCTCCTTGTACAAGGAAAGGGACAAGCCATGATTTCTATCATAGACTTAGATCCAGTGTTGGTCGCTGAACAGATTGAAAAGAGATGTGCTGAATACGAGACCATACGTGTACGAAAAGTTGCTGAGGCTGAGGCTTGGACCCTTGAATACGAAGCCTGCGTTGCTAACGGAACAGTAGGCAGAAAGTTTATTAGGCGGCCAACTTCGGTAGAACAAGAAAATGACTTTTACAAAAAGCGCATAGCCCAAGAACGCGAAGTGTACAGTCGGGTTCGTATCGTTGAGTTAACTCTGCCCTTGGAGAAAAAATTTGTTCTTGTCTACGGCAAGTCCCCTACGGACACAGAAGGAACTGGCCCATTTGAGTCTGTTGAAAAAGCATCTAACTGGTTCTTTCGCGGAGGAAGATAAGCCATGAAACTTTGCAAGAACTGTAAGCACTGCGTACAAAGCCTAACATACGATAGTTGCCGAAAGGTACACGAGGAAATTGGAGAGGTATCCTTCGTTGACGGAAAGAAAAGGTGGAAACCAGCCAGCGACGGCTGGAACTCCTTAGAATACGTCAGGAAATATTACTGCGGTGTAGAAGAAGCCAAATGGTTTGAACCTGTAGGGAGATTCTCCTTCTTTGCATCCCTTGGACAAATTCTCTTTGGTGGTGTTAGCGAGACTAAGCCATGACAACCCCGCACTGGTACGTAGATACCTACATTCTGGAAGGCAAGCCTGAGGCCTTTGACAAGATTCGCAAGGCTCTTGAGAACTATCAGACGACATACACAAAGTACATTCCATTTTCCGAAAGACAAGAGGGTCTGGACTCAGTATTCAATCCGTATCAGTTGAACCTTGTGTATGGAACGCACGGATTTGTTCGCAATATGCAGAACACCTTTGGTAAAGGTTCTATCAGTCCGTATATAACTGAATCCGAAATGGAGTGCACACATTACTATCCCAAGTTGCCTGCAGAGTGGCTGCTAAACGCAGGCTGCTTCTTTGTACCGTTCGGAATGCTCGCTGCATCGGTTGCTACTTTTTGTGGTCATTCGGAAAAAATGTTTGTTCGTCCGAACTCTGGATTCAAGTCTTTTATTCCGACACAGATTGATACCACGAGACAGTACAAAATTCAAGAGGGCGTCAAAGAAATAGCCGATAAGTATCAGGTAACTCCAGACACTTTATGTCTGGTTGCTTACCCTCGGGAACTTTCCTTTGAGATTAGATACGTTATCGTAGACCGTGAAGTTGTCTCCGCTTCTTACTACCGTCTTAACGGAAAACACTATTTAAAGGAATGCTTGGAAGTAGGACCTTATGAGGCCAAACGGCTAGCCGAAAGGATGGCAGCGCATGCCTGGCAACCAGATGTGGCCTATATGTGTGACATTGCACTGACATACCCTGGACTCTGTAAAATAGTAGAGTTGAACGCCTTCTGTTGTGCTGGTCTTTATGAATGCGACTACGACAAGGTTTTCAAGGCCGTTACCGAAGCCTATATGCGGAGAGAGGCATGAACTATCTGACCGATCCAGAAGGTTCCAACCACAAGGTTGATACTGACACCCACGTTTTCTTTTATGAGCAGGACTTTTACGTTCTCTCGAACTTCTCCTCGTTTGAGGTATTCTGGCCATACGTAAGGGATGACGATTACATTACTATGTGGCATAAGACCTCAGAGCATCTGTACCACTTCCTTAAGTTTTGGTTCCACATGAGTACCAAGCAACAAAAAGAAGTTGCCTTGAAGATATACCACGCAAGGTCAGCGCACGACGCCTTCAATATAGCACAGACTTACAAAGGTCTACGTCGTCCTGATTGGGACAGTGTAAAATTCGTCAACATGAAACAGATCCTAATTGAAAAGGTCAAGTGCCACGAATACGTGAGGCGTAAACTCCTTCAGACAGGTGATCGTATCCTTGTGGAAGATTCCTGGCGCGATGATGTTTGGGGCTGGGGTCCAAACAAAGACGGACAGAACATGCTTGGCAAACTCTGGATGGAAGTACGCGAGGAAATTAGGCAGCAGGAGAGTCAGAATGGACAGCCAAAAGTTTAGGTCATTGAGTGCTATTGCCTGGCCTGAGCCTTTCTTTATCAAAGCGTCTTACGAGATCAATTCGGACTTTTCTTTACGGCTAAGACCAAAAAGAAGAAGGTGGCTTAACAACGCGAGCCTTACCAAGAAGAACGTCACGCGAAAGATTTGGCGCGCAGAAAGACAGGCAATGAAACAAGCACAGGTTGACCTCTGCGCTGCCGAAGACAAACGATTCCTAGATATGTTTCTTAAAGGTGATATACATGCCCATTGAATGGTATTGGCCCAGACCTTCTTCGGGTCCTATTCCATGCACATGGAAATGCTATGACTCTCAAGGAAATCCTATATACATAAGTATCATACGAGGATAACAGTCATGTACACAGTAAAGACCCTAGGCTGTACCTGCCCACCGAGCGCGCAAACCTGTTCCTGTGTAAGACATGCAATAATGTTGGACGGAAAAGAACTTATTGCTATGGGTCGAGAGCACGGACTCATCAATCAGATAGTAAACGCGGCCAATATGGGCTTAGAGACAATAGAGAAAGAAGTTAAGGCTCTGATTAAAGAACAAATGGAAGACGAATGAAACTTCTGTGGATATTCTTAACAGTTGTCGGGTGCTGGATAAGCAGTCACATTACGCCGTATGTCGTTGCGACGCAGGAATATCCAGCACATGTGGCTCATGCAGAAACACTGACAGTACGATCCCACGGACACAGTGAGCGTAATATACGGCGCTGGTCCAAGAAATTCAAGAGGAAAAAGTCATGACCAATCTAACAAGTGAAACCAATGATGCCGACCCTACACCTGAGCCTGTCGTAGCACCACCTAACGATTCGATCCCTGAGACGGAAGTAGAAAATGATTGGGAGAATACCTGGATTTGTACTAAGGAAAACGGAGACTGGACGCAACATGACGGAGATCGTTTTGAGATTACCCCGTCAGGCGTAGCCCTTTTCTATCAAAAAGACCGACTTACGGGCGCCTCAAAAGATTACGAAGCCATTTTTCGCAAAGACCTCATTGATGTTGAGTGGTTATATGATAATGAAGTTGCACCTCGCCCGAAGCCTGAACCTACAAAGAAAGCCTTAGAGGTTGATATTAAACTGCCAGATATCAACAAATCATCAGTGCATCCAACAGACGCTGATGGTTTCTATTCCGTAACCGACTGTCTGCCTAAGAGATTGGCTGGCTTCTCGGGTATAGGTTATACAATGTTTGTCACGTTGAAGTATGTGGATGGAAGAACGGAAACTGGAATCTTTCTCTCGGACAAACTAGTGTTCCAGCGCAGTCGTTTTTCATGGGCTCCTAATCTTGCCTTTGCCAAGACCTTAGATGAGGTTGTTGGCTGGAAGTACAGGTGATTTATGCCCTATGATATGTCACAACATTTAGTGGGCTGGTCCTGTGATAAAAACAACCTCAGTCGAAAGCAAGCCGAAGTGATGTATCAGAAACTTAGGGCTACGATACGTGGAAGGAAAAATGAACCTGCCAAATCTAACTAAGGAACAAGGACTCTTGTGGGGCAAGTCCTTAGTCTCGGATTCCAAGATTCTGGAGCAAGTAAACGTCCGTAGACTAATGATTGAACTGGAAAAGTTTGTGTCTGAGGCCCTGTCCAAAAAGTTGTTTGTAGATTCCAAGTTGGATCAACTAGGTATCTTCCAGCGACCTAGTATGCAGGAACAACTAGCCGAGTACGAAGGCTACTTGGACTTGACTATGCGTAAGGCCAAAGACGCAGGTTATATATCGGAGTTCACTCGCCACACAAAAGGGTTCGTGGAGTCCTTCATTCACAAGCGTGATGGCACAATCATTGTTATGTGGCACGACGGGTCCATACAGGAAATGTCCTCGTGGAAGTACAAGCCCCGACGTAAGGCACGTGTGTGGGCTAAACAAGCCAAGCGTTGCACTATAGGTTTCGACACTACGGTCAAGCCTGTAGTTTCTGTAAATTACGTCGAACTGAATCTTGTTCTCACCAAGCAAGGCGCAGACTTTAGTCAAACCAAAGGAGTTGAACCATGTTAGTTCTTACAAGGCGTGTAGGCGAGAAAATCCGAATCGGCGACGACGTTGTTATCACACTGCTAGGTGTTCGAGGTAATCAATACAAGGTTGGCATTGAAGCGCCAAACCACATTAAGGTTAACCGTGAGGAGATCTGGGAGCGTATACAGGAGTCCAAGCGTTTGAATGAGGAAGAAGAAAGCGACAACGCTGCATAATCAATCACCTACAAAGGTAAATCAAAATGAAAGCCTTAACACTGATCTTCGCTCTGGTATTCTCGGTAGCAGCAAATGCCGAGGGTGTGGTATTCAAGATAGTCTCTGACAACGGCTCCGTGTTTAACTTCCGGGATAGTACCTGTCCGAACTCAAACTTTTTTCGTGCCGTTGCTGTTGAACCGAACGGAAAAATGCACTTGGGGTGTTACGTTGTTGATGACGAGGAAAGAGTCGTAGCCGTTGCCTGGCCAGGCGGCGTTGATGGTCTTAGGCAGTACAGTTTTGATAACGTCGAAGTAACCAAATACGGAGAACGCTACTTCGATCCTGCAACTATGGAGCGTCGATAAATGACTCCTGAGGAAGATAGATACAGAAGGTACAAGGAGTTCAATCGGGATCGCTGGTCTAGTGCGGAACTTTATGCAGGCATCTTTGTCGTAGGCCTTATTACTTGTGGTGCCCTTTGGTGGCAATACTACAAGTTCTGCGAGTGTCGCCAAGTAGGCCACGGTATCCTGTATTGCTTAGCCAGTTTGTTTTAGGGAGGTTGGCATGAACAGGAACAAACTGATTATCCAGTTGCAAAAAGAACTCAAGCAAATGAAATGGGCTGGTTGCTCAGGCGATCAAGCAATGGACGAACGCTGGGACGAAGCCATCGCTGCTGTCCAGAACCGTATCGAACAGTTACTTTCACTGGACGCATTAGATACCGTGCGCGAGACTCTGATACCTATAGGTAACATTATACCTCCGTGTACTAGCCCTGAGCACAATCCACCAAGTCAACTGTACGTTCCTCCTGATACCAATTATACCCACACTTGTCCATCATGTGGTGCTAAATCTACTCTGGGTACACCTATAATGTTTCTTGGCAAATCACTTGGTGGACTAGATGGCCCTTGATATAGAAAAGCCAACCTTCACGTACTTCGTCAAAGATAAACCTGAGTGGATCAAACTTGGTAAGTACGTCAACTGGCTGTTGAAAGAGCAGATTACAGGTGCGCCCGGTGTCTCTGGTACCTTTGCCTTGAAGATGTGTCCTGGTCCTGATGGATGTTTTCTCAGTGCCGACTTTTGGGCTTCACCTCTTGGTCAAGGTTATCAAACATCTATCACGGGTTATAAGGAACTGGACGTATGGCAGCGTTCTGTAAAGTATGCAGACGATTTACGCAAGCAAGCAATAAAATACATAGCCAAGACTGCCAAGAAAACCAAGAGGAAAAAATGAAACAAACTAGTGCTGTCACCACTTATGGTTCTGTGGAAATGCCCAATAGCATTAAAGACTTCCTAGATAGAGGAGGTGTTAGACGCCACACTCTATATAAAGAGCCTCACGACGAGGATGATATTCCAAACGCAAATCCAAAGAACAAAAAGATTGTTGTCCTGTATCACGATAAGTGCTGGGACGGAACAACGGCTGCTTGGTGTGCCTGGCTCAAGTTGAAACACTCTGCTGTTTATATTCCAGTGAACTACAAGAAGCCTCTGCCTAATGTAGATTGGACGCGAGTGAAACAGGTTTACATTCTGGACTTCTCCTATAACCGTGAAGTCCTTGACGAACTCTATGCAGTAGTCAATGGCAACCTCGTTGTCCTCGATCACCACAAGACGGCCGCGAAAGAATTGAAAGACAGGCACTACGCTTGCTTCGCAAAGAACCTTTCCGGTGCTGGCATGTCGTGGATGTATTTCCATGAGAAGTTTACGCTGCTTGGCTTGTCTCGGTGCTCTCACCAAGGCTGGGGATCGAGCAAGGCCTCAGGCACAATGCCGAAATTTGTTTACTTCGCCCAGGATTACGACTTGTGGAAGTTCAAGGATAAGGATACCAAAGCGTTCCGTGCTGCACAGGATATGTTTCCTCGCACGATAGACACAATACAGAAGATACACGACGCTCGGGTTAACGGAACGAACCCGATGAACATGGACCAATTGATTAAAAAGGGCAAGTTCATCCTCGAACAGAAAACGAAGATGGTCAATGAAGCAGCCTCTACCGCTTTCAGAATGACCTTCCCAATTCCAGGTGTGAATGAGTCTGAGACACTACTTGCAGAAGGCTATGGTGTAATCTCCTCAAATCCGAGCATTACCTCTGATCTTGGCAACGTACTTGCAAAGCGCGCAGCGAAAGAAGGTCTGGGTGGCTACTCCGTTGTGTTCAGCCTAAACGGCAAGTCTATGCAAAGTGGTGAGGTCTTTCTGTCGATTCGATCCGTTAAGCACGTTGACATTTCGGACTTCGCTCTTGCTTATGGTGGAGGCGGTCATGCACAGGCTTCTGGCTGTACCTGGAACTACGCTTTCTTCCTGCAGTTCCTGGGTCACCTGGGCATAAAGGCCCTGGACAAACAAGATGAAAAGGTTAAGAGGAAGTAAGATACTTCGCAAAGGCTTCTGCGTGTTCTGTGGCTACAACGTAGTTCACACTGACACAATAATGCCTTCAAAGGAAAGAGAAACGCAATGCCTTCATTGCGGCTATCAAGAAACGTATTCTGTAAATAAAGATGAGAAGGACACAGGTGAAGGCGAAACGACCCAACTGGAAATATAGTTTGTCTGTGTCCTTGTTCAAGATATGTGCGGTGTTACTACTGGCCTCGTTTGCAACACCCGACGATTGGTCAACTAGCCTACAGTGTGCTTTCTTGACTCTGTTTATTCCCGCTTTCGCTTTATACACCTATTACTACGACGAGGAGTCACGAAAATGCAAATGACCAGTTTCGCCGAGCGCCTGATTGCGTTCAACGATATGTACCGCCTTCCGATCAGTCTGTCGCCGACGCTGAGTTGGGCACATGCTAGTAAGCACCCTCGTGGTAACAACACCGAAATTCCCAGCAGCGTTCAGGTTCACGAAGACTGGGCTGTTCAGGTCAACAACTTCTTCAACATTCTGCGTGAGGAACTTGGCGAACTGGACGACCTCCAAGAAATGTTTGACTCGGAGTCCGAAGCGGACGAGTTCGACATTCTCACGGCCATTGCTGACTGGCTGAGCGACATTGCCGTATACTCAATGTCTGAGGCTACCAAGTACGGCGTAGCGGACTACGTTCCGAACTTCATCTATACAGATCATGCCTCACTTGGAGTTGCCTACTCGGAACTCGACCAGATGGAAAGCGCGATCATGTCAGTAGGCGAAGGTCTGACGCAACTGGTTGACTATCACGAAACGATCCTTGTTGGTCAGCCGTCAGCAAAGAACATGGCCAAGTTCCTTACGGCTCTTATCGCACGTTGCTTCCACGAGGCCGAGCACTTCGGCTTCAACCTGTATGACACTCTGGAAATCGTAATGGATTCCAATATGTCGAAACTGGGCGAAGACGGCAATCCGATCTATGACGAGCGTGGCAAAGTCAAGAAAGGCCCAGGCTACTGGAAGCCTGAGCCGAAGATTCGTGAGTACATCACGTCCTTGTTTGAATTGGATGATTCCGAAGACGAAGAACTGGAAGACGACGAGGAAGATGAAGACGAAGAAGATGACGACCTCGAAGTCGATGGTACTGAGGAGATTGAGAAATGAAACTGCCTACTGGTCAGACAATAATGCCGCACCAGTTTAACGTAACCTTCAATGGAAATCCCGTTGAAGGTCTTACGGAATGGATTGACGATGTTTGCATCGACTACGTTGAACAGAAAATCGGCCTGTCTTTCCTGCTTGCTTATGACAAAGACCCCGATAACACACTGTCCCACCAGAAGTTAGTGGCTCTTATGTCTGTTCCAGAGACAACCATGGAAGTGCATATCCTTACCCCGTCTAACGAGGAGGTATGTAAAGAAGTATTCCATAAATTGAAAATTGCAGAACTATACTACGGGTTGAACGCTTGCCTTGTATCCGGCGACAACTCAACTGTTCTTGACAACGAAGATGAGGAAGAACCAGACACTAGACCACGCAAAGTATCTATGTTCGACAACCAGGTGAATGTTTCTGCTTCCATCAAATTCGGAGTAACTAGCAATGGCAACGGGCAACTCTCCTGAAGTATCCGGTACAGCGAACGTGCCCATGCACCTGCGTTTCAAGTGGTGGCGTGACCGTGTATCCTACAGCATCACCTCGCGTCTATCCCAGTTCTTTCTCAGACTCGCCTTTCGTTTTGGCGACCGTGAGAGCAAGCTGGTAAAACACGCAGAAGCCGAGATGCGCCGCGCTGGATTGTACGACGCTGACGCCGACTACGGTGGAATGCTACCACACGCGGTAATGCAACTGGTACGTATTCACTCCATGCAAGGTCACAGTGGCTTCTCACATGGCTACACTCTGGCCTTGTTCAACAAGGTAGTGAACTTCCAAGTGCTCACTCCGATCACGGATGACCCAGAAGAATGGAACGAATGCTCGATCATGATGGGTCGACCTAGCTGGCAGAACAAACGTCAGTCTTCTTGTTTCTCCGATGATGGTGGCAAGACGTATCGTGATATTAACGAACGTCCCATACACACGGACGAAACTGGAGAAACTTATACCAAAAGTAGTGATGAGGCACCGTTGCATATATCTAAGCCACATAAGGGTAATGTGGATGGCCAGCCCGGTTGAACACAAACTTGAGGATGTAGAGGCTAGGTTGAAAGACCTACGTGGACACATACCTCCGAACCTTGAGTTTGCTATTCAGGACTTGATAGCGGTAGCGCGCCATCAGCAAAACGAGATAGCCCAGTTGAAGCGCCGCGTCCCTGAGGATGACGGTCGTTAGGAATCTATAACATTCACAACCATCAGAAACCAAGTCAGCCAAGGGCTTGTCAAAACTGCGGGCAATTTTCTTGGCAGTGGATAGGTAACTGCTCGTTCTTTCCCGTAGTCCTGCAATTCGCTTGCACAATCTGGCTCTGACCCATGAGTGCGGAAATAGCGGTTGTGTTTGTTTACTGTGGACCCGCCGAGTCCCAGCGTGAGGTGTGTGGCTGACTTCACCCCTCACGGATAAGGCATATATTAGTGGAGGTCAAGTATGACCAGAATAAACATTATAGACCCAGCCGAGTTGTACGATCAACACCTAATGGCCGAGCGCAAAGAGATACTCCAACTCTGCGGCTCCCTCAGACGTTCGCTCGCCAGTTCTCGTGGCGTAAACATTTCCCGCATTCCTTCTAAGTTCACCCTTAATCGTGGCCATGTCCTTTTCTTCTATGACAAGGGGTATTACCTTCACCAGCGTTTTCGTGCTGTGACGAAGGAAATGATTAAGCGTGGCTTCAATCCCGATCAAAGCATCCTGTTCCCAGCTACCTTGTGGCCTAGCCATCTCTATAACGACTGGTCTCCCTCTAACGAGGATGAGGCCATTATTCGTTTCCGCATCGCCCATAAACTGGCCATGAAGCCTAACTGGTATAAAAAGACACCAGTAAAAACACACGTTATTGCGTGGGCAAGGGCTCAGTAATTAGACCTCTCAAAAACAGCGCCTTTTAAGCAAACTTTTGATTCTATTGACTACCTACACCAACGCTCTAAAATGGCCGTTTTTACGCGAGAAAAACGCTTGTTTTTAGTGCTTTTTTATGCTATACTGTAGATGCTAGAAAACGTCGAAAATACGGCTATCAAAAGTTTGCTAGATTCACAGCCCACTAGATCATACGTTAGGAGATACAACATGGTTAACCTCAAACTGGTACAGGTTACGGATGACGTGGACTTCGTGTCTACGGAATTGCTGGAGGCTTGTGAGGAGGGCGAAGTGTCGTATATCGTCCAGGCCCACACAACCGGTGAAGTCCTTGTATGGTGTGCTGCTGGTCCAGAAGGCGAACTGCTTGAAGTGGACGAGGAAGACGCGGTACCGTATATCGCCAAAGCCCTGTTCCCGAACTAATTACAACCCAAACCCTACGTTAGGAGATAGACATGAACCGTGTACAATCATTCATCCTTGGCGCAGTCCTCACGGGTTTCGTTGCGTTGGCTTTCACTGCACACGAAGTCAATGAGGAAACGCATCGCCTGATGGTATTCAAGGAAGTAGGCACGATGCTTCTGCAAGGCCAGAATGAAACGGAAATCATTATGAATGTGAAGTCCACGACGGACCTCAACGAAGTACGCGCAGCCTTCAACTACTACAAGGAGTCAACGAAATGAAAACCCTCTGGATGGTGAAGCATAAGGCTTCTGGTACCTTCGAGACCCAACCGAAAGCAACGGCGAAAGCCGCGTGGGAAGAGTTCTGGTTCAAGATGGAACGCCTGAACCTGCACAAGAAAGCGGCCGAGCAAGACTACGACGCCGTTGAAGTAACGGTAGCGGAAACTGGTTCTACTTGCAACAACAACGAGTGGTGAATATCATGGTAAACGCTGGCAAACTCGATTCCTTCATGCAGCACTATGCACAGGCTCTGCACAAGGCCGTAGCCGAACACAACGCGGAATACGGATATCCGGTTGAGCACGTTCCCGTTGTTGTGAAAAAGATGAAACTGGCTATCGAAAATGGTTCATACAACCATGACGGTCGCGGATTCAAGGGCGCATGTAAGGCGCTCGGTATCAAGTACACCAAGAAAGCAATCGAAGAATACCTGGAGAGGAAGTAACCATGGCTCGTACAAAAACCCAGTTCGACCGCGTTATGGAAGACCTGTCATCAAAAGTTCGCGCTGCTCTCGGCGTGTTGATCGGCACCAACACAGCCGTATACGTTGCACCTGCTGACGTAGCCGAGCACATTCTTTCTCCATACAATGGCTTGTCAGAAGACGAACGTGAGGAAGTGGTCAAGCGCGTAGGTGCGTTGCTTTCCACAATGTCGCGCAAGGGCAACTGCGACATTTACCGCACCGATCACAAGATTCAACCCAAGGCTATCAATCGCAAAGCGCAGTACGGCTATCGTATCGGTCCTGTGCTCACTCCTATTCGCACTACCGAGGTGCGACTTCAGGAGAAGATGACGGCTGACATGGTTGCATCGGCTACTGAGGATCCGATTGCTTTCCTGCTGTCGATCAAAGCCCAGTTGCCGTTGTTGAAACTGAACGCTCTGATGGTTGAGATTTGCGGTGAGATTCAGAACCGTGTCATGGAACAACACGTCGCCATGTCCCAGTTGGACAAGCGCATGAAAGAACTGTCAGAAGACTTCAAGAGTTTGTCAGGAGTAGCCAATGAAGAAGAAGAGGAGCCGATTCAAGAGCAAGAGTCAATACAAGGACGAGGCAAGAAGAAAGCAAGAGGCTGAGGCGCTGGCCCGACAGACACAACGTCGCCTAGATCGCCTTGTTCCTGACAAAGAGGTCAAGACCAAGACGTTCGATGTGTACAAGCCCAAGGCTGTATGGCGTCCTGAACCTCAGAGCATAAAGTCAAAGCGTAAGGGCGTTGAGCCTGTGCGTAAGCACGCCAAGACTGTAAAGTATGAGGGTGAGATGGCGCAGCGCGAAAGCGCAGCCCAAGAGGAAGTAGAAGCCAAGAAAAAGCGTATTGCGCCTATGTACAACAAGGGGGCATACATGCTGATAACTGACGGAACTGATCCAAAAGAAATTGGCCGCAAGAACCCACTTTAGATAAGAGGTAATAGACATGACTACCGAAACCAAAGTAAACTTCAACATCACCAACTGGGCTGACGAGTTCTGGTCGTTTACCGAACGCAGGGACAAGCAGGGCGAGCCGCTTCCGATCACCGAAGCCCAGCGCGTGGGCTTCTGTCTGAACGATGCAATCGGCATGATTGAAGGTATCCCGGAAGACTTCGGTTACGCGATTGCCGAAAAACGTGCAAAGTCCTGTGGCCTGAAGTGTACGCCCGGCTTCCTTGTTTGCATTGCGTCGATTGCGAACACTCCGGGCGAGATCGTTATGTTTATCCATGCGTTTCGCCACGAGCAGGACGCAAGCAACGCTGTCGGTGAGGCCACCGAACTCCTGAAGCGTGGCTACAACGCGGCTGACTTCTTTCACCTCACCAAGAACGTCACGCCCAGCAAGGACCACATGCACAAGATGTGGGACGCGCAGAAGGGTGGTCCGCAGTCTCGCGTTGACAACTGGCTGGACTTCCTCGCTACGGAGCCGCGCTTCATCAAGGCTATTCGTGACGGCTACTGCGAAATGCCGGAGTTGTTGTGATATGAAAAAGCAAACGAACTACCAAGTGATAGCGACCAAGAGTCTTAAAGACTTGCACTTGGAGGTAGAGATCGCTATGAAAGAAGGCTGGGAATGCACGGGCGGTGTCTGTGCTGTTGATACCTCACCGAAGTCCTTTCCCAGTGTTGATTTGTCCTATCACCAAGCGATGGTGATGTATTCGGATTACGGAGACTGACCATGAAACGCAACCTCGCAGTAAGCGCCGTGTGCCTTCTGGACACGATTGACGTAAACGTCAACAACCTCAACCTGACTGATGCCGAGTTCCGCGAGTTCGTTTGCAACAGCATGATCGCCGTGCGCAACGAGTTCGAGGCCGCTGCTATGCAGGCAAACGGTTTGACCAGAAAAGATTTGCCTGAGCGCCTGTACGCTCTCAGCAACCTCACGTAAGGAGAACAAGATGGACCATCATACTTTCTGGGCATATGTTTCGGTAGGTGCCGCAAGTATTTCGGTGCTCAGTGTAGTTTGGATGATAGTGAAGGCTTATTACTATAACAGGCCTGCTATCTATAAGTGGAACGCTGAAAAGAAAAAATGGGAGTAAAAGAAATGCTGAATCACATTCACGCTCAGGTTTTCATCGAGACCTTCCTGTACACCTTCTTCAAGCGAAAGATGAACTTGGCTATCGGCCAAAGTAGCAGCGACATTTACATCGTGGATCAGGTGAACACCCTTCGTAACGAAGGTCGTAAGGATGCTTTCACCAATTTCAGTTTCACGATTGGTGCAAACTTCCGACAGGACGAACAGAAGTTTGCACGGGAAATCGTGGACATGCTCATGACGGCACTGAACGATAACTTCGATGAGGCCAATATTGGGATTGACTGGACTGACTGGACAGGTCATGAAGGTTTTTACCAGCACGGTTTTCCCGAGTGTCGTCTTTGCGTAAACGTGTACTGAGGAGAACAACATGGCTGAGCACAAAATCTACTGCCGCGTTATCGGTACCAACAGCATCACCGGTACTATCGCTGTAGCCAGCAAAATGATCGACTGCTCTACAGGTGGTTCCATTGAACAGGGCGACTACATCGTCATCAAGTGCAACAAGGTTGATGAGGACTACGCCTCTATTCAACTGGACCTGTTGAACGCTCTGGAATACTTCAACCTGAATAGTATCCAGATTCAGGACATGCGTGGAAAGATTCTCCACGTGAAGAACAACCCGGCGCCCCGTGTGGTGTTCCATGAAGGGCCCGGCTGAAACGGAAGACGCGCTCTCCAAGGACTTGGTAGAGCGTGTAGTACAAAACATGGATACTCTTAGTGCCCACGAAAGACTGGAAGTGATGAAAGCCTTCTGTCCTAAGTGTGGCGCAAAGTTTCTATATCACAAAGGCAGGAAAGAAACCTGCTATCACAATCCTTCTGACTGAGGGCATCATGGAAATCGTAACCTGGACGCAGTTGCGCGAAGCAATCGTGGAGCGTTCCATCAACGAGCGCGAAGAAAGAAATCAACTTGAGGCAATGGAGGGCTGGAAAGACGACGGCTACTCTGTGGAGTGGACTGCCAAGCGCATGGGCTACTGTGATGCTATCGAAGAAGAAAAGATCTTCTATATCTACTGGCGTGACGGTAGGAAGCAGCAAGTAGTAGGCCATGACATTGCTGATGCCTTCTCCAAAGCAGGCTATGGCGGTGGGGCGATCAACGCCATAGACTTCTACAAACAAGGCGTAGACAACTACGAGTGGAACTCTGAACAACGTACTTGGTTGGAGGTAGAGCCGTGAGCAACTGTAAGTATATCATCATGGAAGAATACTACACCGGAATCACGACGTTGGATTCCTTCCCTTTCATCTTCCCTAGTGTTATTAGCCACGATCTAGAGGCCCATCGTCGAGGCTATCCTGAACGTAAGGTGATTGCTGCTGGCTTCTGTTGTCCTGCAGATATGGCGATAAATCCAATCGTCATTGATGGTGTGGAACATCGTAAAGAGGAAGACAAACTCACAGGCCGTATTCACACCTTACGTTGGATATGCTGGGGTCGGTCGGACTCTCTTGGTATAGCAACACGCGGTGATGTGGACGCACAGATACTTAACAAGTTCTTTCGGTAACACGGAGACACTATGAACGAACTACAAACCACAAGTACAAACTCGGGAATTGAGGTTGAGGTAGTTATCAATGACAACCTTCCCTCGGTAGACGTTGTACCGATTGACGAACGAGTAGAAGCCCACTGGAAAACGGAGTCTGGCCTGTATGCAGTCGCCTACCGACAGCCTATGGGCCACCTGTGTGGATACGTGAGCGTTCCTTGCTTTCATCCGTTGTACGGAGTGTTCGCAAGTGACAAGACAATCTATCTTCCACGCAGGCCTGAACCTGTCGTGGGTTCGTTCTGGATTCGGTTGATCGCTTGGTTCAAGAGTTTGTTCGCCGAGCGTATTCCGCAGTCGCCTGAAGAAGCGTTCGACGTACACGGTGGAATCACTTGGTCCGAAGGTTCACAGACGCACCCTGTCGCGTCTGACCGCGTCTGGTGGTTCGGATTCGACTGTGCCCATTATTGCGACGCGCCTGACCTGACTATGGTGTCTCCGAACATGGCCCAGTTGATGGGACGAATATACCGACAAGGTACCGTGCGAACGCTGGACTTCGTTCTGCATGACCAGCAGACCTGGGAACAGGCTATGCAAGGTGAAATGCGCGTAGTGTTCCGCGACGGCCAGATGTACAACGTCCAGTCGCTCGCAGACATTCGTGCTCGCCTCGCTGCCGAACTGGTGTAAGTAAAACGACAGGGCCTGGACTATGTCTGGGCCCTGTCCCACTTGGGAGAAAGGAAATGTTTGTACACTACGTCTTAATTCTTACCTTGTTGTCCTCAACTTCTCAGACAGGCAATTCTATATCTCAGATGGAGTTTGATTCTAGACAGTCCTGTTTGACCGCACGGGCTTTTTGGATAGAGCAAGTATTCATTGCAAAGAAAAGCGGATCGTACTATGGTTATCCCGTTGCTGTGTGCGTTCCTAAGTAAGGAGAACGAAAATGGATAGGCCATTTAGAGAACATGAACTCAACCTGATTAAAGGCTTGTTGCCTGCACACTTCTACCACTCAATCGTTAGGATGAACAAGCACCCAGAGGAAATAGCACAACTGAAAAAGCGTATAGAGGAACTGGAGAACCCTGTTGTCTTTCGCTTCCGTGAGCATAGGGGTTCGCTAGAGGATTCTCTTGCCACGGAAAAGGTCCTTACTTCCAATAGCAAGGACGTCTTGATAGACTGCATTAAGGAGATACTAAATACCTATCCTATTGATGTAGACGAGGCGAAAGTGACGATTGAGCCTTACACTAAAGGCGGACGCACCTTTGGGTGGAAGGATACCTACATAGTGTCCTTACGTTTCTACGGTGTCATAGGCTTCACGAACTACATGCCCGTGTAGAGCAAACTTTTGACTGCTCTCAGGGCACCCTAGAAAGGAGCTGGGTTTGCATCGTAAAAGGCCCTGTTTGCAGAGGGTCTCAGGACGTGCTATAATGACAGCGCAAGACTACACGCTAGAATCATCATCAAAAGTTTGCTGAAGGAGAATAGACATGCTTATAAGAAGGCAAAGTCGGATGAGTGGTAAGTGGCATGAATGCGAAATGCCTATTACCAACACGCAGGCTGAGGACTACCTCAGCGGCGCACTGATTCAGGATGCTTTTCCGAATCTCTCGGATAGCCAGCGCGAGTTTATACTCACTGGCATTACGCCTATCGAATGGGCCAAGACGTTTGGCAAACCCGTAGAACAAGGTGCCGACGAGTACAAGCCCTGCGAGGCACCCGTTCTTAACTTCACATCCGTAACTACTGGTCGGAGTTGAACATGGCCAAGACAAAAATCGAGTACAACGAGCTGGTCCTCAAGGTTGACGAAGACGACCGCATCCTGTTCGCGGAGTTCACGTCCAGCAACCTGTCCGTCCTGGCTTACGACATTACCAACAAGCAGGTCATCGCGGTGTTCAAGAACAACCCGGACAAACGGTACTTCTACAACGACGTACCGGCCAAGACCTTCTTCGAGGTCATGAGTGCCAAGAGCGTTGGCTCGGCGTTCAGCAAGTTGATAGTGAAAGGCGATTTTGCTTTTTATGACGAGGCCAACAAGTAAGGAGTAAGCCATGAACGAAGAAACTCGCAGGCTCTGGAACAATGCGAATGAGGCAATCAAACGCTACGCTAGGGCAGAGTACCACAGCCGTGCCGAGGCGGAAGCCGAGCAGGACATGGTCCGAGCGAAAGCCGAGTTCGAGGAACACCTGAACCGTTTGTGCAACAACCAGTCAACGTCAGAACCGGAGTCGCCGCATTGGGCGGCTCCCTCAGATTAAAGGAGTAGGCAATGAAAGATGAAGTAGTACGGATGCTCGCGGTATTCTTCGCACACGTCCGATGTGACCTGCACTGTTTCAAGAGTTTGCTGATTCATGCTCCTCATGATGTTGAAACCAAGTTGGTTATCCGTGAGGGCAAGGACTGGAAGTCGTCCAAAGTCCTGTTGATCCTTTCAGTGCAAGGCTCGCTGTTGAAAGGCGATCTGAAAATCTGGAAGTGCTTCTACAACCCACACAACGTAAACGAGTTCGACAATCCGATAGACTGGCACAAGCATAGAACCTACAAAGTACCCAAGTAAACGGAGTAATAGACATGACTACAAGAAAAAAGCCTAAGAAAGACTTGTTAAGTCTTCTGGACCAGTACGTGGATACGCGCATTAAGTTGGCAAAGGCTAAAGAACAAGGTCTCAGTGGTCTGGAAGAAAGACAAGCCAACGAGGCAAGAGAAAGGCTTGAGGCCTATGTGAAAGAAAACGGTTGGAAACTTAAGGAGTAATAGACATGATTAAGTTCCTGAATCCGCACGATGCCGTGATCCTCAGTGAGTTGATCGCGCACGGTGAAAACACTTTCGGCGCTGCTGACTTCTGGACCAAGCGCGGTATGCTCGGTCCGTTGATCCGCAATGCGCTGCTGATGCCGCATGTCGAGGTGACGATCAGCACTCGCATCGGTGGTCGTCACGATCATCTGGAAAGCGGTAACGTGTACTTGCCGAAGGAGATCGACTTCGTTTGGCATGCCATTGATCGTAATGAAGGTGAAGCCTCGTTGTGCAAAGCAACCTTCAACGACTGGTTGAAGTTTGACGAAGAAGACGCCCGCAAGGAAAAGCGCCGCATGATGAACGGTGGCTGGGTCAATCATGGCAGCGACAACGCACCTGACTGGGGTTCGCACACATGAAAAACCAAGTCTTGGACGAAGAAATTTTGTCGGACGATTACCCGGTGTACGCAGACTACTGGTACGTTGCGGATGGTAAGCCCGTAAGAAGCGATTGGCACGGTATCACAGTTCGCCAGTTGAAGCACTACTTGAAAGCCGAGGAAATAAGGCGCTGCGACATAGTTGGACGTACAGCAAGTGCCGGTTCTCCTCCTACGAGGTTGCCATGAAAAAAGAACTGGTCGCTGAGACACTCGGACATTGCCAGTACGCCCTGAGCGTTCACAGAGTTAAACGTGATGCCTCCGGTCGTAGGGCTTTCCAGCACCACATGTACTACGATGTGATCGTTAATGGTGACATAAAACACTCGGGCTTGTCGGCTGAGGACACTATAGTCCATCTGACGGCTACGATCAATAGTTTGACCAACGCAATGGGCAAAGCAGGAGTTAAAGTACCATGAAAAAGATTAAGCCGAAAGCCGCCTTGAAGAAGGGCGAAGCGAAAGCAAAGAAGAAAGCGGGCTTCACGATCAGCGCACAAGAGAAAGCCTGCGCTGAGGTAGTTGGAGATTTGTGGGAAATGATTGAAGACGACGACGGTGATGGTGTCAACTGGGGTGACGTTGAAGCATGTATGAAAAATCGAGGAGTATCCAAAGAATTTTTGCGAGAAATCATCAATAGACGGGCTATTGAAGAAATGTCTCGCAGAGATAAGGCTATTGCCTCACTGAAAGCAGCGTATAACAAGTTGCCCAAGCACCTCAAAGAAATCCTTGACAACATGGACAGCGACGATATGTGCGAAGCAATTTGTAACGGGGAGAGTTAAGTTATGAACAGGGACGAGGTAATTCAGAGCATTCGTGACACAGGGCGGATTCCTGCAAAGGAAATCTGTCCGTTTCGCGTTGAATGCGCCATCGCTCAAGGCGGCGTTTGCGAACATATGGGGCACCAGCACACTGTTCCATACTCTTGTGGTGCAGCGCGTTCGTTCCCAGAGATTCTCAGGAGAGAGAAATGAAGGCAGAGACTCAAGAAGAAAAGATACAAGCAGCGCGAGACTACATGGCCCGACCTTTCACTCCTAAGGAACGGGGTGAACTCGAAGGCCTGATTCCCGATCACGTGATTACGCTGCTGGAAAAGCCTTCAGGAGAAGGTCGTAAGTGGATCGGTGACAACATGCGTATGGCAGATGAGCGCGTCGGTCGTATATCCTGGCTTGTCGTAGGCATTGTGGTCATTGGTTTCGCAACGAGCATAGCATTGCCTCTTATCTTTGGCCACAGGTTGGACCTTTCCAACTACGGCAATATGCTTGTGGCCACAATGATTGCCTTCATGCAATATGCCATGGAATCTCGGTACTACCAGAACAGGTACCTACGTCTTCTTGCTGCTCTTAACGGCTATCTGTTCGTTATGTCACAGCGTAGAGGCGACTGGCTGGACCTTCGTCTGGACGCAAACCGTGACAGACAGTTGGACTTTGTTCAGGAGATTGACGCTGCCTTCAAAGTGTTTGCTGATAAGGTAAATGCTTTGCCTGACTCAGAGACTACTCTCATGTTGAAAGAGGAAATGAAATCAATTTACGATACGACTGCAAATCCTCCAGCAACTCCTGAACCTGAAATCCGTATCATCAAAACTGACCAGCAAGAAGCCGAACTCAAGGCTTAGGAGACCAGCATGAAAAAGCCAACAGGTATTCGCTTGGTGTCGATTGCCAGAGCGCGCAAACTGAAACGTAAAGGTGTTCCCGTTTGGTGGAGTGTCCAGCACAGTTCGTTTGTGTGGGGTCCGACCACGTTTGATAATTTCACGCGCTTGGTAGTTAAAGGCGCGCGTCAACAACTGTTCAACGTCTTGAAACACTACGTTCCTGTTTGCACCAACAACATAAAGGACTACTACGCACGATGGGCAGTTGAAGAAGCCATTGACGACTGCGCCCTTGAAACATGGATGTACGATGAATACAAATGGCGTCAAAAGGGATGGGTCAAATGAACATACCGTCGTTTCCCAAAAGCCGCATCGACCGTTTCGAGCGTGAGTACTGGTCGCAAGTGAAAGGCAGTATGCGATACGGTCAAGCGTTCCATTCGTACTTGGGGCTGGAGAAACTTTCCATAGACAAGTACACGGACGGCAAGTTCTCCGACGAGAAAATCTGGCTGGATCGACTGTACAACGCGGACGACGCAATAGCCAAGAAAATGATTGAAGGTCGTACTGACTACGACAACTGAGGATAACAACATGGCCCCAGCAACAACAGTAGCAGTAAAAGCCGCGTATCTGGTATATGCGGTTACGTTTGGCACCGATACACGCACACCGAATCTTACCTACTTCAAGCAGCCCAGCATGGAAGTATGTCAGGAATCTGTGAAGGCTGCGAAAGTTGAAGTAGCAAAGAGTGGTGATGCGGAGACTACGGTTTCCGTGTTCTGTTCCGAAACGCGCGGCTCGAACTGAGGATACCATTGTGGAAATCCACATTAAAGAACTGACACCCCAGATGAAGTTTGTGATAAGACAGCAACTCCTGACTATTAAGGAAGTAGTAGACTACGCGAGGACGCATGACGTTGAGGAGATGGACGTTGACGCGCTGGAAGCCCTGTGTGACAAAGTAGAGTCCTCGACCAAGTATCTTTCTGGTTTTCTGGACGCTCTTGCCGAGGTGAGTGCTGACCTACAAAAGGACCCAGTATACATCGAGGGCTCTAACGCAGTAGATGCGGCGCTTGATCTGGCCGAAGAAATGATACACGGTTAAACACAAACTAAAGGTGATGAAAATGGACAATGTAAAAGTAATGACCTCGAACTATATTGGCAACATCGTCAACAACGAGATTCAGGTGACCTTTCCTGGTATGGGAAACTTCAACTCGTTTGTGCTTGGCCTGTGCGCACACGTCCTCATGTTTACCAGCAAGACTTCTCCGTTGTACGTTGATCCACAAATCAACGAGGAAAACTTCCACGTAGAGCCGACGAAACGGGCTTACGAGCGTCTCGGCCTCGGCGTCAAGACTACTGAATGTGGTTGGTCCAACGTGTGGATCAATCATGCGTTGCTGATTCAGAAGTTTGTAGAATCCTCGGCTCAGCGTCAGTTGTACCTCGATCATGAAAGCCGTATTGCTGCAAAGCAGGCGCTGACCTGTTTCGGTGCTTGGCGGAAATCCAACATAGAGGCTATCCAACGTAAGCGTGGTGAACGGTTTGGTAGCGCAACCGGCTGGCAGACGAATAATCCGCTGGAGTTCATCTACGCGCTTGAGGACAAGCACTACGAAATGTGGGAGTTCGACAACAAGATTTTCAACGGACGTATGGCTCTCCGCATCACGGACCGTGAGGATCGCCAGTATGTTTCGTACTACGACGGCATCAACGATTTCGTTAAGCGCGAACGTCGCAACGGTCGTTTCTTCAAGAGTATTGTTCACATAAACCGATACAACATGGAAACGGGAGTTGGAGGTCACGCTGTTAGTGCCAGAACTCTGGAACACGCTTTCAATGAGGAGAAAGCCAAGGACAAGTACTGGTTGGAAAACGAGACCGAGACGTTTGAGGATTGCTTCTGCAACTATCACCGCGAGGAAGTGTGATATGAAAGTTTCTATCTATGTAAAGCGTGATAGGGAAAGCGTAGATGTTGGTAGGAAGTCTACGCACAAGTGTATCTTTAAGGCTCTGGACCTTCCGTTCATTCCACGTATCGGAGATCAGGTAGTAGTACGTGAGGGCTTCTGCACTGAGACTGTTGAGGAAGTAATCTACTCAATACATTCAAACCATATACAGATATACGTGGCTGGCTATGACAGAGACAACGAGTATCCTGAGGTGACCTAATGGCAGTCATAATCAACAAGCGTCGGGTAGAAGGATACTGGAATACTAAGGACAACAAGTACCCGTATTATCCGAGGCCCGTTCGACACAACAAGAAGTGGAAGAAGTCCGAGTTCGTTGCTCGTCTCAAGGTTGTGCAGAACGACCTCGATGGAAAGACCAGTCAGGGATTCATGAAGGGCTGGAGCACCTGTCGAGTATGCCAAGCCAAGTGCGGCAGTAGTGAGTTTGCTCGTGGCAAGTACGACTGGCCTGACGGTCTTGTCCACTACATCACCAAACACGGAGTGAAGCCCTCGGATGACTTCATCGAGTTCATCAACGCGGAATACCTCAAGATAACCAAAGGAGAATTACAATGATTACGCTTCGTGGAATCAATCTCGACAAACTCAACAGCATCACCAAGTATCCCAGTATCCCGACGTACCACACGCTCGGTGATCGTGGTATCCTGCAGCAGGACCACATCGACTTCTCCTCTTTTGACAAGGTTGAAGCAACTGAGAAAGTTGATGGTACCAACTCGCGCATCATCATGCTCATCAACCCGTCCTTGCCTCAGGGCTTCCAGTTCGTGCTGGGTTCCCGTGAGGAACTATTGTACGCACGCGGTGACCTGATTGGCAATCCGAGTATGGGCATTGTAGACGCCCTACGCAACACGGCAGAAAGCATCGGTCGCCAGATGCTGGAAGACTTCGAGGAAATTGACTTCGACCGAGAAAACTTCTACACGTTCTACTTTGAGACCTACGGCGGCAAGGTCGGCGCCAATGCCAAGAACTACACCCGTGAAGGCAAGGTCGGTCATCGCCTGTTCGACATTGTGAACACCAGCGTAACCGAGTTCCTTTCCCTTCAGGAGAAAGAGGGCTCACACATCGCGCGCTGGAGAGAAGAGGAACAAGGCCAGAAGTTCCTGGATAGCGTGTCGATGGACTCCGTTGCCGATCATCTTGGCCTTGAGCGAGTTCCGGTTACTACGGTGAATACCCAGTATCTTCCGAACACCCTTGTAGAAGGCGGTGAGTTTCTCAAGGCCTTCGCTCAGACTACGCAGGTTGCCCTTGACGACACTGGTATGCTCAAGCCTGAAGGCATAGTCGTGCGTTCGACGGACCGTAGCAAGATTGCCAAGATTCGCTACGAAGATTACGAGCGTACCCTCAAGTTTCTCTCCAAGAAGGGCTGATGACATGGAAATCCAAAGACTGCGTAACCTTACCACAGGCATCCTGCACACCGAAATCGGTCACATCTACGAGGACATTGAACTGCTCACGGGTGAGAAAGGCATCATGACCCACATGCTGCCCAATGCAATGCGGGCTATGGAGCTCATTCTTCGCGCCCGACTGAAAGACGACCGCTTTTTCCATAAGACTTGGGACAAGGAGCACAAGGGTGAAGTTGATATGCAGCCGTTCGCTGCCCACGAGAAGGCCGTGTTTTGGGATAACTACAGGGCTCTTCCGTCTCTCTTAGAAGGAAAGAAAGTAATAGAGGTCCTGGTGGATGAAGCGAAGTCGTCATGAAATGGTACTGCACCGATCTGGACGAAAACGGGTTCTTCAAACTACACGTTGAAACCAAGTACGCTTCCGCTTGGAAACGAATGCGTATGACGCCAAGGTTCTGGTTTGAAGTGAGCGCGTTGAAAGCACGGCTGAAACCGTCACGCGGTGGGCTGTATATCATTCAATTTTGCGGAGTGTGAGGAGAGTAACATGAAATACATCACTACGAAAACCGAAGAAGGCAAAGAAGAAATCTTCCTTTTTCCAAAGGACGTTAATCACGATTGCATGATGGAAATGCTTGGCTTCATCAAGAACCAAACAGGCGGGCAGTGGGAGCGCGTTTACCGCGAGGCTATTTCGGCTGGCTTCGTTGATGGTAACATGAAGTGTCACGGCCACAGCGAAACCCTCAAGTTGAAATCCCGACCAACCGAGGATACTGCGTTGCTCAAGAAGCAGTTAGGAGGCTGATATGAAACTGGTACATCAGGATCATACCAAGTGTCCGAGTTGTGGTCACACCCACAGCGAGTTGTACTTCGAGTTTGACTACGTTGATCGGTACAAGTCCGGTCCACGTAAAGGTCAGGTCAAGACAGCCCGACAAGAGAAAGCGGTATTCCGTAGTGGTCAACCGTTCGATGAAATCCTGTCGGATGCCGGTAACACAGCCATACCACTTGTCGTCAAGGACGAGGACTCGTTCAACTATCACAAGAAGGTTTTAGCCTGTCCAAACTGCCGAGTGGTATTCGTTGCTGGCAAGTGCAATGATCCAGTCCTGTTCACTGAGGGGTTCCGATGACATGACTAAGAAACTGAGCGACGTAAAACGTATTGAGATAAGTCAGGAATACACCGCAGTACGAGTCACGACCTATAAGCAAATTCTCGCGCTTGGTTGGGAAACGGCCCGGCGCTTGAACATCTACGATCCCGTAGACGGTGAGGTGTATTTCGTGGACAACATCTACAACTGGATTCAGGCCAATCCACGATTCCATAGCAGACAAATATTGGAAGTGGAAGTAGCCAGCACTGACAACATAAAAATCGTTTACAACACCTAGAAGGAGAACCGAAATGAGCACAGTAACTGCCACGTTTGCCGAAGAACTTTGGGCTGAGGCCAGAGACGTTCGCCTCAAGGCCGAGACGGAGCGTAACGAAACCAAGAAGCGTCTCCTGCAGATGCTTATGTCCGAGACCCGAAAGCAGGCCAAGCATGCCACTAAGAAGGGCGAGGACAAATGCGAAATCCACTTTCCTACCGTGTATGAGCAAGAACCCTTGCACAAGGATGTTGTTGTCACGTCCTTCAGAAAGGAACTCCTAGCCCTAGGCTTCAACAAGCGCGAAGTCGTCTGGGCCTTCCATGAGGTGAATAGCAGCGACAATGAAAAGGGCAAGCACCTCATACTACGTCTGGCCTGGGATGAGCCGCTTGACTCCCGCTCGGTCAGCGAACTTTTGAATCCTCCAGTAGAAAAGGCCTGAAAAGCATTCTGTAAAGTACAGTTGCGTTTCTACTTTTCGAGGGATAAGGTCTGTGGACGACTATATATCAAGGCTCAGAAAGTCAATCCTGATTGGCACGGTTACAACGAACGATTCCTTTGACGCTAGGACCCACATCAAGGTTCTGACCAAGATAGGTGACGAAGTAATCTCCAAGTATTCCCCTAACCTGCAGGTCCATGTCAAGGCAGAAGTGGCCATGCAGATAGAGGACGAGAAAGGAAACATCACCGATGTTATGTGTGAATACCTAATCCTGTCTGTCGGAAGTCGGGCAGCCAAGATTGTGTATGACGGTCAGATCAATGAGTGCTACATTCACTTCACGGTAAGCACCACGCCGTCGTGGGTTCGTTTCTACTACGGACACATGGTCACGATCTTCTGCCCTGACATTCCAATGTCCAACGTGATTCTCGGTGCTGTCTTTGAAGGTAAGGACACAGACAAAGACGAGGAAGATACCAAGCCAGCAGAACGTCCTAAACTTACTTTGGTGAAATGAAATGGAAGATTCCGACTTCGCAAAAGCAATAAGACAGGCAGACCTCAGGCTGCGCGACATTATACAGCACAGGTTAGCAGGTCGTCAGGCACTCGCCGAGCCTAGACTAACTGACGAGGATATTGAAGCCTTAATTATTTTTATCGCAAGCAGGGGCTTTGTTCAAAAAGTTTAATGCGTAAGCAATCCTAAAACAGGAGAAACGCTATGCCCGTCAATCAAACTACAACTTATCCTCCAACACGACCAGTCTGGGTAATCGGACTGGAGTATCTTGAACTGTCCCTGCTCAACTGGTTCGTTACCACGCATATGATTCCACAAATGACTCGGGCGGTTGCTGAAGCCGAGGTGGGACGGGGTCTTACACGCGAGCGCATTGAAGAACTGTTGGCTACAGGACAAATGCTGTTCCGTAGGAATACAACTCCAAAACTTCAACAGTATTACACCTTCTTCACCAAGAATATGGTGAAGGCCGTTCGGAACCACTCCGACAAAATCATGTTCGCTGATTCCAGTATGTTCTCTGGACTTACTAACTTGGAATTTGAGGCTCACGCATTTGACGGTGCGGATTATTTTTATAGAGCAGCGCAGCATAGGCAGTGTGTATACATCACGTTCCAAACTGCGTACAACCCGGCTCACGGTTTTGCCCAAGAGAGCGAGCGTTACGAATACTACGTCGTGGAAAGAAACAATACCGGATATATTCTTGGTTCCTCACGTTTTCCATCCCCACCCAATAGAAACGTACATGGGCTAGGTCCGTCAGTATCCTACACTGACTCCTGGATTTCTAATCCTCATAGTGTTCGTCTGCCCGAGCACGTTATCAATAGTTTGTCCTACCAGAACAGGACATCCGAGTCTTACGCTATTGTCTCGCCTATAAACAATAGGTTTGTAGACAAAGCCTCCTATATTCTGGATTGGCTCTCAAGCGACAGCGCGCCAAAGAACCTGAACAAACTTAACTACTTCGATGCGCTCCGTAAGGCTGGAGAGTGGCATGAGGAGAGAACTCGCAGGCGTAATGCGGCTATGCGTTCGCCAGTTCGTCCTGGGGTGACCGTTACGGAAGTTGATGTGTCTAGGCGTGTACTGGACTTGAGTAATAGAACCGATATGGACATCTTCATGGCTGGGCGCATAGCTGGAAGGACTAATACCTTTAGAGCCATGTTTGACCTTGAGCGTGGTCAAATGGTTTATCCAACAAAGAAAGAGACTCAAGTTACTGAGGTTACAGAAGCCGATTACACGTTGATTTGGGAACGTGATGGATGGAGAGTATTTGCTCTGGAATCTCAAGCGGCCTTCGTCAAAGAGTCAGAGTTGATGAGTCACTGTATTGGTGAGTCTCCTCGTTATTGGAGGATGAAGGAAGAGGACCCGCACCATTATATCGCAATGACTCTAAGATCTCCTGCCGAACAGGGCTTCGGTAAAGCAACGGCGACGTTCGACTACTATCCGGCACGAGGCTTTACGCAACTAAAAGGGTACGACAACAGGAGTCTAACGATTGGTGCATCGGATATGTTCGTTAGGTTCCTTGATGATATTGCGCGCTTTGGTGTTGAGTACACCTCACCGTTGTTTACGAAGAACGAGGATGAATATGCCAACAGCACGCCCTTTCCGATGATCTACGCAGCGAAGTGGTTTGATTATGGGAACCTAGCCACGGCCTTTCATGGCGATGCTCGTGTTGTTAAAAACTACTTGGACAGAAATGTACATATTCCCTCAGCGATTGATACGCTATTAAATCCTATTACCAAGTCTAACATTGAGCAGATGCGTAAAGAGTACATCAATGGCGAGGAAGTTCAGATAAGGTTCTTGGAAGAGCCACGTGGCGGTTTGACTTGGGTAGGTGTTGATGAAGTTGCACCGTTACACCAGATACAGGCCTTGGATAGACTGTTAAGAGCACGTGAGGGATCTAGAGTGGGAAATCCAGAGTATGGTGTGCCGATACAGGACCTTATTGCTCAGGACCCGAACCCGTGCAACGAAGTTGAGATTCCTGTTAGTCCTTCTGTAGTAACCGTTGAAACCGGTCAAGCCACAACTATTCACCTTCCTGAGGTCCCGGAAGGCACCACATTCCGTATCTACCGTAATCGAGGAAACTAAGTCAATGGATTGTCCGACTGTACCCAGAAAGAGGGCCCCAAAGATGCCGCGCATGAAAGTTAAAGGTGTACCTGGAAGTAGAAACAAAGAAGAATTGCTTCGGGCAAAAGAGGTAGGCTGCTTTAAGTGTCTCGAAACCTACTCTCCGAAGGATATCAAGGAATGGATTGACAGAGGTGAGACTGCTCTTTGCCCTATGTCTAAGTGCGGAGTTGATTCGGTCATTGCGCGTAACGCCAACGATTCGGCTATGGCCTTCGAGACCCGCCTGAAAAAATTGAAGGAAGAACGATTTGACGGCGTGTATGACAAGTCCAGAGAAGACGGTACTGCTATTGTGATCGACGCTGGTATGAGTGATCGTGGTGAGTACGTTACCGTGAAGATGTTTGGCTCAGACCGCATTGTCACGCACTACGAATCCGATCCTGACGGAGCCTTCCAACGTATTGAAGCACTTTCGAGGCACTGATATGGCAATCACACCAAAATCCGTAACAATACGGAGTCCACATTACCTCAAGCCTGTAGAGGTCGAGTTTAAGGGCCTTTCCTTCTACAAGAAAAAAGATGATGGTCCGTTCTATATTTCAGGAGGACGTGACGCTCATGCCTTAGTGCTTGGGTTCAACGTACATCGTGAGGTCCATTACAGTGGAGATACAGGCGAAGAAATTTCGGATACTTTCCAGATCAAGTACACTCTGTTGTGTGAGAAGGATTCAGCATGAAGCCCCCATTCAATGAAGTTCCGTCTTACTGGTGGGACATGGAAGATCATAACGGTAAGCCACACATTATTGTTGAGAGCAACGATGATCGCTTTCCTGTAGTGGGTAGGTTTCAGTATGATCCAGACTCAAAAGAGGCAGCTGAGCCTGCTATAAAAGACGCGGACAAACTTATTGAGGACTTGAAAGCAGGACGAGTTGATCCGCGCAAACTTTACAAGGATCTTACCAAATGAAAATCAAAGTAACACCCAACTGGAAGAATCACATTCGACTTGAGTTCTCGTCAGGCAATCCAGACAACGATCATCCTGAGTCGGGTATCACGATTGCCTTCTGGAGGTGGTATATCCAGATCAACTGCTGGATGCCATTCAAACCGATTGAAAAGAAAGTGAAAGCCACGTTCTGGGACGCTGCTACCATAGAGCGTATGGGTCGGGACTGGTATATCAACTACATCGAGCGCCGTTACGGTTTCTATGTGTGTGACGGTCACTTCAACGTGAACTACGGTCGGTATACGCATGATAGCAGCACAGAACAACGCTGGTCCATGTTTCTTCCTTGGACTCAGTGGCGTCACGTTCGCCACACTATGTACAACATAGACGGCTCCGTGTTCTTCGAGGAACTTGAAGGCAAGAAGGGTCAGAAGAAAGACTGGATGGAATGGCACAAAGCCAGAGATAATCTTCCTAAGGTCTGCTTCCGTTTCGCTGACTACGACGGTGAGATAATTGAGGTCGAGACCTTTGCGGAAGAGCGTCAATGGAAGTTCGGTACCGGATGGTTCAAGTGGCTGTCTTGGTTCCGCAAGGACCTCGTAAAGCGTTCACTTGACCTTGACTTCACCAAGGAGGTGGGCAAGCGCAAGGGTTCATGGAAAGGCGGTACCCTTGGTCACAGCGTGGACCTTGGTCCAAACGAACTGTATGAAACGGCCTTCAAACGGTACTGCAAAGAACATAACCTGACTTACTTGCAAATGATTCCTGCAGTCAGTGACCTATCAAGGAAGAAGTGGCGCAAGCAAGAGTCGAACCTTGAGGCATGTGCTGCCGATGGTGGTGCATCAGCACAGGTGAAGAAAGCATGATACCTAAGTATGGGTCTGTAGAAGCCCGCAATCCTCGGATCAAGTACGATCATGCTACTGGATCGAAAATGCTCGTTCACAAATGTGGCTGCAACGAGGACGGCTGTCAACTGTGTCATTGGGACCGATTCAAGATTCCAGCACACAAGAATAGAGAAGAACGTCGGAGAGCCAAGCATGAGGCCAAGAGCACCGGTAAAGTGTAGTGAGTGTAAGACGCAAACTTATGATTGCGTTCTACTGCCTGCCTCTACGTGGTATTTCATCTTCGATCACGACTCCTCGAAGGAGAACATGCTACCTGGATGGGGCTGGCCGATTCAGAAGGTAACCCGTGAAGTCTGGGAAATGGCCCGGGCCAAGCGCGATACCTACTCACCTGTATACGGCAAGATATTCAAGTGCTGGATACCGTACTGTAAGGACTGCATGATGCCAAAGAGGAAAGTCGCATGTTAGCACAAGCCGAGATCGAAACGCTGGAGCAGGCCCTGAACACCGAGCCAACTACGAACTTCCTCGTGTTGCTCCGTGAGGAGGCCAAGCAATATGGATGGACGAAACTCGAAAGAGAGACAGGCATAAGCCGTCAAGGCATGCACCAGGCCTTGAGTGAGAGGGGCAATCCTCAGTTTGCGACTGTCCACGCAATACTGAAGGCCCTGGGAGTAAAGATCACTGTTACTGTAAAGTAGTGTCGTTAGCGTCAAAGTAAGTAACCATCAAAGCAACTAGAGGTAAGAGGTCATGTCGCAAGCAACAACCACGTCCAGCCAGAAACTGGGCAACTACACCGATGCACAATACCACCGATTGGTCGAGGCCATGCAGACCGCGTTCCTTGACAACATCGAAGGCCAGCCGCTTTTTACGGTCGATATTGAGGACCTGTGGGAAGTCTATCTGGAGTCGTTCGCTCTGGAGAACCGTCAGTACCACAACTGCTCGGCTTGCCGGCACTTCATCCAGCGTTTCGGTCATCTGGTAACCATTGACGCCGAGGGTCACCAGACGCCTGTAATGTGGGACGTGAGCGAAGATCATCCGTATGCCCAGGTGTTTGAGCGTCTGCGGTCGCACGTTCGCCGTGCTCGCGTTACTGGCATTCACCTGTCGTCGGAGAAAGTGTGGGGCACCCCTAAGACTGGTGTGTGGACTCACTTCGCCGTTGTACCGCCTTCGACCCGTCTGCACAAGGACGTGTTGCTGACTGCCGGCCAGACGATGGCTGAGAAGCGCGAAGACTACAAGAACGTCAAGCGCGCACTGTCGGAGTTCGGTCTTCCTCTTCTGGAGAAAGCACTCGGCCTGTTGAAGTCCGAGTCGATGTATCGCTCCGAGAAGGTGATCGGTCCCGTACAGTGGTTGCATGACCTGCATGTAGCGCGTGAAGCAGCAGGCAAGAACAAGGCTGTGCGTCGCAACGTGACCTGGCTGGCAATCGCCAACGCACCGAAAGGCTTCCTGCATACTCGTGCAGGCATGGCTGGTACGCTGCTTGACGATCTGGCTTCTGGTATGGACTTCGCACAGGTGTCCAAGCGTTTCGCTGACAAGATGCACCCGCTGTCGTACCAACGTCCGCAAGTAGCACCGTCAGCTGGCAACATCAAGGTTGCTGAGGAGATCGTTGCGAAATTGGGTCTGGCTCCGGCACTGCAACGCCGCTTCGCTCGTCTGGAAGAAGTCAAGACCACGTGGGTTCCGCCTACCGTTGTCAAGACTGCCAAGAACGATGGTGGTGTGTTCGGTCACCTGACTCCGAAAGGTCATGTTGAAGAAAAGGAACTGCGCGTTACCAAGTCTACCAGCATGACGTGGGACAAGTTCACCCGCACCATTCTGCCTGACGTACTGGAAATGCAGGTGTACCTGGGTTCTGGCGCGCATCACTTCGGTGCTATCGTGACCGCAGTGAATCCGGAAGCACCACCGCTGTTGCAGTGGGACTACGAAGATGCTCGCAACCCGTTCTCGTGGTACCTGTGGAATGGCGGTTCTACGGCACGTCAGTGGACCCTTGAGAGTGGCGCGTTCCACAAGATCAATGCCGTGTGCAACGATCCTGCTCACTGGAATGAGGAACGTGCTCCGAAGAACCAGCCGAAGGGCATCTTCCTGATCATCGACGGTGCGCGTGAAACCCGTAACGCAGGTATCGCGCTGTTCCCGGAGATCATGCGTTCTGAACTGCACGGCATCCGTTCGACCATCGAGTCCTTCTCCAGCAAGGGCAAGTTGGAAGGAATGGAAGAAGGTTCCGCTTGCGGCCTGATCCTGCAACAAGGTGGCTCGCTCAATGTTCGTCTGCGTGTGCGTACCAAAGCACTCGTTGCCGATTACACCATCGACCGTATCGACTGAGGAAAACATGAATCACCTTAAACTAGGCCGGCGCTTTGCCATCATCGTGTTCTGGATTATGACCGTAGGTGTCTTGTACAACTTGGTTACAGGCTGTGCTAACTGCTGGGCTATTGGTTGGTTCGGTGCTGTGCTTTACGGGGCCGTACTAATTGTCGTGCTTTACGGTGCTGCGGTTGCAACACCCAAACTCTGGAGTCTCAAATGAAAAAGTTCCTTATCGCTATTGCTGTTTCTTCGATGCTTCTTGCAGGCTGCGCCCGTGTTGCATCCAACGTCTACGTCCTTACCACGTCAGACTGCGGCGCAAACTGGGAAAAACTTGACGTTGGTAATGCTGTGCCGAAACACACAGGTCAGCCTTGCGGATACAACGTGGCGCTTCCCAACTGGCCTATGGCGGGTGAGACACAGTTCAAGACGCAGTTCGACAAAAAGGTCTTGAGCAAAGCCAAACTGTCCTACAGTTATGCCATCACCGATCCTGTAGCGTTTATCAACGAGGCTCGTTACCTCGGCAAGATGGGAGGTTCACTTGAACTCTCAGCCGACGAGGTAGGCAGTCGATACGAAATGGCCGAGAATATCATCATCGACAAGATGCTTCGTGAGGTGACTACAAGTCTTACACGGACCCTCGATATTGTTGATGCAAACCCAGCCGAAGTAGAGGACGCTATCATGGCTAAAGCCGCTGAGGCTCTTGCTAAGAAAGGCATTACCTTGAATGACTTGGCTCTGGTCATTGAGAATGATGAACAGACGCGACTGGCCATTGATGCAGCAACCGCAGTTCGGGTATATGAGGCCGCGGGCATCAAGGAAGTTGGTGAGCGTGTAATGATCGCAAGATCGGGTGCCAATAACATTGTCATAGAGACAAGCCGAGAGTCGGTTTCTGAATCCAAATGACCGAAGTAAAGTGGGTAACGGTGAAGGTCAAGCCAAGGCTGGTACGACGCCGTTACTCACGTTTCCTCAACCGTAGGCACTACACGCCTCCGTCAACGGATAAGTGTATCGACATAACTCCTCAGTCAATGAAGGACGAAATCATTGAGGAGCATATGAAACTCCTAATAGACGAAATAGAGAGGACTCGAAATGACTAACACAACAGTACCACGCCGCACCTCGATCAGCAACGACGAAGAACATCAGGCCGCTTGCATGGAGTTGGCTGCTCGCCGCTGTATGGATTCTTCCTCCGAAGAGGTCACACACCTGGAGCAACTCATAGAGGCCTATGAGGCACCAGTTATTCCTGAGAACTGGACCGCTTGCAAGGAGATTCCAGAAGAAAACGGTTTGCAAACGTGGGACCGCCAGAAACTCATCGCGGAAAACGGCGCGTTCCTTGAGAGCACGTTCCTATATGCGTCGTATCTGGACGAGTGCTTCGCCAAGAAAGAGCGCGAGGCCCGCAGCATCATTGCTCAGTACATCCAATTCTCGAACATTGAGGAGCCGGATTCTTTCGGCGTAATAAAGTCCTTCTTCGAGAAGCACTACGACCGTGCGGCCCGTTACCACAACTGGCACCACACCTGCTGCATGATCGTCAACGTGTCGGACGCCTATGCCTACACCAAAGAACGTGATCGTCAGGAGTGGGACTTGAAAGAGTACCGTTCGCTGATTCTGGCTGCGGCTATGCACGACATTGGTCACACGGGTGGCCACGAGAGTGACACTATCAACGTGGCCCGCGCTATTGCACTGGCCTCGGACTTCATTCGCTATGCTCGCCTCGATACGCAAGTAGATAAGGCGCTTGTCATAAGTTTGATACGGGTGACTGAGTTCCCGTTCGTGTTCGAGCCCAAGACCGAACTGGAGAAAATCATTCGGGACGCGGACTTGTTGCAGAGCCTTGAGCCTACTTGGTTCTACATGATCTACCACTGCCTGCTTGCGGAGATTCGTGTCAAGCGGACCTCGTTGAAGTTCACCGAGTTCTGCAAAATGCAACACGACTTCATGCACAACGCCCAGTTCTACTCGGTGTGGTGGAATGAGAAGAAGTTTGGTGAGTTCGGTGGCATTGCACTGGAACGTGCGGTGATGATGAAAGAGCGAGCCGAGAAAATCGTAAATCCTTTCTGAGGAATAGACAATGACTGAGATAATTAAGTTGTACGTACCATCAGGGCCTGTAGAAATTAAGACTCCGATTCGCGTAAACTTCACGCGCATAGAAGACGCAAACGGAAAAACTCTTTGTGGTCATTCCACTGAAAGCCGTTTAGGTATCATGGAAGAAATATGTCGCCGTGTTAATGCCTACAAAGAACTTCCGTCGGTTGAAGACCTCAGGAAACTTGCAGGCCATTATCACGATGGTCCGTATCGTTCTGGCGCAGTTGTATCGGCTCTTGAACTGGCTATTAAAGAAATCCTTGAGGCAGACGCGGCCTTCAAGCGCGAAGTTGATGGAGTATGGAACAATGAAAATTGACACATTAGAAGATGGCACAATCGTTCTCCGCGAAGTGTACAACTCGATTGTTCTGGAGACCGAAGAGGGCAATCGCCTTGCAGTGTGTATGCGCGACGCTGGGTTCGAGATTGGTGTCGGCGACAGTATCACCAAGGATCACTACACTTGGTATGCTGCTGGCAACGGATGCGTGGACCCGCTTGGGTCCTCTACGTCAGGTCATGTAGAGCGTAAGTCCTCTAAGGAGTTTGCGGCCTCAATCGCAGGCATGGTAATTCCTGAGCCACTGGCCAGTCTTCCGTACGAGAGCAGCCCAGCGATAAGCAAGATGCTGCAAAGCAAGACGGAGGGCTTTTTCGACAAGGACAAGTATCCCGTGCCCGAGGACTTCGTTTGTCCTGAGGTGCCTGCACTTGGTTCACGCTGGGAGATTGATGCGGTTTACGATCCGAGCAAAGGCCCGCGTAACGCCTACACCGTTCTGTTTGTCACCAACCTTGACCACTTGAGCAGCAAGTATCCGCCTCAAGTTGTTTATCGTGGTGACAATGGTCGTGTCTGGAGTCGCTCTCTTGGCCAGTGGCCAGGTCGTCTACGCAGACTGCCTGAGTCAGAATCTGAGGTAGAGCGTCCGTTCTCTGAGGCGGATCAGCAAGAGTTGAATGCTGTTGCAGACGCGGCTATTTCCTACGGCCGGGAAAATCCGATTCGTGTAGCAGACGGCTGCGATCCTGAGTTCATGGAGTCACTCGCTCGTGGCGATCATCTGCGCGGTATTGGCTTGTCCGAGGAAGGCATTGCCAGGGCGCTGGAGATTTCCCGCAAGTTTCCATTCAAGGGATCAGCGCCGGAAGACCGTCTGGACCTGGGCATGTGTACAGAACTTGTTGAGGTAATTCAGTATCCGCATGACGGTCTTACCGAGTGTGGTGATAGAGCGGTTGCTATAGTCGATGGAAAGCCTCTGTGTGAGTTCCATGCAAGGAAAAAGACATGAAGCCACAGTTGAACACCTATTACCAGCTGCAGGTCTTTAGAAACGGTATTCTCTGGAAGGGACGGGCTTCAATAGGGGACTTAGCCTGGGAAGGTATCCTTACCTACCCCAGTACGGCTATTAAGTTCAATGTGTTGAATACAAGTAAGGAAAAGGAGGAGTACAAGGTAGATTGGATTTACGACGTGCCTCGTAACCGATCGTTTCGTGAATCACTTACGGTAAGTATCGACACAGGAGAAACCGCTTGCTTCACGTTTGACCTAGAAGGTCTTAACTGCAATATTCTGGAGAAGGAAGGATGATAGGGAGAGCCTTCGTTCACGGAGTGTGGTATAGAGTGACCACCTCCGTAAGAGGGAAATTCAAAATAGACAAGAAAACGAAAACGACTCCTGGGAGTATTTCGACACGGTAAAGAGTGAAGGCAAAACTCCACAGGAAGTAATGCAGGACTACTTTAAGCAGAAGGAGAAAACCAATGAAGCGTAGATCATTCTTGGCAGGGTTGCTCGCTCTGCCCTTCGCACCTCTTGCTTTCGGCAAAGAGGAAGTTCAACTCAGCAGACAGCACCAGAAGGCTATCCTGTTCGGGGGGGCGTTATGGAACGGTGAACCTGCCTGTGGGTGCAGGCAAAACGAAGTATGCTTTCGTTATTGGCGAGACAGCCCAAGAAGCGCGCCAGTACATTGAACGGGCTAAAGCCCATCCCGAGGCGACCCCTATCCGATACTTCACTGTGTCCCTGAGTAGTCGTATGGCTTATACCCAGTTAATGGGCCACAAAAACTGTCACATCATTGTCGCAGGTAAAGTGGGCAGGACCTACGAAACTCATGTAAACCTGCAGAAGGTGAAAGAGGAAGCGCGACATAGGAATACCAACTGGTACTATCCGCCTGAGAACTCTGTCATGCTCAAACTACATGAAGGGACAACAGTATGAAAGCCACGAAGCACACAGTAACGATAACCGTAGAGGTGTTGAGCCTTGACACGGTTCCGGGTCTCTTGCAGGAATGCTCGGAACAGATGCGTAAGGAATACGTCAACGGCGAGTTGAGTGCCGACGACGGCGACAAGATAAAGTGGGAAGTCAAATCAGTTCCAGTCGAATTTTAACAGGAGAAACACCATGGATTACTTCGTACCCGCAGTAGTTTCAACTATCCTTCTAGTAGTAGCCCTAGGCTTTCTGGTAAAGGTCTGGATGGAAAAAAGGTCCAACGAAAACTACTACAAGGAATGCCTCAGGGAGAAAGACGAATATAGAAGGGATATTGTAAAGAAGCATGATACGCAAATGATGGAACTGAGGGATGAATACAGAGAGAAAGTTGCAATCGTTCGTGTCGGAGACAAGGAACACTTGCCCTTGCCAACAGATGCTGACCTTGCCTTCGTTGAGAAGGAGTTGACACGCAAAGGCTTCGATCCTGAAAAGGTACTTGTGGTTCCTTGGCACCTCACGTTTGACACTATCCACAGTCTGGCTAGCGCGAGGAAGAACAAAGATGCAACGTAGATCATTCATTGCTGGCCTGCTTACGCTTCCGTTTGCAGGCTCGGCAGTCAAAGCAACCGCAGCACCCCTCGCTTACGCTGGCTGTTACAACAAACTCCAGATGTTTGGTGTATCGGTAGTCAAGACACCAACCGATCCAGCCTGTGTTATCGAGAAGTCCACAGAGGAATATCTACGCGAACTTCAGGAGAAAGGGATTCCTGTTCCAAACAGTATGTACCTCAATGCTTGTGGCTTTCCGGGACTTTGACTATGGGCCTCGTCATTCTGGAACTCGAACTGGATTACGTGCCTGTAAGTCGTGAGGTCTTTAAGTCCAAAATTCCTAAGAACGGCGAGGACTATTACGTTCTTGAGGGTCAGAATCAAAGATACTACACTGACAGTCGCGGAATAACTGACGGTGTGTTCGACTACGTAACCAACAAATACTGGCTGAGAAAACCCTTAGCATGACTTCCACACACATAGTAGATTACCACGTTGTTACCAACGTAACTATAGATGCCTTGATTGCTGACGTGAAGGTGGCTATAGGTCGAGGCTGGCAACCCATTGGAGGCATGACTTCCTCTTCCCACCCAACCGGAGGCTACCTTGAACTAAGTCCTGTTGGCTATGGTGTAAAGGGAATTCTTCTGTTCTCACAGGCTCTTGTAAAGTATGCGCCTAAGTTGGATACTGAACGTATGAGTACCGGCACTTATGATTCTTCCAAAGCAGTTCCGTAACAATGACGTTATACCAGACGAAGCCATGAAGGGTAAGGGTACTTGTCACTACAAAGGCAAGTTCTTACCCTTTAGGCAGGTCTACGATCACATTGCCAAGAAACACGAGGTCGTGGACTACGGAATTGCATACAGTCGCTATTTCGGGGTCTATATGTGGGACCTGCTAAAGGCCTGCACCGTCCCAGTGAAATATGCGACCGTAGGCTTCGTTTGTAGCAAGTGTATACCCGACCCAAAAGTAGCGTTCCGCATCACCATGGACATGATTGATAAGGCCGGATTCACTGGCTACAACATGATGGTCCTGGAAGACGATCCACTTATAGAGGAGCATTTCTTCGATAAGCAGTCTACCAGCGTGGTTTGCTACGACTTCATCCACGTTATGACAGATCGCAAGCCCAAGAAAGCGATGGCAGATCATCTTGTAAAGTATGCGTCACACATAATCGTCTTCTGGGACAACGAGGACAAGAGGTGTGAGTACATAGTTCGCAAGGCCAAAGAAGCAAACAAAAAGGTAAAGGAGTTCTTCATATGAGCAACGACAATCCGCTAGCCAAGATAGACACCAATGCGTTGCGTGACCGTGTGGCCGCGCAAGTAACCAACTCCTTCGGTATGTTGATTCCCGAGGAACAGTTTTCCGCAATGGTCGATGCACAGATCAAGGCCTTCTTCGAGACCCCAACAACCCTAACCTTTGAGCGAGGCGGCGGCTACAACAGCGACACATATACACTCAAGGGTGCCCAAGTTACGATGTTCCAGATGATGGTCTGGAATCTTGTGCGTCCTATGGTACAAGCAAAACTTCAGGAGTACATGAACCAGGGCGAAGGCAAGAAAGCCCTTGACGGATTCCTGAAAGACCTATTCGAGGCAAAAGAGTTCAACGACCAACAAGTCATGGGTGTACAGCGCCTTATGGTAGCCATGACTGCTGGTTTGTTCCAGCAGATTGGACAGACAGCGGTCATGAACTTCCAGTCCTCGTTGGCTAACGCGGCAATGAACTCACAGATGCCGCAGTTGGCAAATGAAATCTGGAGAATACCATCATGATCGAGCCCTGCGTAGAAACCATTGTATGGAATAGCGTAGGAGAGTTGAAGCCACCACAAAGGAAACCAGTAGTTGTATGTGTTGACAACGACTACGGACGTTCCATTTTTAAGGCTGAATGTCGCACAGACATAAATGGATTCGACTGGTGGACTGCAACCAACGGCATTGGAAGTTGCTTAGTAAAAGACGACCACGCTTGGGCTATTGTGACTGGACCAAGATCACAGGAGAAAACTACATGAATACCAAAAAGGAATACCTAGAAGTAAAGGCAACATTTTCCACGTCATTCATGTCCGTGTTCGGTATGGCTGTTGAGAAGGCCTTACTGAAACTTCCTGAAGAATGGGGTTCCTCAGGTGACTCGGAAACCGATTTTATCTGGAAGATGCTTATTCAGGCCATGAAGAAGAACGGCCAGTGCAGTATGTACTCCCAAGAGGAGGGATCAGAACTGGTCAAGGTTACCTACGATGTGAACTACACGGAAGAAGGTGAACAGGCACCAGAGTTTACCGCACACTGGCGTAGAGAGAAAACCATCAAGGACAAAGAACGCGAGGAACTTGAGCGCAAGCAAGACATTCGACAGATGGGTAAGTTAGCGGAAAAGCACAGGCTTAGCATCCACATGTTCGACACGCCGGAGACTTACGGTCGCTTCGGTACTGTGCAGCACACGGCTGTCTCAGGTCCGCCAAGCCAGACCGGCACCTACCTGTTGTGGATTGATCCCAACGAAACGGGAACAGAAAATGCTGGGTCGTTTTACTACGACGCCGAAAAGAACGCGTGGTACGATCACGCTCCCAACAGTACCGACTCAGACACCGTCATGATACCAATTACGTGTCCTGCCTTCACCGCGTACATGGGTCCGATTCCACCTAAGGTAGGGTAAGCACATGGCTACGGACTTTCAGCGTGGCGCTCGGGCCATGTTTGATTGCTTGATGGAGCGTGCCGCCAACAACTTCCACGCTAATCCTGTAATTAAGGAAGCGTGTGAAAAGGAAAACGCAATCATAGAAAAATGGGCTGCTGATGCACTCGAAACGGTTGACCCAGTAGGCGTGATCTTCAACAACGAACCCATTATTCCAGTGGTCTAATAATGACTCCTGAAGAACACATTGAGAAATACGGACATGAAGCCCATTGCAGCATCATGTTCCCAGCAGCCCCTTGTTTTTGTGACTGTAAAACCGGAGTGGAGAGAAGAATGGATAACCATACGTACCAATACCACCAACTGCTAGAGCATATCCTTGCCAAGGGAACCTGGAAGGGTAACCGGACAGGCGTCAGGACGCTTTTCGTTCCGGGCTATCACTTGCGTTTTGATTTGTCTAAAGGCTTTCCTATGGTTAATACCAAGAAGGTTCCTTTCAAATCCGTGGTCGGCGAGTTGCTCTGCTTCTTGAAAGGATCAGACAACGCGAAAGACTTTCGTGACCACAAGTGCAACGTGTGGAATGCCAATGCAAATGATCCCGGTAGGCCGGACGCGCCGAATGCCTGGATTAAAAGTCCGTACCGCCGAGGTGAAGACGATCTCGGCCGTATCTATGGCATTCAGTGGCGTCATTGGGCAGGTCACGAAAAGGATTACGACCAAGTCCAGAAACTGCTGGATACTCTGGAAAAGAATCCACTTGATCGACGCATGATTGTCAACGCGTGGAACGTAGAGGACATTTACGAAGGCAAGATGGCATTGCCGCCTTGTCATGTCATGCACCAAGTTCTGTACGAACCTGAGACCAACAAACTGCACATGACCATGTACCAGCGGTCGTGCGACGTGTTCCTTGGCATTCCGTTCAACATCGCGTCCTATGCGGCCCTGCTGACCTTGTATGCCCGAAGTGCTGGTATGGAACCGGGAGAACTGAGCCTATTCTTGGCTGACGTTCACATCTACGAGAACCATATGGATCAGGTTGCCGAGCAACTGTCTCGCACACCTTATCCGAATCCGGGCTTCGTTTGCAGCGTTCAAGACAAGAAGGTCTGTGGTCAGGACCTGCTTGCACAGATTTACAACCTTGACGTAGTAAACGATTTCAAGGTTGTGGACTATGAATGCCATCCTGCTATCAAGGCAGACATGGCTGTATAACTAGAGGTGAAACATGAAAAAGTATTACGACTGGCCACTTAAAACAAGGCTGTGGTTCTTTGTGCGTGACCTGTTCAAGCCACGTTACGCACTGATCGTTGAACTAGAAAACATGCCGAACCTGGAGTGGATGTTCAACAAGGATGTGCCTCCTTACAAGACGGTACCTGTAATCATGCGGGTTCCGTACAAGCGGCCATTCCTCATGCCATACAACTTCTTCGTCAACAACATCAAAAAGGACTTCGGTCCCACGACGCTGATTTTCTTTGCCACACGAATCACTCTGTACGACCTGTCCCGTAGCCTAGGCTCGGCCATGTCTCATAACGTGGCCAATGCGATTATATATGACCCTGAGCCTAAGCAAACGCAACCTGAAGAGGTACAATACTAATTTAATGAGGACAGCGTATACTGTAAAGTAGCGTTACAACAAACACAATAAAGGAGTCAGTGTTATGGCTAGACTGACCGGAGAAGACTTTGAATGGCGCTCCAAGGCCTACTCAAAGATTAAGACCATTCACGCACAAGGCCACAAGACCACGCACTTGAGGCTTATCGAAACTGAGGTAGGTGCAAATACAATGCACCTGCTTCAAATTCTTGATGGAGTCCTAGAGGAATTGATTGAACAAGGCCTTATTACTGAGGTTGTTAGTGGCACAGTTTACTTTTCTCAAGGAGGCTGATTGGTGTCGAAGCAAAACGCGATCCTTAAACCGCAGAGTCCGAAATTGATTCAGTTCTGCAAACAAACCTTCAAGCAACACCAGATATACAAAAGTTGGTTCTACTTTGCCGACAAAAAGGTCAAGATAGTTTTGGATGATCTTGGCGAGAGTGACCTGTATCCAGCAGGTGAAGTGCAGATAGCCAAGTTAGAGGTTGTTCCAGACTCAAGAGGTAATGGGCTAGCGTCGATTGCACTAAAGGCCCTAACTAAAGGTGCTGACATTTACGAGGTTCACTTGTCATTACACCCGGCTGCCTTTTGTGACAGAGACAATGCGTTGACCCAGAGACAGTTAGAGAGTTTCTACCGACGCTACGGATTTCGTGCCGAACGAGGATACGCAAAGCACGAACCTGGGCACGGTAGACAGATCACCAGCATGATTAGAAAGCCAGAAGGACTAAAACGATGAACGCCAAAGATAAAGCGGTTTACAAACTTGTTCGTGCTGCCTTCCGTATACTGGATGACAGCGAAAACAACGACGACAGCATTGTCATTGATTGTGACATAGCAGGAGGCGACCTTCGTCGAATGGGTCAGGCTCTCGATGAACTGGGCATTGAAAGCCTCGAAGACGTTGACCGAGTATTCGGTGAAAAGATTCACACACCAGAGTGCGCCAAGAATACAATGTCCCTTTTGAAGTGTAACTGTGACGGAGAGTTTGGAGTTCCAACATGACACTATGCGCCTGTCTCGGTCCACTGAACGGTGAGCCGCACGGCCCTTGCGCTATGAGGTCACGTGGACTGAAAACAAAAGCAGATGAGCCACTTACTGACCAAGAGAAAGAAAAAATCAACAAGGCACTTGGACGTGTCTTCGGAATAACACACTACACAGTAGAGAGGATCAGAGATGAGCACATTCAAGATAGGTGAGGTGGCGTTTCTCGTGGGCATTGAAGGACCTGATGCACACTTAAACGGACTTGAGGTGACAGTTACCTCAGGCCTATATCGAACAACGGGCCTTGAACGAATTACAGGTAAAGTTATTACGGCCATGGTCTATGACATAGCCGGAGCCGAGCCTATTAACCGCGTTACACCCGATCACCTGCGTAAGCGTCCAGAGAAAGGCGATGAAACGTCTTGGGAAACAGTAGAAGCAATTTCCGGGTGGAAGCCCAGCACAGTAGAGGTTCCAAATGGCGAAGATCAAAGAGTTGAAGTTCCAAGTGTCGATCACTGCCAACTTGGGCAATTATGAGTCCGTGAAAATTGAAGTAGGCGAGTCTGTTGACCTCGAACCTGGGGACAACGCCGCCAAAGAAATGGCCCGTTTGGTGAAGCGCGTAAAAGCGGTAGCCAACGAAGAGGCAGAAACACTACGAACGGAACTCGGGAACGAAAAAGGATCGAGTTCCAAAAAGAAATAAAGGAAGCCCGCCATGAACAACAATAAAGAGCAAGACGATAGGTTGGAAGAATACAGTAACATTGCCTTTGAGGTCAAGAAGGCCAACGGCAAGAAGAAGGACTACTACATAGTGATACGGCACGACAGAGCCGTTCATTGCGTAGCAAGGGTGTATGCAATCGGTGTGGCCTTCTACGAAACGGACCATGAGAAGTTTCAGGAACACCTTAAGAAGGCCGCGTATGAACCTGATACAGCCATCCACACATTAGGAACAGACGCAAAGAAAGACGACGAATACACAGGTCGAGTATATCTTCCGTCACATATTGATGCCTACGAACACCACCGTGTAGTACGCGACGTGACGGGTTTCATTCTATAAATAAAGGCTCACAGTATGAGTACCCACGAAAAGCGCAAAATGGTTACGGTCTACGACATTCTGATCTTCCTTAAAGACTTCAAAGGCGATGACACAATCGTAGCCCTAGGAAACCTATATGGTCTGACAGAGGCTGTAGCTGAAGGACTGCTGGATGCCACGGAGGACCTCTCCTATATTGACGAACATGACTGCCTAACTGAGAAAGGCGTTAAGTATCTGGAGGACTGCTCGAAGGTTCCTGCTGAGTATGGGGTGCTTACACTAGTACGTGGTCTTCCAGGCTCAGGTAAAACGGAACTTGGCAAGAGACTGGTTGAGGCCTCGAGGTCTACAGTCCATGTAGTCCATCTTGAATCTGACCAGTTCATGGTGGATGAGAACGGCCAGTACAAGTTCCAGCCAGACAAGGTCAAAGCAGTCAACGTGGAATGCGTTGCACAGGCTGAGAAGTGGTTGCGTCAGGGTTATGACGTTGTAGTGACCAACGTGTTTGCCCAGTATTGGGAAGTGAAGCCGTACTACGATGTTGCTGCGGAACTCGGTATCAAAACGATCCTGATTACTATGCAGTCGCAATTCCACAGTGAGCACCGATCCTCACGTACCCGCCATCAAATGGTAGAGAAGTGGGACGACATTTTCCTGCCACGCAGTTGGAACTCGCACAACAAGGACAAGCCTGTTGAAGTGCCTGGTCCTACGGCTATCGACGACCTAATGAGAGAGGCAGTGAACATGCCTCTGGAGGATTGAATGAGTATGCCACATACCTGTAAGTGTGGGACGTGTGACCACGAAATGGGTGGTCCTCTAGTATTCAATCCTAACTCACCTTTGCTCTCGGACGAAAAACCTGATCCAGTAAAGTGTGCCGTGCGTGGATGCCGCAACTTTAGCGATGGCGGAACTTTTCATGGCGAGATTTGTTCGGCCTGCTTTGACATGCTTGTGTCCGGAGAAGTACACAAGTCCAGCCATACGTTCATAGGCGGACTGTATCGTGAGGCGCTTGAACGTAGAAACAGCATCAATTCACAAGGCAAGCCTGTTCCCGAAGAGGACGATTAAATGAAAGAAGGTCATTTGCAAGTAGCCAACGCCGTTGCCGACATGCTCGCCCGTGCCAAGAACGACGATCCAGAAGCCGCAAAGATTCGGTTGAAGCGTGAGCAAGAGGCCAAAGACGAACGCCTGAAGGCAGTTATTGCTTCGGCTAAGGCCGATCCAAAGGCTACGCTTGCCTTCAAGGTTTCGTGTGCTGACGAACTACACACGGCCTGGTACCGTGATAGTTTCCTTGCCAAGTTGCTGAACAGTGAGCAGATTGACGCGGTCTCGACAAAAGTCCTCATCTGGTGCAACACGATTACTCAAGGCATCACAGTTCCGGATGAGCCTCACCTGCTTACGGAACTGTTCGTGGACATGCAGAACGCCGTCATGTACTCGGACGCCTGTCTGCTTGAGGAACTGAGCAAGATTGTAGAGACCAAAGAAATCCTGCCAACGATGTTCGCGGACGTACTGGTATCCGAACTGGATAAGAACTGCTATCGGTACGCCCTAATCAACTCGGGCACTTGGTCTCACCTGCTTAGCAATCCGAAGATACACCACAACTTTGATCCGGTAAGTAAGCACGAACTCCTGCTTACAGGTATGCTTGGTCTGTATGGACCACAGACCAACGTAATTTTCAATGGACCCGCGAAGAACGAGGCTGAGTCCAAAAAGTGTGTCGTATATACGGATGCTTTCCGCCATCCTCAGGCCAGATCGTTCAAGTACAGTAGTCCGTCAGACGTATTCCTGTTTAAGACAGGCCTCAAGTATGACGGCGACATTACCTTTGAACAGGAAGACAACATCACCTACGGAGGCACGGACAATCCAATTAAGGGCCTGAAACTCGTTGTCAAACTCGACGAGTACGTCATGACCTCAGTTTATAATTGTGCAATCCGGGTTAAGGAGTTCTCCAATGCAACCTGAGCGTAAGGTGTTTCACATTGATACGGGTCCTGAGCCTATTACTGAGGCACAGTGTTCTGCGCTGATAAAGGCCTTCCATCGAGAGAACCCAAAGTTCATCGAGGAGATTACTCGGCTCAAGGACATGCCTGATTCCGAAATTGATTTCAGCGACATTCCTGAATCGAAGCCAGGCGATTGGGATAACGCAACACGACCTGGTGCTCTTGACGTACAGAGGAAGCCAAAATGAATGAGCGTGATTTTGTCTACTGGCTGAACGGCCACGTAGAGTTGAATCCAATGCAGGATCACCCTACACCAGCACAGTGGAAGATGATTAAGGAACACCTGGCTCTGGTGATGACCAAAGTCACGCCTGACTTAATAGGTAAGCCTCATGATTTTCACCCTGGCTCTAAGTTTCCACCTGCAGTTGAACCTCCTTTCATTGTCACCTGCGACTCCACTAGAAAACTCTGCTGAGGCCTGTATGACCGAACACAACGATAATTCCGTAGACCAAATGTTTCAATCCTGGAAGTTCTGGGTATTCATGTTCAACGGTCTGCACATGATTACCACGTATGGCCGTACGGAAACAGAAGCCCGTGCGAATCTACAGATCATCGCCAACGACAACCCTGAGGTCAATCTGATTCCTGCAGAAGCCAACGTGATGTTTGATGTGGAGTCTCCGTTCGACCTCGACATTAAGGTTACGGATGATGAGACCTTGAAGAAACTGTGCGTACTGGTCACGCATACCATCGTCAAGAACGACCAGTGCAACATCCAGTTCCGTAACATCGCGGCCCAGGCTGATACCGTAGCAACTGCGGAGATCGCAGGCGAAGGCGAGACCAAGCACTAATGACACTCTACTACGAGTCGCACATCACCATTGAACCCGTGTTTGATGCCAGCCTAGAACGTGCGTCAGCGTTAGCCAAGGAACACGGCTTCAAGATTGCCGAACTCCTAATGAAGAAACGTGCTGAGGACACTCCTGAGCGTTCACAGCACGACACCTTCATGACAGGCCATAGCACTGAGTACGTGGACCTAAAGGTCAGGATGATAAACCTGATCGTTGCACTAAAGGAAAACGGATTCACGCTCTGGCGATACAAGATAGAAGGCGTTGTAATGGATAGTCGCACCGAAGACGTACTTCGGTTACTATAAGTTGAGGACTCCAGAATGTCACACCTAGTTAGGCTTATAGGAGGACGAGGTGACAGCGAATACCTTAAGGTAGCCTCAGATAGTGCTGGTAGGCCCCTACCAGAAGTTCGCTACATACCCTCGCGTCCAGCCACGCTATTTGAGCGAATGCGAATGCGAACAGGTCAGGATGGTGTGATACAGAATACTTTCGACCACTACATACTGTCGATATGGCACTGCGGTGGCAAAGAGTTCTATGTATACCGTCATGAATCCTTAGGAGAGCAAGACGTATTTCCAAAGTTGTTAGAAGGTTACACGCCATACCATAAACGAAATCACGATTACAACGGGAGACCAAAGATATGAAAGGTGGTACTTACGCAGAGGCTTTGAGGGCAGGTTTCAGTTCAGAACAAGCGGGGTTCTTTGGCCGCATGAGCGGCGAGACAAAGGACGAGGCAGAGGAAAGAGTTGTAAAGGCCCTAGATGGAATCATCGACAAGAAGATAGCGATTACCTTGATACACCACAGAATGGTAGCAGGTAGCGTGGGCTACATACTTGGCTTCATTTCCTGCGTGGTGCTGTTTGCAGTCGTGGGGAGCTAAAAAGGCGCAAACTTGTGATTTGTTAGTACAGACACGCAAAACGCAGAAAGGGCCCCAAAAGGGCCCTTTTTTACGCTTAAAATTGGCTGGTTTATGGGAGAATCGTGAGACTCTTACCTGAGAAATAAGTACGAAATATCACGATCAGGAGAGGAAGGCCCATTGATGCTGCCTGGTACATATCAGTAGGCATCAGACCTTCAAACGAGGACAAGTCCTTTTGCAGGAGAGTCAGAACCTCAAGTGCAAGCGCAGACCAAATGATCTTGGACTGGTACACGGGCTTGCTAGTGGCTACAGGTGCAATATCAGTCATACAATTCTCCGAAGTGGCTTAGTGCTTATGACCAACCTATTCAGGTTAGCCGCTTTCTCACTCCATACCTCAATCGGGTAATTACCTGCTTTCGTTATCCGCCGAAAAGATTCCTTCTCGGCATCAAACGCATACACATAGCAGCCAATAGCCAAGGCTGCTGGTATGATCTTCACTTCCCAAAAATATCGTCCTGCTTTGGTTTGTTTCTTGTCACTGTAGATTACGCCTGCTTCCTTCAAGGCGTATTCCAGAAAGATGCGCTCGGGAATCCGTTTACGCTTTATCGTGGGGTCACGCTGTACTGCTACTTGGGCCCATCCAACTACACCTGCTAAGGTTGTCTTACGGAAGAATCCGAAGTAGCGTTGAACAGCAAGCAAGTCCACACCTTGGTACATCATGTACGTTCTGGACCTACTATGCTGCACGGTAATGCCTGATATAGAGCCTATTGCGCGATAGGCTTTCCATTCGCGGAACGGCTTACCTATTGATTTCCAGCGTCTGAGTTCTTCTTCTGATATGACGCGCATGGTTCTCAGGCCTCACGAACTACGTCCCGGAACAACAGCGCGTCAGTCTTGGGCTTCTCTGCCCATATGTACTTCGGTCTATTCTTGGACTTCTCCCAGCGCATTGTCGAGTGACAGATAACTACTGGGACTTCCTTTACACCAAGAGCGCGCAGGGCACGGGCACGATGACGACCTTCGTGGCCTGTTACCTGCCAGTTCTTGGCAGATTGACTCATTCCTACGTCTTCATCCTTCTTGACGTCGTTGTCCACTTTCAGGTAAGGAATGGACTCAAGAGGAATCTTGTCACGCAACAGCAGGCTTACCGTGCGCTCTTTGGCCGCATCAAACCCGTTACGGGCAAGGGCCAAGAAATCATCAATGTCCATGTATACAAGGCGCTCACGGCTCATGCCATTGTCATAGCGCGCTTTAACTAAAGCGTCCTCGCTAAAGTACTGGTCGGCCTCGTGAACTTTTGCCTTAGCCGATTTCTTACTACTCTTTGGCTTGGTCTTAATGATTATCATGGACGTTCCTTAATCGTCAGCGATCATGTCTAGGAAAATTACGCGAGGCTGTATCTTTGCAATGCGGCAGATAGACAGGCGGGTGTTACCAGCAAACAGCATCACCTTTTGATTACCTTGCTTGTCGATGTACGCAACAAGTATTGGCAGAGGACACTTATTGTTTATCAGAAGCGCATCCAGCAAGAAGGCAAAGTTGGCTAGAGGCTTCTGATAGGCTTGTAACAGACTTGCCAAATGGCCGTAAGACTTCATTCTCCAACTATCCGTGTTCTCCAACTTGGCCCACATCGACTGAACCAAGAGTTTGGGCGAGTGTTGTTCGTTATAGGCCGTGCGAAGGTCTTCCATGGATAGGCCTATCTTGCGGCCTAGTTGCTGAAACTCCTCAGCCTCATCGTTGAAGTGAGACTTGTACCACTTGATCGTAGCCATGAACAGACCTCTCTATCTTGACACACTACTTTACAGAATTATTATCTCGGGTCTACAAAGTCGATTACGTCATTTACGTCCGTTATGGCCAACATTTGAACCTTCAAGGCCCGACCACTAGCAATGTGCATGTTTACAACCATGTTCATAGTCAGAGTGAACGACGTTGCCTCTGTTGCGTTTGCTAACAGATATTCTTCATCATCAAACGTGGTAATTGCAAAAGGCCAAGCATTCATGGCCGTAATAACATCAGAGAAGGCTTTAATTTTTGTCCAGTTTCCTTGGGCGTTTGCGCTTAAAGAAAAGCGTACACCGTTGAATACCGCACCTTGTTCTATCAAATCCTGCGTTCTTCGGTCAATTTTTTCTATCAACTTTTGCTTTTCAGCGGCAATAGAAGTTGACACCACTGTCGGCTCATTTCCAGACTGAACCCAAGCAATATAATCTATGTAGTCAGAATCAATTTGACTTTGACAAGGTGATATTACTTTGTTGTCAGAGTTACGAATTACCGTTCCTTCTTGTGTGTTTAGTGTGTACATGATTATAAGTCCGATTCAATATATTGGGAAATTAGGGCTATTCCTATTACACTAGAAGTTCCACCAACACTCATCCAAGCGCGAGGTGCAAGTAAAGTAGTTGTTGTAGGAAGGTTTGTGGTAATAGTACCTGTCGCTTTATTGCTTGTGTTCAATTCATTAACCTCATAGGATACAGACTGAGTTGTACCCGGAGGTGAAAAAAGTGCAAGTTCATAGGTCTTTGTTCTATCTACTGTAGGTACAGGAAAAGAAGCACCTAAGTCAATTTTGTTAATTGCACCAGCAGCCCTGTACATAATTTGTATGTTTGTATCTGCTGAGTCCCAGCCAAGACCAATTATGTTTGTAATAGTTGACGGTTCAACATCTGTTGGCGCGGTTGTTACTGATGCCATGCCAACAAAACATCTATTTGTTGCCGTTGCAACACCAGTTGAAGGTGCCCAACGAGTTATGTAATGGAAACCGCCGAGCCCTGCTGCTGTTCCTCCAATAGTCCACTGCGCGGAGGTATATCTCCATCCAGCAACGGCTGTTGTTGCGGCTGTTGTTACTAAATATTCAACACGTTTTTGATAGGTGTATATGTTAGTAGTTGCGACGTTTGCGGTTGTCGCTGTACCTGTTGCGGTTAACGCACCTGTTCCCAAGAGTGAAATAGTAACTGCGTTTCCAACAGCATTCCACAAAGCAACTTTATTTCGTGCTGTATGTGGTTGTAATGCCGTATCTAAACCAGAAGGGCCAACTATTGCTAACATATCTCTGCCAGCAATTTCTCGGCCAAATAATTTAACACCGGCTGAGGGCGTAGAGGGTGAAGCGTTTATACTTAACAGAAGATCAGAGCCATCTATTAGGACGTTACCTGCGCCACCTAAAGCCCCTGCGTTATTGTACTGTATTTGTTGGTTTGAACCAGCAGGTGATGCTGAAACTGCTAAATCACCAGAACCTAAAAGAGTTGTTCCATTGACGGTCTTAATGTCTGTACCGGACACAACAGCCGATATTGCAGTACCATTACCTTTTAGTATACCCGTGATCGAGGTAGTCAAGGTAATTGCAGGAGTTGTTGTTGCAGTAGCCACAGTTCCTGCAAATCCGTTAGCACTTACAACGGATACTGAGGTTACGGTACCACCACCAGCAATCGCCGACCATGTACCATCACCTTTTAGGTACTTGGCTGAATCCCCAGATACAGTTGCAGGCACAAGACCCTTGACGCCACCAGCACCTGAATCTGCACCGAATACGTTAAGCAGAGCGGTGGCTTGGGTTGCGGTTAGGTCTTCTACGTTACCTGTGCCTGCAGTAGTTCTGCCCTTGAAGGTAGCGGTCGCTACCGTCGCTTGCATGGCATTAGTGACTACGTTAGCAGCAATCGTAGTAGCGAACGATCCTGTTCCGCTACCAGTTACGTTACCCGTAAGGGTTATTGTCTGATCGCCGGTGTTAGTACCACTGGAAGTGCCTGAGTGTGAACCGGATATAGAACTTGTACCTGTTACAGCCAGTGTGGGCGTAGCCGATCCAGAAAGAACAACCGAGTTAACTGACGTAGGCGTAATAGCGCCCAGCGTAAGAGTTATAGTTGGGTTAGTGGTTGTGCCACCAATAGCACCCGATACACCATTAGCGGTGGTGACAGTGATGGCAGAAACTTTTGCACCTAAGTCTGTATTGTCAGCAATAGTCCCGTCACGATCTTGGAAAGTATACGTTCTTGCTGCGGTGTTGGTGTTGGTTAAGAAGGAAGTAAACGTGTTGGCCGCGTTCTTGAAGTTGTGCTTAAACAACGTCATTCCAACATAGCCGCCAGTAGCATCCTTATTTGCTGTGGCTTCTGCACCAGATACTTGGCTTACGGTAATACCCGTTAGAGCAGCACCTGAACCTGTGGGTGCTAGATAATCAGTACCTGCAGTGGCCGCAGAAATAGCCGTGCCGTTGCCCTTGAGGATACCTGTTATTGAGGTCGTAATTGTAATGGCTGGCGTTGTGCTAGCGGTTGCTACTGTGCCAGCAAATCCGTTTGCGCTTACTACTGATACCGAAGTAACAGTGCCGCCACCTCCAATAGAAGACCAGGTTCCGTCACCTTTTAGATACTTTGCAGCGTCACCTGAAACAGTGGCAGGTACTAAGCCCTTAACTCCGCCGGCTCCTGCATCCGCACCAAAGACATTCAATAGTGCAGTAGCCTGTGTAGCCGTTAGGTCTTCGACGTTACCTGTGCCTGCAGTAGTACGTCCTTTAAACGTGGCTGTTGCTACGGTGGCCTGCATAGCGTTTGTTACTACGTTGCTTGCTATCGTCGTAGCAAACGAACCCGTGCCAGAGCCTGTGACGTTACCTGTAAGGGTTATGGTTTGATCACCAGTATTTGTACCACTTGAAGTTCCAGAATGAGAACCAGAAATGGATGACGTGCCTGTAACGGACAGCGTTGGTGTGGCTGATCCTGATATCACCACGCTGTTCACACTCGTAGGTGTAATAGCACCAAGCGTTAGTGTTATGGCAGGAGTCGTTGTGTTGGTTGCTACCGAGCCGGACACGCCATTAGCCGTAGTCACGGAAACCGTAGTCACCGTACCCGCGTTAAAGGTCGTGCCTCCTTGCTGGATTAGAACCTTACCCGTATCAGTGTCATACCTCATCATACCGTTTACTAACGGAGGTGCGGACGCTGTTGAGCCTCCAGGTATTACTAAAGCACCCGTACCACCAATAGTGAGGACTCCGTTATTGGTATTAGGAGTGATTGTGTCTGTATCATTATCAAAATCCATAGCACACCCCGAATTAGTTTGTTACTTCTGCGGTTGTAACAACCGCAACCCAACGGATTGTCTTTGCGTTCTGCCCTGTTACTGTGATTCGTAAATCACCATCAGTCGTGTTTGCCGTTAAAGCAGCATCCCATGCAGCCGTGTTTTCACCGAGAACAGTTTTCACCGGAACACCTACAAAAACAATGGATGCGGCTGTACCTTCTTTTCTGACAACGCCTTCAAACTTATAGCCTGCACCTTCTGTACCTGCATCAGTTCTGCGCGCCGTTACCAGTATGGAGAATGTCCAAACAGAACTGTTAGACACTACCAAACGCTGCGTTGCTGCTACTCCGTCCAAGTATAGCGGCGTCGCGGTGTTATTAGTAGTTATGTTTCTAAGTACATAGGTACCTTGTTGGGCGTCCCCATTAGTTGCAAATCTACCGTTTGCTCTGGCTCTTTGGCCCCAAATCTTTGCGTCCGAGCCATTGCCTTCACCGTGACCGCCAACAGAGGTTGCACTAGCGCCACTACCTATTGCTGTAGCGTTTGCACCTGTGGTAACAAGAGCAGTCGGAGTAGAGGGATTCTCCTTGTACAACTGTATCGGCAGATCAGCAAGCGCGGCTATAGACAGAACACCTGTACCTGTCGTTGACTTCAGGACACCTGTAGCAAGAGCCGAGGTACCTGCAGAATAGTCTGTGCCTGAGGTTGCTGCGGACAGAGCCGTACCGTTCCCCTTAACCAATCCAGTTACGGATGTAGTAAGAGTAATTGCTGGCGTTGCTCCACCACTGGACGAACCCGCAAAGCCGTTAGCACTTACTATGGATACCGCGGTAACAGTACCTGCGTTACCTGCAACATAGGTTCCAGCACCGGTTAGGAACTTGGTCGCATCACCCGCTGTAGGTGCAGGCACTAGACCTTTAGTTCCACCAGCCCCTGAGTCCCCGACCATTATGTTAAGTAGGGCTGTGGCTTGAGTAGAGGTCAAGTCTTCTACGTTTCCAACGCCAGCAGTAGTACGACCCTTGAACGTAGCCGTTGCTACTGTTGCCAGCATACCATTGGTGACTGCGTTGTTTGCAATCGTTGTCGCAAAACTTCCAGTTCCTGATCCAGTCACGTTACCTGTCAGGGTTATGGTCTGGTCACCCGTATTGGTTCCGCTAACGGAAGTAGTTCCCGTAACGGTTAAAGTTGGAGTTGATAATCCCGTCAGTACAACAGTGTTAAAACTCGGGGCAACTATGTTTCCGATAGTTTGAAGAACACCAGCGTTGTTTATGTTTAATACTGGAGATGGAACCAGAGATCCATCTGGTGTAAGGCTAACAGTAAAGCGTCCTGGTGCAGACGTATCTGACACAGTACCAGTACCGTCTACACCAATACTAACATTTCCAAATATCTTATAATTGGTTCCGGCCCAACCTGTTCCATAAACAGTAAATACGTTTTGTCCATTCGTTACGTTAGCGTGACTTGAAGTATTGGAATTAGACCTAGCGCCTACTATCAACGGCTCTAGCACCGTGGAATGTCTATGGAGAATTGTCTGGGCGAAATTAGTACCGTCAATGTCAGAGACTTTAAAGGTTGATTCAAACGTAGTTCCATTTACGTCGATTCCACTTGACTCTGTTCCGGGATCGCCCAGTATGGCCGAGGAGAAGGTAACGCTACTGTTAATATTAGCCTTAGTATTAAGTTGACTCAGGGTAACAAAATCAGTCAAACCTACACCATCAGCACCCTTAAGTTTTGTCAAAGTAACGCCATCATTGGCATACACTTCAACCACACCAGCATTATTCTTTATCCTTGGACCGTCAATACCCAACTCAAGGTCAGGACCGACGCCGACTATACCGTAATGTTTGCTATCGGTCATGTCCTACTCCGATCTGTTAAGCGGTCGTGTACAGAACTTCAATAGTTGCTGTGCCCTGAGTTGCCCCGTTAGCCGTGTACGTAGCCGTTACTTGCGTAGCGACTCCGTAGTTATAGTAGCAGTCGATCACATAAGTACCCACATTATTAAGATTGCTTTCACCCTGGAGTGCTAGTCTGTTGGTTGAACCTGCATCTCCAACAGTAACACGGGACCTAGGTGAACCATTAAAGGCCTGAGTGACGTTTATAACTACCTGATAAGGACGGGCGTTAATAGGAACAGATGCTCCGATGTTTACCGTTCCAGCAGAACCGAAGGCTAGGTTTACACGCTCAGACTTAACAAACTTCGTCGGAGCGGTGTACGGGCCAACGTCAACCCAGGCGCTAGTGTCACCATCCCACAGGTAGATATGGTCGGCGAGGAACGTGAGAGTACCACCAGTCAAGGCTGTAGTAACAACGATACGCATACCGTTGTATGGGATGATCTCAACCCAGGAAGCGCCTTCACCACGATACAGGTAACCTGCCGTATAAATACCACCAGTGGTGGTACACATATAGATAGCACCTACTACAACAGCCGGGGGTGCTGTACCATCAATTTGGTCCGTAGCAGATACGTCATAGCGACGCTCAACCCAGCCTTTGGTAGCAGCGGCGTTATCAGAGGTAGGGTCCGCGACCAGCATTTCTGTATAGGCGGTGTTCGTGTTGTTACGCAGGCTAACGGCTGTACCGTCACTGATAACGCGAAGACCCTCTACACCCAATTCAACGTCTGTGCTAACGCCGCTAAGACCGTAGTTCTTTGTGTTGCTCATTGCTTATGTCCTCAGATGGAATTGGAAATGAAGTCAAGGCGACGATACCTGAAGCGTAGAATGCTTCCTACGTTCAAGGCTGTTATCGTTAGAACAATGTCGTTACCTACGATTGAGGCTGAGTATGTCAGGCCACTAATCACTGGTGGGGAAGAAGGTAGATATTGGAGATCAACGTTGGCAACAGTGCCATCGTGAACAACCATCATACGACCTGATTCATACGTTCCGATAACCTCGATTGTGTAGTCGAGGAATACCGCTCGCGTTGTTGTTTTGTTGCCTACCACTTCATTGATGGTAGTGTTATCCGAGAAGTCCACTTGAACTTCAGGACCAGACACGCCATGGATATTGGTGATCGACCAGATGCCTCCTGACTTGTAGTACACTTGTCCAGTAGCAACTTCCTCGTAGTACATTCCATTGCTGCCGAGGGTATTAAGTGGGATACCATTACCCCGTATCCACTGCGTAACATTTGGCGTAACAGTAACGGTGCCGTCAGTACCAACTAGGGCTGCGACCGCGTCGCCTTGGAAGTCCAGAGACTTGGCATAACCTAGAGACACGCCCTGGTTCTTCAACTCGATTGATCCTACTGGTACGTCAGGATCAGGAATGATTGTTACCCAGCCATCACGCTTGGCTTTAACCATTCCCTCAGTGAGGAAGTGTATGGTCTGCGCTTCTACGCCATACCTAACAAAGACGTTGTAGCGTGTGTACTGCGCTGCCGAGAACTCCAAGGTCTTTGGAACGTCACCTCGGCAGGTATGCTGAATTGTCCACGTACCTTGAGGAACATTCATTTTTCACCTCAATATGCAGGAACCGGTACGAACTGGAATCTACGAATAATGTCGTGGGCCCAGGTATCTTTGGCTATGCAGTAGACCTCAGTAAGGTCCTTGATCGTATCGTGGTTCTTCAGGTTCATTGCATCTTGCATCGTGCGCTCGATAAGCAACTGACCAGTAAGACGGTCCATGCCAGTAGCCTTATCGTAGTCGGCGAGGCCGGCAACATAGGACAGCAGGATTGCCTTGGCCTTGGTTTGACCGGCCCAAGCATTGAACAGTGCAAAGCCCACGATTTCGTCATCAATATAGGCCAAGACAATGAACAGGACATGATCGTCCTGCGCGGTGTCAATAACGGAGTCCAGTTCGTCAAGAAGGGCTACGTCATTCTCGTTCAACAGGTTAAGACAGGCTTTCCAACTGTCCTCAGGAAGACTCTTAAACGGAGAGACCACAACGAGTTTGGGTTCCCACTTCAAGTCTTCCGTTTTGGTTGCAACGACTTTTAGGTTCTTCATGGTAGTCATACCTTTTTACCTTTGATAGCAGCCTTATCCTTCGCGCTGATATTCGGGATGTTAGCGGGAACACGCAGGCCAAGATCGAGGAAGAACTTGTGCATCACACGCGGCGAAATATACGAGCGAATTGCGGTTGCGCTTGTTACCTTGTTACCAGTGTGGTGCTTCAGGAAGTCACCAACCTTTTCCATTTTCTCGTTGAACCATTTCTCTGCTTCCTTCTGAGAAACCTTACCTTTCTTGAACGGCTGCTTGGAGAGAATCTCAGCGGCAATCTTGTTTGCTGCCATGTAACGGAACGTGTAGAGTTTGACGTTCGGATCGCCTGCAACGCGCTTGGCGTAATTCAGTACGTCCTGAGTAGGAATGGTCTTGCCATTACCGTCTATCCACACTTGTTCAGTTGGACCTTTACCCTCAATCTGTTTCTCCAGAACCTCGATCACTTTCTTGTTGGTCTGGTTAATCGGATTAAGTTGGAAGTCCATGGCAGTAGTGCCCTTGCCCTTGTAGTCAAGCATGTAGCCCTTACCGTGAGGCTTAACGTGCTTAACAAGCAGGGTAGTTACACCATACGTGTCGATTACTTCACCTGTCGTCTTCTCAGTGGCTTTGTTGCCCTTTGTACCTGGGCGAGCGCCCAGCAGGTAGATCATTTCCAGTTCAGCAGCACGAAGTTGGTCGCGGCCCGTACCGTGCATGAGATCGGCAATCCACTTCTTGCGAATAGGGCCTAGATTCTCTTTGGTACGTTCCATCGTTTCGTACTTATCACCCTGACGTTTGTTCAGGACGTAGTTCTCGGTGTAGCGACGGCCCGGCTTCTTATCCGTAGGCTTGGCCGAGAGACATACATAGGCGTTGTCTTCTGCCGAGTTGTACTTGGGGTTCATCTTCACTTCGCCCCAGAGTTTCTCTTGGAGCACATTTCCAGCAGCCGTATAGAAGCGGCCGTTTTCGTCAATGTTACCTACGAAGCCCTTGGGATAACCGTGCGAGATTTTCGCTTTGGCGATACTGTCCAGGAACTTGTTGTAGTCGATATAGGACTTGCCACTCTTACGGACAGCAGCCCGCAGGAAGTTGCTCGGTGCTGCAAGGAAGTCACGTTGGGCCCGCTTGAACTCCTTGAAAGCATCAGGTGCTTTCTTCTTGAACACGGCTTTTTGTTCAGCGGTCAACTGGATCAGTTTCTTCTTCAGGTATTTCTGCGAAAGCGTCTGCATAGTTTCGCGGGCTTTCGCTTGGCCTGAGCCTGTATCAGTAACCTTACCGCCGGCATCGCTCTTGGAGAACAGGGCAAGCAACTCCGGGTCTTTCAGGTTACCCGCATTCTTGAGGAGTTTCTTGCCGGCTACTTCGCTGTTGGTACGGAAGTATTTACCGACCGTAAGCAACTGCATCAATTCGTGTGCAGGAATGGTGTTATCAGCGGTGAACTTATCTTTGGCCTTGAGCAGCATGTTGCCTACTACAGGGGCGAGAGCAGCGACTTTGGCATCGTACTTGGATACGTTGCGCGAGGCATTCAGCAAGGCCACGAAGTCATCGTTGGGTATCTTGAACTGAGCCAGAAACTTCTTGAGGTTCACACCCCACTTAAGGGCATTGGCCTTAAGCGTGGCAGGAATCTTGATCTTGGCGTTGTCGGTGTTGACGTAGTAAAGCATCAGGTACAGCGACTTAATTACATCCTGAAGTACCTGCTCATCTACCTTCGCTACGACTGGGTTACTTTTAATGCTGACCAACTTCTTCATACCTGATCCCTCGTAGCCCTGTTGTGTTGCTTTCAGAAACTCTTTTACAGTAACGCGGTGCATATCATCATACAACCGCTTACCATTTTCTAACGAAAAGTATCCGTCCCCTGGATGATAGGTTCCCTCGTATGCCGAATCTTTGTTATTGTCGAACACAATTTTGTTGTGTGCATCAACAAGGATAACGTGCATCGGACGTTGCAGGTGATTGCTTCCTAGCATCACGATAACATCGTCCATCTTATGCCTATGCTTAATCGCCTGTGTTGTCTGGGCGTAGCACAGTTGAGGATTCTTCCATCCTGTGAATCCACGAAGTTTTACTTTGGCACGTGCTGGGTTGTATGTGTACCCCATTGCATATAGTTTGGATCGAACGGTTTCATTGTAAGGAACCATTCCGTCTTCGTCTGGAATCAGTACGTTCTGGTTCACGGCACCCACTTCTCAGGAAGCATCGTTTTCTGCAGGTCAACAAGCAACAGGCCTTTGTCGATGTTGTACACGACGGTGCCCAGTTGCGAAGACGCGGCCATGAAGCGAGTGGCCATACCAGTTACCATGAGATTCTTGCGAATGTCCTTGGCTGTATATCCAAGCGTGTGCAGGACGCGCTCGAACATCATACCTTGTGTGCGCAGGTCATAAGCAGGATCGCACGAAATGGAATAGACCGTTTCACCACCGTCTTTGGTTGCAAACTGCGGAAGAGGAACACGGCCAACAATGAACTTGAGGTTACGTGCGATACGGCATACATCTAGGTCAGAATCAAAACCTGCCGTTTCACTTTTTGGATTTAGGCTTTGCATGTTTTCTCCCCTTCATAATGGCGCTGAGCCAGTTCTTAACTGGAATTTTTGCGGACTTAACTGAGGCTGCCATGTTATCAACATACCAGTCAAGCAACTCCTCGTCGGTCATGTTATCAAAGTCTTTCTTGGTCGCGGCCCAGATAGCGGTCTTGCCTACGTGGATACCAAGCGTGTGAGACAACAGGCCAGAAGCAAAACTACCAATCGCTGCTCCTAGCGTGTGCATACCACCAGCAAGAGCCAGATCACCAATTACAATGCCAGAGTGAATCGAAATGGCTTTCAAGGCTGACTTATGGTGATCGTCCAGTTGTTCACCTTTAGCCATAGCGCGAATGCCGTCCATTGCATGATGCCATTCCTTGACCTCAGACTTAATGGACTTCTTGAAGCCCTCTTTCTTACGCTTCATCAATTCGGCTAGTTGGGCACGTTCTTCTGAATCAGGTTGGTGTTGACCGTCCTCAAAGAACTTCTTCTGGTCAGCGTGGAAGTTTTTGATAATGTCCGTCAACTTCTTTGGCTTTGCAGGTGCTTCGGCTGCTTTCTTGCCCGGAGCATTCTTTGGCTTCTTGGGCGAGTTCTTGTACTTGGAATCAGGATGGTCTTTGAGATATTGGTCTTGCTCAGGACGAGAAAGGCTATCCCAGAAGGAATCCTTTTTCAATTTCGTCATGGGTTTTACGGTTCGAGCCACTGTTTTGAGTGCGCGCATACCTGTGTCTCTACTGTTTAACTGACAAGATTAAATTAGTGACATGGCCAAGATCAGTCAGTTTTCTCGACCAAGGCGTAGTCATGTATAGGACGAATTTCCTTGTTGAAGTACACAATGGCATTCATCCTCAGACGGCGAAACTTGTCCCAATCCTCAGGAAGAACATCCTTGTACCAGTACCAACGTAGTAATTCCTGGCCACTGAAACTGATCCACAGACTCATGGTCTTTTCATCGTAGGCTGCGTGTTCAATTCCCTTGCCTTGGAACTCGGCGTATTTAAGGCCGGGCACGTTGAAAGGATTATCTGTGGAGAAAATCTTCATTGCCATTTTAGGTGGCTTGTTGATTTTCCTCTCGGCACCTCGATAAGGAGCGTGCTTTGGTTTCTCCTTTGCAACGGCCTTAGGAGCAGCCGTTTCCGCAAAGGAGTCCTGTTCAACGAACCCAGCCAGAATACAAAGCCGGGCCACAATCATACTTTCAATTCTTGAGTACATACTGGCTAAGCGATTCATTGGTTACGCTCCTTATTCTTCATCTTCATAACTGTCTCCAAGTTTCGGATAACCTGGGAGGTTTCTTTTACGCGCCTGCTTCGTCGCTGCATTTCTTACGTCGTAATCCTCATCTTCCTTGATAAGGTTCAGAATTACTTCATCCGGTGTGTTGTTATTTCCAGCTACGGCTTCCCGAACGCGCCAGGAATTACTCTCGGCAAGTTCAATGAGTGTTTCCACATCAAGAAGGGCGGGGTCCTGAACATTCTTTATGGCTTCTGCTTGAACATGCTGATCCTTATCCTTAAGAGCCAGTTTAACAATGTACTCAGGAACCTTGACTTTGCAGAAACTTTGATGGAAAATAGCTCGGCGTACTTCATAGTCCTTATGCTTAAAGGCCTGTTCAATGATGGCAAGAGTTCTATTATTGTCACTGGCCGCGTACTTTGCTACGGCTCCGTGCTTAGACTTAACCGCTTTCATCAGGAAGGCCTCCGACAAAGGCGCCGCGGCATATTGAACCACAGCCTTCTGTACTTCATAGGCCTTATCCGAAATAGCCTTCATCAGAATCTTTTCCGACAACACAATCTCAAGTTTTGTGGCTTGTTTAATCGCATTATGTCTTAAGGCTGCCGAGGAATCGCTGAACAACCTAGGGAAAACAGTATTCAGAAAGACCTTAGAATCAAAGGTGAGTTCATTTAGAATTGCCAAAGTTGTATGCGATACTCTAGTGTTCTCTTTATCCTTACCTATGATCAGGTCAAGTAACCTAGTTATGAAAGCATCGTCCGCAAAGTAGGAAGCAGGCAGACGCGCAAAGAACTCACCCATGTAGTCGTGACCTGATATATCATCCAGCCAATCTGGGTTTTCTTTTGAGACTGCTTCCAAGCGATCAATGGTATCAAGAACACACTTTGTAGTAAGTTCTACCGAGCGTGTATGTAGGCTGTGGAAAGGGATGCTGTTTATAGGAATCTGACCCATCAACATTTCTAGGCGATCTGCTCCCAGTGTTTTCCACATACGAAGCATAAGGTTGGTAGCAACTGTTCCGCCCACAGCAACTAAGGCAAGCAACAGTTCCTCACTCATTTTCGTTTCGTCGTAGTAGTATTCTACCGTGTACCTTGCCAATTTCTGCTTGTAGTCTTTGTCCTTTACCTGATTTAGAATGCTGACACGGTCTTCATCCGTAATGTCCGTGCGTTCTCTATATATTTGGTAAACGTGGTTCGTTTCGATCCGACCAAAAGGACGGGTAACAATAGCGGCCTTCCAGTACTTTTTAGGCAACATTGGGTTCTGTAGAAAGCCTTCAAGGATTGCTTTAAGTCCACTATTTGATTTGGCTTTGTACTTGGCCAGAGCCTCCTCATAGGTCTTGCCCAGAAGCGTTGGATCAAGGCGCAGTTTTTTCGCGGCCGTGAGAACTGCGTAGTCGTCAAACTTCTCGAAGTTGTTTATTACCTTTAACCAAACAGCATCGTTGGCACTTCTACTGTTGATAATCTTGTCGATCATTCCATGATAATTGTCGTTGCTGTATTTGGCGCTCATAACCGGCATAGACTCGTTTTCTAGGTCAAGTAGTTCAACGAGTTTGTGTGGCGACACCGAAGACCTGTTTAGAGCCACACGGATAGCGATAGGATTCTTGGAATTTAGAGCGCCCTCGAAATCGAAATCTTTGCCTACTCGTAGTTGGTCTATGCGAGTGTTGCTTAGGCTATTACCAAGTCCCAACAAATCCTGAAGACTGCCTATGTATTGTATTGTTTTTTCCACATCATCTGTATAAATATCTCTAGGAGCTTCTTTAGGAGACAAGCAGTACACGCCACCTTTGGTATCCACACCCAGGAAACTGTTTACGTCCTCTACCCAGCGGTCTATAGCCTTCTCAAAATGAGGAAGTGTGGCATCTTTTGGATAGGTCTGAGGCTCACGAATAAACATGAATCGAGAATGATCTGCCTTATCCAGAAAGGAATAAATGCGGACACGACCAATAGGATGGTTGATATTCTTGTCATCCGCCTTAACAAGATAAGCCACGAGAGTACCATATTTCAGGTCTTTAAGGACGTATTCCTTGTTACAGCCATCCTTTACGTTCATACAGGATATCCAACCCCTATAGGTAGACATACCCATGAGGTCATACGGATGCCGCGAAATTACGGCAAGCATCGTTGACTTCGAGGTCTTGGAACTATGACGCTGCGGGTCCGCGTCAAACAGTTTCTTTAGATCAGGAGTATCCGAAAGAAGTCTGCCAATCTTTATCTTGCGCTTACCTCCGGACTTCTTGTCTACGGCAATGCCTGCAATGTAGTCATCTACAACGTAGCCTTTGTCCTCAACAACCCTAAGGATTGCGTCTGGAACAACGGAAGCGCGCTTAGTCTTGGGAACTTCTTCCTCACGAATAGGAAGATAGATACGAAAACGACCAACGTTTCCTGTGTACTTACGGAAAATCTTCTCGTATTTTGCCCTATCAAACTGACCGTGGCCGCCCCACTGTCTATATTCAGAAAGTGGAATAGCGGCCGTCTCAGGTGTTTTAACCAGCGTATTCAACTGGAAGTCCAGATCATCCAGGTCCTCAGAAGAAAGGTTGTCGAAATCGCCGTCACCTTTGTTCTTCATTACGGTCGAGGGCGTTGTCAGCATACGTGACGGCCGAACTACAATGTTACGCATGACTTGTCCTCTTATTTAAGTGGGCACAAATTCCCATTTCTTTTTACCACTGTCGTATATACGTTTTAGGCCCGCATTCTCACACATTTCTCTTTCCGTTAGGTTTTCATCGTAGTCGGTACCAAGAATTTTCTGTAGCCTTGCTTTGCGGAAAAAAGACTTATGGCGTCTACGTCCACCACTAATAACCTTGTAGTCTGGCTTAACATCTTTCACAAAAGAAAAGCCGAGTGTTTCGTACAAAGAACCCTCAAACATATCGTTGTCCGAATAGGAAACAACACGTTCTGGACTTAGGTCTCTCACAAAATTAGTAAAGAGCCTTGAAGCTCCTCCTGCAACTGAGCAAGCGGAGGCGAATCGCAGAAGCTCCCATTCACCCTGTACTCTTTGGCTACCTCTCTCCGACCTGATGTTAGTGAACAACATACAAGCAACTAATGTGAATCCATCAAAGAGTCCATAAGCTAATCCAGAGACTTTATTAGGATAGCCTTGTATATGGTATTTAGTGAAGAAATCCTTTATCGTGTTGGATTCTAATTTTGTAGTTTTCTTGAGATCTAACTTTCTGGCTTGTAGCCTATTTTTTGAAAGGCCAAGTATATGACGTAAAGTGTGCTTAACAACCTTACGCTTTAAATTCCAGTCATCCTCATGGACGTATAATACTCGGTAACCTTTATCTTTGGCCAAGTCCTGCTTCCACTTGTGGTAGTTAGGATACTTGTATTCGGAACTATGCCAGTATATACCGTTGTACTCAATGGCCAACTTGTGACTTGGAACTACTATGTCTAGTTCTAGGTTTTGCGCATCCAGAATAAGGCGGTTACTTGTGTTGCACTTAACCAACTTTGCTATCCAACGCGCGAGTTCATCTTCGCCCTGGGACACAAGAGTAAGAGGCTTATTGCACTTTGGACAGCCCGAGTTGTCCGCGCGCGTAAGAGAATCAGGAATTGTTTTCCATTTGAAATTACACGTTGTACACTTGAATTTAACTCTAACCCTAGAGCCCTTATAGGCGTCAAGCATTACTACGTTTGAGGGCAGCAAAGATTTTACGTCTTTAAGGTCTCTTAGTTGTCCTGCACCTGATGCTTTCCATTCAGCCAGACACTCTTTACACGGATACTTGTTTTTGTTATTAACAAAGGCATTTGGTATTATGTCGAACTTGGTCTTGTGCTTAGAACAGGCTAGTGTAACTGGTGCATAAGAACCTTTATAATCCGTAACCTTTTTGTAGGGTAGAGTTGACAGGTAGTCCTCGAAACGAGATTTGGCCTCTACTATATTTGGGGTTTCTTTCTTATCTTCTTTAAGGCAAGTAGGACAAGGATACGTCCTCACTGCTACCTTACCTAAATGTCCTGAAAAGGACCCATGCTTTTTACATACAAAAGTAGCAAGCCTAGTTTTAGTGTCAAGTTTTTTAACTTGCACCTTTCCATTACTCTTTAATTCGATACGTTCAAGTCTGTAGTCTATCCAGTCTTGACCTCGAAGCCTAGGCTTACCCATTGTATTACCCTATTACTTAACCAACAAGGAGTCACTGGCCGCTATGCTATAAGCAGGTGTGGCAACAATACTTGTCTCGAATCCTTTAATGCCGTGTACGTTGCGGAAAACAAGTTTGCCGTCCTTCTCGTAGAAATCCAGCGCCTGTTTTGGGTGCAGGTGTTCACACTTGCCGAGAGCCGCACCACAGTAAGATCAGGT